TGTTGCTGAGTCAATGGAGTGCAAAGAATTAATGGAAAAACTTTCTAAAAAAGTGCATAACCATATGCACAATATCGAAGATAAAGACGATGAGAAGTCAGATTTAGAAGTCCTATTCTGCGAGATAGTTGACCACCAGAAACATATAATGAAAGGAAAATCCATACTTGAGGTGGAAAACGAAATCAGGGATAAACATAAGGACTTAAATCCTGAAGAAACCAGAGTCTTATCTTGTCTGCTCAGAAGCGACGGACCCGTAAGATTAGCTTCGATAACGGGTATGTCAATTGACGCATTTATCGAAACAATGCGACATCTGGGTAAGCGTTTTAAATCTTAGAAAAGAAACCCTCCTTTAAATGGGAGGGTTTCCTTCTTTATTACCTCTAGCTAGTTTCATACCAACCATGTTTTTGTAACTTTCGTAAAAATCGTTTATATGCATTATCAAATCCTTCACGAGTTTTTACTTCTTCTTCACTAATACGAATAGTAAAAGCTGTTTCAACCGGGGTATCATGGACACAATTATCAGGGTCCCATGTATCATACCAATAATTAAAATTTACTAAACAAGATTTACTTGATTTGGATAGTATTATTTCAACTTCATCATAATGAAGCCATATATTGGATTTACATTCATAAGATTTATCTTTAGTCCAATTACAAACTTCATTTACAGCTTTAAGATACTCTTCACTACTCATACGGGAGGGTTTCCTTCTTTATTACGATATTCAACTTTAATAGTTTCAGATTTAATTTTCTCTGTATCAAAATGTCGCATTTCTTTATTCACATTTCCGAGAGTCTCTTCTACCGGGAAAAAGAACTGAATATAATACGTGCCTTTATAACCCCAATCTTCGAGAGTCCCGAGTATAGATAATACATCATCCTCATTGATAATATCAGTATGTACAGTTGTTCTTACTTCAAATGGAATTCCTGATTCTTGGATAAACTTAAACGTCTCCTTAAAATTATAAAAATATTTGTAAGACGGCATAAACTTATCGAATTTTTCCTCAGGACACTTAAAATCAAGTGCGATATAATCTACCAGTTTATTTTCAATAAGATAACGTATGATATAAGTGTTGGAACCATTAGTATCCACTTTAATTTTATATCCCTTGTTGCGGACATAACATACATCATCGATAAAGCGATGCCCATGAATAGTGCATTCTCCGCCTGAAAAAACGATACCATCTAACTTCCCGCGACGTTCTTCTAGGAACTTAATTACATCTTCCTTGGGAAGAGTTTTCGCAATACCTTTTGCTAAATTCGCATTGTAACAATATCCGACATCGGTAATTACATCCGGTTATAGAAGAGAATTCCGCAAAGATTTTCACCGAAATCTAGCATTGAAAATGGTTCAATGCCAGCAATACGATTTTCAAACAAATTTTCTTTCATTATTCCAACCATTCAAATAACATTTATAAAAGTGATAGCAAAACAACGTTGCATTTTCTCTAGCGTATAAACATCGCTTTGCCATCAAAGGCCATCTGTCACTACCTTCCGGAATAAAATTATTTTCTTTCAAAAGTTCAATAAGGTCCGAATAATCAAAATTAGTTATTTGATTAGTACTAATACCTTCTAATGGAAATACCTTTGAATTGGCCATAATTTCATTTATATAAACCTGTTCACAACGAGGAATATATTCTTCCAAGAGTTTACGACCGCCAATAATCCAAACATTCGGTTCATTTGCATAATGCCATCTTTCAAATTGCTCTTTTGTAAGAAAATTAACAGGGTCCTTAAATTTTTTGAGCGGATACTGTTTAGTCAATTCATCCGCCGCAGATGTAATAATGATATTCATCTTACGACCTGGTAGCGGCTTACAATCTAATGATTCCCAGGTTTTGCGACCCATGACAACAATTGCATCTTTGGTAATGTGTTTAAACATTGCCATATCTGCCTTAACAGCCTTTTCCTTCCCAAGTTCCGGAATAACTTGGGAAGGAAGCTTACCGTCAATACCTATAATGTATTGATTATAAAGACAAAAAATAGCATTCATTAAGCGTAAAGAGCAAAAGAGAATTGAAGACCTGAATTACACTTAACCTTATACCAGTGAAGATTATTATCATCTGATGTAAGAGTAGCCTGATTAAAAGTCTTAAAACCATCATTCTGGAAAGAAAGGTCCTGCAAAACCTTTACAAACTTATTCCAACCCTCTTCAGTTTCGATATCGGTAATGAGAATATCCGCAAGTTCCGAATTCTTAAATCGAATAGAAGCAATCTTTGCATCATATGCAAAGGGACGACAACTTTTCCTATCTACAAACGGGCATGATTTAAAATCGCTATTTGTACCAATACATCCAAAAAGCTCATTAATAATATGAGCAGCATTACTATAGACTTGCTTTCTCATACCATTTAAAATACGAACTTCTGGATTCTTGATTTTATTCAAAATACTTGCTCTACCCCACAAACTTATCCAATGCCATGCATAGTCTTGAGGCGAAAAACCTGCCTTAGAATAACATTTTTCGTAATCAACCCACTCATTATTCTTAGTCTTAATTTGAGCCAGCAGGGTATGTGTACGATCTGAACTTTCTGCAAAATAACGTTCTTTAGAAGTAATCATATAATTTTATATGCTCAAGTTCTAAAAATTAAAAAGGTCAGATTTTAGTCTGACCCTTCGCTTAGATTTTTTTTTTTCTTTAATTTTAGATTGACTTGGATTCAGTAAAGAAAACACGCTGTTTATATTCACTTACTTTTCCTGGATTAAACGCAGCAACCGGTCGGATATAACCCATGCAACGGGTGTAACAGAGAGTTGGCGTGCGTTCGGCTTCATATTTCTTCAATAATTCAATTCTTGACATAATTGTAAAAGTATTTAATTCTTACCTTATCTTTAAAAATTAGCTAAATTTTAGTAATAAACAAGCCATCTACTTGAACTTCAATAGCTTGTTAAAGAAAAACTTTTTTCTAAAAATTTTTCAAGTATTCATATCTACCTCTTTAGCGTGTCTTGCCATAATTTCCTTATCACAGAGAGGACAGAAATCGTGAGCACCTGCGATATAACCATGTTTCGGACATACTGAGAATGAAGGAGTTATAGAAATATAGGGAAGACGATAATTTGATAAAACCTTCTTAACCAACTGCTTACATGCTTCCGGAGTGGAAATTCGCTCGGTCATATAAAGGTGGAGCACCGTACCTCCTGTATATTTCTTTTGCAGCTCATCTTGAAGGTCCAACACTGCAAACGGGTCATCACTGAAATCAACCGGAAGCTGCGAACTATTTGTATAATAAGGTGCTTCAGGATAACCAGCCTGAATAATATCAGGGAAACGTTTAATATCTTCCTTTGCAAATCTATATGTGGTTCCTTCGGCTGGTACGCCTTCAAGATTATATAATGTTCCGGTTGTTTCTTGATAACCAAGAATAAGTTCATTTATATAATCAAGAATATCTTTGGCCATTTGTTGCCCTCGCATATCTGTAATATCATACTCATCATCGGTAAAATTACGAACCATCTCATTCATGCCATTTACACCGATTGTAGAGAAGAATGTATCAAGTGTTTTTACATAACGGCGGGTATAAGGATAAAGACCTTCATCATTATATTTTTGGACAATCTTACGCTTCTTTTCAAGAGTAGATGAAGCCATATTGCAAAGTTCTTTAAGACGATTTTTAAGCCCAACCATATCACCCTTAAAAAGGTAACCAAGGCGAGCCATATTGATAGTTACTACTCCAATAGAACCTGTCTGTGCATCAGAACCAAATAGACCGCCACCGCGTTTACGAAGGGCTTTCTTATCTAATTGAAGTCTACAGCACATACTTCTTACATCATTAGGAGAATAAGCATTTGGGTCTTTAATAGTCAGCTTACCATTTTCATCGCGAAGATATTGTGAACCAATGAAATTCTGGAAATATGAATGTCCGTACTTAGCTGTATTTTCAAAAAGATACTTACAGTTAGGATTATTCCAATCAAAATCTTCTGTAATATTCACAGTCGGAATCGGGAAAGTAAATGGCTGACCGTCTTTATCACCTTCTGTAAGAACCTGATAGAAGCAGCGATTAATAATGTCCATCTCCTTTTGGAAATGCTTGTAGGTAAGAGAGTACATCAATGTTTCTTCATCAGATTCATAATCATTTAGACGTTCGCGAACTTTGTCAATAAATTCGATTTCCTTTGAATCTCCAGGCCCAAACATTCCACGATACTTAATCATCTTTTCATAGTTTTCTTTAATAGAATCATTAAAAACCTTAACAAAGTATGGAATATCATTATACATTGGTACTAAATCCTTTAAAGAAGGTGGTACTGTCCAATCAATTGTAAGATTTGAAAATGGTGAATTACCGGTAAGAAATACATAACCTTCATCTGTCATACATACAAATGTACCAGTTTCAGTTGTAGGACACCAAACCTTTTCACAAGACGCTTCTACCTCAGATACAACACAAGAACGAATCTGACGTTTGTGAAGATTTGCATAGATAGTCGCATTCTTATTAGCACCAATTAATCGCTCATTTAAAGAAACAGCTTTACCTGCCTTAATTGCAAGATATGCAAGCATCTCTTGAAGTTTCTTATTATCAGCCTGCATCTTCCAATGAGCTCCATCAAAGTGACCATCCATTAAAACCCAAGCATCTAAAATAATATAACATTGACGCGGGGATAAATGCTGCATAAATTCAGGCACTTCATGTTTGGTACCATTTAAAAGTTCAATAATTTTATTTGTATTCTCTGAAATATTCATGCGATACTCATAGACAAATGAACCTTCAAACTTAGATGATTCATCTTTTCGACGGGAATAAGTGATATTAAGAATATCGCAAAGCTCTTCAAATCGTTCAATACCAAAACGACGTGGCGATTTAAACCAAGAAATACAAGTCTGTTTTCCTTCTTGTTTTACAATAGTTCCATCAGTAATAATATATGCAATAAGTTCAAGAAGTTCGTCCTGAATATCATATTCATTAGACATAAATGATTCAGGCGTATGCTTACCCCAAGGTGCAATCGGAATACCAATCATGTCATAATCAAGTAGTTCAGCAGATTCCTTAATCTTTAGATTATTAGAACCCGTTTTATAAATTACACGATGATTTGGGGTTACCTCAAAATTAAAGCCATTAGCTTTATTTGCATAATGATGCATCTTTTTCGGAGCATCAAAAAGATTAAGATGAGTGATCTTATCTTTCTTCAAGAGCCCCGTTTCCATATCAATTACATAAATTTCATCACCAATTTGTAAATTCTCATAATTTACCCAAGTGCCATCCGCCTTTAAACAACGATATGAAGCAGGTACACACTGCCCCCACCTAGAGGGAACATTAAGATTATAAACAAAATTAATAATTGCTTTCTTTACACCTCGCTCATCAAGGCCCTCTATATTCATATCATAAAATACATAAGGAGCAAGAAGAGTATCAAAAGATGAAAATGCTTGCGCACCTGCCCATTCTGCTTGCAAAATTCCGATATAATTAGCCATCTGATAAAGTGCTTCACGGAAATGCTTGGGAGGTTTCGCACCTACTCTAGACACAACACCATTGAAACCCTCTTGAAGGAGCTTCTGCAGGTCATGCCCTATACAATACCCTCCGAGGATATCTAGGTCATGAATATGATAGTCTGCATTACGATGTGCATCACCTTCATCTTTAGTATAAACTTCATCTAACCACCAATTAGCGACCACTTTGCCTGCAATATTATTAATCAAACCAGCCCCTGAATAACCCGTATTAGCATTACCTTTAATTCGCCAGTCTTCTCGGTTAATATATTCATTTACAGTATCACTACAATTAATAAGAGTTCCTTTTACCATAATAATAGTTTATTTAAAAGTCCGACTATTCGGAAAAATCTATAAAATATAAAATTATTTTGGTACTGTTCTGGAAAGATAAAAGTAAAAATTGAAGGCAACAGTTAAAAATTATTAATAATAAATCAGATATTAAAAAGAAAAATCCTCAACTAAATGTTAAGGATTTTTTAATTTTTATAAAAAAATTAGATTATTCTTCAACTTTTTCTATTTTTGTAAGTTTAAAGCGAATTTCTGCTTCTTCACGAGAAGATACTATTTCATATTCATCCTTACAATCAGTATAATGGGTTAAAATTAATGTAACTTTATTACCATTTTCATCTATATATTCAGGGGATGCGTAACCAGATGCCGGTTTAGCATAATAATATGTTAATGCTGTGGATTCCACTGGTTCTGGATCGACACCATTTTCTTGCCATTGCGCAATTATCCATCCTTTATTTGTGATACGAGTTCTTTGCTCTTCAAATTTATTCCAATTAGTCCAACTTGATTTAGAATTAATACCTATACCAATCCTATGTGCGCATGGACTAGAATTATCATTTGACCAATCTCTTATAGTATCTGCTATTCGAGTCACAGATTCAAGGTCTAGACGACAACCCGTAAACATGTATTCTGCTGTTTCGAGAGATGATAAATCGCCTCTAAATTTATTAAAATCTCTAGCTGTATTATGATGGAACATAAATGTTCCGTCGTATAAATTACTCAAAGACGTAGAAGACAAGTTAACAGTTGTTAACTTGGGACAATTAGAAAACATATTATTTCCATACGTTAAATTTGGAAGACATGTATCTACTGTTGTTAACTCATCATCGTCATTAAACATTGATTTAGCGCGAGAAAGACTAGGTAGTTTAGTTCTAAATGTAGTTAATTTGGTACAACCTCTAAACATTCCTCCTGCACAAGTTAACGAAGGCAATGGTGATCTGAAATTAGATAAAGATGTTGAATTTTTAAACATATTATCACCTAACATTAAACATGGTAATTCATCGTTAAAAGTTGTTAGGTTGGAACGTAAAAACATACCTCGCCCGTTAATAAGATTAGCCAATGTATTAACTGTTTCATCATCAGAAACTACACAGTCATTTTCATAATTTGCGCCATCATTTATTGTATAATCATCTTTAATAGTTCTTAAATTAAATTCACTTATTGTATTGGCAGATGAATTTGAGTATTTGCCAAATGCATATTGCGCTGAAATAGTTTTTTCTAAATTAATATTTTCAGTGTTTCCATTTCTATACGTTAAAACCCCATCTTTATATGAAGTAACGTCTTTATTGAGCGCTTTATACTCTATATTACTTGTATTCCAATTATTTTTATCATCAATTGTTACATGAATATCGCTATCGGAAGTGTGTTCATCAACATAACTCTTAATTGTATTTGCATCAATAAGTTTACCTGTTTCAACAACAGAAATATCATTAACAACATTGGGAGATATTACAACTTCATTATCATTATTAACAGATGCTCCTACATAATTATTACTGCTAGAAGCAGAAATGGAACTAAGTTTGCTATTCCAATCATTTTTTTCAGTTTGAGTAACATGAAGATTTGTTGTACTATTTTCATGATTTCCTACTGCTGTATTTGCTTTGGCTGTAGCTAACTCATTTACTTTAGTAATGAATGTAGTATCGGCAACTAAACTGGAGGTGTCAACTCCTATTGTATTACCATCTACTTCAATATGGTCACCTTCTATAATTTCTTGAAGAGCATTTCCACCAGCATTCCAAATATCTTTTTCTGCTTGTGTTACATGAATAGAATCATCTGAAGTGTGTGCATTTAGTTCATCTATAGTCGCAAAAAGGCGCCCTTCACCATAAATTTTTATATTTGGTACATAAGAGGTGCTTGTCTCTTGGTCACTATCATTAATAAAGTATAAAGATTCACTTGCAGAATTTTGTTTTAAAGCTTGAAGTCGAACAAAACTTTTGCTATATGTTTCATTTTCATCATCTTTGAAAATTATAAAGTATTTGCCATCTTTTTCTAATAAAGTTGGCTCAAATTCCCAAGTGCAAATATTATCTATTATAATAGAACCAGGACGCGTATTACATTTCTGAACAAAAACTTTAGTATTATCTTCTTCTTTGAAAATAAACAAATATTTAGAACCAATTACCGATGCAGCTTGGTCACGAATTATAGATATTTTATTAAATTTAAATGTTTCAGATGGTATATAACGTATGCCATAATATTGGCCAGTACCAGTAGATAATACATTTTTTTCAGAATCAAAAATTAATTTTTCATCCGAGAATAATTGTTCATGTTCACCTTCTTTAAAATGCCTAATATCATTATTAACATGGTGTATTTTAGATAAGGTACAAACGGGATACTCATCCCACATGCTATTATAGTTACCAGCTTCAAGGTTTACTGCGTTAGCAATAAATCCGTAATTCAAATTAGATATAACATTATCCCAACTTGAATAATCTGTCCCTGGTACAACCCTTGCAGTTCTCGAACAAATTCTTACATCTGAACTTACTAACGGATGAGGAGAGATAAAGTCTTCTTTATTTTTGAGAAGATAAAATACAAATCGAGAATTTTCTTCTAATTCTAATGCTTCATCAAAGTACCAAGTTAAAATACTCCTGGAGGATATAGATTCGGCATTATTAGAGACTCTCAATAATTTTGTGCTTCCATCTGTAAATAAAAGACCTGCCCCAAGGTATGCACTAGCGCCCGGAGAACCCTGTGTTATTTCTAATTTTACAGTATTAATAGAAGAACCTACCGGAACTATATTATACGGTAATACAAATGTAGTATAGTCTCCACTAATTTTATCATATTCAGTTATTGTATATTTTTCTTCTGAAATAGCATTTTCCCAAGAATTATTCCAATTATCTCTATCAGTTTTAGTTACGTGAATATCGTTATTATTTTCATGCGCGACAAAGGCAGAATATATATCTTTACTCAATTTTACCTTTAGACCATATGGAGCGTACGGAGCTGGCATACTACCGCCACTGCCCCAGACACCAAAATAGTCATATCTAGTATATAAATTTCTTGAAGCAACTTCTTTTCTGCTATTAGTAATATTGTTAGAATCATCTACATTAACAATAATAGGTAATGCATAAAGATTTTCATCTCGATCATAAAAATAAAATCTATAATTTTTATTTGCCTTTAAAAATATAGGTTGGTCAAAAGTGAAATTAAGAGTTTCTAATAAACTATTATTTTTATCTTTTTCACAAATATTATATTCAGAAGTTCCTAATTCTATTTCATCATCATCTTTATTGAATTTTTCTCCCCAATCGTCATTAAGACCTTCCGCTACAAGTATTTTACAAACTTTTTCACCTATTATATTAGGTGTTATAGAGGGGTTAGATGATAGATTGATTTCAGTTAAAGAATCTCTTAATTCTGGTAAAACAACACTAACTTCAATATTTTGAATCCATGCATCTTCTATTAATCCTACATATTCAAACCCATATGATGTTACATAATATTGATTCTCATAAAAATTGGTATAACCAGTAGGAAATGTTAAGCGGTCAGTTTTCTGAGATACCGTATTCCATTTAGAACGTTCAGATGCTGTAATATGAATATTGTTGTCAGAAGTATGTGAAGAAAGATTATCTTTATCTGCTTTATTATTGAGTAAAGAATCGGCTTCTTCAGTCGTATATCCATCAACTGCAATGGAATACTTATTTATTTCGTTTCCATTTTCTAACAATTCTACTGAAACATTATCAGTTCCAGGAATAAGCTGTATACCTTTATTATTTGGTATATTAGAAATATATTTATCAAGTTTATCGCCAATATATTCAAATACACTTACTTTGATTGATGACAAATCAGTACGTTTTTTATTAAATTGAATTATTCCCGCAAAAGTATTAGCAATATATTCTTCGTCTTCTTCTGATTCGTCCATCGCTATACCATTAATATAAACTATAGGATTATATCCCATGGATGGCAATCTTGAATGAATTTTATCTGTAGGTGCTACAAATTGATCAATATATTTTTTATCATCACCCTCACCATCAATTACAAATGCTGACCAATTATTAGCTCCTAATCCTGCATTATTATCTGCTGAAATACCTTCTAAATTCTTTTTATAATAAAATTTTACAACAGGTTCATTATTTTCATTAGAAAGAATTGTATCGCTAGAGAAAACATTATAATCTTCCCATATACATTCATTTTTTGGTAATTCTACTAAATTACCATTTTCATCTTCTATTTTAGCTTTAAATTTTTTACATTGAGCAGAATTTGATTTGAAAGAACCCCAATATGCTATATCATTATGGCGGGCATATGGTTGTATTTCAGAAAGGTCTTCTTCTGCTCCTATATTAACAAACCATGGAATATCTGTACATTGAATATCATTAATTGATACAGTATGACCGCTTTTATTAATAGCGATACCTACTGATGAACCCGGTTTAACAGGAGATTTAGAAAAAGGATGATATTTTTGATTATCGGCTATGAATGACATATTTATATAATTAGAATGTTAGAGTTATAGGACCAAGGGATGCTGCATTTTCAGACATTTCGATAACAAGGTAAAAACCTTTATTTTGATATATTTTTATTTTATTTGTAGGTATTTGGCATGTCCATGTACCATTTTTAAAGTTTTTATCGGCAACGCCATTTAAAATATTTGTAGGAGCATCAAGACGCACAAATCTTGATAAATCATCTTTGTTTACTGCATAAATTTTAATAGGAGAACTTTCATTACCGAGAGCGTTAATACCACTTTTAACATTAATAGTTACTATTTCTTTTTGGTCATTTCCAGATGGCATTTTTATTTCTCTTATAAAATAACGTGTACCAGTTGCATTATCTGTATATTGTCCAGTTATATCATTTTTAGGATGCTTAAGATAATTACCCTGAACTAATGCTTGTTTATTATAATAAGATGCTAAATTTGAATCGCTAATTGATTCTTCACTATTATAATTTGAAGGTGTTTCTAAAATTAATTTAGAACCATCAAAATATCCTAAAAGTCGATTTGTTTCTCCGGAAAAATTATCTGAATTATAGTTTATTGTCTCTTTTTGCGTATAAAGATATCTTTCTTCTTCATAATCCTCATGACGAACAATAGGAATTGTAATACCATTTCCGACTGTTGTACCTTCTTGTCCGTATGGTTTAATAGTAATATTTCCAGAAACTATAGAAGGAGTCTGGGATGATGCCTGTACCGTTTCATTCCATGTAAAAGTAGCTGTTTCATTTACCAAATCAGTATCTTTTTTAATATAATTAGAGCTTATAATACCATTTACTGTTGTTATAATAGGGGGATTTTCAGTAAATGAAACTTGATTTGAAGTATCAGATACATGTATACGTTTCAAATCTTTAGTAACCATATAATGGGTATTTGATATATCTCCAACGGTTAATGATACTTCTCCTCCTGATTCATATCCTATACCTGATATATAAGTTAAATTGTCATATGGTTTATATATTGCAGTAGAACCCGTTTCAAGAATAGTAGGTAGTGTATCAGTATTTTCAGAATAGACAAAAACTTGAGATGTTGATTTAGTAGCATTATTGATATCTACATTAACAATATAAGTGCCCCCTATCTCGTTCTGAAAAATAGCTGAATTATTTAGTTTAACAGATATAGTACCACGCATAAATCCAGGTGTAAAACCCTCTTCAGCATCTTTTTCAGAATTTTCTTTTAAATCATATATAATTTCAGCTGCTGTGGAAAAATTTTTCGAAATTTTTCCATCTTCAATCATTAATTTAGAAATAATTGAATTATTATTTCCGCTTAAGAATTTGTACAGAAATAACGCTATTTTTAGAAAGGCTTAATTCATTTCCATTATTAAGTTTAATTATAGGAGTATCGGTTTTTTTAGAAACTTTATTATATAATTTTCCAGGTGTTATATTTTTAGGAATATCATATAAACCAAATGAATTAGAAAATATATATTTTTCATTATTATTAAAATCCGAAATAGTATTAAAAAATGGTGGGTCTTGTGTTTCACCAAACCATAAATCTACTGAACCATTACTATTGGGAATAATTTTTACTAAAGAACCTCTAAAATTTATGGCATTGGTTTTTGCTATACACTCATTAATATCTATTTGTCCGTCATTATTTGTATCTACTGCTAATTTATTTTCACCAGTTGAAATATCTACTCCACCTATTGAAAGTAATGTATTATTAAAAGTTATATTTTCGGTATTATTATTTTCATTATTAGAATTTCCGCCCGTATTAATGTTTAAATTTTTGATACTTGCATCTACTTGCTTTTTAACTTCTATCAAAATAGTACGATTAAGCTCCTGCATAATCAAATTAATGTCTAATTCTTCAGGTATTTTAAGATTTTCTATAAAACTATCAAATTCCCTCTGAGTAACAAGTGAGTTTCCATATTGGTCTTGCGGATTTTGAATTCTTGCCATAATTATAAATTATATTTAATTAATCTAATTTTAGATATTTTGCCAATACTACTTCATTATTAATTTTAAAGATATATGAAATTTTTCCTTCATTATCTAAATTTGCATATAATAATTTTATTGCTTGATTTGAATTATCACTTTCAAATATAGATTGTTTAAAAACATAAAATGGTATTAATATTTCAAATTTATGACCTACTAAATCAAATATTATTAATTTAATTTCTCCTGGAAAATCGTTATCATCTTTATTACGTATAAATTTATTATCTTTAAATTGAAATTTATGTTCAAAGATTAACCATTGTTCATCATTTGAGTTAAATCGTTCTTCAGTTATACCATCTTGATAATCTATAATTATTTTAAATAAGTTGTTAATAAATAAAGGTGTTTTATCTTCATAGCTTATATTATAAGGGTCTTTTTCATTATTAGAATCATCAACTTTTTCTTGATGAATAAAATCTTCCAATGATTTTTCAGTAGAAATATAATTTATTTCGTCTGCCTCTAAGTTGGCAAATGAAGAGCAATCAAAGGTAATCAAAGTATTATTAAGTATTCCGATACCGTCATAAATAGTATCTTTTTTAATATCTATTATATTTTTTAATTCTAAATCTTTGTTATAATATCCCATTTTATAAAAATATGTTTTTAAATAAAAATAATGAATTTTGGACCGTTTTTCTTATTTTTAAATACTATAAAATCATTACATTGGATTACTAATTCTTACGCTCATCATAAAGTTTTGGATGAAGCATATACTGAGTTTTCAGATAAAATTGATGAATTTGTTGAATCGTGTATTGGAGCTAATAATGTTAAAAATTTTAATATTAATTTTAAATTTCAACTACACACACCAGACGATGAAGAGGATCTGAGAATATCATTTGAAAGAGCATTTGATGAATTTTCAACTTCAATTAACAAATATGCAAATACAGCTGCATTAGAATCGCTTATTGATGATTTTAATAATATAGCAAATAAAACATCTTATCTACTAAAAATGAATTAATTATATCTGTGGTAAAGTTACTGTTATATTATCTGGATTAGACACTTCTATTGTACCAGAACCATTGTAAGTTTGTGAAACTATATTAATATTATGGTTTAACATAGGAAATTCCATAATAAGATTTCCATTATTTGTAAGATTGTCAAATATTCCGATTACTATTAATAGTTTCTAATGCTGAAAATTGTATAATAACCGTTCCGTTTATAATGCAATTTTTTATAAAAGAGTCAGAAATTATTTCTCGTAATAAATTAAAATTAATTCTTGTTATTGCATTTTCTGAACCAATTTCAATATTATTAAAATATCCTTTACAACTTACAAGAGGAGATACTTGTTCTCGTAACCATGCATTTAAATCGGTGATTGTGTCTTCTACATTTTTAGATAAACAACCATGAGTATCAATATAATTACTTTTAGATTTAAGCATAGCCAAAGTTGTTTCAACTTCTTCTTTAGACGGTATTAAATCAAGGATATTAACATATGCTGAATCTCCGATTTTTTCCTTAACCCTTAATTTTATTGCATCAATTATAGTTGCCTTTAAGGCTGCTGTTCTTGAAGTATATTGTTGACTCATTCTGTATTTTATTTAGGTTTAAATGCCTTATTATATAAAGAAAGGTTACCAGAGGTAACCTTTTATTTTTATTACGAAATTAATATTTTAAAGTCGGAGAAAATCTTTATAATAATCTCTATCTTCGTCCTCTACCTCTAAGTCATAAATTGCTGTCCAGTTAGTAGAGCGAACATTACCGCCATTAAAACGAACAGTTAAAGCGGCACCGTCTACACGAATTTCTTCAAAATCTCCCGGTTCGTAATCCTCCGCATAGATACGACGATCATTAATAATAATGATATTTGCGCGTTCTGTACGAGCGGGAGTAAAATCGTAATCAGTGATTGCGAAAAACTTCATATTGAATGTACTTATCCTAGAAAATAAAGAAATGATAATATTTTTGAAAAATATAGTATATAATTAAAAATATATGGCAACATTTGATAAACCATTTGAGTATAATCCTGCAACAGGGAAATGGTCATTGGAGTTACATAAAGCTCCTAAACTATTTTCAGCGCAAGCAGGATTTCGTATGACAATTGACGTAGGTACTCCTACAGGAGATACAGGAGCTTATTATAAAACCGATGAACAACCTGCTATGAAGAATTCCATTTTGGAACTTCGTTATTTTGATAATTTATCAGGTTATACATCAGTAGTTGAATTTGACCTTCCTGTTCTTATTCAAAAACTTATAGAAATTATGCCTAAAGAGAATGTTCGTATGGAAACATATACTTTGGCTAATAAAGATAGAAAGGAAATTGGTGAAGTATGAGTAAAATTGCAGTTTGTTATTTTTCGTATCATGAAGATGTTGATTTTCTCAATCAGTCGTTAAAGTATTTGCAGAAGACTATTGAAAGACATCCTGAACATGAAGTAAGGGTTTATGTTTTTGATGATGGTCGTTGTGATAAGAACATCAAGAAAAAAGAATTAGAAACTTCTCCTACTCTTATCACAACTCATTTCAATCGTAATGGTAATCTAAATGGGTTTGAGTGTATTCATGGTATGTTCATAGAATATGCTAAAATTGCTCAACGCTTTGATTATGATTATCTTATCAAACTTGATTCTGATTGTGTTTTGAATACCTTTGATTATATTACACCTATTGAAAATAGATTGAAGAAAGAGAATTTACTTGATAAATTAGGTCAAATAGGCTCATACTTTGCACAGTTGTGTTGTTATGGCTGTTGTCAGACTTTTACTAAGTTAGGAGTAAGCGTTATTTTCAATCTTTGTAATCACATGGCAAAAGGAGAGTCTGAGGAAGCTCGTATCATGAAAAAGAGAGTGGAAGTAGGTTGGAATGAAGATAAGGTCGTGAGTGTATTGATGGAAATGTGTCCTGTATTGAGAGCGTCTATTGATGTATTTGAAGGTATTAAAGGACATGTCAATGCCTTTGAACAACCAACCTTTGATTGGTCTGAATGGATTTCTGTTGCTTTCAAACCTAATCGTTATGGTCAGCAATTATGGGATAGAGAAAAATCATTAGAAAAGATGAAGTGTTATTGTGAAGATGATTAAAAATTATAGTTAAAAATTTAAAAGCAAAAACCCTCGAGATTGCTTACTCGAGGGTTTTCAGTTATTCAAAAAGAAGTATTTTAAGCTTCTGTCTCTTCTTCAGTAGGTTTTGTCCAAGGGGTCAATCCCCATTCAGTAAGAGCATCTTCAACTGTTGCAAATATTGACCAATACTTGATGTTAGGTCCAATAATCGCCTCAGCAGTATCAAACTTCCACAACTTGCCACTTGCGTCAATGTGTGTAGCATTGTCTTCTGTTGCTTCGTCTTTTTTAGCCAAGACATAATACTGAATCGTTCCATCTGTTGCCATAATCGCATTAGGAGGAGCAATTTCACCACTTTCAGCAATTTCTGTGTTGACAAGGAATGTCCATCCCTTTTCAGTAGCTGTATTAGTAAAGAGTTTTGCAATTTTTTCTCTATCTGCTTCATGTCCCTCCCCTAATATTGCACTACCACTCTTCCATTTGATTGTAATGGACTTGACATTAGAAGCGCTAATATATTCAGTATCAAAACTTCTGTTAATACCATCAGTATTACCTTGAGACATTGAGTCATAATCAGTAATAATCTCGATAATAGGATAATAGAAATTAGATGTTCCATTCCAATCGCTGTAGGTATACTTACCTTCACTTGAATTCCATGTAGCAGTTTTAAGCTTCTTACCTCCATTTTCTGTGTTGTAGTTAGGAAGAACATCACAGATAAGCTCAACAGACTCAATGTCAAGAGAAGTGGAGGAGAACATATTAGTACCATTGACAAGGCTACTCAAATCTCCACTAAATGAAGTAAGAGAGGCACAATTACTGAACATATTAGTACCATTGACAAGGCTACTCAAATCACCACTAAATGAAGCAAGAGAAGTGGAGGAGAACATATCAGCACCATTGACAAGGCTACTCAAATCACCACTAAATGAAGCAAGAGAAGTGGAGGAGAACATATAATAACCATTGACAAGGCTACTCAAGTCACTATTAAATGATTCAAGAGAAGTGCCGGAGAACATATTAGTACCATTGACAAGGCTACTCAAGTCACTATTAAATGATTCAAGAGAAGTGCCGGAGAACATATTAGTACCATTGACAAGGCTACTCAAATCACCACTAAATGAAGCAAGAGAAGTGGAGGAGAACATAGCACCACCATTGACAAGGCTGCTCAAGTCGCCATTAAACGACTTAAGAGAGATACAATTACTGAACATATAATAACCATTGACAAGGCTACTCAAGTCACGACTAAACGAAGTAAGAGAAGTGTTGGTGAACATGGAATTACCATTAGTAAGACTACTCAAATCTCCACTAAATGAAGCAAGAGGAGTCTTGTAGAACATACGGTAACCATTGATAAGGCTGCTCAAATCACCACTAAACGATTTAAGAGGAGTGTTAAAGAACATGGAATTACTATCGACAAGGCTGAGCAAGTCACCACTAAATGATTCAAATGACTCAGAATCGACGAACATATTAGTACCATTAACAAGGCTGCTCAAGTCACCATTAAACGACTTAAGAGAAGTGTTGTAAAACATCTGATAACCGTCGACAAGGCTACTCAAATCTCCACTAAATGAAGCAAGAGAAGTCTTGTAGAACATACGATTACCATCGACAAGGCTACTCAAGTCACTATTAAATGATTCAAGAGAAGTGCCGGAGAACATATTAGTACCATTGACAATCTCATTTGTTTTGATGTTGGCTACTTCAGTAGCTCCATTATAAACCATATTATTCTCTACCTTAGTGATAGGATTAGAACCTTGTGGATAATATGTAATATAAGTATATACTTCACCCTTAGTATTATAACCATTTTTCGGACCCCAGTCTGTTCCATCAATCGGACCACCTTGAACAGTAATGGTATTACTAACCATACTTACGGTAGTACCCCAAAGGTCATTAGTATAAACATTTTCACGACCGTCTTTGATAACAAGTTTTGTTTCCCCTGAAGTTACATTAACATAACTACCTTCGGCATCAGTTTCACCGTCGCTTACAGTAGAAATATAATTCTCAGGTTTAGCAAGTTTGATAGCTGCGAGAGCATCAGCAGCGGTGATAAGGTTATCATCTGTTACAAATCCAACAAGAGAGCCTTCGTTTACAAGAGAAGTAGTAGCAACTTCGACACCTGTTACAGAACCACCACCAGTTGTTACCGTAACGCCATTATCACTTAGTGAGGTAGAACCAATGCCACTAATAGCAGAAGCAACAGTTGCACCTGTAGCAGCCTTAGTAGTATTAGAAGCTTCGTGAGTAGAAGCAAGTTGAACAATACCCTTCTTATTAATATCAGCCTCATCAAGAGTGAGTGAAAGAGCACCTCCAGTACTTACAGTACCACTAGTAATACCATTACCTGCAGTTACGCTTATAGCAACATTGCCAAGGTCTACTGCATTACTTGAAACTGTTTTAGATTCACCATTAATTGTGATAGTTTTAGCATAACCAGTAAGGTCAGCAGCGGTAGTACCAATCTTTTCCCAAACATATTCCGTTTCACTTGCCTTGCGAGTCATGTACTCTACATAAGAACCACTGATAGCATCGATGTCAGTTTCGTCATTGGCTGTATTACCTTCCTTTACAAGGTAAATCTTACCAACTGTGTTAGCAGAAGGTTCCGGGAGAGTTTCATTGTCACCAAGAACAATATAGACAAGATTTGTACTATGGAGGGTATCAGAGTAAGCATTAGCATCTTCAAGAACCTTAGCAACTGCTTTAGCAACAGAAGCCTCAGTAGCAAGATTAGTAGACTTAGAACTCGCGTTGGCGGCAATTATATCAGTTTTTGTAGTCGTGAGAGAAGCGACTTTGGAAGTTTCGTTAACAATAGAAACGTCATTAATTTTTACATCAGCGACCTTAGAATTAGCGGTGGTTTGGACATCTGTTATCGCCGTAGTTATTGGTGTGAGTTTGCTTTCAAGGTCTGCAATATTGCCGATAGTATTTCCAAGTGTTTTACCGCAGTATTCAAAGGCATGAACTGTTACTGTTCCTTGAGCTTTTCTTTCATTGAACTGAATAATACCTGCGAAGTTATTAGCAATATAACCAGCAGTAGAATCAGCGTCTTCAGTTAAAGGGCTTCCACCTACCATTACGATAGGACCGTAACCCTTAGAAGGAACACCCTTTACAATGTTATCAGTAGGAGCAACAAATTGTGTTATAAAGTTTGGAGCACTTTCAACATAGGGGTGCATGGAACCTTCAACCACTTCATAAGTAATAGTATCTCCATCTAATGTTACTGTATATTTCTTAACGGGGCCATTCCAACCTTGAATTTTTGCTGAAGCGCCTTTATTATTGGCATCGAGAGAATTGTCATAAGCATTGTTAACATCGTTAAGGTTATAAGCTATACGATTTTTATGAAAACGCACAACAGGCTCGTCATTTTCATTACAGAAAATCCATCCATCTGGAATTGCATTATAATTATCAGCAAACTTTATAAATTCAGAACCATTCCAGATTTGAATTTCATCACCCCATCGACAAATATCATTTAACTTAGCATTTGCTTTACAAACTGCATAGTCTGAATCAGCCTTTGGATAGAAGAAAGCGGGAATCTTTTCAGCCCAAACATCGCTAGCAGAAACAGTGTGACCTGAACGGTTAGAAGCACCACCAAGGGTAGAGCCAGGACTTGAAGGAGATTTGGAGAATGCGTGGAACTGCTCATTCAACAAGTGATTGTCAGTGCTTGCAGTATCTTTATCAAATATATTAGCCATAATTTTTAATTATTTTTCTATTTTGTTAAATTTTTACTTAGCAGAAATCTTAATACTTGTAGGTTGAATATCACAATTAGTCTCCATTTCTACTACCAACCAATACGTAGCACCTGTCTCGTTAAGAGCAAATGTTCCCTTAACAATTTCGCACTTCCATCTGTTAGAAGAAGGTGTAGTATCTTGTGCAATAGCATTAGCACCATATGTAGCAACACTTGATGTGTTATTAGCATTATAGTTGTTGAGCATCTGAGCACCAACAGAGTCATCAGCCTTCTTACATACAATATAGATACGAATCTTATCTGTATTGAATGCAGACAAACCACCAACAGTTGCATAAATTACTGAACCTGTGTAATTAGCGGTGAATGGAACAACATAAGAACGCTTACCATCACCTGTAATATTAGTATAAGTTGAAGTTTTATCTTGTTTAGTATGGCGAAGAGTTCCGCCTTGAACAAGAAGCTGCTTCATGTAATCTGTCTCGCTAAGCAATTTAGTAGAAACGAATGTTCCTGGTGCTGTACCTGCCTTCAATGAATCATAGTCAGCCAATACACGAGAATTATCACGAGTAAAGGTTACATAAACATTTGCACTATCAGTCAAGCTAAGTGTATTATTAGTTGGGGCTGCACCTGTGTAAAGCCAACCTGCATCTGTTACAGAAGCATCAACAGTAGGTGTACATTTAGAAACATTGGAAGAAGAACCTGTCTGCTCATAAACCTTTACTTCACCAACCGCACTAATAGAAGTCTTCACAGGATTACCAGTTTGTTCCAACGTATCACTCAAAGTTCCAGAGAATACAGCATCAGCACCATTCTGTGTTCCACTTGCAAATGCGGTTGTTACATCTTTAACGCTAATTGAGAAACCATTAGAACCACTAGCAGCAGTTGTCAATCTTGCACGAGCAGACTGTGCCTTTGAGTGAGCACCGCCTCTTTGTGTTCCTTTAATTCCACTAACAGTAAGAGTAATAGTACCAGTAGTATCATATGTAATACCTGAGATATTTACACGCTTTGTAGTATCTGTTGAATATCTGTAAACAGCAGTAGGAGCGTCAGCAGCAGTAAGAGTATTAGCCTGATAAGCATATACAATACCGCTCTGAATAAGTTGTGTTTCAGTAGAACCATTATTGAATACAACCTTAACCTTCATCGTGCCGCCATCAGGAAGAACTGTAGAAGATGCAACTTGAACTTTACCACTAAAACGAACATAACCAGGAGTATAACCAAGCTGAGCGTCATTGATGTTATTAGCAGTATCAACCTTGTTCTCAGTAACACCTGTAAGGGTAATTGTTACACCCTTGTCCGCGTGCGTAATTGTGCCGCCACGAGCTTGTGTTGCTGTATTTGCTTCACAAATAGCAGGAGATTCAACAGTAGCAAGTTCAGTACCGTCACCGTCAGTTACATAAACCTTGATTGTGGAAATTTTATTATCAGCAGCCATCGTAGAAGTTTCAGAACCGTCCTTCTTACCAGTACCAGCAAGTGTGTAGGTAAGATTTGCGTTGCTAGATTCAACGATACATCTACCGTGTTGAGAATTCTTAGTAAGACCGTCTGTATTGACAGTACCGTCATAAACGTACATTGATTGACCAGGAGCACCAGATTCAGTAGCTTTTGTGGGCTTGCTGTGATTATCAGGATTCATAAACCAGAAATCAACAGTGCCATCAGCATTGTTTACAACAGCAACATTACCGCAGAAGTTCATACCTTTAACTTTCTGTGGAATACCAGCATCAAGTAAATTATCTCCATCTGCATCAATATTAAGGTTGCCGTTTAGACCACCTTTAACCATACTAGTCTCAATACCTACATGAATACCACTATTGTTAATAGCGTCTGTAGCAGTTTGTTCAACATCTTTAATAATTTCAATAATATCCTTTTTCTCACTAGATGCCTTTCCATCCGGTGAGACTTTAATTTTTGTCGCATTTAGTAAACGAACATCTGCCAAAGTTGCTTTAAGCGATGACGTTTTTGTAGTATAATTAGTATTCATAATTAAAATTAATTTTTATTAAATTTAGAAAGGTCACCATCTTTATACCAAAATACATCCCAACCTTTAGAATTAAACTCATGTGTTATTTCATTTTTAAAAGTATCTGATACCTTTGAAGAATCATAGCCAATTCCTATAAAATGGCTATTATCATTATTTTTAGCAAAATTATTAATCCCGTCTACGATATTAATAATAGATTCACTATCTAATCTACAACCCTTGCTAAACATATGATAACCATCTGTAAGAGAAGATAAATCTCCCGAAAAAGAAATTAATGATGTCCCATAAAACATTTGTCTACCCGTTTTGAGTGCCGGCATATCGCAATAAACATGAGTAATATTATCGTGATTTTTGTACATATAATTACCGATTAACTAATTCAGGCATATTATAATCTATAATTCCATCATTATCTCTTGCAGTCGATGATATTTCATTTTTATTATTTTCAACACCTTCTGTTATAGTATTAATGCCACCGCCTATAGGAATAATAGAATTATTATGAATAATGTATTGTTCTAAAGTGCCTTTATCATTTACTATAAAAATAGTATTAGATTTTAACTTATTTTCTTTAAAATCATTATATAATTCATCATAAGATGAATAAAATGTAGAAGAGATAGATAATGAATCTTCAGAACCGGAATTAATAATAATTCCGCTATGACATGATAAATCTTTTACCTTAATTCTTACATTTTGGCCATCTTTTAAACCTAAAACATATAAATCATCAGTATTAGAACTTGTATAAATTCTTGACTTATTCATTATAATTCAATTATATTTGATATAATACTATATGTAATTGATACTAAAATATTATGTGGAGTTTCGTAACCAGAAAAATCTATATATATAAGTCTTCCTTCATCGCCTCCATCTACATAAGATATTTCAGTAGTTATATGTTCATCATGAAGCATACTATCACCATATGATAAACGAACGCCGGTTACCATAATCTCTAAATCGTTTGGATTTAATCCTAATTTATTGGCAATAGCGTTAAATGATAATTTAGCTCGTCCTTCATTAATTTCAGTATTAGGGTCATCTCCATCTAGTTGGCATCTAATTAAAATATTATTAGCCAAATTAGAATTAGCAGTTTGTACTAATATATCACTAATTTCATTTGATTTTTCCTCTAATGCCGCAATTTGTATACTATGTTCACTAGATACTGTTTTGATACCTGAGACTTCAGAAGTTAAAATTTCCTTGCCCGCAACTAAAGCGTTTACCGTATTATATACATCATCTACACGTTGGTCAAGCGCACCAATTTTGCCGGTGTTATTAATAATATCTTTCTTAATTGACTCTATTTTTTTATTATATGATTCTTCAGTAACTGAAGTTTTTTCCAAAGACACTATACGATTATCTAAATTTTTAATCGTATTTTCTTTTAAATCTTCTATATCATCACTATTTTTTTCTATATCAGATTTTATATTTGAAATAGCTCCATTTTCTGGATTATCTAAAGCTGATATTCTGGAAGTTAATTCAATTATCTTACCTGTATTTTGATTAATTACGTTACTCAGTTCTAATTCAGAATTAGCTAAATCTTCTTTAGAAGCTTTATCAGAAATTGATTTATTTAAATTACTAATTTCATTATTAATATTAGCGAAATTTACAGTAATATTAGATAAAGTACTAAAATCAATTTTATTAATATCAGCCTTGATATTTTCTATATCCGCTTCGATATCTGATATATTATTATTTTCAAGTAAAGTTATTCTAGCATCATGAGAGTTTATAATTTCTGTATGTGATTTTATATCATTAATGCATAATTCTATCTTATTTTTATTTTGCTCAGCTAGAGTTTTAGTGCCTGTAAACGTTGTCTGAGTCCAGTCTGAAGGTATTTTTGCATTAATTGATTTAATATCATTTTCAACTATTTCAATACGTTTATCCTGAGAAGTAATATTTGCGCTATTTGTACTAATATTTGCACTGTTTGCACTAATATTAGCACTATTAGTATCGATACTTAACTTTAAAGAATTAAGAACGGTATTGATATTTGTTTTAAATGTATTAAATTCGCCTTTAACATAACCAATATCTCCTGTATTTTTTGTAATATTATTAGTATTAGTTTCTATTAAAGACTTATAATTATCTATATCGCTTTTATTCCTTAAAGCAAATGCGGCGGTATCTTCAGCTAATTCCCATAATGTTACATCATTTTTAGTAGGTGCGCCAACTTCATCCTTAAATGCTGCTATATTTTTATTAATTTTTTCATCTTCGCTTTCTAAAATATTAATATAATTTAATAGAGAAGTATTATTAGATGAAGTTTCTTCTGTTAATTTTTTAAGTTCTTCCTGGATAACCGCTATATTTGATGCGTTTTTATTAATTTCATTAATTTTATCTATTCGTTTTATTTCGCTATTGATAAGAGAGATATCATGCTGAATAGTGCCTTCAACTAAATTTTCTTTATCACCAATAGTATTATTAATTTTATTCAATTCATCAGTATTACTAATAATTTTAGCATTTAACTCGGTGACTGCTTCATCAATATTATCTATCCTTAAAGTGTTATCAGTAATTGTTAATATTTTTTCTTCTAGATCTACAACCCTAATATCAATATTAGCGTCATTTTCGTCATTACTATTCAATCGTTCTGATATATCGTCTAAGCGACAAAATACAGAGCATTCAATATCATTTTCGCAATTAGAAATGCCTATTGCTGCTTTTAAATTATCTAAATCATCTGAATGTTGAGTAATAGTATTTGTATTTTGAGAAATAATAAGTTGCTGTGAATCATTAAAGGATTTAATATTGATTATTTCTTGTTTTAAATTTTCAATTTCAGAACCTTGATTTTCAGCAGTGTTATCTTCTAATATTCCACCTAATTCTTTGTTTATTTTTTCAATATCAGAAGAAATATTATTAATATTTTTGTTAATAATATCTATATCATTTTCAGTTTGTTTATCTTTTTGAACAAATTTACGTAATATATATGGTGCTACTGCTAATCCTTCTTTAGGGCTAGGAGTTCCTTCTGAGCCGTCATTTAATATCGGTTTTGGATATAAATTATTCCATTGTTCATCATTAAATTCATAAACATCATCACAAAAGAGTGATACTGAACCTAGACGAGAAATAGAAGCAATAGATGCTTCTCCAGAGCCAATACGATTAAAACGCGCATTAGCAAAAGTTATAGAATTATAAGCATCGGGATTTAAACAAATATATTCTTCAAATTCATTTTTATTAATCGGACGCAAATAAATTGTTTTGCTTAATTCTATTTTTAATTCTTCTGGGGTTAAAGAATTATTGTTTATTTTATTAGATAAAATATATTCTTCTATAGTTAAATTACTTCCTGGTAATTCTTCGAATTTATAAAAAGGAACTTCATTTATATGCTTATAGATACTATTAATATCTTCATATATTTTAATAGTTTCTTCTTCACGCACAGAAATTTCATTGGCAATTTTAGAATTTATAAAATTTTCTGAAGCAAGTAACTCTCCAAATTCATTTTTTGGTTTATAAAAAGTATTAGTCATATCAGTTATATTAGTCAATTAATTTAATATCAGTTGCAACCATTATCTTATTATTATCGCTTGTAGTACCATTTTCTGTAGCCAGTGCTCCAGATTTAGCTTTTTGAACAAAAGTAATTAAAATATTTTTGGTAATTTGTGTATTACCATCTGGTGATTTATAGTTTTGGTCTGATTCAAATAATACACCAGGAGCTAAGCTAGGTACTTCTGACCAATTATTAAAATCTAGCTGTCTAATAACACATGGTTTATCATTTATCGCTTTTACTGGAAATCCCGAAAATAATACATTTATTTTCTTTCCTAATGGAAATGTTTTAGCGAATGAAATTACTAATTCATTAATTCCATTATTAACATTCATAATATTATCCAACATTCCATTACCATATGCGTTTAAAATATTAAATTGTATAAAGTCACCTTCAAAATTAGAATTTATTCTAAAACAAGTAGTAAAATTACCAATAGATGATACAGTAACCCAATTGTTTATTGGAGAAAAATTTTTTAAATCTGAGATGTAATAGTTATTAGAAAATGAAATAGTATTAGTTGTCTCTGGATAATTTACTGCAACATTTTTTTTAATATGTTCTCCAGAGCAAGGATCATACGTATCTACATAACCAACTAATTTTAAATTTTCTGTTGATTGAGAACTCGTATCAAAATTTTCAAAATCAGAAAATTTTGTTCTGTTGATTACAATATTATTACATTTTGAAATCATATCTAATGTTATTTAATAAAATGAGATTATACCGGTAAAAAGGTATAATCTCATTTTATTATAAATTTATAAAATATTTTATATTAAAATAAACTACTTACGAGGGCTGTAAGCCAATCAATAATTTCTACACCATGATATGTAAAAGCATATACAATAACAGCAAGAATACCTGCAGCTGTATAATAAAGACCCTTTTTATACCATACTGTGTCAGCGTCACCTTTAGAGAATGCTGCCTTCATCACAGAAGTAGCGCAATCAATAATTTTTTTAACAATATTTGCCTTGTGCTCTTCTTTCGTAACCGGCTTTGCGTCAGTTACTGGAGTTGTTGTAACTTGTTCTTCTGCCATACAATATTATTTATAGTGTAAGCGGTTTCCCATCAGCATCTACAAAGTATGATTCGTCGTCAATAATATAATTTGCAGATGCAACTGCTTTTTCTTCTTCAATAGCTGCAAGTTCTTCTTCGGTAAGAACTCTTACAGATGCAGTTGCTGCATCATATGTGGTAGAACCGTTAAAGCTTAGACCAGCTTTTTTGAGTTCGTCTAAAATAAAATTAGCATCTCTTTCAGAAATCCAACATTTATTCACTACACTAAGTTCTTCAGAAGTTACTATTGGTGCTCCAGCTGTCAAATCATCATCAGAAGACCATTTAGCACCCAAATCAATATACGCATAATCGCCATAGAACTTAATGCGAAGTAAGAAACGAATCTTATATTGCGCGCGACGAGGGAATGGGTCTGAATATGAGGTCATCGGGTCCATCCACTTGTCAGGAATATTAGTACGATTCACATGAATCATGCTTCCTGGTGTATTCTGAAGCGCTAAACAAGTATTCATCTGTGTAGCAATTTCATCTAATTTCTGGAATCTTCCAACAAAAAAGGCCTTGTCGGGACCATATTGACCTTCATCGAAGTAATCAATATAATCAACCGCGCAAGAGCCTCGGTCTGGAAAGTTTAATACGATTGGTGTTAATAAGTTTGCCATAATATCTTTATTTATGATAGATATTATGGCAAAAACTTATATAAGAACCGGTGAAAGATTCAATATATCAACTGCATAACAACGAGTTTGGCCGTAATTAAATGCATCATTGATATGAAAATGTCCGAACCACCATTTTTTTGGATTAAATTGTTGATGAATCTTATGCAAATGGGCATTTTCTTTATTGATGGCATCCTCTAAATCATAATCAATCTTAAAAAATTGACAATTATTTTCGTTTAAAGGCGGAGTTTTGGTCGGCCTAGGACCAACATGCGAAAGAATAAAGTCGACTTTTTCCTCAATTCCATCAGTTATAGGTAGGCCTTCATCATTCCACCAGTCATTTCTCTTATAAACTCCTCCATTATTACGAAAAGCGTATTGAAAAGAACGGCGAATGCTTCTGTCGATAGACAATCCTCCACCGATTACGATACCCTTTGCTCCATTAATATCAATAATAGAGAGGTCTGGAATCAATTTGAAATGAGTAAATTTATTCCAAAAACGATCTACAATAGGAGAACGCCCATTTGGATGCTTAAAAAATGTAGGATTATCATGATTTCCTCGAAAAGCGTAGATAATTACATTATTTTTTAAACCATATTCATCTAAAATACGATAATGCTTATAATCACGATAACGCCAAATACCAATATCTCCCAAAAGTATAAGAGTACAATTCGTAATTTCATATGAAGAAAGCACGTCTACTAAAGTACATGCTTCTCCATGAATATCCCCAACTACATAACAATCACCTTTAATTTGTATCGTCATGTTTTTCTTTTATATTAGTTCTGTCTATAAGAGCAAACTCGATTTGAAGATTATACTTTTCGGAGTCTTCTTCCTTAACATCTTTAAATTGAAGCAAAAAAAGCTGAGAAGAAATCATATTAGAGAGTTTAATAATTTGATTCGGCTGACAATTACCATTTTTAATCGAATTTTCACCTGGAATAATAAAAACTGAGTTCATTTTAGAAACGATAATAACTCGGGCAGCATCCGTAATTGACTTATCAAGAAACTTAGCTGTATTGTTCTCAATAGTATAATCCTGTACTGGATGTTTAGATATACGCCACTCGTTTTCTTCCTTTTGATATTCAATAAGTTCTAAAATTAAATCACCGATTGGAGTTTTCTCCGGGTCAGAATAAGTCTTTACATGATTGGGCATCGAAAAAAGTGTAATACAATCAATAATATTAATCTTCTTACTCAACTCCAAAAATTTATCAAAGGTTAACTCAAGAACTGGTACTTCAACTGTGTCTATCTTATTTTTATTCATTTCTTTAATTATATCATAAAATCGGGAAGATTTACTTCCCGATTGAAAAATGTTCAATAATATCTGCGCCGCGAGGGCCAACCCACTTATCTGTCTTACGTACATCAAAAGTAGAACCGCGCTTTGTTGCTTTATCAAGAGACGTTACTCTCTCTTTACCAACCATATTAGAATTCTGAACATCATTCCAAAGCTCCTTCATCGGCAAACGACAAAGATTACCAAGTCCAGCCGCAACATAGATAAGGTCAATAATACCATCGGCAAACTCGGCAAGATCACCATTCTCAGCAGCCTTCTCAATTTCTGCAAGTTCTTCCTTAAGATGACCGATTTTCATCATCAAATTGTCCTTTTCAATGAAATATGGCGCCTTTTCAAACATTTCCTCTCGAGTCATGAGGCCATACTTCACCTGGAAATCAAATGTATCATCAAATACATTAGCTTCATGAGCAAAAAGCAAAGCGACTTCCTTATCCTCAAGAGTGTCTTTAGTTACAGGTTTAATATTTTCAATATCGATACCATTAATAGTATCAAACTTAGTACAAGCCATTACATTATTAGTAGCAGTAACATAATGGTCAGGATCCCAACTAGAATGGGAACAATTATCAACTTTAGGATTAAGAGAAAAAAGATAACTATAATCAACTCCCTTCATCTTAACTCTAAGAGCAGCATACTTATTGCAAAGGCGCTCCTTCAGCTCATTAAAGTTCTTACAATTATTATCAATAATAAAATCGTTTAAAGTCATAATTTTATATACTTCAGTTCTAAATTAATGTAAAGTTATTTCAAAATCCCTTCCTTCTTCATCAGCTAACGATTTAGTATTAGTTCTATCAAATGTAGCATGCATTTCAGACGCCATAATTGTACCAAATGCTCCACTTCTAACTAATGAATCCTCACCATACCATTGATGTTTGCAATTATGACAACAATATGTATAGCTAAATGATGGAGATTCGGCCCAATCTAAAAGTGTTGAACCAACTCTTGAATAAGTTAAATACCCATTTTTAAAAATGGGTTCAAATAACCTTCTTTCTGCCTCTATCATGCACATAATATTCAATTTAGTGCTTCCACAATGAGGGCATTTAAATTTTTTAGTACTTGGTTTAATCATACAGATACTGGCATATCAATTTTTGCAAGAGGTTCGTATGTAACTAACTTAAAATCAGAGCCATCGATATTAAAATCGGTCAAATCGCACCAACCCTTTTCAGCAATAATATCAAAAATACGGTCTTCAATGTAGATTTTTGGTTGAGGGCATGCTTTAAAATCATCAGTTTCGGCTCGATTAAGCATTTCTTTAACACCATCAATCTGATTTACATAGATATGGCTATCACCAAGAAGTCCATAAACATGTCCAGGAATATGTCCAGTACACAAAGCTACGATCTTATTAAGAAGGGTATAAAGAAGCATATCGTAAGGTATACCAATCGGCATATCACAGGAACGTTGCATCCATCTGGTATGAAGCATTCGCTTACCATCTGGCATCGGCTGAGAATAAAATTCCATTGTATGATGACAGGGTGGCAACGCCATCTTAGAAAGTTTAGAAGGATTCCACATTGTTGCTACAAGACGCCTATCATCAGGATTTGTGCGAAGTTTATCAATAATATTCTGAATCTGATTTACATAAATGCTTGCATATTCAACTCCATTGGGACCATCTTCATAATTTTCAGGAAATACCAGCTTATAATCATGCCAATTTACAAGTTGTGCACCATATACAGGTCCAAGATTATTATCTTCATTTGTCCAAGGTTGCCAATATTTCACACCATGGTCGAGAAGATACTGTGTATTTGTCTGAGGAAGATTAGAATAACGCTCATCTTTCATATGAATACCAAGAATCCATAATACCTCAATTAATGCACCCTTAAAGAAAACCTTTCTAAGATTCGAAAGAGGGATATTTGCATAACCTTCTGCATCTTCTTCAGCGCAAATCTGTGTATTAAACACGGAAAGAGTATCAGTACCCGTACGATTTTGCTTACGGATGCCATTCTTCATAATATTTTGAAGCACTTCTATATATGTTTTATCAAAAGTCATTGTTATAATGTATTTTTGTTCTAAAATTAAAATTAGATAAATCTTTCAAGGAAATACTTTGGAAGTTTTTCCTTATTTCTAAGAACAGCATCGAGAATCAGACCATCGAGAATATAAGTTTCACTATAATCACTAATACTTCTATTGCAACGGCCACACATCTGTACCAAAGTAGACAACATGGCATCTATATACCATTCTTTATCATTATTGAACTTGCGTTTTACACGCTCATCATTAAGAGGAAGGAAGGGCGCCTTCATCACAATTTGAAATTCACCCAATTCGCCCTTTAAATCAACACCGTGTGTCATAGAAGGTGACACTAAAACAGTTGGTTCCTTACTTTCCTGATGAATTTGAAGCATTCTTTCATTATCAATACCTTGCTCACGGAACAAAAATCGAGGGTTATCACCTAGTTCCGCCTTCAGATAGCTTAAAACATCCATTGAATGTGTATGGATAATACCCTTCTTATCCTTATACATAGCACAAATTTGATTAGCAACCTTACACATCTTAGGAAGCATCTCGCTTTTGTTCCTATAATTCAGCCTGAACTTATCTGTGCACTTAATCGGAGCCTTCTTAGCAGACAATGTAGTAGCAGTTTCAATGAAATAATAGTCATCTATACCCAATGTTTTTGCAAACTTAGCAGGATTAACAATCGTGGCAGACATAAGAATGATATGTTTACCATGCTTGAAGATACGTTGAGCTAATTTATCTACATTATAAGGCTGAAACATTAACCCGTTATCAGTATGGGTAATAATATATTCAGTTTCTGACCAAGATTCAAGAATAGACCCGAAAGCTTCCTTATATTTTTTCAAAAGAGAGAGCTTCTGAGACTCTTCTTTATTAAGTCGCTTCTTTTTAGTCTTATCTTTTAGCTCTTTTGCTAGGTGATTCATATAAGAATTATATTCGTACTCACAAATAGAAGACATCTCACTTACCCAATCAAGGATAATTGCTCGAGAAGCGTTGACAGATGGAGTAATCGGATACTCAGAATCAATCTTCTTAAGCTCTTTAGAAATGATTTCAAATGTATAACGGCCGACTAATTCACTTTCAAGCTCCGAAGCCTCATCACAAATGATAAACTCTTTATTTTTAACAATATCTGGAAGCGATTCAAACATCGCATAATTATAAAAACTACAAATATTCGTAACTGTTTTATTACGTTGAGTAAAATAAGGACACTTATCGCAAGCAAGGCACTTTTTCAACTGACCTTTTGTGAATGTACAGATACCATTATCGCAGTTGTACATATCATTAACTGCACATTCATAATTACTTTTACCCTTCAATGCTTCACCATCTTTGAAGAAGTCAGTATATTGGTCCTGAAGAGATTTAGTAACAGTTAAAATAGCAGTCCCAAATGGCGCAAGGTCCTCTTCAGATACCTCGGGGTCTTCACTATCATAAATTTGATATGTATTACAGGCATGAACAAATCCTTCTGTCGGGTCATCAGAAAAATTAGCAATAGTTTTCGCTATATAACTCTTTCCAGTTGCAGTAGGCGCATTAATAATAATGTATTTCTTGCCTTGTGCTAAAGCTTCTTCTATTTCTGAAATAATATAATCTTGTGCATCATTAGGTGTTGCACCTTCAGGGAAAGCAGTTATAAGCGGTTCATTAAGCATTATTCTATTTTTACAATTAAAGGTTTATCATATAGTCTCGATTTAAGACAATCGTATTCAAATACATTATTAAGAAGTTCTGAATCCTTTAAAAGTTTAAACTTTTCTAAGCGATAATCAAAAATATAACCATCATTGAGTTTAATCAAATCAAATGGATATGGTATTTCAAGATTTTTAATAATATTATCTTTATCTAATAAGAAAAATTTAAGGTTAAAACCCTTCATTGTAAAGAGTTTTAACCTTCCATCTTTAATAATTTTATTATCTAATAGAAAAGTAAACTTTTTAAAGAAATACTCATTAAAGGTTTCGTTTAAATCGACGATAATATTATTTTTCATGTAATTAATTATTGCATAAAAATTTAAACGTATTTTTCAATAAGCATTTTTCTAAAGTTTTCTACAGGAATTACTGATAAAATATCTACCGATTCACAATTTACTGTTCTAAATCCTTGTGAATCTATATCCCATACTGTTAAAAGATTTGAAGGAAGATTACGAGGATTTCCTTTAGGTTCTTGATATTTCAAAAAAGAGCGTCCTTCAAATGAAGAAAGTAATTCATATGATTTAGTACAAGTCATATTACGAGTAGACCCGTCTTTTTTAATAAAAGAAAGATCTACTACATTAGCAAGAAGCATCGAGTCTAATGTAGAAGATGAAATAGCCATCTTAATTCTTTAAAAGTTTTGCAAAAATACGATGTTCACTAAGAAATATACCGTTTTTAGCAGTTTCAAGAATATCTTGCTTCGGAACGAGGTCATTTTCTTCTAAATGAGAAATATAATCTACTTCACCACATGGAAGGCCTTTATCATTTGGAAAAAGAATAATATCTCCAGGCGAAGTAGCACGACATGCGGGACCTACCATAATAACACGAGCCTTACGCCAAGTTTTAGTTGCTGACGTATCAACTGTCACCAGCCCTGACTCATGCTTAATATAACCATTATCTATATCAATATAATCAGCAAATACAAAATCATCATAAAGTGAATCGAGAACAAATCCTCTAATTGCGATGTCTCCGGGCACAATTAGGACTCTCAAGATTAATATCAGATACAGAAGCCTTAGAATATTGGTCTAAAAGTAAATCTTTTTGCATATGTTTTTATTATATCACATTTTTATAAAATAGCTCTAACTTCTCTTCGAGAAATTTCCAAATAATTTGCAATTTTAGTGATAGATTCATCAGAAATATTCTTATCTCGTTGATTTTTAACACTTTCCTTCTTAATATATTTGATATGTTTATAAGGAAGCTTAGGAATAAGTGCTTTTAAAAACTTATACCCTTCTTCTGGTTCATTAAACATCGAATTAATTTTAAATTTATTAATAGATTCATTTAGAACCTCGCATAAGCTTGGATGATAAAAAGAAATATAACGAGTTGCTAGATAAACATTAAAATTATCTGCGCAAGGCATTATATCACAATCCTTTTTTGTAAAAATACTTTTTAAAAGGGGATAAAACTCATCAAAATTCATATTTTATTCATATCAAAGTTCTGATATTAAATAATGTCATGGCTTATAGTTCATATGGGAAAAAGGTCTATGCATCTATAAAAGATCTTCCACAGTACACTTCTATAGAAAATGGAGATAAAATTATTATTTGGAATGAAACTCGTGATGGAGCTGCAGTTGTAGATTTTGGCGATTTAATTATAGATTTAGAACATACTACATTTAAATCGACTATTAATGAAGTTGTAACATTAGCTAGTGATGTGCAAACTTTTGCGCATACTGTAAGTGAAGAAATAACTGGTTTAGAAGAAGCCGTTACATCTTTACAAAATACGATAGATAATGAAATATTAAATCGTATTAAAGTACTAGAATTTATGATAGCAATAATTTTAGGAGCAAATAGTAAATGGTTATCTGCTTCAGGATTAGATACGATACGTAATGATATTTTATTAAATGGAATATCTCAGTCCGAAAATATTAATTTTATAAGTGGCGAAACTGAAGAACAAAAAAATACATTAAGGTGGTATTATGGTTATATAAGCACTTTAATAAAATATATTTCTAAATTAATACCCGGTATTGAAGAATCTGATATATTATTACAGCCAAAATTATCTTATAATTATAAAGATACGCAACTAACAGAATAGGTTTATATTTTTTATTAAATTAAAAAGCAAGTCTAACTGTTAGACTTGCTTTTTAAATTTTAAAGAGTTATAAAACCCGAATTTAATGAAGTTTCCGAATTTAATGATTGCATTGCTGCTTTATATAAAGCTGGATTATTATTAAATATTTTCTTCAATTTTGACAAATCTACGATATTTTCATTACTTCCGCCTTGCATAGTTGTATCCAAATTACCATTTTTATCCAATAGCATTTTAATTTCTCCTAATGGATTAGTTGAATCTATCATAAAAATAGAAGAACAATTTTTTTGATCAAAAAAAGGAGAATTTTCAAAATCATTTTGATAATTTTCATAAAAGTTCCAATATACAGACTCTAATACCTTTAAATCATCATCAGAAGTTTCATTAAGTGTATCATCAGGTACTATATATAAGACATCTATGATTCTAAACATTTTTTTTGTATGGTATATTACTTTTTCTACAAATTCTTCAGACACATAATTTTGCTCACAAAGAACTAAAGAATTAATAAGAATATCTAATAAAGACCCATTATAAATTATATATCCAACATCCTTATATTTTTCATATTGGTCTTCTAAAAATAATATCTTAGAAAATAATACTTTTTCTACCTCGTTAAATGTATTTTTTAATTCGTCATCTTTCCATTCGTTAATTTCAAAAATAGTATCCGATGGGGTAGAATACATTGGCCATTGAGAAATGAATGATTTAATAAGCTCAAAACGCTTCTTATCGTTATTTCCGAGAAATTGCAATTTTCATTAAACTTATTATAACACAACTTTTTTAAAGAAATAAATATTTTCATGCATTATAAAGCAAAATATGATGAATACAGTGAAACTAATAAGTTTCTTGATGATTTATTTGAAGAAGATTGTGAATTCGGATGGTCTTGTGACCAATTTCAATCTGCATCGCCTCATAATATTACAGTAGTCCAACCCGAAGGTTCTGCTGAAGAAACTTATTTGAAAACACTTGCTGAAGAGATGGGTGAAAAAATAATGGAAGTTCTTGAGAAAGCAAGTAGTTTACCAACTGAAAGAGACCGTGGGCAATTTCTTACAAAAGAAGAACTAGTTTCTCGTTTAATTTCAATTTCTAATTCTCTTGATATGCTTCTTTGCGATATTGAAGATGCATCTGGCGCAGGTATGATCGGAACTACTACAATTATCGGAGGTGCTTTGCCTCTTTCTCCTAAAATGTTTTAATAATGAAAACTTGTATAAACTCTAGATTATATAAGTTGACCCTTGAAAAAATGGTCATTGGTGTAGAAGAGCCCGTACTTGTTAAAGGTATTGGTGAACTTGTTGCTAAAGTTGATTCTGGCAACAGCGGTTATAATGTAATTCATGGTGAAGACATTGTAATACAAGGTAATATTATTAATTTTAAAACATTTAATAAAGATGGTAATGAACGTCGTATATCTAAAAAGATTAAAGACATTATTAAAATTAATATCGGAGGAGGCCATATACAAGATAGACCTGTAGTGGAACTAGATGTACAATTTGGCGGGGAAGATTATAAAAAAGTGCCATTTTCTATTACAAATCGTTCTGATAATGAACACAAAATTCTTATCTCTAAAGATTTTGTAGGAAAAGAACTAGATGCTCTTATCGATGTTACTAAAGATAATATTTCCAATGATGGTATAAATGTTGATTATGTGACAGAAAGTATTGCTTCAAATGCTTAATAATTATTAAGGCGGGTTAACCCGCCTTTTTTATTGAAGTAATATTTGAATCACTTTATGTTTTGTTCCATCATTTAGATGGTCAGGAAGAAATTGCATCATTTCTTCAGGATTTCCATAAACTCGTCGAAAATCAGCTGCTGATACAACTCCATCTTCTGAAGCAGTAACATCAACTGCGGTAGTCATTGGGTCTAAAACAATCAGGTTAGGATTTCGCGATTCAATATAAGATTTGATTTGTTCGAAACGTTTAATATCATCATCCTTTTTAGAACATCCGAAAAGCAAAACCCCCGATTCTAAACGTTCGCCAATATCGTAGCATGCTTTAACAGGAGATACTTGAGCAATTTCTACTTTAACATTACTTAAAGATTGACAATATATGTCTAAAATTTGTTTTACAAGTTCTGGAGAAATGATTTTACCATCTGGAGTCTTACGTTGATTCTTGGTGGAGGGTTTAGAAACAAATACTAATACTTCTCCATCTGGACCTACGAGTTCTGAATAATGTTTAATCATCTCATAGTGACCCTTGTGTGGTGGTTTGAATGAACCGGGAATAATAGCAATTTTATGCTCCTGATTCATATCTTCCAAAAGGAAGTTAAGATTACTAAAATAAAAGTTCTTCATACTTAAAGACCTTTCAAAGCACCTGCCATAGAATTAGTATCAGCATCATTATCTAATGAAAGAGGAGCGCTGAGAGCATTAAGCCCCTGAACATATTTGATAACCTCATCAGCATTATCAGTTGTAACATTCATAAGATTAGATGGAATAGTACCCGGTTCAGGAGGAGTCATCATAAGAGCATCAAGAATCATTTTTGCCATCTCAGCTTTCTGATTATCAGACATAAATGTACCAGACTCAGGGTCAGCTTGTTTATTCGGGTCATTAGTTACATCACCTTCAGCGCCTTCAGCGCCTTCAGCACCTTCGACCGGCGGATTAGTAGCATCTCCACCTTCTGCATTCGGGTTTTGCTCCATTTCATCAGCTTCATAAAGCTTTTTAAATTTGGCAATCGTTTCAAAAGTTTTAAATTTTCTCTTAAGCATTGTACAATTATTTATTTTGTTTCAAACATACTCATTAATTTAAATCTCTCTTTAAGATTTAAAACTAATTCCCTTTCTAGCTTATAAAATTTTAATTTCTTAATGAGTTTTACAATGTCATCAAATATGGAAGGTAAGAATGTGTAATTCTCGATAATCTCATCATATTGAGGACAGTTTGTTGCCATTAGTGAACAAAAATAAGTGAACGGTAAAGAACTGATAATAATCGGAAACTTTATTTTCTTCGTGACTATTTTCAAAAATTTAGAATAGTTGATATCGGTATCTTCCTGCAAAATATTATAGTTTTCGCTCGAAAGATAAAAAACTATCATTCCGTTTTTGTTGTTCTTATAAATCTCAAGAATCTCAGATAAGACAAAGAAAATAAAGAGGTTATTAATATCAGTTTTATTTGTAATATTGTATAAAGTAATAAACTCCAACAACTTTTTGTTGGAGTGAACTATATTATTCTTTAAATCAAATAATATTAGTGAACGGACTCGCATATTACTTCTTATAATCTTCTACTGGAATTACAATAGAGGTATTAAAACCAAAATTTTGAGAGGCAGATGTATATGTGCCTGACAAAGTGCAAGAAGTTAAAGCAAGTACTGTAAAAATTAAAGCGATTGTCTTCATAAAATTTATTTAAGTTGAGATTGGAAAAATTCTTTAAGTAATTTTTCATATTTTGAAACATAACCCATCTTAGAGGTATCTCCAAGATTATCATTTAGTTTCATAAGCTTTTGATGAGTAACGAATAATACTTCCATAATCATATCCATATATTTTAAATCAATATTTTCTAAATTCATTGATTTACGGGTATACATCAAAAATTTAAGAAATGCAATTATATGATATGGAATTTCAAAATCAGAGTTATTTTCTAAATTAACTTCAAGAGTTCCTACTAACGTTTCAAAATTTATAGGAGGATACTCCTTCACAAAAAATAGATAACGAGCTGAAAGATTCATCCTTGCAAATGATAAACAAGCCTTTACTTTCTTTGCTTTATCTTGGTTAGTAAGATATTTTGTTCTATCTCTTAATGCACAACATAACATTGTATTTGTTATCTTCTTTACATCAAGGTTTTTATGTGCTATTGATATTAAAGAAGTCAAAAGCTTATCAGCAGTTTCAGATGCAGTCCAGGACTCATTATGAAGAGCTTCATAGGTATTCCAGCCATTTTTTGCTAAAATAGCTATAAATTTACGAATATCCCATCCCTTAATATCTAATTCAGAGTGCTTAAACTCATTATCTACTTCCTTTAGAGAAAAATAATCTAATGGTTGACGATAATAAACAAATAGAATATCATCATCAGAATTTGCGTTATCATAACCATATGCCTTTGAACCGTTTCTAAAAGCAAATAATGGTATTACTTTATGCTGCTCGCATAAATTTTTAACAATATCTATTGTTTCTACAAAAGTCATAAAAATTATATATCTAAGTTCTGAATCTCATCTTTGTATCTATCGATAAACTTTTGAAATTTGGAAATTCTTACATTAATAATCCCGTTGTATGAGTCTTCCCTGAATAGTACATGATTTAACATCTGATAATACAACTCCCAATATGCCATTTCCCACTTACAATCACAAAAACGAATAATTTTAAAGGTAAAATTATCTTCACCGAAATTTAAAACATCATTTTTAAGTTCATTAGATGAACCGCAATAAGTTTTCCAATCAGATTGCTTAACAATTTTACGTTTTCTAACTTTTCCTTTTAGTGGAGGACGTTTTTCAACTTTAATAATCTTTTTCTGACCAATATAAAATTTACCAGTTTCTTTATTTTCAATACGATAGACAAAACCCATAGGTGGGTTTTCTTCAAAATCTTCTGGTAAAGTAACATTATTTCCTAATTCCCAATGACCTAAGTCCATATAGGAATATTATATCATGCCTTTTTCTTACGACGTTGTATTTTTCCTAAAACTTTAGGAAGTCGCATATCACCTGGCGCATAATTATCTCCACATTCTAATGCTCCACCTTGTGGTGCTGTAGATAAAATAGCGGAAGTCATTTCATCTTCATCCTTTTCAAAACGGTATCTGAATATTAAAGTTCCAGAATCCTTATCACTCTTAGACGCAGGTGTTTCATTCTTAAATTTACTGCTAAATTTCTGTATAAAGTTAATAGAAGGCTTGTTTTTATATTCTACCTCATACATTAATGCATCTAAACCAACCTTCTTAGCTTTCTTAGCGGCAGCTGCTAATAATTTTTTCGCAATACCCTTTCCTCTATATTTTGGGTCTACCGCCATTGTGATAAATCCATCTCTCCCATCAAATGATTTTGAACTGGATATATCATCTATTAATTCATCAACATCAGATAAAGATTTCTTTTCTTTAGGAAAATAATATACATCAATAAATCCGATAAGGTTACCATTATCATGTTCTCCTAATCTGAATATTAGTTTAGGAGAATCTTTATATTTGCCATTTGGAGAAACAAATTTCTGTTCTTTACGACTTAATTTATCATAAAGGTCCTTTGCTTCATCATATTCAACAAAATCTTTATCCTTTTTACATTTTTCAAGTGTTTCTTCTCCCCATGTATCAGGTTCAAACTCTTCATCTTCAGAAGAATAGCGATTTAAAAATGAAACAGCTGAATCAAAATGAAAATGACCAAAATCTATGACAACATTTTCATTAATAAGATTTAACACTTTTCCAATTTTCATGATATAATTATTTAAGAATGAGTTACGAAAAGTTTGTAAATTACAAAGAAGCAATAGAAAAAGATTTAAAAATAGACCAGTTTAATATACATAACAAAATAAATGAAATACCGTCTTTGAAACATTATTGGGTAGCTAAACTTATTGAATCTAAAATAGAGTTAAAGCAACTACAACGTAAAAAATCAGACTTAATTAAGAAAGTTCAGTCATCTGCAGATGTTGGAATCAAAATTTCTACTCAAAGTGCTAAAGAAATGCTTTCAAAGTCTCCGGTAATTGCAGAAATTAATGATGAAATAGAAGAATTAGAACTTATAATTGAGTATTTGGAAAAAGCTGAGAAGATTTTTAGTTCTACAACTTTTGATTTGAAGAATGCTATTGAGTTAATGAAGATGGAACAGATGTAAAGATGCTAGTACAGTTAGATTATTCAGAAAAAAAGAACGCATGTCATATAGCTCTTTCAGACAAGGATGTTAGAGATAGATTGATGCATTCTTTCAGTGTACCTAATAAAGAAAAAAGATTTACTACCGGGCCAAATAAACGATTCGTAAGGGACCGAAAGTATTTTATAACTCCAACTGGTTCATTCGATTTTGGAATAGCAGGAGAAATTATTAAATGGTTGAAAACATATGTGATAGATAGACCAGTAGAATATCAGATTTCAGATTCATTCAAGGAAAAATTTACACAAGATGAACCATGTGAGATACTTGATAACCTAGAATTTAAGCTAAGAGATTATCAAAGAGAATGCGTTGACCTTGCATTACGTTATAAGTTCGGAACCTTTGTATTAGGTACAGGTGCAGGTAAAACTTTTACCATTGCTTCTATTATCAATAATCTCTTTTCTAATAAAAATATTAAGAAAGTTCTGATTGTAGTTCCAGATAATGGGCTGGTAACTCAATTTTATGATGAATTAGTAAATGTTTATAAACTGAATCGTAAAATAATCAAATTTTATGATAAGTTTAATAAATTAGATGAAGATTCGGAAATTGTAATTGCTAATCGACCATTATTATTATCAAGGTTTAATCAGTATGAAAAGATTTGGAGGAACAGTTTTGATTGTTTAATAGTTGATGAAGCCCACTCTATTAAACGAGGTAATATGGTTTCCAAATGTATTGAAAAAATAGTTACGAAATATAGATTCGGATTTACTGGTACTTTAGCAGAGGAAATTGAAGATAAGATAAAAAATATAGGACTTTTAGGACCTGTCCGATATACTAAAACTTCAAAAGAATTAAGAGATGCTGGTGTATTATCTAATGTTATTATCCGAAAAGCAAACTTAATTTACCCAGAATATTATGGGGAAATGAAATATCGCGATGAAGTTGAAGAACTTTATTCTAACAAATATCGCAATAATTTCTTAAAAGATTTATGTTTTAAACTAGATAAGAATACTCTCTTGCTAGTAAATCGCTTAGAGCATGGTTTTATTTTAAAGAATATTTTGGATACTGTAGAATCTGATAAGAAAATTTATTTTATCAGAGGAGAGATTGATACAGATAGTAGAGATGAAATCAAGAAATTAATGGAGGAAGAAGATAATATATTGTGTATTGCTATAACTAAAATATTCTCAACTGGTATTAATATTAAAAATTTACATAATATTATCCTTGCAGCAGGAGGTAAATCATCTGTTACTGTTGTTCAAAGTATTGGTCGCGGATTACGTCTTCATCCAACTAAAAAAGAGTTAAACATATTTGATATTTGTGATAAAGGATTCAAATATTCTACTGCTCACGCTAATAAACGTCTTAGAATTTACGAAGAAGAAAAAATTAACGTTCGAGAAACTGATATTGTGCTCAGAACTTAGTTAAAAATATTTTTAATAATATTAATTATGTACGTTGGTCAAGAATTAACTTATGATACCTTTTGGCATTTTATGAATAATGAAGGGAAAGATGTCAAATGGTATATTATTGCATATGGAGGTAATTATTCTTTTAGTACTCCAAGTTTAGAAAAGTATCTCACTATAGCAGAAATTTTAGATGAAGACCATGGGGATAATGAAGCTGGGTATAAACAACTTTATTTTGCTAAAAATGAAAAACATGACGGGAAGTTTGTAGAAGCCGGTGGTTTTCCGATGAATGAATGGCCAAGCGCTGAGTATAAAATTAGAGTACATAACACATATCCTCTCGAACTTCTTATTGATTGGTTTGATAAGGATGATGGATTTAGAGATATTATTCTATTGAGGGACCATGAAGATAAACTGAAAATGTAATATGACTGTCTATGAACTTACAGATTTATTAAAAGATACTTCCAAATTTGATAAAAATTTTTGTGAAAAAGGTAAAGTTGATAAAGACTTTAAACTTTTTCTTGATGCAAATTTTGGATATTATTGTAATAATATTTTAGTTGGTACTGAATTTGGTTCAAATATTCTTTTTCAATATGATTATGAAGTCGATTCTCTTAAAAGTTCTTTTAATGAAATTCAACTTAATTTAGTTACTAATTGGAAATTATCATTTAAGAGTGATATGCTTACACTTTCGCTATATGAAGATGATATTTTATGGTGTGATTTTCATATTGCTAAATTAACATTTTTTCAAAATTTATGATTTATCTCCTTTTAATATTTTTTATTATTTTTATAAGTGTAGGAATTATTCTTATGATTCGCACTCATAATGATGAGAAGAAGTCTAGCTTTCTAAAGTAACAGAACATTTATAATTTTCATTGTATGAAAGATAAGTTTATCAATAAATGCAAAACTGCAGATTTAATTGAGATGAACGGCATTATTTTGCAATATCTTCTTAGTTCTAATGAACTTTGTTATCGTGTTCTTGGAGAATTTAATTATCTTGCCCTTGGAGATTTAGAAGATAACAATTTTAGTTATGATGGAGAATGGTATACTATTAAACGTGGTACTGTAATTTTTAAGTTTAAATTTTATAAAGAAATTAAAAACGATGATTGATAAGTGGGAAGAACATCCGGAATTTACTAAGGCGATTAATGAGATTAACAATTTCGCTCAATCTGATGTTATAACCGAAGATGAGGTAGATAATATCCAAGGCTATTATGAAGATGGTGAATACGATGAAGTGAAGCGCCGACTTCATTATATGATGGAAGAGGTGGAACCCCTTTATAAGGCTATCCAGTTTGCATATAATTATTTGGGAAAATTAGATACGAAGTAATATAAAGAATATGGAAACAAAGTGTAAAAATTGCATGTGTTTTAGTCAGGCTTATAGTGTAGGCAGCGGCGAAAAGGGAACGTGTGGACAAACGGGAGATTTGATTGTCCATCATCGTGATGATGATTGTGCTTGTGGTCGTTTTATGGAACTTCCTAAGAAGGAAAAGATTATTCGTACTATTAATAAAGTATTGAAAGCTTGGGTTCGTGAACGTGATGCTATGTTTGTCCGTTCAATGGAAATTGTTGCACATATTAATCAGCTTTTTGAGAATGGGGAATTTAAGGTATTTGATGCTGTTAAGGCATCTTCTGAAATGAAGGGTCTTGTATTCTTCGGTAAGGACACCCTTCATAAGATTGACCGAGTTTGGACCTATCATTGTCCGTGGGATGAAGAGAAAGAACATTTTATTGCATTTTCTGCAAATGGTAAGATGGTAATGAATAATTGGGATAATGATAAGAAGGAATTTGTTACCGAATGGTTTGATATTGACACTCAATTTGATGAGTGTATGGCTGCCATTGGTAAGGTTCGTATTAACTGCGTAACTAAGGCCCGTGTAGCGGAAATCATTATCGAATCTGAGCAGAATAAGTGTGTTTCCGATGAATCTACTACAATTGCAGATTTTAGCGCTCCTTCTGTTTGTCCGTTTGATGTAATTCGTTATCCTCGTTAATATGAGTACACGCACTAACGAAATTTCAGGATGTAGTTGTTATGCTTACGTCCTTTTAGATAATAATGGGAATCTTAATCAGATGAGTGAGGCCATTTCTCGCTCTCTTGATGATACCACAATGTATGATGACTTTGTAATTACTGATTTAAGAAGTTCTTCTTTTGAGAAGGAAATAATAAAGTCCAGAACTCCTTATATATCTTCAGAAGCATATCATGCCATTGAAATGGCTAATCTTCGCAAAGTATCTGTTGTTGTTTATACTTTTAAAGAGATTCGCCGAGATGAACTTTTTAGGTATCATAGTTTAGCCCATCGTTATTTGGAGTGCTCTGAAAGTGAAAAGAAGAAGATTAATAAGTACTTGGATATAAATGAATTCTAAAGCTTTTAATACTGTAAAGACAGAGGAATCTACAAACGTTTGGTTAACACCTCGTGACTTGTTAGATAAATTGGGTCACTTTGATTTAGACCCCTGTGCTGCTACGATTCGTCCCTGGGATTGTGCAGATATAAATTATACTAAAGAAGATAATGGATTAATTCAGCAGTGGTTTGGACGTGTTTGGTGTAACCCGCCTTATGGCTCAGAAGCATATCCATTTTTGAAGAAATTTTCGGAATATAACGGACCAGGTTTAATGTTACTTTTTACACGAACTGATATTAAGGCTTGGCATGATTATATTTTCCCGACTGCAAAATATCTTTTCTTTATTAAAGGTCGTTTGAAGTTCTGTCGTCCCGATGGTTCACAAAAAGCAACTGCTAATGCTGCGTCTTGTTTAATAGCTTGGGATGAATCTGAATTTGAACTTTTGAAAAAGTTAGAAAAAGAAGGCCTCGGTAAGTTGGCTATTTTGTCTTGATTTCAAACAGAACTGAAATAATATATTTTTATGCGACTTTGGCACAAAAATATTATTTCAGTTCTTCCGCGTCAACAACTTCTTGGACAATGGCGGGAATGTTGTTGTATAGCTTCTAATATCACTAAGAATGGTTCGCCTAATCATGTTCTTGTTAATAAAATTTTAGATTTTGATATTGAACATTTTTATGATTATAGTGAAAGAATTATAAATGAGATGAAATCCAGAAATTATAAAGTAACACCAGATAAATTTTGGAAGCATTTCAATTTTCCTAAAAACTTTAAATGCTTTAAAGAAGATTTGTTTAGCACTTGGCATAATGAACGATATTTGAAACAGTGCTTATATAATCTTCAAGAGAAATATGATTGTGGTGCTATTAGTGAATCTGAATGGAATCTTTTAAAACCATTTTTAAATGAAGTTTAAACTTTTTGAATATTTGTTAAAGAGGCGTGAAGAGCTTTCAGAAGAGGGCCTTCAACTTTATTTTAGGTTGTACCCGTCCGGGAGATTAACTGCCGGCTTTGAATATGAATATATTGAAATGTGGTTAGGTAAACCTTCAAAACGCAAAGAAAAAATCTGTTCCAAATATATAAATTTTGATAATCTCACTGAGAAAAAAGTTGAAGATTTCATTTCTAATTTGGAAGCACAAATTAATGAAATTCAAACAAAAAGAAAAAAAGCTAAAGTGGAAACTTCATATTATATAATGGAAATGGAAATGGAGTTATCTTCTATTAAAATTTAATTTTTTATGCTAATAGTAGAGACTGAGATTTTAAAGAAAGGTGATAAAATTATTAATGATGATAAAGAATTTACCTTAAGTGAAGATACATATGTTGTAACTGCGTTGAATGGCGACAAAATCTTGTTAAAGAGATTATATAAAGACGTTATTTTTGCGGGCGAAGCAGTTGAAGCAATAAAGGCGTTTTATACTCATTTAAAAAATAGAACAGGCATATAATTGGATGTATGAGAAAGAAAGATGAAGAAGTGGTTGAGAAGGTAGTTAATAAAATTATCGACAGTAAGGTGCTACTTACAGGAGATGGTGATTTCTGCGTGAATACTTGTGAAAATAAGATTACGAGTATTAATTTTAGAAATCTTTTTTCTGTTGAAAGTAGCATAAAGGAAGTTCGTGTGTGTTTATATAATGTAAGATTGACTTACATTGACGAAAATACATACACCCAAAAGCCTTATACAAATCATCACATTATTTTACACAAAGATAGCAATTCATGTGAAAGATTTGGCGATGATGAAGCAACAGATTTGGCAAAATCTCCATCTTTTAAGCGTTTGGTAGAATACATTGAGGAAAACAAGCATATCATCCTCCACAATGATAAGGAGTATGGTAAGTCTCATAGATTAACCGATACTGATTTTATTTGATTATGACAATGGAACAATTAATTGACGAGTGGGCAGGTAAGGATTGGAAAAATCGTGAATGGAACGCTGATGAAATTGGTGTATTCCAATATGACAAACTTACCTATTTCCTTACGCATAATACAGGTTATGTTTGGATTGACCAGCTTGATAATACATTTGCTGTTGAAACAGAAGATACAGTATTGTCTCATTTCAATCTAACTAATCATGATGAATATTTGGGTTGTGTTTTGAATGTAGAGTTCAATGGTAACTGCCTGATTATTGGAACTCATAAATTTTATCCGCATCCTGAAACACTTCATGAATTCGCTTATCGTGTAATTCGTTCAGAAGTAGAGTATAAGACGGGGCTTTGTGATAAGTTTTGTGCTTGTTTGCTGACTCTTATTGATGTTTTGCGTTATCTTGGCAAAAATGATTTGAAAATCAGAGTTATTTTGTAATAATTTCATCCCCAAGTTTTTCTTGGGATTTTTTATTTTTATCTTTGGTAGCTTTTAGAACAGTCATATAATTGAATTATGAGAGATGTCACCGGTTATCCCCTCAGCCCTAATCAGCGTAAAGAGGTGGAAGATTTCATGAATAAACATGATATTACTGAAAACGAAGCAAGGTATGCGTTAGGTTATGTTCCTCTTGATTTACCACAAGTCTCAATTGAGGAGGCATTTGACATGGTAAAGAAAGAAAATCCTAATCTTGAACTTTCTTATAAAACGATGGATATATGGGTTGATGAAGTAATGAAACGTGCTATTCCTAAACCTAATCCTAAACGTCTTAGAGGATGGATTGAAACTACAGGTATGTTGTGTAATGGACCTTCGTTGATTGAGATGGTTAAAGAAAGAGGGTTTGAATGTAATAATGATTTCAAGGTTCATTATAGATATTTGGAACAGTGTGAGAAAGAAAGAAATCTAACTGATGCTGAAAAGGCAGATAAAAGAAATCTTGAAATTCTGAAAAAATGGTGAAATAAGCGCATGAGCGAAATTAAAAAGACTATTTTACTTTGTTTTAAAGATTATGATGACCTTTTTAGGTATAGGCGTGAAAGTATGAACCGTTTGGAACGCCATTATGAGGGGTTCAGAGCCGGTAGCACTATGTATAAGTTAGGTTTGATGAATTCAAGCACTGCATGTGGATTGACTGCAGATGAAGTCTTTTTTGTGAATTGTTCTATTGATGATTGTGAGGATGAAGATTTCAAACTTACATTACGAGTACTAGAGAAATGTGGTACAAAGATTCATCATGACCCCAAAGATACAGAAAAATTTCAAGAAGAATTACAAGCAAATCTTGATAGGATAGATACTATAATGAAACTCTTCAAATACTGTGCTAGTGGAGAACTTAGACAATATACGTATGAAGTGGCGATGCAGAAACTAAATGAGGAGTTTGAGTTGAAACGAGATAAAAGAATGATGGAATTTTGCAAAGAAATTCTTGAAAAATACGAAAACGGAACATTGAAGGAATATTTAGAACAATAAGCGTATGAGCGACATGGTTTTATACAAAATTGGAACGAATGGTACAGTTGAAGAGGTGTGTAGAGAGACTATACAAGAATTCACGACTGACGAGAACACCTCATGTATCATTCCTATTTCCAAAAATCCTTCCGAAGAAGAACTGAGAAGAGTTGAATTTTATAAAAATTACATTATTAATCAAGGCTATAAAAATGTGACTATTGAGGAAGTTGATGATGAAACTTTAACATCTTGAATGAATAATTAATATGACCAATTTTTATACAAAGAGAGGGAAGAATAAGCATAATTACTTCACCCACAATTACACTCCTTCCACCAAAAAGAAAAAGGAAGAAATGGAAAATGTTGTGAAGTTAGTTCATAAGTTCATGGTGTATGACATTGTGAAAAAGTTTATGAATTATGATTTTATGGGTGATATGCCAAGTGAAAAATGAAGAATAAGCGCATAGACACTATACGTGGGACAAAGTAACAGAACTAATGTATCATTGACTAATGACTAAACTTTATAAGAGAGATAAAAAGGGTAATTTACTTGAATGGTCTATTGACCATGATAATGTGAGTTATTGGACTATTAGCGGCAGATGCGACGGTAAGAAAATTCAAACTTCACCTACTTATGTAGAACAAAAAAATGTAGGTAAGGCTAATGAGACGAGTATTGAACAACAGGTTTTGAATGAAGTATCATCTAAGGTTCAATATCAGATTGACCATGGTTATTCTTATGACATTCCTAGTGAAGAGAAACGATTTGAGGTAAGTCTTGCAGACAAATACCCCGATAGACAAGAAAAGGGTAAGTTAGACTTTCCTTACATTGTAGAGCCCAAACTTGATGGCCTGCGCTCATATATAAAATTAGTAGATGGTGAAATTCGTATGTTCAGTAGAGGACATAAGGAGTTTGTAAGTTGTCCTCACATTAAAGAGAATGAATTTGTAAAGAAGTTCTTTGAGACTTACCCTGATGCTATTCTTGATGGTGAGTTGTATAATCATGAGTTAAAGGATGATTTCAACAAGATAGTAAGTCTTGTGAAGAAGACCAAGCCTAAGCCTGAAGATTTGGAAGAAAGTGCCAAGTTGGTTCAGTATCATTGTTTTGACAGTTATTATCCATCTGAGCCACAGTTGCTTTACCTAGAGCGTAAGACAAGATTGGTGGACATCTTTGAACAGAATGGATGGGTGGGTCATCATTTGGATGATGTGAACAAAGATAGTTTTTATCTTGTTGGGCCTGGTTGGGTTCATTACTTTATTGGTGGTTGGAAGTTAGAATCATCTAATGAAGTATATAACGAGACTTTGGTCGAATATTACATTAAGGTCATGGTAAATCGTGGTTACGAAGGTATTATGCTCAAAAAGGATGTTCCTTATTTCTTTGGACGCTCCTTTGATATGCTCAAATACAAAAAGTTTAAGGATACTGAATACAAGATTGTTGATTTTGAAGAGGGTAAGGGCAATTTGAAGGGAATTGCTGCTGCTGTTATTTGTGAGACGGATAATGGTGAGCAATTCAAAGCAGGGGTTACAGGAACACAAGACTATGCAAGAAACCTTTACGAAAACCGTAATGAGTATGTAGGAAAACTTGCCACTATCAAATATCAAGAACTTACTCCTATGAAAGATGGCAGGGGCGGTGTTCCCCGCTTTGGCAAGATGATAGAGGTTAGAAATTACGAATAAACTAAGCTGATTATGATACCCAACAGATTGATAAAAAAGACTATTGTTGACCTTTATAAGGAAGGGATGTGGAATATTGAATTTGTATCAGGGAAGAAAAGATACAAGGTCAAATACAATAAAGAAAAAGATGAGGTTTTTACTGATGAATTTGGAGTATTTGATTTTGAAAAGATAACCAATAGTGATATTGGAACTATTTTCACTCTTAATTTTAAGTATGATGGGAAGCCGTGTTATTTTATGGCTTCAAGACCTACAGTAGAAATGTATAGGTTCAATCCTGGGCTAAATCCTAGAAATTGTATAGCACATTTGTAAAACATGCGAAAACTAAATGAAGAATACTTCATACTCGAACATTTTAAGAATTCTGATAAAGATGTAACTCTAATAGAGTTACAGGATAAATTTGAGGAGTTTGATAAGAGTGTTCGTTATAGTTGTTGGCCAGGTTTTGGAACTTATGGTAGGGTGTATACTGCGGTTTTTCGTCATGACAAATGGTTTAAGATGGATGGTTATACAATTTCATTCATAGGAGATAGAGAATCGTTTATGAAATACCTCGATATTATCTGGAAGTTTACTAAACCTTATTATGATTACGATTAAGTTATGAAAGATAAAACTTTTATAGAACTCTGTGAAGAAGCAGACATCATAAAGTGTTATGGTCAACCTGCATTTTTCATGAATGATACTTTCTATTTTTATGTTCAGACACTTGGTGGTGAAAGCAAACGAGAAATCAAAATAAACAGAGATAAACAGCCTAAAAGATGTGGTAAGTATCATTGGAATTTTGGTAATGTAACTCACACTATACAATTTTTTAAAGAATTATGATTGAAGAAGTTATTGAAGAAAATCATAGTCTTACTTATAAAGAACTAAAAGAGATTTTGAATACTATGAGTGACAAAGACCTTGAGGAAACGGTTTTTGTTGAGTATAAGGCTTATTGTAAAGATGGGAAAGATTGGTATCACGAATGGACTGATGCTGTCAGTTACGAACTTATTCATACCAAGTCTGAGCATGAATTTTATAACGATAGAAGATACCTTAAACTATATCTTAAGTCTTATTCGGATATAAAATATGAAGAAAACTGTTGAATGTGATTACCAAATAATTCCTAAAGCTAAACCTGACTTTATTTGTATTAGAACTGAAATATAAAAATATTATCTTATGCGGATTCTTATATCTTTAGCTATTATTATAGTATCAGTTTCAACTTGGGCAATTCTTCGAGTTGCTAGTGATGCAGACGATGAACTTGATGATTATAGAGAAATACAGCAAAAAGAAACTGAAAATTAATCATGAAGCACGAAATCATTCTTGAAAGAAATAACCTCAATGATAAAGATCAGTTCACTGAGCAGGGTTATGAATTAGCAGAGCAAATTGATGAGTTTGATTGTAGCCTTAGAAATATAGTTGCTGAGTGTGTAGCTGAATATCTTTGGCAACATACACATTTAAAGGATTCAAATAGGAGTTTTTGTGATATTTTCGGTAAAATTCTTAACAGACACACTGATGTTGAGTTCTTTACTGCAGATATGGATAAAGATAGATGTGAATTTATAGAAGAATCTAAAGTATTGATGAAGTTATGAGCTTTTTACTTGCATTTTTTTGTATTCTAACGATAATTTTTGGTATAGGTGGGTTTATTATATATCCTATTATAGCATTGGAATCGGATGCGTCGGCTGTTAATTTTATTCCTATTATTCTTGTTGTTATTGGTTCTCTATTTTTGGCCTATGATTATGTGGAAAATGATGTCATAGACTATAATTTAGATGAAAATAACGGTATTTTGACAGTTAATGTTCATGATAGTGAAAATAAAATTAATAAAGTTCAAATAAATCATGTAACAACTAAGAAAGAATGGAAATTTTTTTAATTATTTTGGGAGTTATAGCAGTTGCTGCTATTTTAACACTTATAACGAGTTGTCTTGTTAATATGACATTAAACCCATTCAAATACTTTCAAGATGATTGGGATATGGGTTGTATTCAATGGAGTTTTGGATTTTATGTGTTTGTAATTGGTATTTTTACTTGTATCGTATGCTGTCATCAGAAAGAAAAGAAGCTACATTCTATAAAAACAAAATGGAATGAAAGTACTTATTCTTATGATGTAACTGTTTCTGGTTCCGAAGTGAAGAGCATTAATATTATTCATAAAGAAAATAATGATTAAAGAGTTAGAGAGCCTTTGCGAATTCATCTGTAGGGATATTGAGTTCAGAGATGACTTTGGTTATTTCACAATTTATTGTACAGTTAAGCAAAATGAAAAAGGCCTCTCTATTTTTGAACATTTTATAGCGCATAATGACCCAGAACAAAATCTTATAACAAATTGTTGGTTAAAAGACGAGTCAGATGTTAGAAACTTTTACGATATTTTGAAAGGAAATATTATAAAACGTTGGTCAAGCCATATATCTGAAAAGGAGTTTGACGAACTTGTTGAGAAATATTTTACACTTAATAAGAAACAGAACTTCTTTAAAAATAATTTGTAATTTTCAAAACATAAACAGCAAAAAATAAAATTATGTCTAGTCTATTTGATGGTGCAACTAAGATTGATAATGTAACTACCACTACTAACGGAATGACTGCTTTTAATAGCTCTCTTTCTGCAGTTTTGGACCTTTTTCAGGATGGTTTTTCATATCGTCGTAACCCTAAGGCAGTAGAGGAAGCCGTTCGTAAGGCCGCCCTTGAGAATAAGGAGCTTACTCTTAAGTGTCTTTTCTATATTCGTGATATTCATGAAGGTCAGGGTGAGCGAGAGGTATTTCGTCATGGTATGCGAACTCTTTTGAGCCTCTATCCGGAGTATGCTCGTAATATTATTCATATTCCTAATGGTACCGATGATAAGCCTTTTGGCCGTTGGGATGACCTTGTGGCGCTTTTGGGTGTTTCTAAGGAGATTGATATTCAGATTTTCGACGTACTTCGTACTCAGCTTAGCAATGATATGCTTAATGTGATGAATGGTGAGCCGCAGAAGGTATCTCTTCTTGCTAAGTGGCTTCCTTCTTGCAATACTTCTTCCAAGAAGACCCGTGAGCTTTCTGTAACGGTTCGTAATGGTCTTGGTATTGCTTCCGAGAAGCAGTATCGTCAGCAACTCAGTTTTCTCCGTAAGGTTATTAATATTGTAGAGACTAAGCTTTCTAATAAGGATTATACCTTTGATTATTCTAAGCTTCCTTCTTATGCAGCCGGTAAGTATCGTAAAGCATTCCTTCGAAATGATAATGCTCGATATGTTACATATCTTCAGGAACTTAATAAGGTTGTACGTTCTGCAGAGCCCGTAATGCTTAAGAGCGCACCAAAGATTAATACCTCTACTCTTTATCCTTATGATGTAACTCGTCCAATCACTAATAAAATGCGTTGTATTAAGCAGACGCAGAAGAATGGTTGTTATGTAGATACTCATGAATATCGTGGAGATGAAAATATCGCTCTTCAGGCTGATTCTCAGTGGCGTTCTCTTCGTAATTATTTTGAAGGCGCAACCGGTAATCATAATTGGCTTGCAGTAGTAGATACTTCTGGCTCTATGTTCAATGGTTGGGGTCATAATATTGCTTCTATCGACGTTGCTTTGTCTCTTGGTCTTTATATTGCAGAGCATAATACTGGTATCTTTAAGAATCAGTTTATCTCTTTCTCGCGTAAGCCGACTTTCCAGACAATTGATGATACTTGGCCGTTGAAGGAGAAGCTTCTTCATATGATTTCTGCTCCTTGGGGTCAGAATACTGATTTGGAAGCTGTATTTGATAAGGTTCTTGAGATTGCAGTAAAGAATAAGATTTCTGTAGATGAGATGCCTGAGGCTATCTTGATTATCTCTGATATGCAGTTTGACCAAGCAACAAGAGGGGCTGACGCATTGAAGATGATTCGTACGAAGTATGCTGAGGCAGGTTATAAGATGCCGAAGATTGTATTCTGGAATACTGCTACAGTTGTAAGTTCTAAACCAATTACATATCATCGTAGCGGTGCTATCCTTTGTGGTGGGTGTAAGCCAGGCATGGTTGAGCAGATTCTCTCTGCTAAGAATCCCGAGGATTTTATGGTTTCAGTACTTAACAAGGACCGTTATTCTATCATTAAGTAATCCTTCAAAAGGTGGGTTTTTACCCACCTTTTTTATTTTTTGCGGTATAATAAGTTCATGGCATTAAGTACGGAATATGTATCTTCTAAACCGATAAAGGAAAAGCCCGAACACTATATTTCAGGACCACAATTCATGTCTGATATTTCTGAGTATTACAAATACGATAAATTGAAATCAGAACTTGATGATAATGATAAGAGCCCTGAAGCTAAACTTATTAGAAGAAATGCTAAAAAGTATTTTGAGAAGTGTGGTTTGGCGATTAGTATGATGATTAACCGGTTTAGCAAAAAATCCTAAATTTTCGGGTTATACCTGGAAGGATGAGATGGTTGCAGATGCTCTTGTTAAGTGTACAAAAGCATTAATTGGTAAGAAGTTTGACCCATCGCGAAAATATAATCCTTTTAGCTATTTTAATCGTATTGCTTGGCGTGAATTTTTGAGAAGAATTAATCTTGAAAAACAAAATGTTAAAGTACGAGCAGAATATGGTCAGGAATTCTTGAGAGGGTTTGCTAAAGAGAATACAGACGCTCCCATTTATATTAAACCTGTATTTTCTTCGTCTTTGGGAGAGTTTTATAATGCAGAAAATGAAATAGTTATAGAAGATTATGATAATTGACATTTTGAGAAAGAAAGGTCTTTCAGAAAATGATAGAATGATTGTAGGAATTTTAGTCGGTTGCGTTTTTGCTGGCCTTTCTACAATTTTTTCAACGCTTTTGCTTGCTGTTACATATCTTTGGGGGTGGATTGGTTTTACATCCTTGATGGGAGTTTGTCTTCTTGGATTTTTAGCAGTAATATTCTGTGGAGACGATGAATAAAATCGCTATTTTTTCAGATTTGCATTTGGGTATTAAGCAGGACTCAGTTGAGTGGCATAATATTGCGCTCAATTGGGCCGACTGGTTTGTATCTGAATTAAGAAAGAGGGATATTAAAGATGTAGTATTTCTTGGTGATTTCTTTCATACTCGAAATTCCATCTCAGCAAATACCCTTCATATAGCTTCAGTGGTTTTGAATAAGCTTAGTGAGTTTAATTTATATTTCATCTTAGGTAATCATGACCTTTATTACGCAAATTCCCCTTCGGTTTCGCCGGTTAATCTATTTCAGGGCAGGGACAATATTAAGGTTTTTGCTAAGCCTGAATTAGTGACTTTCGGTTCTAAACAAATCCTTTTTTGCGGTTGGGGCTATAATCCCGAAGAATATTCTAATGCAGATGTTCTCTTTACACATGCTGAGATTAATATGTTCAAATATAATCTTGCTGTCGGGAATTGCGAAGAAGGTTATAAAGCATCGGGACTCCTAGAAAAATTTGATTTGGTGTATTCAGGTCATTTTCATCTTCGTCAAGAAAAGACATGGCCTAATAAACGTATTGTTTATGTAGGTAATACATTCCCAATGGACCATTCTGACACTTATGTAACAGAAAAGGGATTTGATATTCTTGATTTAAATACGTTAACAAGTGAGTTTGTAAAAAATGAAGTTTCTCCGAGATTCTATAAGTTAAACCTTAGCGAACTTATAGAAAATAAGAGATGGCCTATAGAAAATTTGACTCATAATGTAATACCTGGGAATATTTTTAAAGTTATTATTGATATGGATATTACTCCGTCAGATATGAATATCCTTAGCAATATTATTAGTGGTTTGAAACCTCTGGAGTTTTCTGTAGAATGGGAAAATGGAAAAAACTTCAGCCAAGATATAGCTGAAGTTGAATTAAAAGCTTTTGATATGGAAGATGCGATTAAAAAGTATATCGAATTACTAGATATTCCAAATAAAAATGAAGTGTCTTCTTATGTTTTATCTTTATATGAAAAAGCCCGAGTTTAAATCTCGGACTTTTTTCTTTATTGTATAGAATTAAGCATTTTTAGCTGTCTACTACTATTTTTATAAGGATTATAAGAATCCATCACTGCGCCATTTTGAATTGCATTATCAGTCATTTGAGACCCCATTTCTTCTTCAGGAGAAGGGCTTTGTTGATTTTGATTATTAGGAGCTAATTCTTGTATGGCGCTGATAAGTTCTTGTACATCACCACCTGCTTTAATATAAGCTCCAACTGTATTAAGAATAGATTTGGAATATGAAGCAACCTTAGCTGAACTAGCTGCATTTTTTGCAGTATTATCGATGGACTTATTATTAGCAGTTGCATTTTTAACATTATTAACATTTTGTAATGCTGCTTCTTTATTGCCTATCGCAAGATTACCTGCAGCCCTTGCGCCTTGACTAATATTGCTTCCAACTTGTTTTACGGTTCTACCAACATTGGCGATACGACGTCCGGTATTTTTTACGCCTTGTTTCAAGCCGTTAATTCCTCCTGAAACATTGGCCTTCAAATCATCAAACCAACTTTCATCAATTTTTTCTCCTTTAGCATATTGAAGGTCTTCATTTATTTGAGAAATTAAAAGCTCTCTTTCTGAAATATGTTTTTTAGCCATATAGTTTTATTTATATTTATTTTTCAGAACTTCCATAACCAAAGCGCTTTAGACGAATAATAACATCATGTATATTTTTAATATTATTTCCAATTTTACCGCCAGCATTTACAAATGATAATAACATTTTTGCAGCAGAGATTGCATATGATTGAGCTTTACCACGCATCTTGGCTTTAGTTCTATCTTTTTTTATTTTTTGTTTACTTTTTAGAGTAAACGAATCCTTTAAATCTGCTTTCAACCACTCCTTTGCTCCATTGGCACTAGCTTTGATATCTTCCCACCATCCTTCATCAAGACGATCTTCATTGCGATTATAATATGCATCTTGAAGACATTGTTCGATTAAAAATTCTCTGTCTGAAAGCTTTCTTTTTGACATATATTTCTATTTATGATAACAGAACAAATGCATATTTAAGCTATGACAAAAAAGCTTTATATTGTAATTGATGTTCAGAACGACTTCATTAGTGGAAGTCTTGGTTCTGATTGGGCTAAGCGTGTAACTCCTAACATTGCCAAGTTCCTTTCTATGGTAAAGGACAAGGAAGATACTGTTGGTATTTGGGCTACCCGTGACACGCACTTCAACAAGGAAAGTGTTGGTGATGAGTTTGAAAAGGACGGTAAGAAGTGGAGTAGTGAAATTTCAGAAGCTTGCTGGTATGAAAACACTCTTGAGGGTAAGAAGCTCCCCGTTGAGCATTGTATAAAGGACACATGGGGATGGGAGATTGATGAAGAGGTGATGAAGCACGTTACTCCTCATAGAATTTATGATAAGCATACCTTTATGTCGTATTACCTTGGCAGACACATTGGTAATTTCATGAAGGATATCAAAATGGATATGTCTCATGAGATTGACGAGATTGTACTTATGGGTTTTTGCACGGGTATTTGCGTAGCATCTAATGCTCTCTATATTCGTGGTTTGTTCCCTGATATGAAGATTACTGTTCTTGAGGATTTGTGTGCATGTGTTACTGAAGATACACATAAGGCGGCCCTCACTACAATGGGTTGCTGTCAGATTGATATTGAGAAATCTGAAAGTTATGTTCTATAATTCTTACGCAAAAAAAGCAAAGGAGCTTTTTGCAAATAAAGTAACAGTCGTTACTTGCCCTGAAGATGTTGAACTTGCGTCTTATAATTTAGTGTTTGCTATTCCTGTATTTTTAGCAGGTGGCATCACTAATTGTGAGGAATGGCAAAAAGTTGTCATTAACTATTTTAAGAAAAATTGGAAACACGAACGAGGTATTATTTTTCTTAACCCTCGTAGAGATTCTTTTGATGTAACTAATCCTAATGCTACTAGAGAGCAAATTGAATGGGAATTCAAATATTTGAATACTCCTCGTGTTCTTTTCTCTATGTATTTTTCCAATTCTCCTTCGCCACAACCTATCTGTTTTTATGAAATGGGTAGAGCACTGGGAAAAAAAATTGAAATAGATGATTTTGATAAGCTACGTAAAAATGACGTTTTTGTAGCAATACACAAAGATTTTCATCGTAAAGCAGATGTTTTAATTCAAGGTGAACTTGCAGATTATGGTAGTATTCCTTCGGAAGTAGATAGCGCAGAACATTATGCACAGTTGTTGATGAATTATATTGAAAAGAATTATAACTTAACTATTCCGATGGAAAGCTCTTTGGGCAGAAACTGTTTTCTTTGTAAGTATTTTTCTGAAACTCCTACTCATGGTTCATTGATAGTTGGTGAATGCCTTAAAAAGGAAAATATGGTTTGGTATCCTGCTAATAGATATAGCGGAAGACATAAAGGTTATAAAACTGTATCTGATAATGATGTTTGTAAATTTTTTGAGAAAAAAGAAAAGTAAAAATCATGGTAACGTTTAATGGAATAAATGTAGTACAGAGTCGCTTCCCTAACAATGAAGTTGACTATGTTTCTGCTAATAGGCTAAAGGCAACCTGTCCTGTTCCTTTTGAAGAACCTTGTTGGGATGAGTTCAAAGTTGTTTATGAAAGCAATGAGGACTTGTTCAATCTTCAGGTTATTAAGAAGTGGTGGGATGATGCTTATCCTAACAATTGGGCAAGACTTGTTATTGATTTCTTCCCTTATGGGCAGATGGATAGAGACACAGGTGTTCATTTGTTTAGTTTGAAGTATGTGGCAGAGATTATCAATGATTTGAATTTCAGAGCAGTTTACATATGTGACCCACACAGTAATGTACTTCCTGCTTTGCTAAAGCATTGTCATGTGAATTATCCTGTTAAGTCTTTCTTGGAAGCAGAAGTTCATCTCAATGAGGAAAATCCTTATGATCTTATGTTCTATCCTGATGCAGGAGCAGCGAAGAAGTATAGTGAACTCTTCAAGTCTCCTTATCGTTTTGGCGACAAGAAGCGTGACCTTAAGACGGGTGAAATTGTTTCGTATGAAGTCATTGCTGAAAAGGAAGATATTAAGGATAAACGAATTCTGATTATCGATGATATTTGTGCTGGTGGACGAACCTTTAGAGAAGCAGCCACTGCGCTTCGTAAAATGGGAGCAAAGAAAGTGGACCTTTACATCACTCACATGATGCCGCAATCTAAGGATTTTTATAATTCTAATGCAAATGGAATTATTGATGAAATTCATACTGCAGATACTCTAAAGATATTCAGCGAAAAGAAAGTAATTGAAATTGATTTGTCAGGACGTTAAACTAAGGCCCTGACAGAACTTGCATAAAATTAAATTATAAGTTAAAATTACTAAAATTATGTTTCTAAATCCTTGGCTTTTGACAGACTTTTATAAGTTGACGCACATTCTCCAGTATCGTCCTGAACTGCGAGAATTGACTTCATATCTCACACCTCGTGGTTCTCGCCTTAAAGGTGTTGATAAGGTAGTATTCTTCGGTTTGAGTGCTTATGTGCATTCTTATGTTGTGAAGAATTTCAATGATAACTTCTTTAATTGTCCTTGGGATGAAATTGCTGTTGATATTGCCGATGTTCTTAAGAATGGTCTTGGTTATTCCGGCCATATGATTACTAAGACTCTTATTAATCTTCATACACTTCATGACCTTGGCTATCTTCCTGTGGAAATCAATGCTGTGCCTGAGGGTACGCTTGTTCCTATGGGTGTTCCTTGTGTGGAAATCAAGTCTACCAATCCTCAGTTTTTCTGGGTCGGACAGGCTCTTGAAGCAAGCCTTTCGGCTGCAATTTGGCATCCGATGGTGAGTGCTACCATTGCTCGTGAATATCGTAAAATTGCAAGAGGCGCATTTTCTGCGACAGTTGAAAATGGCATTGATGAACGAACTGCCATGTGTGACTTCTCAATGCGTGGTCAGGAGAGTAATGAGAGTGCAGTAAATGCTTCCGTTGCTTGGCTTACTTCAATGTGGAACTCATCTACGGTTGCTGCTCGTAAACATATTCAGAATGTTTATGGTAAGTGTGAAGGTAACGTTCGCGGTCTTACTTCAACAGAGCATTCTGTTATGACTTCTCATGCTTGTTTGGATAAAGGTGATGAAATTCCTACATTCAAGTATCTTTTCGAGCTTTATAAGAATGTGTCATTTGCAGCAGTAAGTGACAGTTATGACTTCTGGAATGTACTTACCAACATCCTTCCTAACAACTTTATGGAGGAAATTAATGAGCGTGGTAAGCGTGGGGTATTCATTGGTGTCCGACATGATAGTGCTGAACCTGTGGATGCTCTCTGTGGTACTGTACCTATTCTTCATGCTGATTCAGTAAAGCGCATTCCTAAGGAAATGCTTGAAGATGGAACTAAGTTTGAGTGTATGACTCTAATGTTTACAGAAGAGGAAGCAAATAATCTTTGGGAACAAGGTTTCCGTGAGGGTAATCTTGTAGCAGTCCTGTGTGATGGTGAGGAATACCTTGTTCGTATTCGTGCAGTTGAACATTTGCATGGCATTGATGAGACTGTTGATAAGGATTGTCCTACAATGTGGGCATCAGGTGTTCTTCAGAATCGTTCTCGTACTTGGGAAGAGAAGGGCATGGTGGAAACCATGTATGAACTCTTTGGTGGAAATGTGAACTCCAAGGGGTTCAAGGTTCTCAACCCTGGTATTAAGGCAGTTTATGGTGATAGCATTACTATCACTCGTGCCAAGAAAATCTATAAGCGACTTGCTATCAAGGGATTTGCTGCCAACAATGTAAGTCTTGGTGTAGGTTCATTCTCATTCCAAGCCCTTGAGAATGAAGACGGTACTTTGTCACCCTTTACGAGAGACACTTTCAGCATTTGTGTAAAGTGCTCACACTCAAAGTATTATGACGAAAATGGTGAAATTCAAGAGAAATTTGTTTATAAGGACCCTAAAAGTTGGTCATCCAAGAAATCAACTAGAGGATTGTGTCAAATTTATTTTGATGAAAAAGGTGAATTGATTTATAAGGATGAAAAGTATGAAAAGGACTTGATTGGTAAAAATTCTGCTCTCATTCCTTACTTCAAGGACGGAAAAGAATATAAACAGAATTTTGAAGAAGTCCGTAGAACGATAGACGAAAATCTATAAAAAATAAAAATCTTCTCATAATCCTTTCACACGAGATACATTTTGTATAAATACTGATATGGATTATGAGAAGATATATGATAACCTCGTAAGTTATCGTAGAGAAAATGTATTGGATGAAAGTAATTGTGAGTATTACGAAACTCATCATGTCGTTCCTCGTTCTATTGATAAGAAACTAATTTACAAAAAGTCAAATAAAGTAAATCTTACAGTACGAGAACATTTTATAGCACATTTACTATTGAAACGAATTTATAAGAAAAAGTTTGGTGAAGATAGTTATCAGTATAGAGCGATGGTAAAAACTTGCTTTTTATTCGCTAATAGACATAAAGGTGTTACTATCAATTCACGAACAATTGAAAAATTGAGAATTGCTTATAAAAAGTTGCCAAGTCCAATGATAGGAAGACCTATGAGCGACAATGCAAAAAAGGCTTTACTTAAAGCGAATCTTGGTAGAAAACACACAAAAGAACACAGACAAAAAATTTTAGAATCTCGTATAAAAAATGGTAATAATAAACTTTCAGAAGAACATAAACAAATTTTAATTCAAAGTCGTTTGGGTTCTAAACATACAGAAGAAACTAAAGAAAAAATAAGACAGAAAAAACTCGGATTTAAACACACGGAAGAGAGTAAGAAAAAAATTGGTGAAGCATCAGCAAAGTTTATGACTGGAAGGAAATTACCAAAAGAGGTTTGTGAAAATATTAGAAAATCTAAAAGTGGAGAAAAAAATCCAAACTTTGGTAAAAAATGGATGTTTAACGAACAAACTAATCATAGACTTTGTGTAAAAATTGAAGAAATAGAAGAGTATAAAAAAATTGGTTATAAACTTGGAAAAAATGGTAAAGGTGGAAAGTCACATCATAAAAAACATAGAACTAATGTATAATTAACTTATGGAAGAAAAACAAAAGAAGTATTTTGAATATATTGCTTGGTTAGAAAAACAACCTAGTGTAATTAAATTTGCAAAATATTACATTACAAATTATAATGTTGAAAAGCATTTTGATGTTAATAAGCGAGAAAGCGTTGAATTCATTGCATCATTATTAGCACAAGCATATACCCATGAAGATGGTTATAAGTTCAATAAAGAAACTGAATTTGATAAAGATTTTACTATTTCTGATATTATTGATAAAACCTGTTTGTTAGAACGAACCCTTTTTCGTGTTAAAAGAGCATTGAAATATAATGATGATGGAACTGTTACAGTAAATCTTTGGAAGGATTTAGATGAAACGAAAGAATTTGAGACAAGTCGTGAAACCATTGATGAAAATCTGTGAGTATGAAAAATCGTGACATCTTTTGGCGAAGAAAAATGAGATGGCGAAATATCAAGTTTTTTGTAACTCATTATATTCTTGAAGAAAAGAGAAACGAAACATGCACATTCAAATGTCACTCTACTGCTGCGTATTTCAGAAAACTTACAGATGATAGACTTTTTGGAAGAAAAAAGAGGGGAGTATGACACTACCCTCAACTAAGCAAAAATAAGATAATGGAAAATATGAACGAAAAGAAAGTATATGATTTTAATTTAGAGTTGGTATATGCAACCATTGAAACACATTTGAAGACATGGGCTTCAATTACGAACGCTGATAAATTTGTTGTTGGTATTAGTGGTGGTAAAGACAGTACAGTTGTAGCTGCATTACTTGTTTCCATTTTTGGTAAGGAACGAGTACACGGTGTATTGATGCCACAAGGAACACAGTCTGATATTCATGATAGTTTTGACGTGGTAAAAATTCTTGGTATTTCTCATTCTATTATCAACATTGCTGAGAGTGTGGATGCTATCACAAAACAGATTTGGGATAGACGCTCAATGGATAATGTTTATCCTAATAAGGACATGGAAATCAATCTTCCTGCTCGTATCCGCATGTCTACACTTCATGCTGTTGGTCAATGTATTGGTGGTCGTGTTATCAATACTTCCAATCTTTCAGAAGATATGGTTGGTTATGCCACACAATTTGGCGATAATGCAGGGTCGTATGCTCCTATTCAAGGATTAACAGTAACAGAGGTAAAGCACTTAGGTTGCTATGTTGCTACTTTACTTTATAATAAAAAAATGTTAGAAGATACTTCTGTCAAGGAAAGAATGGCTGATATGTCTTGGCAAACTTACCCCGTAGATGGTCATAAACGACTGATTGAACTAATTGACAAAACTCCTGCTGATGGCCTTCAGCCTCAATCTGATGAAGAACGACTTGGTATTACTTATAAACAGATTGATGACTTTATTCGTTTCAACAAGGGAGATGATGAAGTAAAAGAAAAGATTAGAAAGAAGTATAAGCAGAATAAGTTCAAGTTGGAAATTGTGCAGATGCCTCAACCTGATTTCTCATATCTTCCCAACTTTGTGAAAAATGCCGGTTAGAACCGGCATTTTTTCTTTCAGAACTCATGTAAAGTATTAATACATGAAGAAAATTAATTTCAAAAAACTTTATATTCAAAACTTCTTATCTATTGGTAATGAACCATTAGAAATAGATTTTAACACCGGAATGAATGTAATTACAGGTGTTAATAGAGATGAGGATGGTATTGCAAATGCGGCGGGCAAAAGTTCCATTTCAGATGCTTTCTATTTTGCTTTGTTCGGTAATACAATGCGAGAACTTTCTAAGTTAAGTTTCATTGTTAACCGAAAGGTTGGTAAAAATTGTGTAGTTCGTCTCGAGGCAGATATTGAGACTCCAGGAAATATTGATACTTATCTTATTGAACGTAAACTTGCACCTCAATCATTAAAGATTTGGAAAGATGGCGTAGAGGTTACTAAATCCACAACCGCTGAGACTAACAAATATATTGAAGAAGTTTTTTATGCGGAAAAGGATATTTTCCAAAATTGTGTTCTGATGCGAGCTAATAATACTATTCCGTTCATGGCTCGTAAAAAACAAGAAAAGAAGAACTTCATCGAGACTATTTTCAACTTAAATATCTTCTCCTTAATGTCCCGAATTTTGAAGGAGGATATACGCACAACTAAAGGTAACTATTCTCTTGAGAAAAATACTCAAAGTTTACATGAATCAAATATCGCGAACTATCAAAGAGAGCTCGAGCGATTAATAGATTTACAAAATCAATATGAAACTCGTAAACAAAGAGAGTTAGACGCAATCAATGAAAAAGTTGATAATGAAAATCGATGTATCGTTTCTTATAATACAGCTATTGATGAGTTGCATAAAAAGTGGCCTAAAGATTATGACTTAAATGCTATCAATTCGTCTCTTATCAAACAGGAAGAGTTTAAAACTAAGCTAAACATAGTAAAATCTCAACTTTATATCGAAGAAGGTGTTCTTCGTAGAGATTTAAAGCGACTTGAAACTGTTAGTGGTGTTTGTCCTACTTGTAAGAGGGCTTATTCTGATGAACATATTACGCATATCAACGAAGAAAAATTGTCTTTGAACGAAAAGTTGGAAGAAATTCTTCAAAAAATTACGACAGTTGCTGAAAAGACAGAAGAAATCGAAGGCGATATTGTTAAAGCCAAAGAGATAATCAATAAAGATAGTGAATATCACAAAATCTTTAATGAACTGCAGCTTAAAATAGCTGAAAGTAAACGCATTATAAATGTTTATGAAGAGCAGATTAAGTCGAAAGACATCAAAGAGGACTTTTCGGGCATTGAGAACTTCAAAACTCTTATTAAATCTACACAAGAGACTCTTAATAAAGTTCAAAAGACAGTTGAAGGGCTTGAACGAGAACTTGGAATGATGAATATCTGTGAACATATTCTTGGTGAATATGGAGTAAGAGCATATATTGTAAACAAGCTCCTTGATTTGTTCAATAATCGAATTATGTATTATCTTAGCTCTATTAAAAGTACCTTTAATTTCAGATTTAATGAATACTTTGAAGAAGAAATTAAGGATTCTAATGGTGTGATATGTTTGTATAATAATTGCTCCGGAGCAGAGATGAAAAAGATAGATTTGGCAATCTCATTCGCTATCAATGATATGTTAAGTCTCCAGAGACAAATCTCTTATAATATTATCTTTTTTGATGAAATCTTAGACTCGTCTCTTGACGATAAATCACTTAATATTATATTGAATTTCATATCAGAACATACACATAAAGAAAATAAAGCAGTATATATTATCTCTCATAAAAGTGGAGCACAAATTCCATTTATTAATGAGGTAATTATGTTGGAAAAATCCAACGGTTTTACAAAACGAATTTATAACGAATAAAAAATGTACAGACATTGTTATTGGTCACCCGACGATAAGTGTATTAAACTTAAAACTTGGAACAAGTCAGGTAAGCGTTTGACGGTTAATGTGCCGTTCAAACCTTATCTTTATGTTGATTCACCAAGAGGGCAATATATTTCTATCTTCGAAAAGCCGGTTGAGAAAGTAGAGTTTAATACTCCTGGACAGCGTACGAAATTTGTTAAGTCTTATGGTTCCAGACACTATTATGAAAACTTTGATGTAACCCAGCAGTTTCTTCTTGACTACTTTTGGGACAAGTATGATAAGCCGGGTTTTGATGCAAATCCGTTGCGTATTCTTTTCTTCGATATTGAGGTTGACGAAACAGATGATGGTTCATTTCCTGAAGCAATTGTATACAGAAGCGCTGACAAGTCTCAGATAGATTTAGATAAGTCTGCTCCTTCAGAGATTAATATTATAACGGTATATGATTCAGTGGAGAAGAAATATTTTATTTTTTCTAAGAATGCATATACAGGTAAGGACCTTGGCGATAATGTAGTATATCAAAACTGTACAACTGAAAGAGGTGTTCTTTATTCATTTATAGAGTTTTGGAAGTCTAATGATTATCCCGACGTCGTAACTGCTTGGAACCTAAATCGATTTGATATGCCTTATATTGTAAATCGTATTCGTAAGGTATTTGGTGAAGATAAGTTACTCGAGCTCTCTCCATATCAAAACTATTATGAATCTATAGATAAGGATAAGTTCAATCGTGAATATACAAAATATAACTTCTCTGGTGTAACTATTCTTGACCATATCGATGTTTATGCAAAGTATAAGATTGTAAAGCAAGAATCTTATAAGTTGGATTTCATTGCACAGGAAGAACTTGGTATTGGTAAAGTAGATTATCAAGGAGAGAAGAACATTTATGAGTTCATGCGCAACCATTGGAATACTTTCGTGGAATATAACGTTCGAGACGTTGAGCTTCTGGTAAAATTGGAAGAAAAAACTCGTTATTTCCAGATTTTGCGAATGGTATCATATATGGGTTGTTGCAATTTTGATAAAGGGATGATGACAATCCCGGGTACAAATGGTGCAGTAGCGATTCGTTGCCGCAGAAAGAATCGTGTTCTTCATACCTATATTCGTGATGTTAATCCGGATGAAGAAAAACCGGGTGGCTTTGTATCATTGCGACCTGGATTTGCTCGTGATGCTGTAACTTTCGACGCTGGTAGTCTATACCCCAATAACTCGATTAGTCTTAATATATCTCCGGAGACTAAAGTTGGTATGGCTTATTTTAAATCAGGCGAAGTTTATAATGGTTCAGAAAGCGATGGTATTAAATTCGTTTTTGCCAAGGACAATCTTAAGTATGATTTAACGCGAGGACAGTTTAATAGGTTTATTAAAGAGATGAATTATTGTGTAGCGCCCAACGGATGCGTCTTTAGACAAGATATTCCCGGTGTGTTTGCACAATATATGGCAGAAGTGTTTGAACAACGTTCTTCTATTCGTAAAGAAATTAAACTTCATAATAAAGAACTTGAAACATGCACAGACCCCACCCGTATCAAAGTTCTGAAAGGTGAAATTAACCGTAAGGACATTCTTCAATATGCTCTTAAAATTTTGATTAATAGTGCTTACGGTGCAATAAGTTCCGGCAAGAATCAGATTGGTGACACTGATTTGGCTAATGCAATTACTACTGCAGGCTCTACTTCAATTAAACATATTAATGTACTCGCACGTAACTTTGTAAAATCTAAGAATAATAATATCTCCGACGATGATTTGGAAGCGGTTGTTATCTTTAATGATACAGATTCTTGTTGTATCAGGTTGGATAAATGCGGTGTTGTAGTATGTAAAGATGGTAAAGTTACTGAAGAAGGTTATGCACTTGTTCAAGAATGTGATGATTACATCGATAAACATTTCCAAGAATGGTTCAAGACAACAACAAACTCTAATAAATGTACTGTATATTTCAAACGAGAAAAAATTTGTGATGCCGGTGTATTCTTAAAAAAGAAAAACAAAGACGAAGAAGCGAAGAAAAATTATATTCTTCATATCCTTGATAATGAAGGTGTTAAAAAGCCATCATTCAAGTATACAGGTGTAAAGTTTGCTCGTTCTACTCTAGCTAAGGACCTTAAAATAGCTGCAAAAGAAGTTGTTGAGCATATGATTATTACACAAGATAAAACTTCTACTGAATCATTGCTTCAAAATCTTTATAACAAATTTAAAGAAATGCCGCTTGATGACATTGTTACAATTCAGCGCTGTAATAAAGTTGCAGAATATGAAAAGCTCTTGGATATTCCCTGTAATAATAATATCGGTAAAATGAGCTTCCCTCTTGGAACACCAGGACATGTAAGAGCTGCAATTAATTTTAATATCATCATGGACAAGTTGGGTATTAAAGGTTATGAAAAAGTAAAATCAGGTGACTTAGCAAAGATTATCTATGTTCATAAGAACAAGTTCGGTATTGATAAAATTGCTTATCTTGATACTTTGCCTCCTGAACTAATGGAATATTTGCAGGTTGATTATAAGACAACCTTCATCAAAACAGTTTACGATGAAATCAAACGAATATATAAGTCAGTAGGATGGACGTCATTTAATCCTGCAGACGACTTTGGATGTTCCCTTTTTGATTTGATGATGAACTTTGAATAAAAAGAAAAACCCGTGATTCGTCACGGGTTTTTCTCATTATGAAATATTTTGTTTTACAGTTAATTACTTACCAATCTCAGCGATGTGCTTGTTAGGCTGCAAGCGGCTGTTCACAGTTTTGGAATTATTCCAACCCTTGGTAAACTTAGAACGCTTAGGAGCACCATCGCGAGAAGTACCGGCAGGCTCACCTTCATGAGAAACAGTTTGGTCAAAAACTGACTTTACAGTCTTACCAGTGTTCCAAGAAGTATTAGCCTTAGAACGCTTAGGAGCACCGTTACGAGAGATTGTGGACTGTGCAACGTTAGACTGGTCAGAGCCAAGAACTTCTTCGTCCTCTTCCTCTGTCTTATCTTCTTCGTCACACTCCTCATCTTCGTCTTCTTCCTCTTCATCGGCGCCGAATTCTTCGAATTCATCAGCCATCTCATCATCACCCTCGGCATCAAAATCGTCACCTTCAGTGTCAAAATCGTCACCTTCCTCATCAGCAAACTCATCGTCACCTTCGAGGTCATCACCTTCTTCGCCACCAAGCATCATGCCAAGAACATCATAGAGCTGCTGAGCAACATCGCGAGGAAGCTCGATGGAAACCATATCACCATCTACATCTTCACCCATATCGTCTTCGAGACCATCACCCTCGGCATCAAAATCGTCACCTTCAGTGTCAAAATCGTCACCTTCGGTCTCATCATCAAAGTCAAGACCCTCTGTCTCATCATCTACGTTTTCTGTAATCATCTTAACGAGATTCAAGAAAGAAGAGTTCTCCTTATTAGCAAAATAATTGCGCTTCTTCATATAATTTTATTTACAATACTGTTGAGCTTTTTCTCAATAAAAGTAAAAATTAACTTAATATTAAGTAAAGTTAAAAATCTTTATAAACATTCTCAAAAAGTGCGCTATAATAAATGTATATGAATTCAGCTGATAAATTTATTATTTGGAGTGATGGTTCTTTTACATCTATGGGCGTTGATGCTTCTGCTACAACAATTAGCACTAATAGCAATAAGCTTATGATTAAGGACCCTGTAACTGTTATCTTTTCAACTGTGAAGGTAAAGAATGAAAAAACTAAAGAGTTTGAAGACCGTTTAAATTTCGAGATGATTCCTTACCTCTTTGGCGCTATCCTTACAGAAGGCGAAAATATTTGGGAAATTGATGCGCGTCATGTCCTTCAGAATCATTCTATCTCTCCGGTGTTACAGAATATCTATTATCATACAATTGCGATGACTGACCACGTAAAGCGTGATGCTAATGGTAATATTGAAATTACTCCTAACAAGTAAAAACATTAAAAAGTAAGGGGTGCTTCAGCACCCTCAATCTATGGCAAAAAAGAAAGAAGAAAAGATTATTGATATTAATTCTCTCACTCCTGAAGAGAAAAAGAAACGCATTGCTCAGGCAATGGATACTTTGCGAGAGTTTAGCCCAATGGTATCTTTCCTAGATAATGCGATGTCAAATGTTAAAAGCTTTGAAGACACAGGATGTTATGCTTTAAATGCTCTCGTATCCGGACATTTGCGAGGTGGTTTCCCAGAAGCGCGTATGTCTTTGCTTGCTGCAGAAAGTTCCTGTATACCCGAAAGTCAAAAAATACAGATATATCGAATGCGTTCTCAGCGAATACCAGTGGATATCTTATTTGATTAAAAAATATTTAAAACTTAATAATGTAGTCATTAAATAATAATATATGAATACTGTGACTACATTATTAAGTTTTGATGAAATGTATGTAGATAAAAAATTTTACCGTTTAATTTTTCCTTATAAAAATAGTGAATACCCGATTAAACAGGATTTAGAATTAATTAATCATCTTTATAAAAAATACCTTAAAGCAAAAGAAAGAACTAATACACCAAAAAGAAGTGATATTTTTGATTATTGGCATTTTATGGAAAAAGGTTTTTATCTTGAACGAGGTTATACATTAGAAGAAGCCGAAAAATTAATTCAAATTAAAGTTAACAAACGAAAAGAAACATTTAGAAAAAAATCCCCTGAAGAAATTAAAGAAATAACATTTAAAAAGAACATATTTGATTTTAATAATCTAAAAAGAATACATCCGAATCTGACAGGTGATGAGATACGCTCTTTAATTGAAAAACGAAAGCTGAAAGCTATCAAAATTCTAAGGTCATCGCATTCTCGCCCATTAGATAAAACTAAGAATCCTTTTTGTAAAGAATATTATATTACAAGGGGGTATTCTGAAGCAGAAGCTCAAGAAATTTTATCAAAAAATGCAGCAAGTCGAAAAGTTTCTGTTATAATGAAAAGGTATGGTCTTACGGAAAAAGAGGCTAAGCTTAAACAACGAGAAATTATTAATAAAGGATTAGAAAAATATTATAAAAGACCTATAAAAGAACGAATTAATATTAATATAAGGAGAACGAAATTCAGTAAACAGTATTCCAAACGTTCATTAACGGTTTTAAATCGTTTAATAACATATTTGAAAGATTTATCACCTAATTTTAAAGAATTTCAATATTTATTAGGTGATAATGAAATTCATTTAATAGATACTGCTAGTGGAAAGATACGTTATTATGATTTATGCATACCTGAATGCAATATAATAGTAGAATATAATGGTCATTTATATCATCCAACATATGCAGATACGCATCTTAAAAATGATAAAGTTATCACTGTAAAAGATAGCAACGAAAATGATGATTTAAAATATAGAATTGCAACGGAAAATGGCTATAAAGTTTTTTATCTTTATGAAATACCTAATAAAATTTTAGAAGAATATCAACAAGCAAAAAATTTAGCAAACATAATTTATGAGTATTATATCAATGAAAGAAATTGTCAATGAGTTAATGGAATTTTACTCTTTACGTAAAATTGCAACTCTTACTGGGGTGTCTTTATCAACGTTAACTCGCATTAATAAAGGAAACCACTTAACACTTAATAAAAATAAAGAAAAGTTATATGCGTTTTTTAGACAACATATTCTCCAACATATGGAAGATGTTTCTATTAAAGATTTAATTGAAAATAATAATTCTCGCCTATTAATCGATACCCCTGATGATTTACAATATATTATACGTCTTATCGTTAAACAAGAAAAGCAGTGTAAATTAATTAAAACAAAATCTTGTATATTGGAAGCATCAAATACTCATATGGTTGAATCTGCAAAAGATGGATGGATCGCCATCGAAGATATTAAGCCTGGCGTAATTTTAAAAACGATATTTGGTGACGAGGGTGTAACTTCAATTGAAGATACTGGTATAAAAAAAGTATATGATATTACGGTCAATCATAATAATCATCGATATTGGGCAGGTGGTATTTCCAACCATAACTGTGGTAAAACATATCTGGCATTGCAAACAGCGGCAAGAGCGCAACAAGCTGGTAAACAAATTGTTATATTTGACTCAGAGTTTGCTATTGATCATGAATTCGCATCAAATCTCGGTCTTGATACATCTAAGATTATCTATTTTCCTGTTAAGACAATTGAGCAATGTAAGAATGCTGTTTACAAATTCCTTTCTAATGTGCATGAACTTGGTTTGATTGGTCAATTCTTTATTATTATCGATTCTCTTGGTGCTATGATTTCTGAGATGGATTATAAGAGAATGGAGAAGGGTTCTGAATCTAAGGATATGGGTTCTTATGCAGGTTCTATGAAGTCTCTCATTAAAGCCTGTAACTCTCTAGCCGGGATGACTCAGACTACTATTATTTGCACAAATCATATTTACGATGACCCCTCTTCAATGTTTACACAATTAGTTAAGCCGATGCCTGGTGGTAAGATTGTGCGATACCTTCCGACCACCATTGTACAGCTTTCTGCTAATAATGTAAAAGCCGGTGATAAAGACCGTAAAATTACAGAAGAAGCCGTCGGTGGTTCTCATGGTGAAGTAGGTATAGAAATCAGAGGTCTCGGCGTAAAGAACCGTATTTGTAAGCCATTAAACCAAGCTTATATGTACCTTTCATTTGAAAATGGTCTTTCTAAGTATTATGGTTTGATGGACCTTGCTTTGGAACTTGGTGCATTAATTAATCGTGCAGGCCGTATCTATGATGCAGAAACTGATGAACTTTACGGATATTCTAAAGATATCCAATTTGATGCAGAATTCTGGGAAAGTTTTATTGATAAGTTACAACCTTATGTAGAAAAAGCCTGGCACTATAAAACTGAAGCTGAGCGACAAGCAGCGATTAAAAAGGACATCGAGATGGAACAACAGATTCTCAATGAAGATGAATAAAAGGAAAACCCGCAGATTTACCTGCGGGTTTTCATATAATTTTAAAATATTTTTAATGACTGAATCGATAATTAGGCGATTCCTCTTTAGACATTATTACGATACGATGATTCTTGTCGGACGTAATAATATTAAGATGAAGACCAAATTCTTTATCAACAGCGTTAATAATCTTCTCGATAAACTCGGCTACAAACTTAATACGCTCAGACTTTTCCATCTTCTTAAGCTTTGCATAAAGGGCGGAAGACCTTGGATAGTCAATCGCAAATCGGGTGCAAGGATACATACGCATTTTGCCTTCATACTTTCCAGGTTCATAAGAAACGTTAATTAAATCTTCCTTACCGGCTTTAAGTTCAGCGTTGTTAAAATACTTTTCAGTTTTCTGCTCAATCCATTCAGCAACCTCTTCATCAGCGCCGTTAGCGGTAAGATTAAGTGAAAAAGCCATAGTAACATAACCTTCAGCCATATCAAATTCACCAGTGCTATATCGATTGGCTTCCTTGGAATACTTGTCCTCAAACTTTTCAATATCTACATCATCCTTAAGACGATTATATTCTTCGTCTCTGATTGCTTCCTTGCGTTTACGAAGTTCATCGATTTCATCATCATAACTCTTTACCTCAGGAGCTGCAATACCATTTTTTTCAGCTTCTGCTACCTTAGCCTTGGCTTTTTCTACCTGCCATCTGTAATCTGTATACTTTTTGCTAAGTTTCTTTCGAAGTGTTTCTTTTTCAATGCGCTCAGGGCTACCTTTAGGAAGTTCTTCTATCTCGCTCTTCAATTGCTCAATAGCTTCTTTCATCTCTTCTAATCGAGCTTCCTTCTTATCAATTGAAGAAGTGCGAGGCCCACGTTTCATACCATCTTTACGTATTTTACGTTCCTTCTTATCAAGTTCATTATAAACAACATTCATACGTGCACCACCTTTACCTTCAACTCGAGCGGAAAGATAAATTTGACCAAGGCGTTTTGGGTCACTATAAAGCCAATCACAAAATTCGCGATAGGAATTGAACTGATGGATGGTATCCTCATTTAATCCATAAGTACGACAAATATGTGCAAAGGATTCGGGATGATATTCTTGAAGATATTCAAACATATCATGGATATTACGAACACCATCCTTAAAGCCATGACGCTTCATCATCAAGTCTGCCTTTTGAATTGCCTTAAGAGCATTATTATGAATAATTGCAACAGTGTTACCGGTTCTCTTTTCTTCACGACTATTCTTAAGACCATTATTGAGGAAAAGTACAAGCTCTTCAACATCAGTAACATTATTGGAAGTCATAGCTTTATCAAAAATTTTCTTCATAATTGGTTCATTAAGAACTGCTTGAAGAGTCTGACAACGTTCTACATATTTTGCATAAACCTTGGGATTCTTAAACTTAGATGCAGCATCTATCAAGAGTTCATTAACTGAAGAATAAATGTTCTTAGCTTTATCATCACCAACAAGAGTCATAAGATTCTTCATGAGAATCGGGCTAAATCCATTAGGCATCTGAGAAGATTTCGTTTTTGGAGAAACGGTTAATGCAGTTTTCCAGGAAGGAATTGCGCCAATGAGCTCAGGAATACGAACACCATATTCTCTTTCAAGCGAATCAGTAGAATTCTCAAGGTCCTCAGCAATTTGCTCTACAGGAGTATCAGGAGCATAAAATTTAGGCTGGAATATCTGACGAACACGTGCTGTCAACTTATCTATTTCTGCAGCGTTATAAGTTTGGTCATTCCAGTTATCTTTCTTAGCACGATAAATCTTGTGAAGAATGTCAAAATCAAACAGAATCTTAGAAAGGACAATAATTTGGCCCATCTGATAGTCACCACTGATACGCATATTACAAGCATCTTCAGCTGCTACAAGTTCCGCGCGGGTAGGAAGACGGAAAATAAGATTAGTCGTAGCGGTATCACCAGTAAATCTTTTCTGGCCACCCTTAGACTGCTTCTTTCCCTCTTGTTGCTCCGTATTACTATTATGAATAAGTGAAGCTCTTTTACGAGGATTATTAGAGCTTCCGTCAAAAGCAAGGTCCTCGTTAAGGATTTCAGCAATTAGTTTATTTCTACTAACATAAAACATAGTTGTACACATATTTAATCGCTTAATTTTAAGTAAAACTTAAATTAGTTCTGTTATCAATGAAGTAAAATTAAAATTTTTACTCAAAAAGTGTTTAGAACAAAAATAAAAATAAATTTAATGGAAATTAACAAAAAGTTTTTAGAAAAGCTCATTATTAAATCTATTATTAATGATTCTACTTTTATGAGTAGAGTTGTAAGATACTTAAATAATGATTTATTTTCGGAAACTTCCTATAATATAATTGCTAAATTTTATAAAGATTTTTGGAATAATTATTCTAAAATTCCTTCCAAAGATGAAATTAAACTCTTTGCGAATGACATTAATTTCTTTAATTCTTTTAAAAAAGTAATTGAAGATACATCTTCAATCGATTTAGAATCAGTAAGTAAGGATATAATTTATACTAAAGCTGAGAAGTTTATTAAAGAAAAATTAGCATTTCTAACTCTTACTAAAGTAGTAGATAAAATTGGTAAATCAGAAGTTGACCCCTCTGCTCTTGTTAATAAGTTTGAGGAAATTGCCGGTATATCTTTACTCTTTGAGCCTGGTTATAATATCTATAATGATTTGCCGAAGTTTATTGATTCTCTTAAAACTACTGAGAATAAATTACCGACTGGTTTTACTGAAATTGACAAATATACAAATGGTGGTGTATTAGCTAAAGGTAAATGTCTTTCTATTGTTACTGCACCTACAAATATGGGTAAATCAATTATGCTTGGTAATATTGCAGTTAATGCTGCTAAGATGGGCAAGAATGTACTAATAATATCTCTTGAAATGGCTGAAGAGGTATATGCAGGTCGTGTTTATTCTGCTCTCTATGACTTACCGATTAACTCTTTGGCATTTATGACTGAGGAATTGAAAGAAAAAGTTAAGTCAAAAAATTATGGAAATATTATTATCAAAGAGTTCCCACCTGCAACAATGACTGTTGAACAAATTGACGGTTATATAGATGGTTTAATTAAGTCAGGTTATAATTTTGATTTAGTTTGTATTGATTATCTTACTCTTTTGACTGTTCATGGCGCAGATAATTCTAATGAAGCAGGTAAGATGATAACACGTAAATTACGTGCTTTAACATACAAATATAATATACCGTTTTGGACAGCTTGCCAAATTAATCGTGAAGGTATGAAGGAGAAAACACAAGAAATTAGCCACATTGCTGAATCTATTGCGATTGCCTCCGAAGCTGACCTTATTATTAATCTTAATCAGCAGCCCGAAGATAAGGAAATGAATATCATGAGATGCACTTTCCTTAAATCCCGCCTAGGTGGAAACGGTTTCTCTATCAACTTATATTTTAATCATGTTAATCTTCGTTTTGAAGATATGGGAGAAAGTCGCAGCGATAATATAAGTGAAGAAGACAAATGCGCTATTACTGCTATAGAAAATGCTCTAACTTTAGATGAAATTATCGAAAAAGCATCATAAGTAATAGCATAGTGGAATACGATGAGATTAAAGCGCCGTACGAAGGTCTTGTTTATGAAGAATCTAAGACGATTGTTTATAATTTCGCCACTCTTTGTTCATTGATTAAGAATAAGAAACTTAATTTCCAGCATATTTTTGCGATGGTTTTAACGGATGAACGTTATAGAAATATTTTAAAGCATGTTCTTAACGAAGAGTCTGACTTAGAAATCTATAGAACATTATTATCTATAGAACCATCTATTGCAACTTCAAAATACATTTCAAAATTAGGTAAAACTATAGGACAAACTCGCAATGAACGAAAAGCAAGCGAACATTTATAATCAATATCTGAAAGCAATAGCAAAAGTAAACGATAGACCTTATAAGTTACGTAAAAATTTTGAAAAACTCGATAAAGATACCTTAACTACTCTTTATCGTTTAGAGGTATTTTTTGACCAGTTTAAGCATGTCTCTCCTTATATATTTTTTCTTGCTTACTTAGAAATTAAGGAGCTTAAATATGCTAAGTTAAGTGATTATCTACATCATAGTGCCATTGTTGCATATAGTAAGTACAACAATATCAAGTACGATGAGTATATAGATAGCGATAAATCTCTTAACGATTTTATCGAAGGAATACGTTTCATCATAGGTTTTTGTATCGCAAATAAGTTACCAACTGAGCTATACAGAACTGCAGTAAATGAAAATAATATTCCTTTGATTCTCGTTCATCTCAATGAACAAAAGATTTCTTATTATCATCTTCATGCTTTAGATGTTTCTAGAACTCAGTTAGAAACTGATTATACAGAAATTCTATTCAATAATTTTAATAAGAAATTTTCTGAAACAAAACAAAAATATATTAGTAGTAATAAGTTAAAAGAAATAGGAAATAAATTAGGTAAAAGAATAAACAAATTAAATTAGAAAGATAAAGAAAATGGACATCGATATTAATGATATTTTTAGCGAAGTTAAGAACTCTGTAATGTCTCAGAACAGTGCTGATGGCATTTGGAAGGAAAAGCTTAAGTTTGAAGTGGGTAAGGAGTATGTTCTTCGACTTGTTCCTTATCTTAAGGAGGGTCGTGAGCAGGTCTCTAAGAAAACATTTGTAAAGTATCAGCGTTATAGTTGGCAGGATTCCAGCGGTAAGTGGCATGCTGTTCTTTCTCCTCGTACATGGGGTGCTAAGTGTCCAATTAGTGATTACTCTTATCGTATTAAGTACAAGGGCACCAAGGAGGAACAGGAGGAAATGAATGACCGTCTTTTCTATAAGGCTGGCGCTTATGTGAATGTATATGTTATCAAGGACCCGACTAACCCTGAAAATGAGGGTAAGGTAAAGATTCTTGATATGGGTAAGAAGCTTCAGAATCTTATTACTTCTGCTCTTAATGGTGAACTTGATAAGTCTTGGACTGACCAGGCCCGTAAGTATTCTGGTAACAAGAATATTGAAATCAATGTTGGTCCTAAGGTTTATGACCTCAGCCCTGATGGTGTAAATCTTGTTGTTCGTGTAACTAAGAATCAGTATGGCTTGAATGATTATAGCACTTCTGAGTTTAGTATTTCTGATACTGACCTTGGTAAGTCCCGTGAAGAGATTCATGAGATTTATAATGCTTGTCATGACCTTACTACTCTTGACCAGCCTCTTGATTTTGATGAAATTACCAAGCTTTTCCGCGATACATATCTTGATACAGATGAGGCATCTTCTATCCCTGCTAAGACAACACCTGCTACTCAGGGTGTAACAGCGGATGAAATGCCTGCTCTTGCAGCCAAGCCGGTTGCCATAGCAACTTCAACCTCAAATGATACTTCAGCAAGCGATGTTGATGATTGGTTTGCTAAGAATGGTTTTGATACAACTAAGCTCTAATTAAACATTAACAAAAGGGGCTCAAAATGAGCCCCGAAACTTTTTAGAAAATTATGAATCCCGGTCAAGGAGTTCGTTCATTGTTGGCAATGGCTGGGGGAGACCTTAGACTTATTGATAAATCTTATAAAGAAAACGAGCAAGGCGATTATTCTGGTAATAGAAATCGTGCAAATATTAACGCAGTAGAAAATGCTGATTATAGTATAAGACAACGTTTAGGAATGGTTCAGTCTCAACCTCAATTTCAGCCTCAACCTATGATGAATTATCAAATATATCCAGAACAGAATATGCAATTTATGAATTATCAACCCGCCCCTCCTAAGCCATCTCGTGAAGAGCGAATTAATAAGCTTTTGGGCAAAAATTCCATGCCTGTTCAGCAAGTTGCTGTTCCTCCTAGCGATGAATATGCAATGATTGTAGAAGCTGTTAAGGAAGCATTGATTCCAGTAACAGAACAGCTGGAAGATATAGCAGTGCTTAATGGTTTACTTGTTCAGCGTCTTGAAAAGTTAATTAATGTAGTGGACCCGACTGTGAACTTTGATGAAGCAGCCGACGTTCAAGGACCTTCTTTTCAAAGTGAAGAGCCTCAAATGGAGCAACAGATGGAAGTTTATGACCCAGAAGTATCTATGTCTCTTACTGATGATGAAGAAGATGCACCTAAAGCACCAGTTAAAAAGAAGCGTAAGACTACAAAATGAAAATAACAGTATCAACTAAGGAGTTTCAAACATTCATTTCTGCAATTTCGGGAGTCTTTAAGGGCGGTGCTACCTTAAAGATTTATAAGAATTATATTGAGTGTATCGCATGTTCGGAAGATTCATCTAGTATTATTGTCTGTTCTAAGGTTCATATTCTTAATGAAGATGATATTAATCTTGCAAAGAATGAATCTTATGAGATTAATGTTCCGGACCTTCAAAAGTTTATTAAACTTCTTTCTATGAATGAAGAGGAAACATTTACTTTTGAGATTAAGAATAACTACATTTATTTCCGTAATTCTAAGGTAACCGGAGCTAAGTTTATTCTTGATGACCTTCCTGCTCAGAAAATTCCTAAGCATGTAACTGCTAAGTGGTTTGATAATTTCCAATCTACTTATAAGACCAAGTTGGATAAGGGCCAGATTAAAGAGATTCTTCATATTGCGAGCTTCGCAGACGGTTCTAATAAAGTATATTTCTATCAGAATGAAAACGGACTTATTGCGGAACTTAATGATAGAACCATCAGTAATATTGATAATATTTCTCTTCTTATAAGTGTAGACGGTGAAGGTACAATTGATGATAAGGTTATTATCGCGGTTGATTCTCTTTCTTCATTGAACCTTTCTATCCCTGAAATCCAGTTGGAAGTTATTAAGATTGGAAATAAGATTAAGACTTTTGAGGCTCTATTGTTTACCTGTATTTCTGAGGGAGTTCTCGTAAAATATCTTTTCAATTCGAAGATGAAATGAACAAGATTGATACACCAGGTTATTTTATTAAGAGACTACGTGATTCGGGTTATATTGTAATGCGTATTTTTGACAAATACGCGCCCGAAGATTCTCGTAAATGGACTATTTGCGTTAGTCCTGGAAGAGAGTCGGTTTTTATTACTTGTTATAAATGGATTGAAGAGTTCAAGATTTTGTTTGAAATTAATGATGGAGGAAATAAGTGGCCCCGAAATTATTATCTTAAAACTTCTTCGTTGAATATCATTTTACAGGAACTTGCTGATAAGGAAATCACAATTAATGATATAGAATCACCATTTTATAAAGAACGCAATGAACATTGAACCTGGGAACGTATATTGTCAGTTAGGAAAGGTAAAACGCTTTCATATGTTTATCTATGTGAAGGAATATAAAGGCCGTTTACTTTTCTTTGATGCTCATACTGGAGAACTGTTTTTAATGAATAATTCTACAGTACAAAAGGCATTGAATACTGATACATATCACCCGGTTCACCCTGAGTTGCGAATGTTTGACTTTGTAGAAAAGTTACCTGATGATGTTTTTGAAGTCGTAAAGGCAGATTCAGAACTTAAATTAAATGAAAAAGAACCAGAAATCTTAAATTTATTCTAAAATGAGAAAGCGATTAGTTATAGATGGCAATAACTTGCTTCATCGTGCATTTTGGGCATATAAAAAGAATGAGGTTGAGTATAAAGAAGTCTCTTCATATTCAGTTTATGTATTCCTGAATATTTTGAAGAGTTATATTCGTCTTTTTGAACCTTCTGAGATAATTGTTTGTTGGGACTATCGAGAGGAAAATTCTATCAATGAACGTAAGGAGATTCTTGAAGAATATAAAGGAACTCGACCAGACCATGCAGAGGTTTATTCTTATATGCCATTCATCATTAAAATTCTTAATTCTTTAGGGGTTAAACAGATGACTCCTAAGAATTTTGAGGCGGATGATATTATGTATTGGTTGTGCGCTAAGAAGTATCCGAATGAATGTATTCTTGTTACAACAGATACTGATATGTATCAGCTCATTGTCCCTGAGCTGAATGGAAATATATTTTATAATCCTAAACGAAAGATGCAAATTAACGAAGTTTTTCTTAAACAGAAATTTGCAGTGAATGATGGTTATGAATTTATTATCAAAAAGTCACTCAGAGGTGATATTGCAGATAATATTTCTGGAGTAAAGGGTATCAGACAAACTCGTATCGAAGAAGTTATAGATTGTTTAGGGAAATCCTTTGATATGGAGTCTTTAAAGAAATCAGGCATTTTGAAGCCAGAAGAAATTGATATTTTCGAGCGTAATATTAAGTTGATGAAGCTTGATGAAATTATGAATCATCAGGATGAAATTGATTGGTATGAAATGTCTATTGAAAAAGAAGTAGTGGCAAATAAAGAAGACTTTAAGAGCTTGATTAAAAAATTAGAACTCTGGAATATATACAGAAAAATTAATGAATGGTTTTCTGCTTTCCAGAAGAAAGAGCAAGTTAATATTCAGCACGGATATATCAATGATTACTTCGACATTTTCCAATCTTCCTAAAGATTACGTAATAAAAAAGTTTTACGAGTTCGGATATGGTGTAGATTATCAAAAGAGCAATGATACATATCATTGCTCATGTCCTATATGTTTAGAGGGTAAATCATTTGGGAAGAAAAAGCGCTGTTGGTATATTCCATCTAAAAATTTAATATACTGCCATAATTGTGGTTGGTCTTCTCGCCCGATGAAGTGGATTATGCAAGCAGGAGATTTATCATATGATGATATACGCCAAGAACTGAGTGAGGGTGAGTATAATATTATTAATTTAGATAAGCGTAAAGAAGATTTCAGTTTGGATAATCTCATCAAAATGGAAACCGATGAAACTCTTCCTGAAAGTATTATTGATTTATCAAACAAACTTCAGCTTGAATACTATAAAGGTAATTCAGTGATAGATAAAGCCTTAAAATATATTACGAAAAGACGTCTGAATACTGCGATTAATCGTCCGAAGACTTTCTATATATCTCTTAAGGATAGGACTCATAAGAATCGTCTGGTGATTCCTTTTTATGATAATAGCGGTAAAGTAATATTTTATCAATCTCGAGCGATTGGAGCTAATATTGATGATTTTATGGAAGATGTAAAGTATCTTTCCAAAAAGAATGCGCAAAAAAGTATTTTTAATATTGATAAAGTTGATGATGAGATAGAAGAAATATTTTTATTTGAAGGACCAATTGATTCTTGCTTTGTTAAAAATGGGGTGGCAGTAGGTGGTATTACTCCTTCTCGCGAAAAATCTTTAACCGATATTCAAGAAGAGCAGCTAGATGTTTATAGATTAAATCATCGTTTTATTTGGGTTCTTGATTCACAGTGGCTTGATGATGCAAGTTACGAAAAGACACGAATCTTATTAGAGAATGGTGAATCAGTATTTGTATGGCCAGAGAAAGTTGGAAAGCGTTTTAAAGACTTTAATGAAATGTGTATGGCAGGTAAACAAAATGAAGTTCCAAAGGAATGTATAATCAATAATACGCTATCAGGTGAAGCTGGTCTATTAAAGTATAAGCTATTAATGAAAAACCGCTGAAAAATCAGCGGTTTTAAATTTTTTACCAACCTCCTTGGTAACCATCATATCGATTTAGCCATTCATTATTATCATCTTCTTGATAACCGCTAGAACGGAATTCATCATTGTCTCGGGAATCGCCTTGACCATTATCTGGTCTTTTGCGAACCTTAGTTCCACCCATATCTTCAGGTAAGTTGGAACCTTTTTCTTTTTTAGACTCAGATGGTTTTCTATGTAAACGCTCATAAATGGAATTAAATTTATCAGTAATTTTATCCATATGACGTAAGCGTGTCCAAGCTATTCTTTTCCAAGGATTTGGAAATTGTCTATAAGCAATTTGGAGTAAGTTTTTATAAGAATTGAAGAACAATGAGAAAGAATTTTTATCAAAATTTTCTTTAAATTCATCAAAATTAATAAGTGTTTCCTGAGCAGAAAATACCCACTCATCCCCCTCACTTATTTCGTCGCAAGAATCTATAAATTTTCTGACTTTAAGGTCAAGATAATCAATAAACTCTTTAACTATAAGTTTTTTAATGTTTTCTTCATTATATACCATCATTATTCTTCTCCTGCTTGAATACCACCGATATAAGACTTAAGAGCCTGTGAAAGAGCTGCAGCTTCAGTGGAAACACGAGTGAGACGACGTGCTTCAGACTTCTTAATCTTCTCAAGAACGGAACCTGGCATTGCACGTTCAATAATGTTCTTGATAGAGTCATCGCGATTTGGGTCGTTTACAAAAGATGTGAAATCATCGATAGTAGAAACCCATTGAGAAAGAAGCTCATTATTCTCTTGTGCACGTTTCTTAAGGTGCGCCTGGAGTCTTTGTTCTTCACGGTTATAGTTATTAGGGTCAATGCTATCAACATCATCCGCAAGTTGCGATTCGAATTCAGCCTGGGTTGTATCAAGGTTCTCTGCACCGAGTTCACCTTGCATTTCTTCGGCTAAATCAGCTTCATTTACAGGACGGAGAGTTTTATCTAATGTAGCTTTAAAGGATTCTTTAAAAAGATTTCTTGCCATGATATTTTTATTTAATGTTAAGTCATTTAAAATTGAAAATAAATATAGATATCATGAGAAAACGTATTAACGAAGAGTTTAGTACATTGAGAAATAATAGTCCTTATAAGGTGCGTAGAGATAAAGGTTTTGTTCAGGATGCTACTCCTCAGATGAACCAACGATATTTGCTTAATAAGGCAATGGAAATTAATAACTTTTATGAACGCCAGAAAATGTTTGGTGAATTGGATAAGTTAGAACCTCTCTTTGTTGACCTTTTTAAGCAGATTACATATATTAGAGAATTCTTAGAGACTCAACTTTCTCAACCTCTTATTAATAAGAAACAATCCTCAATTATTAAAAATTTAGCTAAGAAGTTGGATAAAATTAACGATATAATAAGTACAGAAGTTCTTGATGAGTTAGATACTCTCGGAGCAACTAAGGAAGAAGCTCCGGAAGATACTTTTGGAATGAAAATCGTTAAAGAAAAATAAAATATGATCGTAACTCTTACTTTATTATTAGCTTGTGTAGCTGGTTTGCTTACCGGTTTAGTATATTATCGTTCTAAATATTGGAATTATCTTGACATTTCTAATAAAGCAGAAGCTGATTTAGTGGCTTTTGATAAAGAAATGACAGAAAAAATAGAAATTTTAGTACGTAAATTAGAAAATAAACATTCTAGTGAAATAAATTCTATTAGAAAGAAATATCAGTTAAAATTTTCTAATTCTCTTAATAAAAAGACGCAAGAAATAGAAGAAAAATATAAAGAAAAGTATAATTTACTTGCAAATAATTTAGAACAAGATTATAATAATGCTTGTGAGGAAGTTAAGAACGAACTCTTCGCAGAATTAGAAAAGGTTGATGTCGCTATGAAGAATCATGCCGAAGAGTTGGCAATGAAAAATATTCTTACCTTTTCCTGCTCTTGCTCTCGAGACCTAATTCCTGTTGCAATTGATTTTTCAAAGGAAAATACATTCATTTGTCCAAAGTGTGGGTCAAAATATAGAATCGCAATAAACGCAAATCCGATTTTAGTCGGTAGAGCAGTTTCTGATGAACAGTTTGCTGACTTAATCGAAAAGCGTCTAAATGAAAACAAAGAATGAAATAACTAATGATATTGTAAGTCGTCATTACGGCCGGAACGGAGATAATTCTTGAAAGTTTGAGCGATGAAGAATTAGCTAGATGGATGTGTTTAGTAGAGGGTATAGATTTTATCTATCAGAAATTTGAAGATATGGGTATACCAATTAGCGAAATAGAGTCAAAAAAATATATTAAAAAAGTCGATAAAGGACTTATAAAATATATCAAAGAGCGTTTTGAAGCAATGTTATACGATATACAATATGAAAGCAAAATGGTCAATTAAATTGACCATTTTTATATTATTTTTTCATATGTTTGTGTATTTCCATGTAATGTAAATTTAGTTTGCATTTTATTAATTATTTTTTCTTGTAAATCATATATATTTTCAAACACACGATTTATAATAATACTAAAATGCTCAGTATTATAAATGAAATAATCTTTAATATTTTTAGATTTTAAATTATAAAAATAATCATAAAAATCTATTCCATTAAAAACTATAACATTATCTTTATTAGGTACAGCTTCAAATATACCTATTAAAGAAGTTTTAATTTTAAACAAATTATATACTAATGGATATAAAATTTTATTAAAAGATAAAGCATTTATATAATCATTCTTAATATTTGTATTAAAATTAAATTCTTTTAATGCTATCAACGAGTCATCTATTAAGCTTGAAAGATATTCCACTGGTTCAATATAAAATAGCATATTCGCAGATTTTATCATTCCTGTAAGTATTCCAGGGATAACATCATTAAAAGAAATATTATTATCATCTATATAATTTATTAATTTTCCGTAATCATATATTATATTAAAATTAAAAATAATATCACCTTGTATCGAATCGTCTCCAACTAAAGTAAAACATTTGTTTTCAGAAATTTCTGAATTAATTTCATTTTCTGTTTCAGTCTGAACAGGGTTGTTAAAATGAAAATAATTTAAAGAACCTATTGGATAAAATGGTTTAGAAACATAAAATTTGTATATGCTTTTACTAGTATTAATATAAAAATAATTAGAATGGACTTTGGAAAAATCTATTCCTCTTATTTCTTCTTTGAAAAAATAATTATTTTCTAGTAAACTAATATCATTTATTTGTCCATAAGTTTTTACAATATCATCATTTAAGATTGATAAAAATATACGATTATTATGGCTGCTTACAATCCATATTGAATCTTTTTCAATATTTGTATCATTTATAATACAGGGATACGGATTTATACCTACGGCCTGTATTGAATGTGAAGAGAAAAATCCGTTTTTAATTGTTTTCACAAAATTCAGTGAAGAAGTGTATTTTTTAATACAATTATTATTACGGTCTACTACTAAGATATATTCATCAGAAACGCCTAATGAGTATGGATTATTAAAATATATTTTATCATATAAATTACCTAGACCTTGTAAACTATCAAGAAGTTGAAGCTCGTTATTAAAATTTTCAGACTCTAAACTTAGATGACTAATATTATATCTTAATATCATATTTAATTCGCTATCAACTACATATAAATTATTTTTATATATTTTAATAGCATTTAAATTTAAAAACTTTAAAGACGTTTTATCTTGAGGATTTATATTTTTTAGTATTAAAATTGAATTTTCATCTAAATTAATATGAGAAATTTCATTATTTTCAGAAATATTATATGTTATTTTAAAAATAATAATTTTATCTTTAAATGCCAAAAATATTAATGCTTTTATATCTGGTAGAGCTACATCTAAAATTTTAATTTCTGCAGAAGTTATTTCAGTAAAATTATATTTTATTTCGCTAATATCATTTTTTATATGTTCTATTTTATTAATAATTGGTATTTTGTCATAATTATTATTTTCTATATCCAAATCCATATAGATTTCTTCAGGTGTTTTGAATCCATTTACAATTTCTAATCCATTTGACTCATCTTCCTTTATATCATATTTTTCGATAAGGTAGTTTATTTCTTTATAATATGGATTTTTAATTTTGCCATTATTTTTATATTCAATTGTTCTATATAATATTGGAAAATTACATCCTATATTATTAATCATATGAGAATATACATCTCGTGCAGTCATCGTATCGTCTAAAATAAATTTATTGTCTACGATGCTTAATGAATTAGAATTTGATTCTAAATCGGTTAGATAAGATACATTATATAATAATTGAGGGTTTTTCGCACTTTTCCATTCAGGAGTTTCTTTTAAAAATTTATAAGTCCATTCAGGTTTTGCCTTTCTTGGCTCTCCACCGTTCATCTGACCAATAAAAACCATAAGAACAACTTCTTATTATGTCTGAAATATAATAATAATCTTTAATTTTAGTTATATAATCATCTTCATCTGATATCAATTCAAATTCAACAATTATTCTAATTTTATTATTTTCATCATACGCTATTTTAGCATTATCTAAGACCCCTTTAAAATTTAGTGTAAAAGTAATTTCATTTTTATCAGTTATATTATCTTCTGTAATATCTTTTGCAAAAAAATACTTATTTAAAAAATAATTATTTTTTATATTAATAGAATCTTTACTAGATGATTCTTCTTCATCTATAGATAAAATAATGTCATTTGAAATTTCATTTTCAGAAATAAATGATATAGAATTTATTCTAATATAAGAGCTAGAGTCTGTTAAGTCATTTAAAAGATTACTAATGGCAGGTGTTCCTACAGTAAATATTTCATTATCAGATTCATGGCTTAAAAAATTTATTTTTCCTATAATATTGTTATATATGATAATATTATTATAATTTTCAGGTATTGGTTCCGTCTCAGTGGGTAAATCACCGGCTATTATAAAATCAGTATCATCATTAATTGTTTCAAGCCTATTAATTTTTAACCATAAATCTTTACCTTCTAACCCTCTATCTTCTTCATCATCTTCTGGATATGATTTTTTAGGTTTATCTGGTTCTTTAAATAAGATTTCGGAACTTATAGTTTCTGTATCTTTATTAAACTTAGTTTTAGCAAAATATGAATTAAATGTTTTTGTATTTGGATAAAAATTATAATTAGGTTCAAATACATTTTTTTTATCTTTATTTAAGTATTGGCTTTTTAAGCCATCAGCATCGGGAACTAATGATATATAGTTGGAAGCAACAGGTAAAGAACTATTACTAATTATACTATTTTTAAAAATATAATCATTATTAGCATGTAAACGATTTATAATAATTTCTAAAGTATTTGCATGAACAAAATCATTAGCCGAAAAAAGTATATCCTTTTTTTCATAAGGAAGCTTTAAATCTTGTAATAATATTCTATCAAAATTATCTTTAGAATTGTTTATGCGTTCTAAATACATATTTTTAGATTCTAACGGTAATTTTGTAAGATAATCATAGACCTTATTATCTGATATTCCTACAAAGCCGCTAAAATCATTATTATTTTTAGTATATTCGTTAACACTCCAATATTTTTTATCAAAATTCATATTAGATAAATTCTATTTCTTTAACATTTATAATGCAATCATTATTTAAAATACTATCTTTTATAAGCTCTTTTAATGCAGCTTTTTCGCTCTTTGATTTAATATGTTCATCTAATCCTTCAATATTTATTTTTATTTTATTTGTAGCTGAACCTGGATAATTAAATTTAAAATATCGAATAATTTCTTCAACACAATTTCTTTTATTAATAGGTAATGTTAAAACTAAAGGATTTATTTTAGTAAAATAAAGTCTATTAGCCTGATATTCATAATGAGATAATATTTTATTATAAAAAGTAGTATTTTCGGTGTGTACTTCATTTAAAGCATAGGGGTCATTAGTATATTTTCCATTTAATATTTCGTTTAAAGTGGCTCCATATCTTTTACCAATAGTACCAAAATAATAAATTCCGTCAAATATATTACTATTTCTATAATTATCGATTGGAGTAAATGTTAACTCATCTTTTAAATCATCATTTATCCTAATTTTAAATACGCCCTTAGTAACATCTATTCTTATATCTATATTATACCACCCCTCTTGAATATCAAATAAATCTAATGAATAATTTGTTAATTTTTCGTCATTAGAGAAAAAATTAAAATATAGTTTATTTTCAGATAATTTATTGATAAAAGAATTAGAATTGGTTATATTTTTAAATAAAGGAGCTATATTATTTGGTAAAGCTGTATTATGAATAATAATTCTATCTTCGTTAATTCTATATTCGACTGCTATTACATAATCATAAAGCGATAATAATGCAACAAAGGAGTCTTGCTCAATAAAATTAGAATCAATATATCTATAAAAATCTAAAGATATAATTTTTTTATAATCATCAAGAGGATAATTAAAAATTTTAGTTTTAGAACTATCATATATTTCTAACGATTTTTTACCTTTTTCAAAGCCCCTAAGCAAGGCAAAATAACCTTTATCTCCTAAAGCAATATTATCTATTGAAGTTTTAGAAGAAAATTCTTTAATCCTAGAAATTGTATTAGAAGAATTATTAGAATTTTCTTCTACTTTTTCTAAAGTATCAGAATAGATATGATATATTTTATTTTCTTCCTCTTCATCATTATTTTTGGATATTATACCATATATCATATTTCCGTCATGTGATAACTTTAAAATATCATAGTCAAAAAGAAATATATTGGAATTGCTGAATAAAATATTTTTAATGTCATTATCCCCTAAAAAAGATTTATAAACATTTTCTGTTATTTTTTCAACATTTATAGTATTTCCTTTAAATGATATTTTTATTAAATTTTGATTTACAAAAAAATAAAGTTCATCTTTGTACGAAAATATATTAGATGATAAAATATTATCACAAGTTATTTCAATATTAGTTTGAGTTTTTATATTTTCTATTAAATCATTTTTAATGTTTATTTCTTTTTTTAATTTTAAATCGTATTCTAAAATTAATAAAGAATTATCAGTTAAAATATATAAATCATCAAACGGCTCTCCGATTATAATATTTTTTATTTTATCATCGAAACTTTTATAAACATTAAATTGATTACATATTTCAAACTTATTATTTAAAAAATAAACACTTTCTTCTGAGGAATAATATAAAAATGGTACCAAATCCTTTCTATTTTGAATATTAAATCCTTTATTATATTCATATCCAAAAAGTTGAATACCCATTTTTTTATATGGACTTAAATAAAGATTTGTATTAAAATGTATAGCATTTGCTGTTTTAAGCTTATCAGAATATAATTTTAACCATTTTTTATTATCAAACGTTATAGAATTAGATAATAATTCATCTTCTGAATTCTGATTTTTTACATTATTGATTCTCCAATTTTCTATATTATTATATACTTCATCTACCATTTTTTTAGATAGACGAGAATATCTATAATTTGTTTTGGAATTAGCATTAAGTTCAGTTTTTATGTCTATATAACCCTTCTTTTTTAATTCATTTTCTTTATCTTCAGGTAAAATTCCTTTATCTATATTATTTTCAAAAGAATAACTAAATTTAGTGTCATTACGTAAAGATTCCGAACGAGATACATAATCAGGATAATAATATCTATCATACCAACCGTTTAATTTATCATTTAAGTTTTCTCCCTGATATAACCATGTACAATGGTATACTCCATTATTAATAGAATTATTATCATTTTGAAGCTTTTTAAATTTATCTGCTAAAAATGGTACATCAGAACCAAATGAGCCATTATGAATAAAAGTTTCTAATATATTTTGTCTGTTGGATGGAGATTTATAATTTAAAACTTCTATATTTTCTCCGTCATTTAAATGATAAATCTGGTCTTCAAAAGTAAAATTAAGTGTTATATTATCAGTACCATACTCTTGATTATAACCACTATTAATAGATGTATATGTTCTATAGTTTAAATTATTTGGTTTATTAGTTACAGTGCCTTGATATGTAAAATTATTTTTTAAAGGGATAATATTAATTAACCCGTCATCATTAGTATATTCATGGTGGATTAAAAATTGATTAGATATGTCAATATCAGACAACCCAATATCTATACCACAAATGCTATTTTTTCTATCATATGATACCCAGCTATTATTAACATAATTTTGTAAATTATTATAATTATTATAAATTGTTATGGGATTTTTATTATCTTCAATATTACATCCTTTTAATTCAGAATTTTCGTCAATATAAATTTTGGCAATGGATTGTTCATTTAATTTACATAAAATAGATAACAAAGTTTTATTATCTATTTTAGATTTTATGCCATAAAGAAAACTATTTGTTTCACTATCAGTAACAGACGCTTTTAGAATAATGGTGTTTCCTATAATCTCACTACTTTCACCACTTTCACCACTTTCAGATGTCCATATTACAAAATATTTTTTACCGTTAGAATTAAAACTTATAGAACATTTATATCCGTCTGTACTTTTTATTTGAAATATATAAGATTGTTTGGATTTAACCTTTATTTTATCTTCTGATACTAATTCTATTATAGGGATATTACTTAATTCGCTATTGTCGGCTGAAAGATAAAATATTTTACCAGATGGGTCTGTAAAAATTATAGGAGTAATAATATTAAGTAAATTTTTATCCGAAAACTCATCAAAATAAAAAATATCTGAATTTTTTTTAAAATCGGATAAAATAAGATTGCTAAAATTATTTGATTTTATATCTTTTTCTCTATCAAAAATGTTATAAGTATGATAATCAAATCCTTCAGTAGTTGAAATAAAATTATTTTTTAAATGATAATAATTATCATTAAATTTAAGTTCTTTACTTTTAATTACTTTACTAAAATCATTTACTATAATATCCTCAGCCACGTTGTTTATTTATTATAATAAAAGTGGTAGCAAATGCTACCACTTTTTATTGTTAAAACAATGATGGAATTTTATTATTTTGAATACTACTTTGAATATTATTTTCTGGAAAATCTCCTAGGACTACATTACTTGTAAGCATTAAACCAGCTACAGAAGCAGCATTTTGTAAAGCAGTACGTGTTACTTTATATGGGTCGATAACACCTGCTTCCCAAAGATTTTCTATCTTACGGGTTTTGATATTATAACCAATTCCATCGAGTTCTCTTTCACGTATCTCCTTAATAATAGAATGATAATCCGAAGACTCGATTCCCGCATTATTACACAAGGTTGCAAATGGTTGCAAAATAGAAAATGCGATAATTCCGGCACCCAGAGAATCAGCAAGATTTTCTCTGTTTTTTAGCATAGCCACAAATTCTTCACTTTGAAGCGCTTTAATATAAGAATAAGAACCGCCGGGAACAATACCTTCTTCAAGAGCTGCTCTCGTTGCTCTCTTAGCGTCATCAACACGGTCATATTTTTCTTCGAACTCAATTTCAGAAGAAGCACCAATATAAATCGTTGCGATATAGCCTGTTAGCTGAGCAATACGTGTCGTGAGCTGATTATAAAGCAAAGAGCTTTCATCTTCTTTATCTCTAAGTTCTCTAAGATTATCAATATGTGTATCTACAATAGAGCGGTCAACATTGATGCCTATAAATGAAGAACCCTTAGCATCGATAATTACCTTTTTACAACGACCTAAATCAGCAAGACTATATTGAGCAAGCGGCTTATCACCGAACTGTTCATCAATAACAGTAGTACCATATGCAAGAGCAAGGTCATTCATTGTGTCAAGCCTCAAATCAGAAAAATGAGGTGCCTTAATAGCTGCAACCTTTAACTTACCGTTTTGTTTATTAGCTACAAGAGATGACAATACATCAGGTTCATAATTGTCAGCAATGATAAGAAGTTCAGCATTTTGCTTCATTGTCTGTTCAAGAACCGGTATAAGATTTCTGAAAGACTTCATTGTTCCTCGATAGAGAAGCAAATAAGGATTTTCCATTTCTGTATTACGCTTGATTTGATCTGTAATAAAATATGGAGAAGTACCATCAAACCCTCTATCAAAATTTACACCTTCTACAAGGTCCAGACGAGTTGTGGAAGTACGAGAATTATCAATATGAACCGCACCGTAACGACCTACCTTTGCAATAGCATCACCGACAACAGTTCCAATTTCAGTATCCCAGTTAGCTGAAACTGTTGCGATATTTCTAATCTGCTCAGCATCATTATTAATCTCTTTACGGATATTCTTACCGATATAGTTAACTATATGCTGAACTGCTTTATCTATAGCACGCTGAATATCGATAGGATTTACACCATGCTCAATATATTTGAAACCATGCTTTAAGATGGCACTTGCAAGAACTACTGAAGTAGTTGTACCATCACCTGCATCTTTACAGGTACGATTTGCTACTTCCTTAACCATCTGAACGCCAATGTTCTCAAATTCATCAGGAAGTGTAATATTACGAGCAACGGTTACACCATCTTTAGTTACATATGGCCAACCGTTATTTTTATAGATAACATTTCTACCACCTGGACCGAGGGTACTAGATACTGCCTTTGCAAGAATATCTACACCACTAATGAGACGTTTAATAACATCTCCACCAAATCTTATATCCTTAGCCTTCATTTACAAGATTTTCTACCTTAGATTTTAATAGAGGAAGTGTTATCGCACCAAAATGAGTATCAACAATTTCACCATCTTTGATGAAAAAGAATGCAGGGACAGATTTGATATTATAGGTTTCCAAATAATATTTCACATCAGCATCTTCATGGTCATGCACACTAAACTCCAAATTGGTGTACGAAGACATAACTTTTTCAACCATTGGCTTAATCATCTTACATACACTGCAAGTGGGAGTTGTAATTTCAATTACTTTATTCATACTTTTTAATGGAAAAATTTTGCCTTAATAATACCAAGGATAAAGAGAATCCCATATAAAATAAACGGGATTGCGAGCGGAAGGAAAGGAACTATCCATGAGCATGAAATAAGTCCAAGACACTTAAGTGTTACTAATACCACCGAAAGTAGCTCACAATATGTAATTCCAGATTTAACTTGCTGAGGCTGTTGCATAGCCTGATGCTTAACAGCAAGTTCCATCAACTGATTCATGTCAATCTTATTATTCATTTATTTCTAAAATTTGATTTTTATATTGACCTTTTATATTTTCAAAGAGGTCATATCTATATACATGTTTATTATAGCGCATCTTTTTCCAAAGGTTTTCATATTCATCGAAAACTTTTAACATTTTTTCAGGAGAATACATTTCTTTGCGTTCTTCACAAAGAGACGAAAATAATTCAAACCATTTGGAACGGTCTTCAGGTAATGCAATAATTACATCTATCTCGCCAGTTGCTGCTCTGTGCTCCATCAATTCAAACATTAAATCTGCTCCATCAACAAGCGGGATATCAGGACGATATACTTTTTGATATGCAAACTCTGAAAGGATATATCTATCAAGGATAAAGCCATCTGACTCCCCTCTAATCCACTGTTTAATCATTTCAGTTGCAATATCAAACTGCTTTTGGAACTTTTCTCTATCATCATAATATGTAAGATGATAAATCGGAATATTATAAGCTTCTGAAAGCCTTTGTGCTAATGTTGTTTTACCAGCCCCGTCCGGACCGTCAATAATAAATACTTTCTTTCTCATATCTTAATACATATAAATTATATTATCCTTGTTCTGTTTTAAAGCCAATTAAATAAATTATATATGACAGAGACAATTAAAAAAATTCAGCAAATCCTTAAAGTCGAAGCAGATGGGATAATCGGGCCGAAAACAATTAGGGCAATTGCTGATGTAGTCGGTGCTTCCGTATCTTCTTACAAGGCTATCACAATAAAAAATATACAGAAAAAGGTAGGTTCTGTTGCCGATGGTATAATTGGTAAAAATACACTTAATGCAATCTTTAATACATTAGAAGGAAAATCATTTACTAAAAATGAAGCTAACTTTCTTGTAAAAAAATATATTGAAAAACCTATCTCTTTTACAAAAGTTGACTACAAAGTTAATCCAGTAAAGCAATCAGTTGTCCGTTCTGGGAAATCCATTTTCGGAAAGGCTGGTGATGAATCTGTATTAGTAAATGTGTCGGTACCTGAAAATTATCCACTAAAATATGATGGCAAACAAGTAAAAACTATCAGAATTCATAGGCTGGTAGCTGATCGTCTCGAAGCCGCTTTGAAGGATATTATAAATCATTATGGTAATGATATTGAAGAAGTCGCACCCGGCGCTTGCGTGTATGATGGTTCTTATTATTTCCGTACTTCAAGGGGAAGCTCTTCAACCTCTATCCACTCTTGGGGTCTTGCTTTGGATTTTGATGCTGCTAATAATGCAATGAAGACTAAATGGAAGGATGCGCGTTTATCTCAAGACATTTATAAACCATTTTTTGATATTCTTGAACATCATGGATTTTTAAGTTTAGGGAGACGCCAGGGGACAGATGTAATGCATGTTCAATGTACACTTTGGGGCTAAAAGTAAAAATTTCGCGTTTAAATACGCGAAATTTTTTTTTTTTAGATTAATGTTAATTTGAACACTAATGAAGAAATATTGGCAAAATCCACCCTGGGATAAAAAGGAAATTCGACGTCGAGAAGAAAAGTTTCCTCATTTACGCAAGGAAAAAGATTATAAAGAAAACTCTCAACATTTAAATCGATTCAATAAAGATTATCGCAAAAAATTTGATACCGAAAATAGATACCAATTTTATACTTCTGTAGCATCTTATATGGATGATTTTGGTATCTATAAAAACATGCACTATCTTGAAAAGAATGGTTTTTTCTCTATTGATTATATAGGAAACCGTCGTATCATTCCTTCTGAAGAGGTAGAAGAAGAATTATTCAGAAGAGAGATGTGTACGTTTAGAGACTGGGTTATTTGGGATAATGATAAGTCCCGAGAGTATGCTAAACGAAATGCATATAAAAGTAAAAGACGTTCTAAACGATTTTATGTAGAATCACCAGAAGGAAAGAAAATTTGGTTTGGAACTTATGATAGCAAACGATTTAATTTGGCAAAAGATGTAGCAATATTTTTAATGTCAAACGCTTATATATTTGATAAAAATTCAGAATATTATCTTACTGAAACGCAGTTAAGAAAATTAGTAAGAGAACACATGATGACAAGAGCCTTTGAAAAGGTTGATATTAAAGAAGTTATACGCAACCTTAAGAAAATATAGACTTTTAGATAAATAATAGTAATTATGTGTAATATGGCAGTCAGAGCAGATGATACTTGGATGGAAGATGCTCAAAATTCGTTAACATCTTCAGTAAGAATGTTCACTGCCGAATCATATCATCGAAGCTTTTGGGACCTTGCAGAACATGGTATTGTACTTTTAGATGCAAATAAGAATATCATTGAAGCAAATAGCTTTTTTGTGAACCTCGTAGGTATTTCTGCTGCTGACCTCGAAGGAAGAAATATAGCAGATATTGTTGATGGTCGTTATTTAAGAACTGATAATATTAATTTAAATGCAATATTAAATGGAAGATACTATTCATATTCTACCGATGAAGAAATTACACAAATTAGAGGTAACCGACATCAACTAATTCCAGTTAGAGTAATAGTCACTCGTGTTCCCTCTACATTAACAGATGAGTTTCAACATTTTATTGTTCAAATTTATAAAATAGAAAGAACTGTCCAGATTAATGGACAGCCCTTTGTGAATCAGAATGAACAAAGTTTTACGAATATTCTTAAGAATCTTCTTATGCAACCTTGGTTCGTTAAAACTGCTCTTTGGATTATCTTTATTTTAATTATTGCACTTACTCTTTCAGGTAATCTAATGCCTATTATTGAAAAATTTATCAATTAAAGTTCACACCTTCTCGCATATACCAGAAAGAGATTTCAGTATCAAATTCTTTCTTGCTTGTTAATTCTTTTGTCCAAATCTCATGAAGTACTGTATGATGTTTATCACTAATTTTTGATACTTCAATAATATTACCTCCAGAATAGCGGAAATTAAGATTATTAATTTGAGCTTCAAAAAAATTATTACTCATTATCTTCTTCGTCCTCCTCTTTATATTCTTCGTAATTATCTAACCAATCTAATACTTCTCCAAAAGAGCCATTAGTTCCACTAATTAAATCATAAAACTCATCACATGCTCTTCCAAGAAGTGAAGTAAACTCATCATCATCAAATTCATCGGCCAAGTCAGACAACTTTCCGAACCATTGTATCTAAATCATCAGCTATTTTACTGACTTTTTTTCGTAAAGTATTAATTTTCATTTATAGTTATATACATTTTTAATCCAAAGAACGAACCTTATTTACCACTTTTTATTTTTTCTTTATAAAAATGTAACATAAATCTTACTTCCATTATCATTGCATTGCATGGAATATAAGTCCAACCTTTAGAACGGTCATTACAATGCATTAAGAAAACATGACGTAATTTTCTACCGCTAAGAAGAGAATACATATATGCATAAAGACTTAATTGTAAAGCATATAAATTATGTTGACATTGTGAAAGGTGTGAAACCGGTTCAAGCATTCTATTACCAAATACAGAATAAAACTCAATCTTCTTGTTGGTCTTAAAATCACCTATAGAAAATTCATTATTAGGGTGGTCAATAATTAAATCCGCAGTTCCTGCTATTTCGAAATCATCAATCCAAAGAAGTTTTTCAGAATGAATGGCTTCTGCTTTTTTATATTCAGGACCTACACATTTATTAAATGTTTCATAAAGAATCTTATTATCAATATCTTCTTCACCAAATTTAATATAATTTTCCATTAATAAATGAGTGGCAGTTCCATAATCACATGCTTGCTTAGAAATAGCTGCCCACTCATCTAATACTTGTTTTTGTGTTTTGCCTTCTTTTAATGCTACACGTTTAGAAATAGCATCTTTATTAAATGAAGGTTCAAATAAATGAATAAATTTAGTACCGGATAGATATTCTCTTCCGGTATCTGTATTAAAATATTGATGAGATTCTTCTTTAAAAATTATTGACATTTAGAAAAATTATTAATATATTTTATAAAAATATTAATCATGTTCTAAAATTTATTTTTAGTTGATTTAAAAAATAAATTATTATAATAAAGTTAAATGCGTGTATTTAATTTGCTAAAGTATAGTGCAAATACGAAAACAGATATTCTTTGTGCCAATATTTTTAGACTAACATCTGCATTCTTTTGAGCGGATAATATGTAAGATTCCCGTCGAAAGTCACAGTACTATTGGGTGGAATTAAAAATGAACCTCTAGCATAAGCTGAGTCACTGTCAGCACACTTATTTGACCAGACGATAACGCCATTAATTGCAGCTTTTACTTCTCTAGCTTTTCTATTACCAGCAGCTACTACACCAAGTGCGGCGCACGGAACTACCTCACCACTAGTGATGGACACACCGGCTGTGAAATCGGGCATGCAACAACTGGAACTCAAATCGTTAAGTTGACTCTGTATATTGTCGCGGATATTGCTGAGCTTTTTCAGCTCATCAATGGAGATGTCTGATGCAATAATGTCATATTTCGTATCACTTACCAGCACCATGTTTACTTTGCTCACACCTTTAGTCTGTTTTGCATCCAGTTGATCTTGAATATTACTTTTTATATTAGCTAAGCACTTTAATTCATTTGTAGTTATAGAAGAAGCCCCTATTTGTTTACTTGAATTTGTAATTAAGACTTTAGAATCAGTATTATTTCCAGAAAGTACAGATGGAAGTTTACTGTTTAGTTGGTCTTGAATTTTACTTGTTACCCCTTTTAAATAATTTAATTCAGTTGTTGTAACATCTGAGGCTATTATATTTCTGTTACTATCCGATATTATAACGCAATTGTTTTTAGATATAACAGGCTTGTTAGCATCTATTGATTTATAAACAAATTCAGCAGTTGCTATTTGAGTATCTTTTGCTTTGAGATCAGGAGTAGGAGCTTTTGTTTTTCCTGTAAAAGTTGGATTATAGGTAGGAGCTTTTGTATTTAGTTGAGTTTGTATATTACTGTCTACATCTTCTAAATAATTTAATTCATCTGTTGTAATTTTTGAGACTATTATATTTTTATTTTTATCTGTTATTACTACTTTATTCTCAGCATCTGATGTTGAAAAATTTTTAGGAAGTTTAGTATTTAGTTGAACTTGAATATCATTTTTTATATTATTTAGTTGATTTTGAATATTACTTTCTATACCACTTAAATGCTTTAATTCTTCTGTAGTTATAGAAGATTCTTCTATTAAACCTGGTTCTTTTGACAATAATACTTTGTTCCCACCGAAATCAGTCTTAAATGTAATTTTTCCAGAGCTATCAGTAACTATTAACGAATTTGGATTATATGAGTCATATTTGGTTAAAAATAAATCTATAGGCTTAAATTTATAATTTATATAATCTCCATCAATATCGTCTTCATTAATAACTTCATCTTTAGGGGGAGTAATAATAGGGATATATGCTTCTGGAAAAGTAACATTATCCCATGTGTATGTGCTAAATTGAGAAATTTTTCTTGCCATATAATAGATATTTAAGGCATGATTTATAAAATAAAAGAAGGTAGTTTTTATACTACCTTCTTTTACTAAAGAGTTATAATTATCTTTTACACAACAAATTCTGAAGTAGCTACTTCTTGTGTAACTTTATTTGCAGTCATATTAAGAACTATAAATTCAGCAGTACGTGTTGGAGCAGCTGAAACATCTACTGCTAAATTTCCTGCATTGACAATTTCAGGTGTATTATTAGTACTATCTACAACTACACTATAACTATAAATTCCTCCTTGGTTACGAATTGATTCCATATATGGTTCAATTTCATTATAAATGGAAAGCTGGGTATAAGAGTTATTCGGTTCAAAGAGATAATAGCGAAGAAGTTTCTTAATAGCTTTCTCGATAAAGAGGAATGTACGACGACATGTATTTTGGTCAAAGGCAGATGCTTTTTTACTTAAAGTGCGAATACCCCAATTCGTAATACCAATTTTAGCTATTTTTGGTACAGAGTTTACACAAATTTTATAAAGGTCTCCTCTTTGTTTTTGAGTCGGGTTAATAGCTACATCTATAACTCCAGATACAATACCGCGATTAAGACCTGCTCCAGCATACCAAGGACCATGAAGCTGGTCTGTTGCGCACATAAGTGCAGCCATGTATCCAGATGAAGGAATCCAATATTTTTCATTAGTATGGTTATCATGAACTTTAAACCATTGAGCATAAATTGATGCATAAGATGAAGTAAATCCATCTGTAATGTGTTTTATGGGACTGAGGATGGAAGATGGCCAAGAATGCTTAATATTTCCTTCACCATAAGCATTATTAGTCATAGTTGTACCATATATTTTTTCTACTTTTGTATTTAAGCCATAGATAACAGCACCTCTAAGTATGTCTGCAATGTAAAAAGTATCACCTCTACCTCCATTTTGGAAACTATTTGCAAGAGATTGGAATGCATTTTGTACTTCAAGATAATCGGAACGAATTAATTCTGCCATGTTTGTTATAGAACTACGATTTGTACGTAAATCTTCAACGCCTTGAAGTAAAATATCTTCTTTAAATATACCTCTAACAATATTATTATTATCTTCTATTTTATTAGAAATAACATAATCGCTTAATGCATTATTAGAATAAGCATAAATTGTACTTAATCCACCGTCAACTATAATATCAATATCAGGATATTCTTCGTCATTAGATACTAATTCTAAAGCTCTTTTAATTTTGCCTGGTGTCGAACCTATGAAATTATTATTTTTTTCTATAATTGTATATACACCAAATTGATATAAAGAATCGTTACGATTAAAATTAATATAATTTTCGCTGTTTTCTATATTTTTAATAAGCTCTGGTGAAATACCAACTTGTTTAGAAAGATTATTCCAGTTTTCTATATTATTTTTGATAGCTTTAACTCTTTGTTCTGAATTTAAATGTTGATTAAGTTCAGTTCCGAGGTATTTTTTCTCATATTTTTCAAAAGTATCTATAAGTTTAGAACTAAAGAATCGTACTTTTCCTTCTAAATTACCTTCAGAATTAACTTTTATTTTATTAGCAATATAAGGATTTACTAAAATTGTTACATTCTTAGAAGATTCTACAATACTTTCAACAAAATAATTTTGTGGAGTTACATTAGTAGAAGTTGAATATTGTCTATTCTTACCAAGGGAAGCATTATACTTTTCTAATATATTATATGTTAATTTCATTGTTTCAGAACCTGTAACAGATTTTTTTAATTTGAAAACTGCAAAATTAACAGTATCATCATAATCACTAGAAGAAGTATCAAAATTAGAAGTTGTAGATTGAATAATATCTGATAAAGAACCTTTATTAAATTTAGTTTTAAAATCTAATAAAGATTCATTAATTGTAATAAATTTACTATTTGCTTTATTATCAATAATACCAGCACTATTATTAGGATTTCTATTCCATGGAGCAAATTTAACATTTCTAATAGCATCTAATTGATAATCATCAGAAATATTATTAAAAAGATTGTCTGTAATACCAAAATAGTACCCTTCATGAGAATTGTTTACTATGCTTCGTGAGGTATTAATTGCAATTAAAGCTGCAGAACTAAGAGAATCTTTTAAATTATTGCCAAAGGTATTGAGGTTTGAAACCGTATTATTCCATGTAAAATATTCACCTGAAATTATTTGATAATATTCAGATAATGAAACATTAAACACGGCAGGAGCCCCAATAAGATAAGTTAAGTTTTCTTTATCCAAATCATTAGAAATATCATATGGATTTGCTATCTTAAATTCTGCATTATTAAAATCATTTAATGAATAATTAGCAAAAGCTTCATTTATTAAAGTAATATTTAAATAACCAATAACATTATCAGCGCTATCCATTAATTCGCCTGCATGATAGGTATAAGTATTATCTCCAACGGTTTCTGTATATGTATCAACAGGACTACTAGAGACAATTCCATCAATAGTTACTGATTGTCCTGAAACTTGCAAAGTAATAATTTCATTATTAATTTCTTTAGTTGATACAAAAATAATTTCTGCATTTAAAGCTTTTTCAATATTATTTGAATCTGCTAAAACATAACGTTTATAAAATTTATAACCATTATTTTTTGCTTTAATAATAGGAATAGCTGGATATACAAGCATGCTATATGCATCTGCAACAGTATCGCCTAGACCGTCACCATATGGTAAACGAGAAGTGAGAAGAGTCGTTCCTAAACCAGAATTATTTAAAATTGCTAAACATGTATAATAAAAATAACGTTCCGCAGCATTAGTTGGAATACCGTAAACAGTCTCAAATTCCTGTATAGAGGAAATCGGTAATACTTCTTCTACAGGACCTTGTGCCGCATAGCCTGGAACAAAAACAGTTGTACCAGTATTTGAAGTTATGCGTAAACTGTTATCATATTCACGAACCTCTACGCCCGGAGCTGATAAACTTGAAACAGTAGCCATATAAATTATTTAGTAATATACAATTTATTTTTTATAAATCAAATTATACCTCTGGAGAGTTCTTTATATTATCATAAAGAATATTTCTAATATACATTTGAGAAAATACAAAAGTAACAGTAAATTCAATTTCTTCGGTTGAAGTATAATCTAATGATATTGAAGATAAATCAGTAGGAAATGCATAAGTAAAAATCCATTGTATTATTGGATTATTGTATTCGTCTAAACCTACTATAGAAACTGGAATTGCATAAGAATTAAAACTTTCTGATTTAGTTAAGTTTTCTTCATTAAAATGTCCTTCTTTTTCTCCGTAAATGAAATTAATCCATTCATATATAGTAAAATAATTAAGATAATTACTATCTATTTTAAATGTTAATTTAAAAGGGTCATATGGAGATTTTGTGTGAGTTGAATATCTTAAAGTACCGCCAGCATAATTCGCTTCAGCAGCTTTAATGTTTATACTGGGCACTTCCGCTTTTATAATAGACCATTGAAGTGCTTTTTTGCCTATACCAAGGTCGTTTTTAATAATATTTTTATTATTTTTTAAATTTTTTAACGCTTCTGGTAATTCAAAAATAAAAAAATATTTGTCAGCAAATGTTTTATTAAGCGGACTTTCTGATGATTGAATTATTTTATTATCATTCATAAAAATAAAAACTCCTAAAATATTTAAATTTTAGGAGTAAGAAAAATATTTAAAAAATATTTTTATTCGGTGGTCTCAGGCTGTTTTTTAGATTTTTTTACCGATTTAGCTTTAGAAATTTCTTCTCCTTGCTCTGTGTTTGAAATATTATTTTGAGAGCGGGTACTTAATTCATTAATAGCATTTTCAAACACATTAAGACGTGTTTCAATAACTTTATTAATATTATTATAACGTTCTTCCAAATTTTTAATTTCATTTTCAATAGAGATGAAATTATTTTTAATTACTTCAAAATTATTTTTAATTTCATCAACATTCATATTTTGAATTTTTTCAATAATAGCAATAAAGTTACTAAAGTCGCAGCGAGCCATTTTGCCGTTTTTAAGGGCAAGAATTGTCGCATCTTTAGGAGATACCATCGGAGTATCGTTAATATTTGTAATTTTACTCATATTCATATTTATTGAATTAAATAACTAATGTGTTAAATTCTAAGCCATACGAATACAATTTTGAAATTGAAACTATGCTTCAGCAATTTATAGCAATTATTGATAATGCTATAGTTATGCGTTATAGTGTTAATAAAGAAAATGATACACGAGAACTTGATGAAATTATTAAGCCTGGATATATTCTTGGAACAAAACAACGTGTAATGTTAGATATAATCAATAAAGCTAAAAATTATGAATTACCTGTAGTTATTATTAGCCTTAATGGTATTTCATTTGTAAAAGAGCGTCAGGCAGCAAAGAATAGAGATATTACTACTTCGGTTGATTTAGAGAGTAGTTATGCGAGACCAACCCCTATATCTATTAAAGTCGAAGTTACGATTATGACAAAATATATGACTGACCTTTATCAAATATATGGTAAACTCGCTACACAATTTCAACCGGCACTTGCATATTCTTGGTTTGTTCCGCAAACTATAGAAGCTAATTGGGTAGAGCTTAGAAACAAAATTGAATGGGATGGTGAACTTTCTTTGGATATTAGGACAGAATCTAAAGAATCGGATGAAGATAAATTTACCGGTAAAATGAATTTTACTATTGATGGTTGGTTATTTCCAACTATGAATCATTGTACTGACGGAATTATATATAATATTGGTACTACTATTGTACCAAGTGAAGAAACTATGTCTCGAATTTATGATGAAATTTCAGCATTTAGACCTCTTGTATATAGTGTATTAAAGGGTAAAGAATGGGACAAATATAATAATCCTCGCCAATTTGCCACTGCTCATCCGATGATAACATCTATCTATTATGCTCAACCGGCAAATCATTCTAAAGCTTATTATATTTTAGATAAAAAAAGAGCTAATTTTCTAAAAGTTACATCTAAAACTAATATGGTTATTAATGGATATAATTTAGAAAATGTTAAAGTTCTTGCTATACCTTCTAAAAAATATGATACAATAGAAGGAACAAAATTTTATAGTAAAGAGTATAAAGATTTTTTACACCCATTTCCTAATAGCTTAGAAGAAAAACCCAATAAAGTCTCAGGATACTTATTAAATATTACAAAACAGACAGATAATCAATTAACTATTGATTTTAAAGCACCTTTACAGTTATGCGATGAATTTGATATAGCAATTGTAAGTGATATAGATTATGATTTATTAAGTAAGCGTAAAGGTTTCACATTAAAAAGTTAAGGAATGAAAACAAATCAATTTAAGACAAATCTTTCCAGAGCTTTAGGAAATTACCTAAAGAATACAAATTATATTGGCGATATTATGCGTAATGGTATCGCAACTCTTTCTAATCCAAAATGGGAAGACTTTGAGAATACGGGTATAAGACGTAAAGAAGCTCTTGTTAATAATTCTGTTTCACACGGGCTTGTTCATATGGATAATACTGCATCTGTTGCAACCGGCATCGGGGGACAGTACAATCCATTTGCTAATGTTCTTTATGCTTCGCTTGATGCAGCTAAAGCTAATCGTATATATGAATATCGTTTGATGGCATCTTATCCTGAAATCGGAGATGCAATTGAAGAGATTTCTAATTCATTTATTAATGAAGATAATCAAAAACGTATCATTACTATGCGTTATCTTGATAAAAACCTTCCTAATGAATCATTTAGACGTTTATATGATGAATTTGATTATTTTGTTAATTTATTAAATCTTAAGCAGAAGGGTAAGAAGTACTGTGAAGATTATCTCATTGATGGTGAATTGTTCCTTGAATTGATTGTATGTACAGCAGCTGAATCCACTAAGAAAAAGGGTATTGTTGGCGCATTGAAGCTTCAGACTGAATTAATGGAAGCTCATTATAAAGATAAGTTTAATGATGTTATTGCAGCATTTACCGGTAAATCAGTTACATTTGAAGGTAACAATAATAACAATATTATTAAAATGGAGCATGTTCCATATCAAACAAATCAGATTCTTTACATACATTCAGACAATTGGGACCCTACTGGGGAATTTGTAATTCCTTATATTGAACGCGCTCGTAAACGTTATATTCAGCTTTCTTATCTTGAGGATGCTATTATTATCTATCGACTTGTTCGCGCGCCTGAACGTTTAATTTTTAAAGTTGATGTAGGTAATCTTCCTACTCCTAAAGCTGAAGCACACCTCCAGCGTTTAAAGGACCGTTACTTTAAGTCAAAAGCATTTGATTTGAATACGGGTGATATTACTCAAAAATTTGAGCCACAAGCTATGCTTGACTCATTCTGGGTAGCTAAGAGTAATGGTAATGAAGGTGTTGATGTTCAGCAACTTCCCGGAGGTCAAAATCTGGGGCAGCTTGACGACCTTAACTATTTTATTAAAGCTCTTTACCGAGCTCTTCGTGTACCGACTAACAGATTAGAATCTGAGTCGCAGGGCGCAATTGATTCTTCCACTCTTCTCCGTGAAGAAATTAGATTTGCTGAGTTTATTATATCTATTCAGCGTAAATTTGCTGAAGCTATCAAACAAGCATTTATTTCACACTTAAAATTTACTGGGTTGTATGAACATTTAAAGCTTAAAGAACATCTTATGGATTTAGAGTTCGTACCTCCTACAAATTATTTTTATATGCGTCGTCTCCAAGGTATCCAAATTGCAGGCGATGCCTATGCTAAGATAGCAGGCATTGATGTTATTTCTAAAACATGGACACTTAAGAATGTTATGGGTCTTACCGATGATGAAATTTTACAACAATATCGTATGCGTAAACTCGAAGCAGCTCATGAATATGAAATTGCTCAGATTACTAATGCCGGACCAAATTGGAAAGCTGTAACACTTATGCAGCAAGCCGGTGTCGGTGGTGAAGGGGCGGGTGGTGATGCAGCCGGTATGGATATGGGAGGAGACCTTGGTGGTGGAATGGACATGGGTAGTGATATGGGAGGAGACCTCGGTGGTGATATAGATACTGCTACAGATACTATTGAAGAAAATCCAGATGGTGGAATGGAAGAAGTTTAATTTATGAGTACACAAGAAGACATAAATGCTCTTTTGGGAATTACTCCTGATGAAATTGTGCAACAAACTCGTACAATAAAACATGAATTAGCTGCGATTAATCCCAACCAACTAGAAGAAAAAATTATATCTGAAACCAATGACATTATGGATAATGCCCGTAATGCTTTGGAAGCTGTTTTAGATGAAGTACAAACCACTCCCAATGATGCTGAACTTATTGAAGCTGCTTCTTCTTTTGTAAAGGCACAAACTGGTTTGATTGATGCTCTCGCAAAATTACATCTTAATAAAGAAAAACATAAGCAGCAGATTGAACTTGCCCAAATGCGTATCGCTGCGGACCAGCAAATGAATACTGAAAATAATCAAACGCGCATACTACTTTCGCGAGATGAAATTATGGCTCGATTAATGAGTGACGCTAAAAAAGTAAATGTTATTGATATAGATACTACGTTATGAGTTTTGTATATTCTTCAAATAGTCCTGAATTTCTTAATTATGTTGCGCATACAAAAACACGTGATGATATTTTAAATGACCCCCGATTATGCGTACTTCTTGAAGACCCTGAAATTAAGGATAATATGGAAATTGCTTTATTGTTTAAAGAAGCGCAAAATGGGGATTATGAAAAAAAGAAAGAATTTATTGAGTATTTTCTTGCTAATGGACCTGAATTAGATACGGATACTATTATCTATTATAGAGAAAAAATTTTGCATAATCCTACATATTTTTCTATCTATAAAATAGAATTTAATGATATAACAGTTATAGATGATATACGTATAAATCGTTATAAAAAAGATACAACTGATACAAATAGCTTATTAAATTGTTTATCTAATCCGTGTGATTATCTTGGCCCTTTTTCTTCTTCTATAGGATTATTGGGAGATGAAAAAAACTTTAATACTCTTAGTAATGTATTTGCTAGATTAAATGATAATGCGAATAAAGAAGATAGTGAAGATTTAAATACGAGCAATAGAGTTTGGGGTAATATCCCTCAGCATATGATAAGTAAGATAATTCCAGATTTAGAAAAAGCATACAGAGTTTTATTAGCAAATATGTCTGCTTCTTACAATGAATTTGCTGAAAAAGTAAAAAAAGTTGGTATATCTAAAGAAATGAAAACAGTAGGTGACCCTAAAGCTGAAGATATAGCTAAGGATGCATCTACTGCAGTTAAAGTTAATATTATGAGCAATTTAGGTGATTGTTATCGAATATGGGAATCTATGAGACGTTTACGTTTTTATGACCCATCACGAAATACAAAAAAACCATTCGAAGCCATAAGTAATAAAACTCCTGATGGAACTCCTTCATCTAATTATACTCCTAGAACGGATGCTGATTTAAAACCAAATGAATTAAAAATTAATATTAATAATAGTTAATATGGTTGAACATTTCCACTTGCTGCTTTAGTTAAACAGCATTGGAAATGCATCCAGTCTCCGAACATTATTACCCCATCTTTTAGAGTCTCTTCCAAGGCTTCTAAAGCCATGATGTTCCATAATATCAACAAATGGCTGATAAATCGGTTTGTTTATAATACTAGATGCTTCAGAAGATTTTCCGCTACTATATAAATTATTATTATGATAATTAAAATCTATTGCTAATCCCCACTCATGTACTGATTGAGAGTTATCACGCCAAGAGCAAGCTAACTTGCATATGGCTGGCGCGATTGAAGCAATTTCAGGACCATAATGATTTATAACATCTTTAAGAGCATTTTCTAGTCTATCTTTAGCTAATGGATGAATATAAATGTATGGTACTCTAGAACCGCCGCCGCTATAGCCATAACGCCAGGATGCACTTGTACCCGCTTCAACTATCATAGGATAATTGTCTGGTACTTTAGCTTTAGCTAAACCATTTATACTTTTATAAGCTTTGCCCCAAGGTGTTTTACCGGTTTTTACTTCATCTTGAGGTAATATAACTTGAGGATATATTGCATTTGTATAAGTAATTGGTTTAGATAATATTTCCTTTTCTTTATCTGATAAATTTCCACTTATATTATAATTTGTATTAATAACAACACTTCCTGTGATAATAGTTGAAGATTGATTATGTGCTTTACAAAATTCATCTGGCAATTTATGATTAAGTTTTTGTTCTGCCACTTCTCTTAGAGATGGGTCTACAAAAAAACGAACAAACACATTATTAGATTTAGTCGGTAAAGAAACACCATAGCCTTTAAATAAACAATTTGGTTTATCTATTTTAATAATACCAGCTGTATCAACATAATCCCTTCTAAATCCTTCTATTTCGCCAAGTACTTGATTATATCCATTTTTAGAATATATAAATTGTGGGTTTAATTCTTTCCATTTATCATTTGGCTTTGGAACTATTTTAATTAAATTTTTTATTTCATCTAGCATACAATATGCACCCATAATGTCGATAACGTTTGAGGGACTTTCATTTATTACTTTAATAAAGATAACTTTACCATTTGTAGTTGATGTTGGTATAGTAATTTCAGCGGTTAAGCAATTGGCTCCTCTCAAAATGCTAAATGCATTATTTTTCCACTGAGTATCAGGATAAAATCTTTTTAAATATTCATTTCCGCTGCGATGCATTTACTGCACATCCTATTTTGAATGTATCAACTGAAACGGATTTGGCAGCATTAAAACTATCAGGAAGAGTATTATGACTATGGGCAGTATAACCATTTTGAGTATAAGAATTGGCACCACCATCTAAAACCATTGTCCACTTTTTTTCTCCATTTTCTGTAAATTCTACCGGAAAGGCAGAATATGCCGTAAGCTTTAATACACATTGCTGCTTAGTATTATCATCAATAAATATTCCGATCAATTGCTCCTGTTGGTAACGAAGTATCGGAAGAAATCCATCCGATTTCCATTTTTTACAATAGAAGAATTATTAAAAGTATCATTTACTATTTCTTTTATTATATCAGTTTCTGACTTTGATGAAATTTGAGATAATGTATCCGATATAGAGCCTAAATTTAATGAAAATTTGATTTCTTTCATTGATAATATTTATTTTAAATAAAAATATGGCAAATCCATTAAGTGCTTTAGGTTCTATAGTTAGTGGTGGAAGCAGTGGAAGCGGATTTTTAAATATTAAAATTCCGTCATTTTCTTTAAATCAAGGTTTCGCGACTTCACAATTTACATCAATAGGAGGTATCGCTAATTCGCTTATAAATTCTGCTCAAAACTTATTACAAGCGGGAAGAATGGCATATTGTTTAGGGGTAATGATAACCAATCCCGGCATGATGTTGAATATGCTCGATATTTTAGGCAATAATTTATTAGCCGCCGCAACTGAAATGGCTGGTAGATTGGCTAATTTAGTTAGAGGACAAATAACACAAGCTTTAAGTCAAATTAGTGGCTCTATAATAAATTTAGTAAACAATATTTTTGGTTTTTTAAGTTCAGTTTTAGATTTATATGAAGCTATTTCCAATTTACTAAATTCTTTAGATAATATAGGCACAGGAGATTTTGGCGATTTTATGGCAGAAGAGGATTGTGAATATATATTTGCAACAATTGCTGCTTGTATGCTTAATAAATTGTTAGGTTCTAAATTACAAGCTTTAGAACAAAAAATATCTGATAAGATTATAAATACTGGAACTCAATTAAATCAATCTATAGCTGAAAATTTAAATGATGTAAATACAGTAAGTTCATATATTGAAAGAGAAAAATTTCTCATGAACAAAGCAACTAAACAAATAAATGGTATTAATAATATGATAGCTTAAATTATGGAATTATATACGGGTTACATAGTAAGAAATGATGAAACAAATCCATATAGTGTATGGATTCCTGCTAAAAATGGAGGGGTTTTATTTAAATTTTTCAAATGTTTTGGTATTAATACTGGAACATTTAATAATATTGATTTTGCAACTATTCAAGCGGGGGCTGAAAAATGTTATATGATAATAGAACCAACGGCTCAGGGACCATACCTTTATGATGTAAGCTCCGGACTTGCTACTATTGAAGAAAATAATCCTTCACCTGACTTTAATACAGTTAGAGATGTAAAAAATATGAAAAATATTAGTAATATATATTCTGCACCATGTGATAATAGCTATGTATCTTCCCCTCATTCTTTACCAGCTGTAAACGGTTTACAAATATTTCATCCTAATTCTATGGCTGGAACATATATAAATACTTATACTAATGCCCCCGGAGGACATCATACAACATTAGATATAGGAACAAAGGTTCTTGTTGCTTATCCAGATGGTAGAGGTATAGGATATATAATAGGGCAAATACCTTATGCAGATGAAACTTCTAAAATTATAAAAAACATATTAAATTAATATGAGTTCTTCAATAGTACGACAAGAATATCGTAAAGGTCCTAATATTACAGTTAAACATACCGTTTCGAGAGGTGATGGGAGTAATATGTTTAATTCATCAGAGACTATCTATGGAAATGGTAATGTTAATATAGTATCTGATTTAATAACTAAAGATATAGTCCAAACGGATAAAGTAAATAGCGTCAGCGGAAATGCTATATCAGATACACAAGGCAGTTCTTCCCAATGGGTAAATGAAGCAACAGAACTTAGCACCAATTCTAACTATAAAATAGTTGGGGATTTATCTAATATTCGACATGGCTTTTTTAAAGAAGCAGATAATGCTAAATTAAAATTAGTTGCGATGAGGTCGGGATTTAATGATGACCGTAATAAATCTGATTTATTACCTGATATATCTTTATCTTCTATTCCAAGTGATATTATGTCTAATATTTTAGTTGTTGAAAAAGATACTATTATGATGGATGATATTCCTAAAACCCCTGCATCTGGAAATATTTTTACATCAATAACGTCTTTAGTAACAACTGAAATTTCTAATATGGTTTCAGCATATTCAAAGATAAATGCTAAAAGTGTTGTAAAAAGAGCTGAATTGGCAACTAAAAATACAGTTGAAAAGCAAGCAAAATTAATAAAATCTATAGAAGAACTGCCAGAAAGTGCTAATAAAGAAAAATTAAAATCTGCTATTAGTGAAGGTAATATCTCTACTTTATTTTCTTCACCAAGTAATGAAGAGAAAGAAAAAAATAGTACCTATAATAAAGATGAATATGAAGCAGAGGCAGTTAAAGTTTCTAAAGAGTTAATAAATGTAGAAAGAGAATTAAAATGAAAACAAGAGGTGATAGTGGAAATGATATTTCTCAAATAATTGGTAATAAAATTACATTTGTTGGTGGCGATAACCCTAACATTTTACCATCTTGTAGAGTAGATAAAGTAGGTCATTCAAAAATTAACATAGAAACTTCATCTACACAAGGTATTATAGAGTTACCTGGTACATTACCTGAATATGAAGCTATAGATAATTCAGGAGACCATCTCGGTGGAACATATAATATTATTTCAATGAACAAAGTAACTATTGATTCTGCAGGAGGCGGTATTCATTTAAATTCAGGTGGAAATATTAATTTGATGGCTGCAGGTGGTCTTGCTAATATTATAGCTACAGAATGTACTAATATAGCTAGTAATATTGTTAAACTTAATTCTACAGAAGCAATATTGTTAAATGGTGCTGAATTATATGTTAATACCAATAAAATTACATTTAACAATACAGTTAAGATATCTAAAAATTTAATAGTAAACGGTTCTGCTTTTATAAATGGTGAATTATATGTAAATCATATAACCGGCCCTATCAATTCATATCCCACTTCTGTTCATCCTTCAATGGAATTATTTTTTTATCCTCTTAAAGCAATGTCATTCATGCTTTCTGGACCAATTCCCGGTGTTTCAGGAGCAATTCCAATTACATTAATTCCGCAACCTCAACAGCAAATGAGCGCATTTGGATATACTATGCCGCACCGTCATCAATCTATACATATAGGTTCTGATTTAAAAGAATCACCTGACATGATATGGGAAGAGGCAGAAAAAGTAAGTGAAAATATTAGAGCAGGTGCTAAAAATAATACGCCATTTAATGCTGCTATGGATAATATTAAAGAAGGTACTACAAAAATTTTAACTAACGCTCTTACTGATACGCTTTCGCATGTAATGAGTAATGTATTTTAATCTTCTACATCACTTAATGAACATATTTTATTAGCATATATTAAATCTTTAAAATTACTTCCATTAAAAATGTGTGATACAGATGAAATATAAGCTAATACAAATTCTTCATCTTTATTATATAAATTACCTATAGAGCCAGAAGTACTTTCATCTTCTAGATCCTTTATCGGTAGATTAATTTTTATTATTTCTCCAGGATGTCTGAATAAATTTCCCTTTATTTCAAAACCTACTAAGGAACTCATTAGTATAAGTGATTTCAATACTCTTCCAACATGATAAAAAGCTTCTTGCAGAGGGTCATCTGATTTTAATAATATAGTATTAGCATTTATTTTTGCAAATGTTTCTTCATTATCTCCAGTAGAATTCATTCTTTCCATCAAATGAAAATGTGGGTCTACAATTGGTCTTAGGTATTTTTTAACACGTTTAGATAAAAGATTATCTTTATTATTTAAAAATGCAGCTTTATAAAATTCATAAATCCAATTAAAGTATATAAGTATATTGCTTGCACCCGAAGGAGTATCAGAAATTAATGCTAAATTTTTCCAATTTAAACTAGTTAATTCCCCATTAGGAGGAAAATTTGTAATAGATTCTAATGGACTAAATACTAATCCATTAGATGCTAAAAAAATTTTTTCTTTATCTAATATATTAAAATTTTTATCTACTAATGGATTTATTGTTTCATATATTATAGAATATGGTTTAGTGCTATTAAAAGCTAATTCAAAAGGCATTAATAAATCTTTACAATAAAACTGTCTACGAATTAATGTAGCTGATACTTTATAAGGGCTATTAATAGTAGCATAATTTAATTCCTCTATTAATTCGTCTTGTTCTTTTGCATTTTTATCTGTTTCAAAAAAAGAGCGATATTGCATACTGATATCCTCTATTTCATCTTGTAGAAATAACGGTATTAGCACATTTCCAAGATTTTCTCCAGCAAAATTTGATGGTATTTTTCGATTACATGCGGCATGCTTATAAATGTAATTTAATAAATCATAGCATGTCATAGTAATAGGTAAATCTTTTAATATAACACTTTTTAAAAATTCGTTAATATTGTCATTTATTTCTTTTATAAATTTTATATTACAATTTATATGACATTTTTTATCGTGAGAATAATGAATTATTTTGCTTGCATATTCTAAAATATTAGAATACAAAATTCCAAAATTTGCAGAATTTACAAATCCAGGATATTCTAATAAAAAATTACCAAATGAAACTCTTTTTAAAGATGAACTTATTATATCAAGTAATTTAAGCTGATAAATTTTAGAAGAATTATTATCATCAGACTTGATATTAACATCTTGTATTTCAAAAATATAAGGTTGGCACATAAATCCAGATGTTACTCCATCAACATTTTCATCTGTAATATTAAAAATTGACACCACAAAATAAAAATTATTTTGTTTTTCTATAATATCAGTTAAAGAACCAAATAAATCAACTATTTCTATAGAAGCGTTTATACCATAGCTAGAAATACTTTGAGTAATACTAATATTTTTTATTTCATTTCCATAACTATAATGAAAGCAACCATTATTTTCTAAGTTTGCTTTATCTATAAAAAAACAATCAATTTTTCTGGAAAAACCATCAGAAAATTTTATACTATCAATATATTCAAATACACTAAGTTTAGAAACAATATCATATAAGTCAGAACCCTCATTCATTGAATTGAACTTTTTATCAGAGTTTTGACTATTGTTATGCTCTAAAACTGGAACTGTATTACTAATTGTAGATTGTTCATTAGTAAATTTACTATTTTGTTCGGCTAGCTCTCTAATATTGCCATCCGCTTTAGATAAATCTATATTATTACCAGTGGATATTTCAACATTATTACTCATAACAAAATTAGATAAAACTTAACAAATCAAAAAGATATTCTTCTTTAATAAAATATATGGTTTCACCATCCGGAGCATAAAATAAAAAAGAAGGATTTAATAAACACAAAACCCACCAATAATCAATTGTATCATATATTTGGTAGCTTAAAGTAGTCCAGGGTGTATCAGAAGAAACAACCAATGTATCATATATATATAATTTTCTATCAGAAGGAAATTCTATTTTTTTGTTTAACATAAAAAAGGGAATATTCTCTTCAGTATTATATTTGTTAAAAATACTACTATAATCCTTCATATTATTAAAATTGTAAATTAATCAGCAGTGACAGTTTCTATATTTAAACCTCCATAAGTACCCGCTAAAATTAAGTTCATAGAATTTCCAATTAAACATTTAAAATTTATTGTTACTTCCCATGCTTCGGGGACATTAACAATTAAATTATTTTCTATATCATCTTCTATAAAATTAGGGCAAGTTAAACTTCTAGTCATTCCATGTGGAGTTACATTTATACTTTCAACAGCACAAATAGGTAATCTTTTTACACCTGGTATTATTATATCATATAAAAGAGGTGGAACGAATGATGTTGCATCAGTACGCATTGGTAGATTTCGTAAAAAAAATAAAAATAAAAATTTATAATTTTTTTTCCATTCATCTAATTTAGTTGTATTATATAAAGTAAAATTTACTGTTGCAGAATCTCCATTTTGAGGATAATTATAACTTTTTGGTAACTCTTGAACAAATCCAGTATCATCACCAGAACCATTAATAAAATTTGTTATATTATCAGCTAAATTAGCAGCTCCCGATACAAATCCAACTTTATCATTAAACCAATTAACTACTTTTTGAAGAGGATCTGGTAGCATCTTACCTTTTCCCCAAGTATTTTTAAGAGTTGTAAAAGAAGAAGAATTATTAACAAGCGGCATTACATATTTTTTACCCGTTTCTTTAGTTATATATAGATATTTGTAAGGAGATAAAATATCAAGATTTAAATTATTTTTTTTTAATAGTTCATCAAATTTTGTCCCTCCTTTTAATTTTTCTAACCCTCTATTAATTAAACTGGAAGCAGTTGTCGTTGTTGTTGTAACTAAATCTTTAGCCTTATCATCAGCACTAAATAGGTCTAAAACATTACCAATACTATCGCTCACCTTTTGCATAGTTTGTTCAGCTGAATTTAAAATATTAAGCACATTAGCTATACCTGCATTAGCCGCTGATTTACGTTCAATTATATAACAAAATGGAATATTATTATTTTTAACAACTTTACCTTTGAGCAATTCATCAAGTTGTTCATCACTATTTTCATTATTAGTTATATTGGACTTTATAATATCATCAGCAGTCCAAGCATAATCAGAAATAATATCAATAATTTCTGATAATTCTTTATTTTTACCGACTTTAAATGATTTTTCTATAAAATAATTTTGAAGTTTTTTTAGCCTTGCAGAGCTAATTATACTATTTTTGTCAGCCATTATTTTTATTTATTAATTCCAAGATGATACAGAAGACCATAAATCATTAATAACACTTTTGCCTGCTTTAGAAATATAGTTATTTCCATTTTTTTCATTAGTTGTCTGCTGAGGAGTATTGATACTATTATATGTAATATTTTGCGCTGTTGGTTCTTTTAACAATTCTTTAATTTCGCTTAAAACTGCATTTTGTTTTTGAATAATATCTACCGATTCTCGTGCTAATCTTACAAGTTGATTAGACATATTTTGAAGAGATTCTTTGTGAATAGGAGTTATATTATATGTATTATGCGAATTATCTTGCGGTGCTACTGTCTCAATATAAACTTTTAAATTTGCAATTAAGTTACTTAAATTATTTTCTAATGATTTTGTAAAAACATTTTGTAAATTATTAATATTTTCTGAAATCTTATTAATATAAATTTCCCATGTTTTATTGAAAGCATTTTCTAATAATTTTTCATCTACTGAAATTTTTAAATTAGATATAATTTCATCAGAATATACATCTAATAACTTTTCAAAAACATTTCGAACTACATTATCATCAAGATAAATTTTTAAATTAGATATAAAATTGTTAATATTTTCTGACCATATACTATCAAAAGATTTTGAAAAAGATTCTAAATTAATATTAGATTTAAATTCTAACAAAAATGAATTTATATAATCTGATAAAATTAATTTAAATGATTCTTCTTTATTTGAAAAATCATTCATATATTTTTCAAATATTTCATCAAACGTTTTTTTAACATTATCAGTTTCAATATCTACTTTTAAATTAGAAAACAAATTGTTTAATTGATTTTCTAAAATTTTACTAATAGTAGTTTTTACATTTTCATTATATTCATTAAATGTATCTTGAATTATTTTTACAGATTTTAAAATTATATCCTTTGCTTCAAACAGTTTAGAATTATCAACTGTTGAATCAGAAGGCATATTTTCTGCATTTATAACAGTTTCTTTTTTAGAAGTTGTATCTGCTATTTCAGATTTCGTATCTGTATTATTTTTAGGTGAATTAATTAAATTTTCAGCTGCACGAATATTTGTATCTAATTCAAGTCCGTTTCAAGAGTGAGGCTCTTATAGAAGATTCCATGCTATTTACTTCTGGTTGCGAAATACCTTGTAATGCATCTACTTCAGAAGAATCTACAATCCACCCGTCTCCTTTAATAGAAGCTATTGCTTCTTTAAATTCATCCATTTTTATATTAGCAGAACCTGAATCATCTATAACTATATGTTTAGATAACTCTTCTAAAATATTTTGCTGATATTCTTTTTCTAAGTTATCAAAATCTAAATTTTTTTGCTTTAAAAAATCTATCAACGCATTTTGAATAGTTTTTTGTTTTAAAGCATCTTTATCTATATTTCCTTTATTATCTAATTTTATTCCTTGTTCTTTTGCTTTTTTTTGAGATTCTTCTTTTACTAATCTTGCAGTATCAATAAGAGCATTCGCTCCCTTTTTAGAATTATCTAAAGCACTATTAGCGAGTGCTTGCTGCTTAATTTGTTCTTCAGCTGATTTTTGATTCATTTCTACTCGTATATCACGAGCTGCTTCATCTGCTTTTTCATTTGCATCTTCAAGAATACCACTGAATATATTTTGAATAGGGGCAATTACTGCATCTTTAATTGCTTCAACAAGCCAATTAATTGGAGCTTTAGCAAAATCTATAAGACCTTGAACTACCTTTGCCCCAAATGATAATATACCATTTTCACCGGTAATAAACGTATCCCAACCATTTTTAATTCCATTCCATATGGTATCACCCATATTTCCTAAATTATTAAATATAGGTTTAATTGTATTCCAAAGCTTATCTAATTCAGAAGTAATTGTATTGAGTATTTGAAATATAGGACTTTCTTTATTAGAAAAATCAAAAAACGTTCCAATCGATGAAAACATTTTTTCTATTTCAGCCCAAGCATCTGTAAAAAAATTAGCTATTTTATCTCTAAAATAATATACAACACCTCCGTATAGCTCCTAAAATAAGCAATAATGTTGTAAGCCAAGAACTCTTTTCTTTTTCAGGAGAACTTTCTTTATCGTATTGAATTTTAACTGCTTTATTAATAGTAGAAGCATCATCCTGAATAAGCATTTCTTTTTTCTTTTTTTCACGTTTCAAGAGATTTTCTAATGAACTTAATAATGGTTTAAAAAGTTCTTTACCTATATTAGCATATCTTTTACGTTCATCTCCTGTTAAGTTAGCCTCTACTTTATTAACAGATACTATATTTTTTTCATTTGTATCTTTTTTATCTTTTTCGGCAGTTAAGTTAGTTATAAGTTGTGTATTAGCATCTATAGTTTTAGTATTTTCTACTAAAGCTGTCATAATATTATCTGGTATAACTTTATCTGCCATTATATAAATTTATTTATTTTTATATTATGAAATTCTCTTTCTCTCTATCAGCTGGTTGAGAATATCAACCCACCTAAAAAATTTAATTTTATTAAGATAATTTTCATTAGTTTTTTCATCTCTATATATTTTAGTTTCTGATAAAACATCCACTTTATAAGTATTAATTTTATCTATAACTTTATAAAATGGCATTTGAGGTGTAAATTCAGTATCTAAATTTTCTTTATTCTCTGTATCAAGTATTTTATATTCAGCTTGTTTTACTCTTTCTTTTCTTTCATATTCATTTTCTGGCCTCCAAAAACTATTAACAAATAATTTATAATTATCTATATTCATTACAGGTATAGTTATATCAGGTATATATTTTTGATAATTATTAGAATAATTAACACTTTTGTCTATAAAATTATTTTCTAAATTAAAATCCCAATTAGTATCAAGAATTAATTTATAAAAATTAGTACTTGATGAAGGTTTATAATAATTAAAATCTAAATTATTAAATATAAAATTATTTTTAAAAGAATAATTGTTTAAATTATTTTCTTTCTTTTTATCTTTTATAGAAAAAGATAATTTATCTAAAAATATTTTATAAGAAGGTAATTCGCTAGTATAATTTAAAGATTTATTAAAATAATTCAATAATTTAATTTTAATATAAGTTATTAAATTAGACCATATATTAACAAAAGTTAAATCTTTATCTTGACTTATTAATGATTTAATTTTATTATCATTAATTATCTCTTTATCATATCTATCTTCTTCATTAGATGCTTCTATACTTTGTTGAATTATTATTTCCCTTTGTAATTTAAAAATATCTAAATTTTCAATATCTTCAGATTGTATTCTTTCTTGAATTATTTTTATATAGTTTTTATTATCTTTATATACTTCAAGTATATTATCTAAATATTGTTTTTTTAATACAATATAATCATTAAAAGCATCCTCATCTTTTTCCTTTTTCTTTTCTTTCTCTTTTAATATTTTTAAAATTTCATTATAATTTATATAATTTTCTTCGAAAATAGATGTATTATCTTCTATATCATCATCTTCTATATCGTTATTTTCATCAAAAGTTTTGTCTTTAATTATATCTTTTCCTAATAATTCTATTTCGTTATTAAGCCCCAATACAAAATCAACTGTATTATATAATTCATGTATTGTAAAACCAATTGATATAGCTAATGCAATACTATTTCCTAAAAGAGGTAAAACAGAACCTACAGCTTGACCAACTATAAATTTAGTAATTATTTTGCTTATTGTACCTACTATTTTTTTAACAGTTTTTCCTAAAATTTTTATAATAAATTTATCTAAAAATTTAAATGCGCTGGAAAACATTTTCTTTAAAAACTTCATAATAAACAAAGATTTATTGGTCACAGCTTTAACTGTTATTTTCATTTGTATCTTTGAACCTTTTATTGGTTTTTGTTTAGGTAAATTCATACTTTGAGGTCCAGGTTCTCCCTTAAACATTTTTTTGCTACCTTTACCTCTAAAAAATAAATTTCTAAAAATTCGCCATATACTTTTTATTAATTTGGCAACATTTTTAAAAATAAATTTAGTTATTTTAATAATTGTTTGAGTTAATTTGGAAATTATACTACTTAATTTTTTAACAGCTTTTGTTAATAATTTTCCAAAAATATTCAATATAATTTTAGTTGCTTTTAATGCTAATTTTCCTAACCATTTTAATAATTTAGCAAAAACTTTAAAAAAAAGTTTAGCAGCTTTTTTAATAGCTTTAGATAATTTTTTAAATATTTTTTTTAAAATATTAGTAGTTTTTTTAATTTTTTTATCTTCAGAATTACCTTCTTTAAGAATAATTTTTTTATTTGGAGAATTTAATAAATTTAAATTCTGTTCTTGATAATTAAAAACTTTTTTAATAACTTTATAAAAAGAATTATGTATTTTTTTATCAATTTTAGAGTTAAACGCTTTAGAAGCTATTTCTAATCTCTTATAATTTATAGGAGAAATAATAGGTTCTGAAATGATATTATCTTCTTTATTTGGTGTATTAGAAGAAATATCCTTTAAACCCGCCATTTCTTCAAAAATATCAGCGGGTATATGTTTAACCTTTTCCATAATTATTTTGTTATATCAAGAGATGTCGGAGAATTTAATTTATCAGGTTTGTTATATCCTATAAAAATATTATTAGCTTTGTATTTCATCTGAATATTATCTCCAAATGGTAAAGAATAGTTACCATCAACTGTTTCTTTGGGCCTATATGCTTTTAGCAAATTTTGAAGTTCTATTAATGCAGGACCCGTTACAATTATATCTCCTTTAATAGCATTAGATTTTAGTTTTTTAACCATTTCTGCAAGAGCAGGAAATACTTTTGCATATTTTGTTTCATATTCATTATTTTTATATGGCTTTGTTTTACCTGTTATAATATTATCATAATTTTTTCCTGAAGCTTTTTTACCGCCACTATAAGATAAAGTAGTATTTGTTTTAGATGAATTATATTCTTTTAACAGAATTAAAATATCTTTAATAAGCATAACTTTATTTATTTTCTCAGAACTATGATAAAATAATATTATAAAAATAGAATATTACAATTACCTGACAGTTCCAAGTGGAAAAGAATTCAATTTAAAAGAATTAACAAATGAAAATTATTTAATATTATTAAAATTTTTAAATGGAAATAATTTTAAAGGTTTTTATAATGCTTTAGACGCTCTTTTAGTAGATTCTATTCCCGAATTTAAATCTTTAGATATTTGCGATAAAGCTTATATCTATATAGCTTATTATTTTTATTCAGTAAGAACTTCAATATCTTTAAAGTCTGAAAAATTTGATAATGTAGAAGTATCATTAAACATAATGTTAGATTCGCTTGAATCAAAATATAAGAAAAAAAGTAAATCATATATTTTTCATAATTGGAATTCTAAAATACATTATCCTATTAATTTAATATTTGATGATAATAATACTATTATTATTGATTTTTTATCTTCGTTGCGTAGTATAGAAAAAATTAATGTATCTTCAGAAAATATCGAATCTTTAAGAAATGTTACTTCTACTAAATTATTAAATAATCTTAATAATGAAATTATTAAAAATTTTTCATTAGAAGTAGATATTACAAAAGATATTCCCGATACTAATGATATAACTGAAAATATTTTATCTTCTAATATTTTTTATTCTATTGCATATATATATAAAGATTTATTGGATAATTTTTATAATATGCAATATTTGGTGACTCATTATATAAAAGTAAGTTGGTCAGATTTTTTAAAGATGACACCTTTAGAAACTACTATTTTATATAAAAATTTTATAGAAGATAAAGAAAAACAAAATGAAAAATCTAAGTCTAATAATATCTTAAATCATGTTAATTCTAATATGCTAGATTTATAATATGAAAAATAAAAATACATATATAATTGTTTGCCGTAAAGGTTTATGTAAAACTGATTGTCCTATTATATCAAACGGATTATCTTGTGTAGAATGTAATTATTCTGGGTATATTTTAAGAAATAAAGAAAATAATGAAAATAAAGAAAATGATGGAAATTGATAATTTATATTTTATAGATACTCCAATAGAAATTCAGGATAATTATTATAATGAAATATTAGAAAAATTAAATGATTTAGATATTGATAAAGACAATAAAATATATCTTCAATTCAGCTCAATTTTTAATATACCTGGTAAATTTTTTTTCAAATGCTATATAAATTTAAAAGATAATTTTTTAAATCAAGAGCCTGATTTTTTGATTTTTTTCTCTTAAATGATAAATATTAAAGTATCATGATGCATAATTCATTTGATAAAAAAGGATTAGTTGTGCTTTCTGAAATGAAAGATTACCTTCTTGAAAGTGGTTTACAAAATTGCGCCAATGCCTTTGATAAAGCGCTATCAGAAGTTATTTCCTTTGAAACTAAAGGAATTTATAAAAATTATTTTTCTAAGAAAGTAAATCGTTATCTTTGTGAGGCTCTTCTTTTTGCTAATACGGATAATAAATGTTTAACAAAATATCGTCAACTATTAAGGGGTCTTATTGAAAGTTATAGAAATATATATAATCTTTCTACAAATGATTTTGAGTTTGAATATAATATAGAAGATTAATTATGGCATCGATGACAGCACACGCTTGGAGTAAAGTTCGAAATAGATTACAGGATATGGTTAATGAAGATCCTGAATTGGCTTCACCTGGAAACCAGGATTGTCAAATTAAAGTTTTTGAAGACCCGGTTATTCAAAAATTTATTCGTCCATTAATAGCTCGCCAAGGAGAGGATTATGCATTTGAAACTTTTTGCAATTATTTTAACAATACAGTAAAAGTTTTTATAGAAACTGGGATAATAGCTGAAGATGAATTAATACCGGTTAATTTGGGTATTAATTATTAAAATAATTTTTGATAAAATATTTTATAAAAAAAAAGCGGTGATTCAAATCACCGCTTTTATTTTAGCTACCAGCAAAAACTGTATCAGAACCTGTTCTTTTATAATACAAATAAGAAATATGAGCTTTTACCGTGATTGCTTCACCTGAAGAATCTGCGATTTTAAAATCTAATTCATCAAATTTAATGAAGCTAACACCATAAAATGTAATATATTCTATAGGTTCAAGATTAATATCAAGAGCAGCAACAGTCATTACGTCATTAATATTTGGAAAACGCCAGTCGCCTGTTGTCGTTGCATCATTGAATGTTTGTCGGGAAGCACGTTCGAATTTATGAACGAGTTCAGAATCTTTATCAAGGTAAAACTCTATTTCATAATCAGTATTTCCAGGATATTCTACTGTTGATTTAGAATAAGGAAGAGTCATACCCATATATTTTACATTATCGCTTACAGGTGTATTACGTCCAGGTAACTTACCTCCTTTTGCATAAATTAAATCTTCTTCTGAAAGAGTAAGATTTTTACAACTTAATTGCATGATACGAAAAAGATTATCACGTGCAAAATCTTTAGTGCTGGCTACCTGAATAAATTTACCAATTGTTTGATTTACTGCCATATAATTTTATTTATCTAAAGCTTATATCAGAACTTTAACACAATAAAAATATGTTAAATCAAATTAGTTCAGATTGGACAGAAAAATATCGTCCACAAACTCTTAACGATATTGTGCTTAGTGATGAAGCCCGCAATCTTGTCGAAAAGTACATTAATGAAGATATTATAGATAATATCTTTCTTTGTTCTCGCCCTGGACAAGGTAAGACTTCACTTGCTAAACTTTTAGCTTATAATATTTTTCAATGCGACACATTGTATGTTAATGCTTCTGATGAAAATAATGTAGAAGTAGTTCGAACTAAGATTACCGGTTTTTCTCGAACTCTTTCTTCAAATGGGAAGTTTAAGATAGTAATTCTCGATGAAGCTGATGGTTTTGCTAATGCGCAAGCTCAGCGTATTCTTCGTGCATTAATGGAAGAGGTATCAGATAATACTCGATTTATTATTACTGCAAATCATAAAAATAGAATTCATGATGCAATTCGTTCTCGATGCAAGTTTATTGATATTACTCCACCAAAGAATGGTGTTGTAAAACGTGTTATGCAGATTCTAAAAGCAGAAAATATTAAAATTGATGCCGAGCGTGAACTTCCTAAGTTGAAGAGCCTTATTGAACGTCTATATCCAGATATACGCTCTATTATTAAGAATATTCAATCTTGTGTATTTGATGGGGTTTTAAAGTTAAAGGATTTTAGTGTTGATTCAATTTTTATTAAAAAGGTACTTGATTTAGTTCTTGAAAAGAACCATCTTGCTCTTCGAGAATATATTATTTCAAATGAATCAGCATTTAATAATGATTATGCTTCTTTCCTCAGCGATTTTTATCATCTTATCATAGATTCAGACTTAGTAGATGATGAAATTAAGCCAAATTGGACTATAACGATTGCAGATTATCTTTATAGATTTGAAGAAGTTATAGACCCGGAAATTAATGCTTTTGCATGTCTTTTTAAATTAATTAAAGCCCTATAAATTTAGGGCTTTTTCTATATGTTCTAAAACCATAGGTCTAACCATACTACTTGGTAATTTTTTTAATTCTTCTTGCAGAATTTTAGCTTTTTCTTTTAATAGTTTCAAATTTGTATCTTTTGTTTCGCTATTTGCATCATTTGCATTTTTCCATGCAAGTGCTGCTTGGTAAAATGCACTTAATGCGGAAATATAAGAATCATAAGTTAATTTCATAAAATATTTTAAATTTTAAAATGTAAATCCATCAATATCTAAAGTAGATTTTAGATTAACATTTTTATCTAAAGATGGAATATAAAGAGATAATTCTATTGTATAACTATCTGAGGTATAATGTGTTAAAATTTTTATCTTTTTTATTTTAATGCGGGGTTCATATAAAGGAAGATATGTAGAAATTTCATATCCTAAAAAATAAGCCTTTGATTCACTTAAAGTTTCAAACAAATACTTTCTAAGGTCTAATTCTATTTCAGGGTTCAAAAGTCTGCTACAAAATTGAGTAGTTAAAATATTTTTAACCGAATTTAAAACACTTTTTTCATTGGTAAGTAATGAAATATCTTTATAATCTTTATCAGCTGCTAAACTGGGAGTATTATATATTTCGGGCTTTAAATCATTTATATCTGAATATAAAATATCTTCCTTTAGTATTTTATTTAAATTTATATCTGAGTCTACAGGAGATGATAAATTATATCGTTTTTTAATAATATTAGTAAGGTCTATATTAGCCATTTTTATCTAATTTAATTAATTCGCTTTTTAAAGTTGATTCAAATATTTCTTTACTATTTAATTTAAATTGATATTGATAAAGATGAAACTTATCAAGACTATAAAATGGACAAATGAGAAGATATTTATCTAATTGATTATTATATGTAAATACAAAGTTATCTATTTCCAAATTACTACTTAGCTCATTATTAAATGGTAATTTTTTTCCATAAAATATATTTGTTAATTTTTCTGATAATATATCAAAATTATAAAGATTTAAAATTAAATCTAATGAATTTTTATAAAGATTTGCTACAATTAATATATTTTTAGTTTCATTATATAATATTTTATATTTTGAATTTTCGCTTATTTCTAACTCTTTAATATTTTTGTAATTATTAGGCAATATTTTATAAAAATATATTTTTGATTTGAATTCATTTTCACCTTCTATAATTAATATTTCATTAAAAATACCATAATTTTTAATAATTAATTTGTCATCAACAAAAGATTTATCAGATACTTCAGAAAAATTTTTGATTTCATTATTTTGTTTTACTAATAAATTATATGTATTATTGTTACTATCATAAAATAATCCATACTCATTAGCAAATATATCTGTTTGATAATTAATTAAATCTCCTTTATCTTCAACACTAGTAAAGGAATAATCATAATTTTTATTATTATTAAGAATAAAATCTCTATCTTGATTTGAATAATATGTATTTAAAGACGTTGCAGCTAAATGAACTAATGGCTCATTTTTAGCTTTACCAGAAGATAGATTTTTAATATAACTATCTAACTTAAATTCATAAATTAAAGGATAATCTATTGATTTATTATTACCAATATCTCCATATTTATTTGGATCGGGAAAAACATAAAATGTATTACTTTGAAGTTTAGAACTATCAATTTTCCATGTAAAATTATCAGAATTTATTTTTAATATTCCTATTTTATCGGGTTTAAAAAATAAACCTATTTGAGATAATAATTTTAAATTTTCATTTATATTTTTTGGTTCTATAATGGCGGCACTTGCCATTTTTGCATTTAAAAGATTTCCCGAAGGATTTTCAGCTTTGGTAAGTACATCTATAAAAATATTATTTGGAGATTCACAATATATATAATATAAATCGCATCCTAAATATTTTTCATATAATTTACGGCGTATAGAAATTTGGTCATTTAAAGATATTAAATTTGATGTACTTTCATTAAGTAATTTATCTCTTAATAATGCAACATCGCCTACACAATGTTGATTAAAATCTAATCCAATTTGTGCAATAAGTGGTATTTCCTCTAAAAATGTATTACCATCAAATAAAATATTACTAATAGTTTCATTTAATTTTACATAATCTTTATAATCAGGAACATTTATATTTGCCGTTTCATAATTATCATCTGCAATAGCAATATTAAGAAAATCGTTAGATTTAGTGTTAGCAGAATTAATTTTAATTGAATTAGGTATATCAAAATAATCGGAATATAAATCTATATATTGTTCTAATGTTATATTTAAATTTTTTTTAATTTCCTCTATCTGTGGAGCTAAATTTTTATTTTCTAAATAAAAGTCAATAATTTTATCAAAAATTATTTGTTCTAATGAAGTTCTAGAACCTTTAATATTATTTTTATTAATAGTTAAAGGTATTTCTTGTCGTTTAATTTTATAAAAATCACAAATATTTTTAATTTTTTCTGCAAAAAATGGTATAATTGCTATTTTATCATCTTCATTATTCCAATTTAAATTAGCAATAAAATCTTGTTCTTCATATGAAGAATATGTAAGAATAATAGACTTTAATGTATTTATTAGTGATTCTTTAACTATATCATTATCTGATGAATTGAAATATAATTCTTTTGTTTTAGACCATTCTGTAAGATAATTTTTATAGTAATTTAAAAATGAATATGGAGAATTTTCAAAACCAAATTCTTTAATAAATTCAATAAATGTAAATGAACGTTCATTATCTTTAGCATCAAGCTTATTATTAATAATAGAATATAGATTTTTTAATGAACTTTCCATATTATTTTATTTATTATCTATTAATTTTGATATTAGCAATTTTATTATACAGTCATATACAAATCCAAAATCTTTTTCCCACTCTTCTACAGTAATCTGTTTTTCTAAGGATTCTTTACTTTTTGGAATAGTGGTATCAGCTATAAAATTATATTTGCGTATATAATCTTCAGTTTTTTTAAACAGATAAAAGGAGTAATAATTTTCAAATATATTTTTTTTATATTGTCCCGTAGAACCAAATAGCTCAGACGGTAAATTTAAAGGCCATCCCCATGAAATATCATAATCTATTAATTTAATTTTTTTAATATTTTGATTTTTAAAAATATTTTTGTTAAAAGATATACAAAATGTTTTAGATGTATAATTGTCTTTAACTATCAAAAACGGTATAGCGTCATCAGCGTAATTTTCTTTTATATTTCCGTTTTTGTCAGTGCCAATGCCAATAATATTATAATTTTCATCACACCATATATCTTCATTTATATCTATTTTTTTACCTACATTTTTACCTTTTGTTATAGGTGTTATAGATATATCATGATTATCTAAAATGTAATTTCCAAATATATTGCTATAATTCATAGATATTATACGTAATAAATCTTTAAATTCATTTATCTTATTGAATGAATTTAAAGAAAACTCTTTAATGTTAATATCTAACATTTTGAAAATTGCATCAAGGTCATCAATATAGCATGTTTTATAATTTACTTTATCATCTAAAAAGCTAGAACTTTTTGTAGTAATATAAGGTATTATATTTTTAAAAATATCTAAAAGAATATTTTTTAAATTAGTTTTATTTTCAAATAAAGGATGTTGCATATAAGTATCTAATATTTTATTAACATCTATATTCGAAATTTTTTCGGATGGAAGAATCAATTGTTTATAATCAATTAATTCTTCATTAGTATAGAAAACAGTGGATGTATTATCATTTGTATTTTCAAGATAAAGCGAAAAATTAGGTTTTAGCGGTTTAAATGAATAATATTTGTAAAATTTTTTATTTTTTTCTTCATCCTTTTTTATATCTGCAATAACTATGTAATCCGTATTATTTGTTTTTATTTCTTTATTCTTTAATATATTATCATCTTTTAATAAACTAAAAGATTTATTATTTTTATCTGAACTATCATTTTCTATAAAATATGCAAAATATCCTCTAGTTTCATAATTTTTATAAAAACTATGAATAAAATGATTTTCGCAAATGATTTCATTACTAATTCTTTTTGTATTATTTTTAGAATAAATTCCATTAAGTGTTAAAGCAGGAAATAAAATATTTTCTTCTTCATTAGGAAATTCCATATTTACTGTTAGGCCAAGAGGAGGAATATTTAAGTAACTTTCATTTAAACTAGATTCATTTTTTATTTTTAATGTTTTCTTATCTATTTTAAAAATTAAATTATTCTCAGAACCTATAAAATCATTTTTATACCAAATATTTACGTGGGCTATTTTGCCAACTTCATAACAATTTGATGGCATCTTATCTAAATCATTTATAATTTTAAGATTAGCATTATTTCTATTGCCGTCTTTATCATTATAATATGAAAAGTTATATTCAATTAATTCATCATTATTAAGAATATAAAATTCTGGCTTTATTTTATCATTTTCATCTTTAGTTAATCTAGCATATAATTTATTATAAACAGGTGTAAAACTATTTGTTGGCGACAAAAAGTTTGATATAAAATTTTTATCTTTATTATATGAATCGATATTTTCTAAAAAAGTGTAATATTTTTCTAAATGATAACGTGGTATATCTTTTATTTCAAAATAATTTTTTTCTAAATTAGCTTCAGATTCATTTTCAAAAATACGAATTGCAGAAATTTTGGGTTCACTTATAATATTACTACCTAAAGTTATTTGTAACTTACTTAATTTACTAATTTTAGATATAGGTAATTTGTCTTTAATATTTTCTTTATTTAAAAATGAAAGTTCGGTTGGAACTATTTCTTTTACTAATATAGAAGTAGTTACTGTTTTTAGTGCCAGTTTGTCTGATTCTAATATATAAAAAGATGCGGAAATATCATATAATCCGGGCAATTCATAATAGTGGAGCGGTTCTCTTTCAGAAGTAATAGTTCCATCATTAAAGTTCCAAACTATATCATTATTATATGATTTATTATTATACTTTAAAGAGACTTTAATTTTATGACCTTCAAAATTAAATAAAAAATCATCATCAGTTAATTTTCTATCTAAAATAGTATCATAGATTTCTATATAATAATTGTCTGTCATTTTATTCATCTATTACTTCAATTAAATTGCTTATATTATTAAGGTCGTAAAAATAAGGGTATTCAAATTCTTTACATTTATAAATTTGAGAAACTATACTATTATCTTCATTTTTATAAAGAGGATTCCATACAAATAATATTAGTTTGTTATCAATATTTCCGTTTTCATCTTTAATATAAAAATTTTTGACACCGGGTGATGTCATAATTACTTGTGCTATATCAGTAACATTTAAAATAGCTCCAAGTTTTAAATTATTAAAATATGTTTTTAAATTATCTATACAATATTTTTTTACAAAATTATACGAATACTTAGAATTCGGGTCTTTAACTAAAATCAATTTATTGTTTAATTGTTTTGAATCAAATATTGAGCTATCTAAATTAGATGAAGCAAATGTAAATGCTTTATATATAGGGTCCATTATAACTAAATTGTGAGTAATACCCATTTGAGGTTCTGCTTTATTCGTTATTTGTTTTTTTAGAGCAGAATTGAGATAATTAGGTATCTTGCTATCTATAATAGTATTAACAGATGGTACCAAAAAACAATAGATATTATTGAAATTTGCAGCAGTCATAAAATTAACCTGAGCTAATGATAATCTACTATCTTTTTGCGGAGAGTCTAACCCTAAATCATAATAATATTTTATATATTGTTTAGAAAAAGTGTCATTATTACAAAAATACACATCTTTAATATATGAAGAAAAATATCTATTAATAAAAGAATTATAATCGCTTAAGGAAAATAATCGTCCTTGTGAAGAAAAAACTTTAGGAGCATTTTTTCGGATGGAAGTTACAGATTCTGGATATGATACTGGAGTAGATGGTCCAGTATTTTTAACTATAATATTATTTTTTAATTTTATAGTTTTAGAATTAGGCATTAATTTAAAATTAGTAGATGAAAATTCAGTCACATATCTTCCTTCAAGAACTTCATTACCAATTTGAGCAACTTCTCCATCTGAAACAAGATAATATATAAGTATTTTGCTACCTTTTTTTAATTTTTTTCCATAAGTTCCATTACCAAATTTAAATTCGTAACCTAAATCTTCATTAAATCTACGTTCATATTTTGGAGCATCGGCATTTTCAAGAAAAAGGCTTGAAGTTTCTTCATATTCTACCCACGTTCCATCTTCAGTTCCATCTTCATTTACATAAACAGTAAAAAAATTATCCGAGATGAATACATTATCAGAAGATTTAATAAAATTATCAACTATATTGATTAATTCGAAATCATCGCCATTGGCAACAAATACTTCGGATTCATGAACTTTTCCTTGATAAAGAATAGTATCTAATTCAACATATTCAGCATTCTTTGGAATTATTGCAAGTTCTTCGTTTAATAAAGTATATGTATAATTATATGAAGTATTTAAAAATTTAGGAATTGTTACTTCTTCTGGATTTTCTGTATTCGTGGATTCTCTGTGAATAGTAAAACGAACCGGCAAAATAGATGTCTGTTTACCTACTGATTTATAATTTAATAACGATACAATTCGTGACATATTTTCATATAGTAATGCTGTAGAAAACGAAGTTTCTGAAGCATTTACTGAGTATGAAAATAAAAGTTGTTGAAGCATTACAGCTATAATATCAATAAAGGCATTAATATTTGAGCCTAGATAATCCGCATCCTTTAAAGGGTTATTCTCATTAGCTTTTAATTGGTCAATTATAAATTTTTTTATATCAGTTGCATTGAATAATGCATAACTGTTAAGCATATTTGTAGCTGAAATATTTGTTGCCATCATTTTATTTAATTTTAGAATAAATCATTGGATAATATTCTATTGCCATTATCCTTATATATATTATTAATATGTTTTTCAAGATTAAAGTTCTTTTTAGAATCTTCTATAATATCTTGTTTATATACTTTTTTATTTTCTATTTTTGTTGTTAGAATACCATTTATATCATTAATTTTATTATTATTTTCATCAATTATATTTTTATTATTTTCAGATATAATATTATTTTCTTCTAAAAACATATGATATACTGATTTGGTTTCAGAAACAATATGATTGCCCTTTTCTCCAGTAGTACCAATATATTCATTTCCCTTTCCATTCGGGTCCTGATTAGACATACCAAGTTCATGAGAATAACGGTAACGTTTTGCTTTAACTCGCCAAACATAATGCCCCATCGCAATATTCATATTATTCTCTGAAAATAATTCATCTTCTCGAGAAGTAATTTCAAAGATTTTATTACCTCTATCAAACTCTCTATCTGCACCAAAAGTTGTAAGCTGGATAAGGTCTTTTACTTTTGGTTCGATTGCTCTTACAATATCATTTTCTGCAATATAATTTAAGTTATAAATTTTATTATAGTCATGATACTGAGGACATTCTGGGTCTTGGAGATATTCAGAAACTGTCTCTTTCCACATCTTAATATGAATCCAGATAGTTGCAGTTTCATCTGTATCAATACCTTGGGCAGCAAACCATGATGGTTGGTCCTCAATAGTCATGTAAGCATAAGTTTTAAATGGGACACCATAACCAGCACCTGAATGCTCGCCAAATAAATGTTCTGCTTTATCTACCTCAAAAAGATACGGATAATATAACACAGGGTAGCCGCGCTCAAGAATAAACGACTTGATATTATTATCCATCACAACCTGGTCTCCTTGCATTGCAAGTTTTTCTACAATATTAGTATTAGACGGACAAGTAACAGAACCTGGGAAAGCTTCCGAATAATTTGTCATTGTATTCTTAGGAATATCTATATTATAAGTAAGAGACATTAATATTATTTAAAATAAAAGGTGCATTTTCATGCACCTTAAATCTTTAGACTTCAGAAAGCTTATTACCTATTTTTGGTTTTCGGTCAAATACACCTTTAATCTGGTCCCAAGAACCGACAACATCTCTATAATTTTCTTTATATATTTTTTCCAACGCATTTCTAAATTGTTCTGACCTATAGAGCTTGTGCATTTCTTTTTTCATGATAAGTCCATTACGACCAGGAATTTGATATTGAAGCGCGTTCTTTATGCCACCATAATTAATGTCAACATTAAGTTGTCCTGCTAATACCTGTTTTACAGCAGCCAAAACTTCATTTGGTTTTGGAGCGCGTTTAAACATAGGAGAATATTCCTCAATATTAGTATAAATTCTATCAGCTAAAGATAAAATTGCATTTTGATGGGGGTCATCTAACAATAATTGAGGAACTTTGTGAGCATTTTCGTGTTTATGGCCTCTTATAACGTTATCTGACCATTCATTAAATGCGTCAATAAATGCAGTAGCAATGTATTTTAAATTTTTTGGAATATGATTAGCATTTTCGCCTCTATGAAATCTTAAATCACCAGATGGTTTTTCCCAAGTACGATACCATTCAGGGGCATGTTTAGATTTAACCTTACCTTCAGTAAGATAACCTTCTTTTGCATCGCTTAAAATTTGTTCTATTAAAATTTCTCTATTCATAAAATTATCCTATAAAAAATAAAGGTGGTTCTGCTTCACTGAGAAGCTGTATATCACCCCCACTTAGAGCGAACTGTACCGATAACTTATACCTATGTTATTAAACGTCCATCAGCGCGCTAGTACCATATTCGGTATTATTCTTCTTTCTAAACAAATTAGAAATTCTATTACCTAAACTCTTTGATTTCTTTTTATAAACAATTTTTAATGCGTTATTTAACGTATTGCTTTTTAAGAACTTATATATTGATAATCGCTTAAGACTTTCCTCTTTTTTATCAGCATCTACTTCTTTAGAAGCAGCATTTTTATTCATTCTATACCTATTTGTATCATTAGTAATATATGCAGTTAACAATTTTTTAATTTCTTCAGGTGTAGGAATACGAGAAAAACGACTCATATAGTCTTTCGAAGCTTTGTATATATGGTTAGCAAGTTCTAAAGCTATTTCATCTTTATCTTTTCCAAACAAATATTCTTTAAACTGATTTGCAGTTGGCCTTTTTTTGCGCCCAGCAACTCTAGAAGACCATAATATATTATTTTTCCAAACAAAAATAGCATGGTATATACCATGTAATAGAGAATCATCTTCTCTTTTAATTGCAGCACTATTAACCATCGTATTACCACGATAGCCGCTAAGACGCTTATGCCATTTTGTAAATCCTTCAGGGGCATGCTTAGAAAAACCTTCGCAAAGGTATCCTTCTTTAGCATCATTTAAAATTTGTTCTATTAAAATTTCTCTATTCATAAAATTATCCTATAAAAAATACTGGTGGTTCGGCTTCGCCAAATCCTCTCTTTTCAATTAATTGTTGTTCAAGTTCTTTCTTTTCAGTTTCACCTGCTTGTAACATTGCAGACCCCTCTAAAGTACCTCCTCCAAGCATTGTGACTGAACCCCATTTACTTCGTGCTCCGTCCTACCATAATCTTACAAAGGGCGAGTGCATAACGCCATACCCAAGGAGATTTAATAACATTTCTAAGTGGTTCCTCTACATAGCAATAAAGAACACCAAAGAATCGTTCACGATCTTTACGAGGTTGAGGACTAAGAGTAAAATATTGAGTGTGAGGGTCAAAGTTCCATGAATGTTTAGTTGCTAATAACTTATCACGGTCTTTTCTCCACATGTTCATTGCTGTCCAGGAAGTAAGGTCGAAACCACGCATTGAAAACTGGTAGTTATAATACGTTGTGGCAGCCATAGCGGTTTCAAACGCAAAAAGTGATGACATTGCGGAAGATGAGCCTTCTTGGAAGTCATATACTCCTCGTACTTTACGATAATCCATTACATCATAATCATACATCTTTTGATAATAAAGCTCATCGCGTTTTCTGCCAAGTTCAGAATCTTCCCAATAGATATTAAGTTTTTCGCCGCCTTCTGTTACAACTTTATCTTTAGACTTTTTAAATTGACATTGTTTATAACCGCGACGAAGAATGAGATAATCATAAAGTTGCCCGGTAATAATAGAAAGTTCTTCAATACCGTTAGGATATCTGCGAGAAATATCTTTCAAATGACAAAGTAATTCTTTATCGACTGTTTTACAATTAGCTTCAAGAAGACTAAACTCCTTTTCAGAAATAAAATAATCTACTGCAGGAATTGGTACTTTAGTTACATAAACGTCTTTATTAGATTTAAGAGTCTGGTCAGGTCCGCGGTCGATTGCTTTCTGAATAGCATGTTTATCGTGTGTTGCCTCAATTGAAGCAATAGTATAAAGCTGGTCAATACGAATACCTTTATTTTCTTCATATAGGCGGGAATCAAAAACAAGAAGTTCATCTGTGTATCCGCAGTATTGCATATATGTCTCAACCGCGATGGAAATAGCTTCGAAAATCTGGTCGCGGTGTAAATCAGTTATACCGACGGAAGGATAGCCGAGCATATTAAGAATACGAGTAGCAATATCTTCATATGATTTAATCTTAGAATTGAGGTTCGTACTCATGTATGCTTGAATCGGGGTTATTTCACAAATCCCCGATGTTGTTGATGATGTATTATTTTTTACGATAGTATTTTCGCCATGAATTTCAGTAGATTCGTCGTAAGTTTTTATAATCTCACCTTGCTCATCTACTAATACATCATAAGCTGTTGTAATACATTCCTCGGCCATTGTAATTATTTATTATTAGAATATCTGTTTTCTATATCTTTAGCAGTTAAAGTCTCTCCAACTTGAGATGTTCCTTCTGCTGTAGAAGAAGTTATATATCCCGGAGTAAAGGATGGTATCTTAAAATATTGAATCTGATAAGCATCATACTCAAATTCTATGGTATCAGTTTCCATTTCACCTGCTTTTTCGGGTGAATAAGAATACTCTATTTGGGCTCTATTTTTTGGAAAAGCTCTAAGCAATGTTATTTGTTTACGAGGAATCCATATATCACTTTTTACTCCTGGAGCGCCTGCAGCATATTCTCGTATAATAATATTAGCTTTAATGTTTAATAAAGATGAATCTTCTATTAAACCTTGTTGACCTATTGCTGCAATCCATCTATCAAAAAATATTTCATTTATATCCCAATTGGTTTTATAAAATTTTATTTTAACTTCATGGTTATGGCTGCGCCCAGTTTGTGTTTTTCCAAAACTAAGCCATCCTGTATGTGAAAGACTTGCATTAGATGAACTATTAGCTATGTTTATAGAATTAGAATTTGTACTAACATCTGTTGCCAAAAAAAATCCAATATTAGAATCTTGAGCTGATACTACAAATGTTCCATCGTCATCATTTGGAGTTTTTATATTCCAAAGAGGTGAATACATTTTATTATAACGATTATTAACATTTATAATATTATTAAAAAGAGTGGAAAAAGATGCATTTTCAACACTTGAACCATTTCTTGGCGCAAGCAAAAAAGTAACTGTCCAAAGGTGATTTGATGGCGGACAATATTTCCAATCTTGAAATTTACTTAAGAATGTTCCTAATGCATTTGTTGACATTACTTTTATTTAAATAAAAATATATGGCAAGCAAATACTTAACAGCTGCCTATGAGTCAATACGGGCAATATGATTCAAATAATGACAAAGAATAGAAAATAACATTTACTAATCAATCATTCTCATTTTAAGGCCCAATAATAAAAATTGGCCCATAAAATATTATTATGGCAAGAAAATCAAATAGAAGAGTTGAAACCGTTTTCGGCAAAGAAATTATAGTAAACGAACAATATTATCTCAATAATCGTTCGTTACCAACTGTTGATTCTGAATATGAATGGACACCTGAAATGGTAGCAGCTCTTGCTCGTTCAAAAGAGGATATTCATTATTTTGCCGAAACTTTCTTTACTATTATTAATGGCGAACGTAAACGCGAATGTATTAAATTGCGTGAATATCAACATCGTACCCTAAAATCAATGCAAGATAATAATCGTCTTCTTATGTTGTGGGGTCGTCAAAGTGGTAAAACAACTTTAATGACCATTTATGCTCTTTGGCTTGCTAATTTCCATCCAGACCAACTTATTATTATTCTTGCCCATAAAGAAAAGATGGCAAAGGAAATCTTTTCTCGCATTAAATTAGCTTACTCTGAATTACCTAATTGGGTTAAAGAACCTGTTGATAATGAATGGAATGACCTTTCCGCTAAATTTGCAAACGGTTCTCGCATTATCACTTCTCCTACATCTGCCAATGCAATCCGTGGCCAATCTGCATCATGTATTATTCTTGATGAGTTCGCTTTCGTAGAAGATTCAATTGCACGTGACTTCTGGACTGCTGTTACACCTACTCTTATTATGGCACCAGATGCTAAAATGTTTGTATCATCTACTCCTAACGGAACTGATAATATTTTCTATGATTTAGTTGCTCGTTCCGAACAGGGTAAAAACAATTTCAAAGTCGAGAAGGTTATTTGGTCAGATATTCCAGGTCGTGGAGCTGCTTGGAAGAAAAACGTTATTGAAACTGAACTCAATGGTGATATAGACAGATTTGAGCAGGAATATGAATGTCGTTTCTTAGGTTCTTCTAATTCTGCATTTCCCATTCGAGTATTTGAGCAATTAAAATTAGATATTAAAGAACCGATTCAAACTCTTTACGAAGGCAACTTTAATATATGGGAACATCCTCAAACTAACCGAGTTTATACAATGGGTGTTGACGTTGCCGAAGGTCTCGGTAAAGACGCATCTGTTATTCAGATTTTTGACATTACGGATTTGTCGAATATTGAGCAGGTTGCAATGTATCACTCCAATCTAATTGACCCTACAGACTTCACGGTTGTTGTTTCGGATATTGCAAAAATGTATGGTGAACCGGTCTTAAGTGTTGAACGTAATAATACCCGGTGTGGACGTTTGCAACCGATTATATTATGATTACAACTATCCTCATTTTGTAAATTATGGAACTGCGAAATCTTCTTCGAAGAATTTCCGTCCTGGTATTATTTCGACTAATAATGTAAAGGCTCCTGCAGTTGTTAACATGAAGACTTGGTTATGCAATAACTGGTCAGTTAAGATTCATGATAGAAGATTTTCTGAAGAGCTTGCACACTTTATTAAGAAAACAAATAATGTTTGGCAGGCCGAACGCGGACATCATGATGATATTATTATGGCAACGGTATGGGCTCTGAATGTTTTGCACCGTAATCTCGTAGAAGATTATTTTATTGTTGAGGAATATAATGTACAGAAAATGCCTTTAAAGGTATACAATAAATTCCAATATGTAATTGATAAAGATTATAAATCAGAAAATATCTATAAAGAAGTTGAAGGTTATAGACTTCCAGGTCTTATGTTATTTTCTAAAACTCGTTTTGACTTGCATCCGGGCGGACCATTTGATAAAGATTTGATTGATGCGACTTTAGAAGACTTAGAATTAATGGGTTGGCAAGAATTTCAAATATAACTTAAATCTTAAATAATTTTTATAGATATGGTAGCAAAAAATTATACTACAAAAACAGCTTTTTTAAGAGCTACTAAGGCTGATATTAGGAGTCTTGAAGCTAATAAACTCTTTATTGATGGTGTCAACATCAATGATTTGATTAAAAATGGACAAGTTAAAGTTCTTGATGATAGAGGTGATTTTGTAACAGACCAAGATTTATGGGGAACTACTGTAACTACTGATGAGAATGGAGTAGTTCATGTTTCTCATAAATTTGTAAGTAATCCTAATGGTATGGCTCCTTGGAACCGTTCTGTTTATTCAGTTAAAGACAATAAGGCATATACTTCTACCGATGCTAGCGGTGAACCACTTTGTAACATTCAGACAGAAATGATTAAGAGTGGTTTGTGTATGTTCGACAACAATCCTCTTACTTTATTTAGTAGCTCCTTAAGTTCTCTTACTAGTGGTAATATGATGTTCTCAGGCACTTCTCTTACTTCATTTAGTGTTGATTTGAGCAGCCTTATTTATGGGGGAAGTATGTTTTCAAGCACTCTTCTTACTTCGTTTAGTAAGAATTTGAGTAATCTTACTGACGGTACGTATATGTTCATGAGTACTCCTCTTACTTCATTCACTTCTGACTTGAGTTCTCTTATTAATGGTAATAGTATGTTTTCAGACACTCTTCTTACTTCGTTTAGTAAGGATTTGAGTAGTCTTACTAGTGGTACTCATATGTTCATGAACACTCCTCTTACTTCATTCACTTCTGACTTGAGTTCTCTTACTAATGGTAGTAGTATGTTTAAAAATACCCTTCTTACTTCATTTAGTGGCGATTTGAGTAGTCTTACTAATGGTTCTTCTATGTTTTCCAATACACATAAGAGAGGATATACTACTTCTTACTATAAGATGGTTGATGGAGTAAAAACACAAGTGACAGAACACTTCAGAGCAGAGGGTCTTACTTCATTCAGCGGAGACTTAGGTTCTTTACATAGTGGTTATGAAATGTTTGGGAATGGTTCTGATGTAACTTATACAAACGAAGAAGGTGTAACAGAAACTACCAAAAATATTACTCCTCTCGATGAACAATCTGTCATGATTATTGCGGATACTATTAAGGATTTGAATGGATTTACTGATTGGGATAGTTCCATTATGTCTTCTCAAAGAGGTATTATTCACATCGGTTATGATAGTAACGTTTGCGATGCTGCTAAGATTGAAGAATATTGCACAGTAATAATGAATAAGGGTTGGATAGTTTATCTCAATGGTACACTTCAAACGACTGATGAGGGTATTGAGGAAATTTCCACTACTGATGAGGATGGTATTATAACAGCTACACCCGTTCCTTATTATTGCAAACCCGTCGAGGTTGTTCAGAAAGAGGCTGAATGGACTGATGGTGAGAAGTATTACATAATTCTTGGTGCACAAAAGGTATTTGGTGATGATTTATCAACTTATGGTATGTTCACATCTATTGAGAACGCCGCTATGAACATGGGTTTCACACCTTATGAATATGTCGAAAAAGAAACAGAAATAGTAGAAGAAAATTAACTTTTAAACAGAAAAATATATGCCAAAAAATTATACAACAAAGACGGCTTCCTTACGAGCCACTCAGGCTGATGTTAGAACTCTTGATACTAAGAAACTCTTTATTGATGGTGTTAATATCACAGATTTGATTAAAAATGGTCAAGTTACAATCCTTGATGATAGAGGAACAGACGCTAATGATGAATTAGACATTTGGGGTTCTAATGTTTCTACTGATAAAGATGGTAATGTTATTGTCAGAGAATACCCTCAGAAGTTTGAAATTTCTATTGGTGAAATGACAGAAAGACAGAAGTCTACTCTCCAATCTGCTGTGAAAGTGGAGAATAATCAAGTATTAGGTGCTAATGATAAACATTTAATGTTCTTTGAAACTAATGCTCTTACTGATGGTTTTAATATGTTCAACGCCGCCCCATTGGGTCTTGAGTCGTTTCCTCTTACTACATTTAATAGTGATTTGAGTAGTCTTACAGAGGGTTCTATGATGTTCAGCAGTTGTAAGAATCTCACTACATTTAATAATGACTTGAGCAGTCTTACTAATGGTGGATTTATGTTCTGTGATTGTACTAATCTTACTACATTTAATCATGATTTGAGCAGCCTTATTGATGGTGCTAGTATGTTCTCCTCTACTTCTCTTACTTCCTTTAATTCTGATTTGAGTAGTCTTACCAATGGTCCTTTTATGTTCAATGATTGTACTACTCTTACTTCATTTAGTAGTGATTTGAGCAGCCTTGTCAATGGTTATGGTATGTTCGGCTCTACGAAGATTGATGCTCCTTCCCTTGCCAACATCATTCACACAATTAAAGATAGAACAGGTTTATCTACTCCATCAGAAGATGAAGGCACAATCTGCATAGGTTTAGGTATTGATGATACCGACGAAGCAAGACAATCTCTCGCAGAAACAATTTGGTGTAAGGATTGGAATGACTTAAATCAAGAGTTTAAGAATAAGAATTGGACCGTTCAATGGCAATTCAATGGCGCTCCTACCTCTGCTGCTGCTCTGGATATGGATACCACTCCTTCCCCTATTTGGGTTAAAATTGAAGAAGTTGTTGCTGATGAAAATGGTAAACTTCCTCATTATTCCTATACCTCTAAAGATGGTACAAAATATTATAACCTCTATTGGTATCATTCCTCTAATGGCGATAATGAAGATTACACATATTTTGCATCCTTATTTGATGCTATAGAATATTATGAAATTGTTTCCAAATAATAGCTAAAATTAAATAATTTTTATGGCAACTATACAACCTCCGCCTAACTCAATCTGGCCAAATGGCTTAAAAACAGATTCAGAAGGCTATGTAATTTTTTATCCGTTAGGTACTAATAAAGTAGATATTTTAACTATCACTTGGCCGGAAGGTGATAAGTTGATTTCTCCATTTGTTTATCAAAATGATAAATTAGTTGGATTTGTTGATACCAAAGCACTTACTGTTTCTGGTTCTGCTACTACAACGATGAATTATTCTCACATTGAAGCAGATTTCTCTTCTATTTCTGAAGGCTCGCTTACAGTGAACGCCCCAAATGCTACTGTTAAGAAATTTAAGTGGGCGGTCAGTACCGGCGATGACGAGACTTTTGATTTCGTTATCATTGATTTTACTGATACTGACCAAGAAACCATTGATACCGTTCGTACTGCTAAGAGTGTAGTTGATAATAAACTTTACGATGCTGATGATAATTTAATCGGTACAATTGATACTTCCAAGATTGAAGTTGGTGGTATTTATGACGAGGAAGCAATGAAAGCTGATGGGTTATTCTGCAATATAGATTTAATAGCAGGGAAAATGCGAGGTCTTGTTCTTTCTGAATTTAATTCCGATATGAGTTCTCTTAAAGATGGCAGCTTGATGTTCACTTATTGTTCTAATCTCACCTCATTCTCTTCTGATTTATCTAGTTTGACGGATGGTTATAGTATGTTCAATAATTGTAATAATCTCACTTCATTCAATTCTGATTTGTCTAGTTTAACGAATGGTAGTAATATGTTCTCTGATTGTGCTTTCGCAACATTCTCATCTGACTTGCCTAGTTTGACGGATGCTTTTGGGATGTTCGGTAGTTGTTCTAATCTCACCTCATTCTCCTCTAATTTATCTAGTTTAACAAATGGTGAAAGTATGTTCTATGAATGTTCTAATCTCACCTCATTCTCCTCTAATTTATCTAGTTTAACAAATGGTGGTAGTATGTTCGGTTATTGTTCTAATCTTACCTCATTCTCTTCTGACTTACCTAGTTTGACAAATGGTAGTGGTATGTTCAATATGTGTAAGCTTGATGCTCCTTCTGTTAAGAATGTCATTGATACGCTTAATACATATTCAGACGCAATATCTCTTGGTATGGGCTGCAATGATACAACAGAAGATAAAAACCTATTTGCTCAAGAAGTTGGTTACGCTGACATGACTTCCCTCTTGGCAGCTTTTCAAGCTAAGGGCTGGTATCCATACGTTCAATACAATGGTAGACCCACAACAACATATGGTTTAAGAAGACCTTCTACTGATACTCTTCCTGTATTTGTGAAACTTGAGGAAACAGAAGAATATGCAGTCTATACTTCAGAAGACGGTTCTAAGAAGTATAGACTTAATTGGTTCCATGAAACAACCGGTTCAATAGAAGGTTATATACAGTATGCTACTCTTGAAGAAGCAATTGAAGCGCTTAACATCAAACCAATAGAAAGAAACTAATATATGAGTACAACTTTAAAAAATTCAATTTGGCCCAACGCAGATGGGGTCCTTGGCGAAAATAAAGTAGCTATTCCAGATGGTGTGACAACTAAATGGCCTGATGGTGACGCTCTCGTTGGCAATTTCGTTTATAAAGACGGAAAATTGGTAGGGTTTGTGGATACTAAAGCACTTATTAACAATGAAACTAAATCTACTACTATTCCTTATGATTGCGTTAATATTAATTTAGATAATATTTTAGAAGACACTTTAACAATTATTCCCGGAGAACGTTGTAAATCATTGACCACTGTCTATGGCGATGTTGTTAAATTCCTTACTCCTAAAGTAAAAGAATTATTAGGTGAAACGAAGTTTGAATTATATTTTGAAAATGATACTAAAAAGTTAATAATTCATACTGATAGAATCTCTGATGATATGGTTACGAATCTTGAGAACTTGTTAAGTGAAGTATTACCTCAAACAATTGAAACGGAAAAGTACAATCACAATATAGAGGTTTCTTGGAGGGATATTGATAAGTATGCGGAGTGTGTGACTCAGAATGATATGATAGCGGTTAATCCAAATTACCTAAATGATGTCACTAGTGACGGCGAGTGGGTTTACCCGCTGCATAAAATCAAAAATGCACATAGTTTGTTTTTAAACAATAACAGTATTGTGACGCTGTATCTATATATGAATGAATGTACAAACGCCCAAAGTATGATTGAAGAGTGGTGGGGGAATAAAAACCTAAAGAGAGTCTATGGTTATTGTCCCAAACTGACTAATGCTCTCGGAATGTTTCAATACAGGGCGGGACTTTTTGATGTTGATTTGAAAGTGTCCGCTTTAGAATCAGCCTCATGGATGTTTTCACAATGTATTTTGAATAAGGAGTCAGTAATTCGCTTTGTGGATTCCATTCCTTCCTACACCAGCGGCAACCACCCGCTTACAATCGGCATCCACATCGACCACAAGAATGACGAGGAAGTACTGGCTGCGATAACTAACGCAGAAGCTAAGGGCTGGACCCTCACTGTTCAATGGAACGGAACCCCAACAAGCGCAACGAGCACATTCAACATGGGAATGCTTATCTACGCCAAGGTGGGCGAGCTGGAACACCCTGACGGAACCACCGAGCAATATCTCGATTGGGGACATTATGTGACTAACTGGGAAGAACGAGGATATGAGCAGTTCCGCTCATTGGAATCAGCATATGAGTATTTCGGGTTAGAAATGAATAATTAAATTTAATTTATGAGCGCTAAAATAGATAAAAATGGAATAATTTGTAATAAAATTGTTACAGATGAACTGCAAACATCTGATGGTACAAAATATTTCAAAGAAACAGATTTAGATTCAATAACAATTAATGACGCAGCAATTGAAAATGCTACTCAAATAGCAGTTGATGCTGCAGCTTCTGCTGAAAATGATGCGGCGGCTGCAAATACCGCTAAGCTTGCTGCAGAGACGGCAGCTGAAAATGCTTCAGCTAGTTCAACAACAGCTGAGCAAGCAAAGATTGACGCATTGGCTGCGCAAACCAAAGCTGAAGAGGAAGCCGCGAAAGCAGAGCAGAACGCTTCTTTGCTGGGTGATGCAGCGTTGCAGAGCGGTAATAACACCTTTGAAGCGGGAACTACGCAGACAGTGAATGGAGTTGGTGTTTTTAATGGCGAGGTAGTACTTAATGGCGATTTGTCGGGTGCGGCGATTATTAAGGAGAGGGTAATGGAGGCTTTACGCGAATTTCAGGGCTACTCAAATTGCGTGATACATCTAGATTCAACGTATCGAACTACCGTGATGGAAAAAGAGTTTTCTACTACTGCGAGCGACGGAACTAGTGTCGGGTATTATTACCTGAAACATGTAGATGCTAATAATACAAACGCCTGTATGCTGCTGAGATACGACAAGAATTGCGGTGTTGAGATTGGCGCAACAGCTTTTGATTATAGATTGAAAGTGTATCCGAGTCAGGAAAATAGTCTCTATAGTAACGTATGGTGGAATGCGGGGAACTCAGTGGGCTGTTTTTCAAACGCGTTCATCTTCGGCTCGCATTTGTATATAAAACAGTCACACTCAAACACTGAAGGACATTATTCTTTTTCGGTTTATGATTTGGGTGAGAATGAGGTGCTGACTAAAACCAATAAGCTGGTTTTATATCTCGGTAACGGATTTTCCAATAATATTAAGGTGGTGATTTGGGGGCTTGTGGGCGATGAGTTGCAGCTTGTTACTTCATTCAGGTCAGGTGTGGTTTATTGGGGAGCAACAAATTTGGGATTTGTACTTAAAGGTAGTGCCAGTAATATATATGCAGCGCACGATACAACGCCGCAGCTGAATAGTTATGTGATTTCTAAAAATGCCGAAGTTCAAAATAAGTCATACATGCTGTCAAATAATGATGTTTCAGCGGTAAGTATTGCTACGTTGGAAGCGTCCGGTGGTGAGTTTGTAATCAATTTTTCTCCAGATGCCGGGTGCAACTGGACGATTGAACACTTGCCGGAATGGCTAACAACGGAAGTGAGTGAGGTTGAAAATGGCGGGCAGCTTGTTCTGACTATATTACCGAATGATGGAACCGAGCGCACTGGGTATTTAAGGTTTAAGAGTGTGGGGAATCATGCGTTTGGTTATCCGTGCACAATCCACAACGATATAAAACAAAACGGCGTATAACAATGAAAGAAGAAATACAAATTGCAATTAACTCGCGCGATTGGGGTAAATCAAAAATTACGGTTGTCGGGTTGCTACGAAACGGCAGGGCAGTGAAACCGTACTCTATCTCTGCGGAATCTTTACCAACCGAACAACTCGCGCAATGGGAACAGATGATAACTATGTTGCAGAATATGGGTAGTAATGAATGGTTACCAAGCTTTATAACTATGACGCGCACGGATATCGAATGTCCAGTGACTACAACGGCTCTCGATGATAAAGAGCAGCAGACAAAAATTATTCCAGCCATTGTATTTGGTATTAAAGCAGAATATGTGGACAATACAACAGAAAGAAAATCATATACTCTTGCTGATGAAGCTGCAGCAACCTGCACTGAAGAGCCGGAATCTGGGAACCCCATTTTCGCTCTTTTTGAATATTTGACAAAGACAGAGTAGAATAAATAACATATTCGATTTATAGAAATTTAATTTTCATAATATCAAAAATGTTCTGGAGTAATTGAAACTATCAATTTTAAAAATAATTGAAGCTAAGAAACATATCTTATTAAATTCATATAAAAGAAACAATAGAGTAAAATCTATTGTTTCTTTTTGCTATTAAATAAAGTTACAATGTATAAAAGAGAATCTTTCAAGAATGTTTTTGAGCATTATATGTCTCGTTACACTGCAGGATGTTTTTGTGTAGGCGATACACTCGAATTTGATAAGAAAATCCTTAATGACCCTTGTTTCAAACAATTACAACCTGAAATGGCCGGTAAAGTAAAAGATATGGTCGAAGCTCAGACAAATGGCGATGCAATTATCATGGTTGCAAACGTTTCTCTTGAGCCACTTATCGCTGATACTGCTACTCCTTCCACTATTACTATCGCATATAGTTTAGGCGGCGGACGTTATTATGACCCCGTTACAATTCCAGGACATCTTCTTGCTTATGTGAAACGTATCGATAATGGTGTTAATCTTCCTTCTACCGTTCCTGCAAATATGAAGGTAAATTATGATGAAAAATTCTCCAAGACAGCACAACCTGCTGATTTAGAGGAATTTGAAAAGAATCGTACTCAAGGGCACGTTACTTCAACTTTAATGTAATATTATGAGCGAAGTTTATACTAATCATGTCCATTCTATTAAAGCTAAAAAAATCGGTTCAGAGTCATATATTTTAAATGGCGAAAATATTGATTCTCGTTACCTCCATTCGTCAGATGAAAATATAGCAAAAAGAATGGGTGAAAACGAATTCACTGAAGTAAATGTCTTTTCAAAACAAGTAACAACTTCACAGGGAATTAAGACTGATGGTAATATCTATATTGCAAAGGGTAGCCAGATTTCGTTCCTCAATGATGGAGAAGTAACTATTACGAGTGGTGCAAATGGATACCCCATCTTTAATGGTATTCCTACTGTAGTTGCTAACGGTGCTATCTATAATATAGGAGATATAAATGCTGATACAGATTTAAGTGGTATGACATTTGATGGAGATGAAACAATTGTACAATCATGTGAATTATGGTTTAATACGGGTTTAACATTATATAATATCACTTTTCCTCCTAATTTGATATGGATTGACTATGAGGATGGTAATATGCCTCAATTACTTTCTAAAATGAAATATCGTATCATTATTCGTAAAGAGATTGATACACTAATCGCTTCTATTTCTCACTATTATTCTATTTCTTAATTATGGCAATGATGGGTAAATTTCGTCCTATGGGCGAATCGACATATTATACTAAGTTTTTACCAAATTTGGAAGAAGCAACAGGAGGCACTGCATATGAAATTGCACACGAAGTTGGTAAAAAACGATTAATCGTTCATACTGATAGAATTGATGATGAAAAGTTAGAACAAGTGAAAAATGTAATTAATCAAAATGGATTGAAAAATGTTGGTCTAAAACAATATAATCATAATATAGAAATTTCATGGCGAGACATTAACAAATATGCGGCTTGCACAACGCTGCGAGAAATGGAGGCAGTTGATCCGAATTTCATGGATGATGTCACTAGCGAAGGGGAGTGGATTTACCCTCTACTCAAAATGGTTGATATGAGTGCTGCGACTTATCATACAAATGATGGCTTATCATGGTCTTCTCCTGTTTGGAAATCAGATAAGTTAAAGAAATGGAGCGTAGACCTGCCGAAAGTGCAGGCTATGGCTTATTGCTGGACTCATACTAGACGCTTTGTAGAGATGCATGCAAAAATGCCCATGCTTTCAGCTTTAGCATATAACACGAAAACTATTGCACATTTTAGTCCGTCATCATTAAAAAAATTCAGCAGCGATTGGAGTCATATAATTGTTTTTTATCAACCGTTTCACGAAGCCTATGCCTTAGAAGAAGTATACCTTGAATTGCCGTCTTTATATGGTGCAGGACTAGGATTTAGTAATTCAAAGTTGAATAAAACAAGCAGCTTAAGAATACTTAATTCTCTTCCAGATTCTGCTTATTGTGATTACGTGGAAACTGTTTATTCTTCAACAAATGTGCCACGAGGCTTGAGACAAAAGCTCTCCATGGGTATTCATATTGACCACCAATTCGATGAGGAAGTGTTGACAGCTATCTCCAATGCTGAAGCTAAGGGCTGGAAACTGACCGTGCGATGGTTACCGGGCGGACCAACTTATACTACACCTACTACCAGTACGTTTGCTATGGGGACGCTCATTTACGCCAAGATAGGCGAACTGGAACACCCTGACGGTACTACTGAGCAATATCTCGATTGGGGCCATTATGTGACCAATTGGGAAGAGCGCGAATATGAGCAGTTCCGCTCACTGGAATCCGCTTATGAATATTTCGGATTAGAGGTACCAAAGGAAGAAATTGAAATCTAAATAATTTACGACTATGAGTTTAGCATCCGTAAGCAATATTTCTTATAATAGAGTAGAGACACCGCAAGTTAATTGTAATAATATTTTTATAGATAATAATGGAGCAATAACATTCGTAGATGATGGTGAAATAATAATTGAAGAAGGAATTTCAGGATTTCCTTATGTACAAGGTATTCCTTCAAGACTGGACAATAGTACGATTTATGGTATTGGTAAAATTACTTCTGATACAGATTTAAGTGAAATGACATTTAGCGGCGATGAATCAATTATACAGACTTGTGAATTGTGGTTTACTACTGATTCCACTGTTTACACTATTACTTGGCCCTCTAATCTCATTTGGATTGATAATGCAGACGGTTCAGAACCTACATGGCTTCCTTTATTAAATTATCGTATCGTAATTCGTAAAGAGATTGATAACCTTGTTGCTTCTATTTCTTATTGTTATAACGCTGTTTAAGTATTATGAGCATTGGGTGTAAAATGAGAAGTTTAGGCGAATCTACTTATTTTATGAGATTCCTTGAGCCTAAGATTAAGGAGTTAATGGGTGAAACTCCTTATAAGTTGGATTATATTAATGGCCAGAGAAAAGTAATTATTCATACTGATAGAGTAGATAATGAAAAGTTGGAAGCTATTAAGAACGCCTTTATAAAGTTAGAAACAAATGTAATTGTAAAGGAACAATATTATAATCATCATATTGAAGTCAGCTTCCATGATATTAACAAATATATAAAGTCAAAAAATTGGGCTGATTTGAAAATAGTTAATCCTGATTACAGAAAAGACTTAACAACAGACGGTGGATGGATTTATCCATTGGACTCTTTAACAAATACTAATGCTGAAGCCTCGATGGGTATTTTTACTTTTTCAAATGTAAAATATTTAAATACTTCTATTCCACTATGTATAAAACCTCAAAATATGTGTCAAGGAGCACGCTTTCTTGAAAGTTTCAAAGCAGATTGCTCACATATTACCAACACGACTGACATGTTTTGGGAAACACCTAAACTCAGGGAAGTTGATGCAACTTTTAATTCTTTAGAAGACGGATATTACATGTTTGGTTCTTCGCAGCTTAGCAAAGAATCAGCGTTACGCATTTTGGACAGTATCCCTACTTATTCAAGCGGGACTCACCGTTTAAAAATCTTTATTCATATCGATCATAAATTTGATAATGAGGTAACAACGGCTATTTCTAATGCAGAGAGTAAAGGCTGGAAAATGACAGTTGGATGGAATGGAACACCTACAACAACTACTACATCTACTTTTTCTTTAAGAAAATCTCTTATTTATGCTAGAATAGGAGAAAAGGAACATCTTTTAGATTGGGGACATTATGTTACTAATTGGGAAGAAAGTGGTTATCAAGAATTCTCATCATTAGAAGAAGCATATGAGTATTTTGGATTAGAGATACCAAAGGAAGAAATTGAAATCTAAATAATTTACGACTATGAGTTTAATATCCAAAAGTATTTTATACAAACAGAAAATAGAAACTCCACAAGTTAATACTAATAATATCTTTGTTGAAGGAAATGGTTCTTTAACATTTACAGATTCAGCCAATGGAAATGGTTCTTTAATAGTTACAGATTCAGTCAATGGAACTGTTTTTGACACAGAAAATCCGATGGCGAGTGGATATTATTATACCGAAGGTATTCCAAGTGTTTTTAACAATGGAGTCTGTTATGACATTGGTGAAATTTCTGATACTACTAATTTAAAGAATATTACTTTTTCTGCTAATGGGCGTTTAATTCAGACTTGTGAATTGTGGTTTACTACACCCGCTCCTGCTCCTATTAATCATCAATGGCCAGATAATACCTATTGGATTGACAGTGCAACAGGCGCTGCCCCCATACTTTTGCCTTCTAAAAATTATCGTATTGTTTTCCGTCAGGAACCTAAAAAAATTATTGCTTCAATAGCCTACATGTACTAAAATGCTCGGAGGATTTAATTCAGTAAAACGCGAAAATCATCATTATAAGTACGCTCATTGTACTAATATTGCTGATATAAAAAATATAAATTCTAATTTTAAAGAAGATTATGCCAATAACGAAAAAAATTGGAATTGGAATTTAGATAATTTTGTGCATGATGGTTCAACAAACTTTTTAAGTGGTTCTACGATGGTTTCGTTTAATAGTGAAATGCCAAAAACTACAAATGCAAAAAATTTTTTCTATAATTGTAGATCTCTTAAAGAAGCAAATACAAATTATAAAGATTTTACAAATGTCGATGGAATCTTTTCAAAATGTATTATGCCTGACTGGCCAAAAGATTTTTCTCCCAACACAACTAAGCTTAGTAGTATTTTTAGAGAAGGGGCGGTCGGATATGTGTCAGGAACTTCATCTCAACCTGTTACGATTCCGTATAATGAATCTATAGATAAAGCTACAAAATTATCAGCCGTTTTCTATGGTTCATATGTTGGTCAAACGCATTGGTTTAGACAAACAAAATTAGATTCGAAATATACATTTCCCAATGTAACAAATGCAGATGGATTATTCTTAAATACGTGGCCATATACAGAAACTGGGTTAGCAGGAGAATATAATTTAGACTTAGGAAATGCAACAATATTATCCGGTGCATTCTCAGGATGTATGGGTCTGACTCATTTAATAGGAAACTTTAAAAATTTATCTGAAGGGAATAATATGTTTATGCATTGTAAGGTAGACAAATCTACAGTTTTAAATTTTAGAGATACTGTAAAAGAATGGACCAGCGGAACACATAAAATATATTTTGGTATATATGCAGGATATAAACATGACCCTGAAATATTTCAAGCATTTGAAGATATTAAAGCAAAAGGCTGGGAAGTGACATATGCTTTTAATATTGCATCGTCTATTGCACCTCCTACAGAGTTTCCTGAAAATGAAACTTTATGCGAAGAAATTAAAAATGAATTAGAATTAGACATTATCAAACTTCCTTATGGATATGAAAGATGTATATATTTAGAAGACAATGGAACACAGTTTATAAATACTGAAATATTGCCATCTAATAATATAGGCGGGTGGAATATTATTCAACAAATTGAACTTAATAAAGACGGCGTTTCATTTGGTGCACAAGGAAATAATCAACATTGGTATGTTCCAAGATGGCCAACTTACAAATATAATCCATATTATGGATGGAAAACAAGTATAAACTTATCTGGCTATAGAGGTTCTGGTTCTACCGCGTTATCTTCTTTAAATTGGCTCAATGATAAAAAAGCAATAATAAATCTTGGAGAAAATGATATAATTTCATCAGATTTATCCAATGAAGAATTAACAATTACCAATCCAATTACTCTTTTCAAACGCAATGGAAATACGGAACGTCAATGGTATGGGCGCATTTATCGCGCTAAAATCTCAGAAGGAGACCAAATCATCAGAGACTTCATTCCCACTTTGGACCCAGATGGTAAACCTTGTATGTATGAAATGATAGAGGGTAAGCCATATTATAACGCAGCTACGGATGGTGATGATTTCTTATATAAGGTTTATGAGGATTATGTAATGCCTGAATCTTAAAATTTCATTTTATAATTAAAAATTAAGACATCCAAAAGGATGTCTTTTTCTTTTAAATAATCTTAACGATGAGCGAAGAGGAACAGATTATTTTACCAGGAGGATTTAGACGAATTGAATATTTAGAAAGTTCTGGAAGTCAATGGCTAAATTTGCCAATTACGACAAATGTGGGTGATAAAATAGTTTTAGAAACCGAAAGCAAATTTTCAGATACTTCAAATCAGTCAGAAGGTAAAAATGGTAATCCATATTTCTTTTATGGTATTAGAGACGGAAAATGGTATTGTGGTGCTGGCAGTTTTAGTACATCTTCGACAACTGCTGATACAGAATGGCACAATTTTAGATTGATACATAGCCAAAATGATACGGGTCTATATATTGATGATACCAAAATTCAATCACAGACTTATAATTCATCTTCAATAGTATTGAATGGAACTATAAATGCATATAGAACATATAATACTAATCATTATCAAAAATCACTAAAAAAGAATTGGAAATTATATGTCAATGATGAACTTGTGTATGATTTAATTCCGTGTGTAGATAACTACAACGTTCCATGTATGTATGATTTGGTTTCTCAAAAACCATTTTATAACGCTGGAACAGGGAGTTTCTTATGGCCATATTCTGAAGAAGATTATAAACCAATCCCTTATCTTATTAGTAATGGAAATCAACGTATAGATACCGGCTATATCCCTAATAAAAATACAGGTTTCTGGGTAGAAGCACAGGCGTTATATGAAGGCGATAGACATGTAATGGGTAGTGGCCCAAATGGAAATAACAATTCAATGACAGCTATTCGTCTTCCAGGAACAAATGGAAACACCACAGGATGTTATTGGAATAGCTGGATATCATTTGAAACTCTCGGAGCTGGAAGACGTTATATAGCAGAAACCAATTTCCTTAATAATTTAAAAGCTAATATCTATATTGATAATTCACTTGTTACTTCTAAAGATTTAACGGAATTTAAAGCAATTCCCTCGTATTCTGTATATCTTTTTGGTTCAAATAATAATGGAAGTAATAGTTCACCATGGATTGGTAAAATTTATCGAGCAAAAATTTCTGAAGGAGATAAAATTATACATGATTATATTCCAATGATTGACCCCATCGGAAGACCTATGATGTATGATATTATTGAAAAGAAAGCTCATTATACGAATAATCTCTCTAATAATTTCATTATTCCAAAAAATATAGAAATTCCTTATATTAATAAAGATTATAATCTTCCTGCAGGATATACAAGATGTGTCTATCTTCAAAGCGATGATAAACAATATATCAATACGGGAATTGTTCCAAATGATGAGACTGGTTTATCTATAAAAGGAGAATTGACAAGCCTTGGCTCAGGTGAGACGAAGTATGCGGGTTCTATAGAAGATACTGCGGGTTGCAGATATGCACCTCTCACTTTTAGAAATACAACTAATGGCCAAATGTATTATAGTTGGAATACAGATTCTGGAACAATATTATATAATAGAACTCCCGATAGAGAATTTTATTCATCATTAAATCTTTATAATAATAGATATGTTTATTATTCATCAAAACATATAAATTATCTCAATACATTAACTAAAACATTGGGTAATTTTGTCCAGCCTATTTGGTTGTTCACTTATAATAGTAGAGGCTCATATAATAATGACTATGGCAATTGGCAAGGAAAAATATTCCGTGCTCAAATTACACAAGGAGACACATTAGTAAGAGATTTTGTTCCTTGTTTAGATGAGAATAAAAAACCGTGTATGTTCGATTTGGTATCACAAACACCGTTTTATAATCAAGGAACTGGAAATGATTTTACATATTGTGTTGAACATTCTTTGCCCAGTGATTTTGTTAAATTAAAATATCTCGAATCATTCGGAAAACAATATATCAAAACTGGTCACATTCCTACTGAAAATACAGGTCTTTATGTAGAGGCATATCAGACTGGAAAAATTATAGGAAAGGGTGGAATATGTTTGGGTCTTCGACAAACAAATGCAGATAATACTTATTTTGCTGCTCCAAGAGTTACTACTTTTTATACTGTGTGTTATGGATGGAACAATACTCCAGATTTAGGCGGAACATTTAATACCAAATATGAAGGATGGATGAATTGGCTTAATTCTAAAAAAGTTTTGGTCGCTTCTCCCCTCTTTGCAGATAAAACAGCAAATATAACTACATCCTTATCATTTACACCAACAGAAGATTTATATTTGTTTAATATAAATCCCGTTTATGATAAATCTCTCTTACCAGATGGTTCGTGGAGAATTTATCGTGCCAAGATTTCCGAAGGAGAAGAAATAATGAGAGATTACGTTCCAGCATTTGATGAACTTAAATTAAAACCTTGTATGTACGACCTCATCAACAATGTTGCATATTATAATGATGGTGAAGGAGAGTTCCTGTATAATAATGATTTTGAAGGAACTTATGAAGGATTCGGAACTTTCGCAATAATTGGCAATAAGTTGGGCTCTTACACTAACGAAGATATAAAAGAATAAATTAAAAAACTCAATGTGGCAAGTTATTTGGATGTACCTCCTTCATCCACAAAGGTATTTTCTGGTTCAATTAATCGACTGGAAATCAATCCATATTTGTTTAATTTAATGATTACTTTATATTTAATTTTTATCTTTTTAATCCTTATTATTTTCCTTAAATAATTATTACAAAAATGATTGATCCGATAACACAAACAGTTATTAATCAGGCGCAGGTTTCCACCCCGCTTCTAATAGCAAATGAAGTAAAACTTAAAAGTCTATCATTAGACAATATAGATAATATTCAGGCAAAGACAGGATATATTGAAAACCTTACTATTAAAGAACTCACCGTACTGGATGAAGAAGTAGAAGGAACTGACGCTGGTTCGGAATCTTATGACGAAGTAGAATTCAATGATATTACATTGAGTTTTGCTGATAACTATAACAACAGATATCTTATCTCATCTCACAACGATTTGGTTTCAAATGAAGATGGCAAGGTTCTAGAAATAAAATTTGATATTCCAAATGAGATGGGTTCTAAATTGGTTTGTCGTTATCTGGTTGTTGATTTGAGAGAATTAGATGATACAGTAAATGTTGGTATTATTTGGCCAACCCAACCAATTAAATGGCTTTATGGAATTCCGGATATCCAGGCCGGATATTTCTACGTATTAGCTTTCCAACGATTTGCAAAGGATTTAATTATTGGCAATGTGGCAGTAAAAATAGAAGGATAAGTTATGAGTATATTTGTTAAAGAATTAGAAGATGGTAGAATCGTTGAAGCTCCAAAGAATTATAAAAACATTTCTAACTTCAATAAGTTTCCTTCTATGATGAAGAAACATGGATTTGAAGAAAGAATCAAAGCTTGGAAGAAATCCGATGGAACATTGAAATATATAGACCCCGCTAAATGGGGACAATATAAAACATTTTATACAGAAAATACATATCCTGGCTCAGATTATGTTTGGGATAGTACAACTGAAAATTGGACAATTAAGTTAGAGGTTGCAAAGGAACAAAAGTTGAATGAAATCCGTAATGCTACAAACTCTTACATGAAACAATTAAAAACAGGTTTCTCTGATGCTGAAATGGAAACATGGGCAAGACAGGAAAACGGAGTAAAACTTCTTATAGAAAATATCGATTCTCAGGAATATGATGCGCAATGGGTAAAAGCTTTGGCAACCGTTCGCGGCATTTCTTTGGAAGAACAAATGGAGAAAATTACTTATGCTTCCAATATGATGAATAAACATGCATATCGTCTCGTTGGTTATCAACAAAAGTTAGAAGATATAATTAACGCTGCTACAACCGTTGATGAAGTTGAGAAAATTAAATTTGAAATTCAATAAAATGGTTAAACCAAAATAACGTATAAATTGATTTTAAGAAACTCCTCAAATAACAACCGAGAAAATTATTTTAAGAGGATTACTTGGGATTAAAATATCTCAGAACTAAATACATTTAGTGTTTAAGTATCAATATATAATATACTCTTCTAAAACAGATTTTAAGTTTCGTTTAAACGAAGAAGTTATCTTTAATTTAAAGAAAAATTTAGGAAAATGGCAACTGATGGACCCTATCTCAAAGGAACCAGTTGCCATTTGTCATAATAATATTCTTATTATAAAAGAAGGCTATATGTGGGACGGCAGCACAGTCATCGGGAAATATTATGAAGATGAATGCACTTTAGAAGCCTCTTTACTTCATGACGTTCTTTATAATGCAAAGAAAAATCCCGATAAAATCGAAGTTCCGTTTTCTCTTTTTGAAGCCGATAAGATTTTCAAATTTCATCTTTCCAAACTTTATAAAAATTCAGAAAGTTATTTCAAGAGAATTCTTTTTCCAAAGTTATATTATTGGGGTTTAATTACAGTCGGACTTCCCTGGAAATTCGGAACCAATGGTTATTACCGTTTGATTAAATTTTAATTTCTTCAACAATCTCTCCGGTATCTTTATCGGAGAGAATTATTTTAGGATTATATCGCACTGGAACATCGTTAAGTTGAATGTTATAATCATGCGTAATATCAACTGGGTGATTTTTTGCATCTTCATTAACAATTTTAGTGAGAACAACAGCAGCAGGAATCGTTATAACTAATGAATAAAGAAATCTCTTCGCTATTTTAATTTTATGATAATCATCATCTTCCCAATAGGTTCGATTTGCAACATCCCTAACAGCCACTATTAAACTAGAAGCTACAATAGCTACTACAGTTGAATAAATTATTAACAAATATGCAAATATAGATATAGAATACATAATTATTTGTATAAGTGTTTAACCTTCTTTCTGACAACATCGTCCTCGATATCTTCCCAAGAGGAAGCAAAATGTATCTTATAAGAGGCCGCAACATTTATATTGTGTAAAGATGTATTACACATATTGTAAAGTCGTTTAGTAAAATCTTGTGTATAGATACCATCTTCCTTAGGTACTATATACCAACAAGTTGCATCTCTTGACTCAATATAATGGTCTTCTCCTTGACGCTTGAAAACCTCAAAAATCTTTTTATGCTTCTCAGGTTTCCAATTATAGATATTAATCTCCGCGTAACACGGTTCGCCGATATATTTGTCCATTTTAGTTTTGTATATCTGAAAGAGTTTCGTTTGACTGAAAGAATCGAACCGTTCCAAAATAGCTTATTAATCTGGAATCCGGTTCCATACGGTCCATATCTATTGCATATTTCGGAACCTGAAAATGTATATTAGCTAAGTCCTCTCCAATTTGATGAACCATGAAATTAACGATAGAATGATACTTATGTGATTGCAAAATCTGAAACGATGCATCTCGTATCGATTCTAAAATATCTTTTCCACTTTCATTAGATTCATCAATATATAATTCAGTGAAAAAAGACGGAACTATGTCCGTCTCTCCTTCAAAATTACGGGTTAACGTAGGTGGATAAGCTACGTAAATCATCGAGTATAAAGATAGCTGAAAGTATGCTTTTCACCGTCCATAAACTCTACATCCCAAGTAAACAGATTTCCATCTTCTTTGCAAAGAGTACGACCATTTCCCTTAAAAATACCACCATGCTCCCAGGTCCATTCCATTAGCTTTTGGATAGATGTCATATAAGGATTAGATGAATTGCTATAAAGAGTCTTACCATCTACCAAAATAATATATCGAGAATCTTTGCTTCTTTCATAAAGAGAACGGAATAGGTTCATATTAAATGAAGACATAACGAGTATCTCTCGGCCAGACTTTTTACCACGAACAATAAGACGATATTTTGTATTCAAGCGAGTCTCGAATTTAATATCGGAATTTTCAAGATGTATTGCTCCTGAAATAAGGCCAAAAGCTTTCTTACAAGTAATACCTTCGCTATCAATATATGTACCGATATCTACCCAATTATTCTTTCGAGAGCACTTTTGAAGAACTACACGTCGGGGATTTCCTTTAATTGTCTTAAACATAATTTTGTGTTTATAATAGTTTTGTTTGTATAAAATGGTTTAGTCGTTTTGAATCAATTTATTTTCTCTAAGAAAATCATAAAAACTAGGAAAATGATCTTTATTGCCAAAGAACTTAATCATATCAATATGAGAACGAGATTCATAAATCTTTGAATCACACAAACACTTTTCCCACAGTGGAAGAATATAACCATTATGCAAAGATGTATGCTTAGCATTTGCATAACAGATTTCAAAGAACTTTTTAGCTTTGCGGTAAGTCAAAATACGAAAATAAAAAGACTTTTCAAAAATACCACAGTTATCACCTGAAAAAATATAAATAAAATAACCAAATTTTACACCTCCACGACGAGCTTTTCGAGAAATATCTTCTTGATATGTTTTACGAAAAGGCTGGTCATAAAGTTTAGTAAGAGCAAGAATTACAGTAACATCATTAACTGTTCTCTTTTCAAGAATTGTCGTGTTCATACTTAAAATGTATTATTGTTCTGTCTCCCAGACAAAGTGCATCATTGAACAATAAGAGCCAACGTTAATTTCAAGATACGGAGGTTTCTCATTATATTCATGAAGAACTAAACTAAACGCAGCGGGCATTGTGATATGTTGTGTGATAAAAATACGCTGAGTTCTTTCACGACGAATCTGTAAAATAAAAATACCAAGTCCTTGCAAATATGCAAGCTCGTCTGATTCATTTTTGGCAATTAAAATACGGTTATCACCTTTTGTTAAACCGCGTTCTTCCATCATTTTCCAAAGATTTTTGAAATGATAATTTTTATTCACAATAATATTTTAACGTTGTTCTGAGATACACGGAAGCTATTTTTATATAAAAAGGAAGTGAGTATAAAACATAGTTATGACGATGTAATAAGATATTTTTATAATATATTGATAATAAAGAATATGCATGATACAGGACAAAGTTATAATAATCGCGCATTGAAAATTAAAAATTGCTTGAGTACTGACTCAGAACTAAGATAGCATAAAATCATGTATATATACAAGTTTACTATTCCTAATCGTAATGTTAGTATTTTCCGTTGCGATGTATATGGTGAAGATGGTAATTTCCTTTATCATCGTGAAGTTCATCTGTATGATAAGAATCTTTCAGACGAATTCAATACAACTATTCTCGTAAAGAAGATGGCAATTACTTTGAATCTCGAGGAACGCGATTTGTATATTCCCATCCGCATGGCAGTTTTACTCGGCGAATCTACATGGCAAAACTCTGCCTATTAATTTTCGCGTTATTATTGGTATCTTGTTCAGTTCCTCGATACCAATTACCTCCACCTTCTTGGTATAGTTCCTTAAATCATTCTGAACTTTCCCTCTGGATTTCTTATTGGGAAAGGGTACTTCAAGATGAAAATAGAAAGTGTCACTATAATTTTCCACATGACCATTCTTATCATGAATATGTAATTCGTCATCTTAATTTACTTTATCGTTATCGAGGATATATGGAACTTCAATATCATAGCTGCAACTACAATCAGAACTTCTATAATTTATAAACATGAACAACCTTCCACTTCAAGACATTATTGATAAGTTTGAGAATTGTTTCACTCATGGTGAACTCCGCAAATATATTGCTCAGCTTTTGCTTGATGTTCGATATACAAATGCTTATGTTAATGAAGCATGGGAAGTAGTTTATCCTAATCCAGTGGAGCGTCTTCATTATATGAAGATGGCTTCTGAATCGAAACCGTTTATACCGTTTGAATAATAGTTTTGTTTGTCTGAAATAAACTCGTTTATCTGAAACAATCTTGTTCAACTAAAATGGTTAGCCGCACTGAATTAATTAACGTTAATTAAGTATTACATAATTAAAGTTTTCATCCGTGTGAAGGACAAGCCCGTTGGTCACTTTCCTCCTTTCCGGCCAACGGGCTTTGCGTTTTAATAAATCATGAAATATATATTGGATTATACATTAGGAGAATCATTTGATTATTCTTTTGAAAAGTTAGAAGAGATAAAGGCTTTCGGTCATCGTTATGAAGTAATAGAAGTAACTGCAAAGGGTGCGGAAGTAATGTTCTAGCTGAATATAAATACAGAACTAAGCTAATATAAAAGCATGAACGTACTTAGTAATCAAAATCTGATGGAAGCCCGTATTCAGCGGGCAAATGCAATTATAAAGGAGCGTGAAACTGCTTGGGAAAAAGAAGGAGTGAGTGATGAGGTTCGTATTAGTCTTATAAAGTAATGGAAACGGATAACGATAAGCGATTTGAGAATCTCGTTGATAAAATCTTCCTTCGTAAATGGCAAGAAGCGGTAAATGCGGGAAGTCTCATTACTTGTACAATGGCGGACCAGATTCGTCGACAAGCTATTAAGGAAGCGCAGCGAGAATATGCTGACCACCAAACGGGGTGGCAACGATGGGGTATATAATGAAAAAGAAGTATTATAAAGAGCGAGAGATTAAAAAGTTGTCTCTTAAAAATGAATATAGGCGAGAAACTAATTATCCGCTTCAAGAAGATTACTTTTTTGATAGAATAAAGTTAACTCCATTTCCGAAATCTCTTTACATAAGTCTTCGCCGAAGTTTGAAAAAGCTTTCAAATTAAACAGAACTTTAGTATATTAAAAACATGAACGACCGACTTATTTCTGCTAAGAAGTTTATGGAGCTTTTTAACAAAGCTACCGCTGTTGATTATGCTGGGGCATATATGAGTATACAAGATGATGACGAAGAGTTTATTTTCCTTCATAACGGTAATCGTGAAGATGATGTCTCATTTCCAAAGTCTATTATTGAAGGTGGTGTCTTCGTTAATAAGTTTAATGATATGTTCCGATTCAATGATGAGAATTGTGAATGGTTTGGTATGCTTAGCCAGGTAAAGGCTATTGATTAAAACAGAACTTTAGTATATTAAAAGCATGAAGAAACTGCATCCTTCCACTACAATGGCTCGGCTTCGTAAGATTATGAAGTCGGAAAATTTTAACAAGATTCGTATTACTTCTTCCAAGACGTTGAATGGGTATTGGATTGATACCGTTGATGACGAAAGTGTAGTAATTACTACAAACGGGAGAGGATATATTAGCTATCTAGTTTATACTTCCGCTGATAGGACCGAGAAGGGATATATTATGAATCCCGATAACATTATCTGTCGTAAGTTTGCATATGCTCTTCATTTTGTTCTCAATGAGCGACGCGATTGGAACATGTTTGAAAAGTCTTACTTTGACGAAATGAGCAATTTTGCACGAGATTTTCGTCGAGGTTATGCAAATTATTGGGAAACAGTTGAGGATATACTGAAGGCTTAACAGAACATAGATATAATTTAATCATGAAAACTTGGCTTATAGAAGGAAAGCGATACGTTCGTAATGATGGTAAAGATACTTATCTCGTTGTAAGTGAGCGTTATACTGCATCTGGCTACCGTTATATCACTCTTCGTTCTGATATTTCTGGTGGAACTATTGAGCGAAAGGTTAAAACTACTGATGATATTGAATGGGTTGACTTGCTTGGTGGTGCAGTAAAGGGAACAACTAAGGATAGTGATTGGGTTATTTCCGCTAACTGCTATACTTCTTATACCGCCATGACTGATAACGAAAGCACACTAATGAATCGTGATAATTCTTTCGTTAAAATGACGGTAAAAGAATTAAAGGTAATGCTTGGTAAGGATATGCTTAGTGATAATGATTGTATATTGATTCAGCGAGTTTAATATAGACTCGCTTGAATCGTATAAACTTTTTTCTAAAATAAATTACTTTATTTCTAACAGAACATAGTTATAATAAAGTCATGAATAAAAACTACACTCTTAGAGGTATTACTTCGACGACGGACCCTGACCTCGGTTGTATGCTCGTCTTTTATCGAATTGATGATGGTGAGGGGTGGAGTGAATATGAGACTGCTATATGGGACGATAATGTTTCCGAATATTGGACCCCCGCCACAATGAGTCAGATGAATCTTTTGTGGACGGTTGTTGACGAAGACGTAGAAAAGTTTCATCGTCTTATTTCAAAAATTGCAGGCGGCGCAAGCTGTGAAGTGTAACAGAACTTAGATATATTATAAGCATGAACATCAAAGTAGGAGATATTGTAAAGATTAACGGGCAGTGTATTACTTCTGGTTTCGCCAGTGGCGATTATACTATCGAGGACCGTTTTGAGGTAATGAGCATTGATACCTGTGGTGGAAGTGTTCGTCAAGTTATTACTCGCCTTATCGGATTTGAGGGGCTTGGCTATGATAGTTTCCCGCTGTATATGGTAGAGCTTGCCTAATTCAAGACAGAACTTAGTTATAATAAAAGTATAAACAACAACACAACATTATGATTATCGACGTTACCACTTATATTGCTGAAAAGATTCTTCGTGATGATATTCTTGCTAATCTTGGCCATGATGGAGTTGAGGCCGTTATTGATTGGTATGATTCTATAAACGAGAAAACTGAGTTTGACCAGTCTCTCTTTTGGTGCTGGCATCGTTATTCTTCCGCTATTGAGGCAGTAAATGATTTTGATTCTTCCGTTGTAACGGATATTGTAAATGACCTTAAGGAAGAACTTGAGGAAGGTGAGCACGTTGACGAGGATGATGTGGATAGCGAGTGTAAAGATTGGCTCATTGAGCATACCAGCGTAATTGTGCTAGATTGTGGCGACATTCTCGTTGATACCGAGTTCTAAGGTATCAACGAGACTTTTATTAAAACAGAACATAGCTATATTATAATCATGATTCAGCTTCCATATTTAATTCATTGTGATAAAGGCAATCTTTCATTCAGCTATGGTGAGCGCTTAGCTTCTCAGATTAGCGAAACAGTTGATAGTGAGACTTTGCGACAGCATCTTATTAAACTCTTCAACAAATGTGGTGACGCTACAGACGATGTAGAAGTTGACGGGATGATTGTACGATGGACTATGCGATATCACACGCTTTCTCCTCGTAGTTGTTGGTGCGAGCTGGAAAAAGATTGTGAGATTTACCCTGAACATTAAACAGAACTTTTATATATTATAGTCATGAGTAAGCAATATAAATGCCACATTTTCTGGGACGAAGCCCCTCACCTTCCTAAAGATATTATCGTTAATCTGGATGAGTCTTATATTGACGAAGATAATGATAATCTCGATGAGGCTATTGGTGAGGCTCTTATTGAGCAGCTAACTGATGAATATGGATATTGCATTGAAGGACTTTCTTATGAGGAGATACTTTAAGGTAACGGAAATTAAGTGGGGAAAATATCTTCATAAGTGTGATTGGCACGAAATTAAACGTCAATCGCTTCCCACTGACCAAAACTTTCTTACAATAGAAGATATTGACGGAGATATTTCAAAGGCTATTTGTGAAGAGTTAACGAATACCTATGGTTATTCGGTTGACTCAGTTAAGTTTATTGAAATGACGGAAGAAGAGGCAGACAAGCAAGCTATATTTTTGTTGCTTGGCACTATATGTTAAACAGAACACAATTATAATATAATCATGAACAATACAAAGTATATAGCTGAGCTTTACGACTACACTATTACGAAGGATAATTTTAATGATGGCGAGGACCCTTCTACTACTCAATATAACGAGTGCGCTGTTCGACGTATTAAGTTTAATTCCGTTGAAGAGTTGAAGGAAGAAATTGCTTGCCGCGTCCTTTTTGATAGAGATTATCGTCATAATATGTTTATCACTCATCTTGAAGGGAATGAGTATGGCGTTGATTGGTCTTCAGAGGACGAGGATATTAATATCCCCGTTAGTGAAGAAACAATGGAAAAGTTTAAGAATGGCGAGATTGATATTTACGCCGGACAAATGACGATTTATATCTACAAGGTTGAGCCGCTTGAGGAGCCAGAGGGACTTGACTTTGACTAATACAGAACACAATTATAATAAGAGCATGAACAACATCTTCCTACTTAATAAAGCTTATTCTAATGCTGCTTTTTATGCCGAAGCTGCCCATGATTATTTGTATTTCCCTCGCTTTGATACTAACCTTTATAAAGAGGCTCCTGAACGTTGTCCTTGGCCGAAGTCTCGTGCTTATTCTCAGAGACTAATCAATGAAACGAAGGAAGTTTTTGTTTATTTCGTTCCCGTTCGTCGTACTAAAAACTTTATTTGGTTCGTTCAAAATGGGCAGAATCAGTTTCGTCGCAAGATTCGCAAAGATTCTGAAGGAAATGAGTTCGTTTGGATGAATAAGACCGTTCTTCATGCTAGCGAAATGCTTAAAACTACAATAGAGGAAGCAAACGAACAATATCTTACTTCATTCAATAAACTCGTCAATAAAGTTGAGTTCGCCCGCAAGTTGGCAGAAGTTGAAGAATATGGTTATACCCATATCGCCAAGCCTTCATACGGAAATGACGGAACACTTCTTTCTAATTCTACGCGAGTAACAACGGAAGAGGAACTTCGAGAGTTTTATCTACTGAATGACTAAACAGAACTAAGCTATATTATAATCATGAACGGCATTGAAAAGACTTTTAACGACGTAACAGCTGAAGATATTAGGAATGCTCTTGCAGCTAATGTTGAGAGAGATACTCATTGGGGTCTTCCCGTTCTTATTATTGATGGTGAAGAATGGGCAGTGGCCGAGGGCGAGGAAGAAGCCAACAAGGCTGCTCGCCCAGCAGTCGAGGATTCTATTTGTTACTTTAGACCTGATTTCCTCGCTGCCCATTCTGACGTACCTGAAGAAGTATTTGTCTTCCTCGCTAGTAAGTGTTTTGATAATAACGAGGCATACAAGTCCATGATTTATGACGTGGACGACTTTATTGACGATGCTATTGATGCAGACGGGCGAGGACATTTCCTCAATACTTATAATAGCAAGGAATACGAGATTGGCGAGTACTTTTTATATCAAATCAATTAAACTAGCCTATATGGCCTTTGTATAGCTAAGCAAGCCAAATAGTTTATAAGCTTATGCAAAGGCCATATAGGCCAATCTAGGGCCAAATAAAACTATGTTTAAGCCATTAAAAGCGCCTTTAAGCCGGGCAGAAACCTTCGCCAAGTTGGAGTATTACACTTCTCTCGAGCCAACCCTGGTACAGCGAACTTTTTTCGGTTCAACCGTTTATCATTATAAAGATGGAACTAGGATTTCGTTATACAATAACATTCAATGCAATATCTGGGACCCAAAGACGGAACGATGGGGTTATACTAGTAGAGAGATGGCTCAGAAGTTTGCTGCTATTTTGAACAGAACACAAATATAATATAAGCATATGAAGAACGACACGATTTCAACGATTTTGGCTAACTATGATAATTACAACGTGATGGACCTTTGGTATGATTGGTTCTGTAGGGATTCATCTCTGGAGCGAAAGGGCAAGGACCTTCTTAAGAAGCTTAAAATGATTGCCCCGTCTAAAAAGTTTGATAATGATAAGTGTTATGTCTTCTTTAAGAATAATTGCCCTCTTCATGGTAGCCTTTATGACGACTTCCGTATTTGTGATAAAGAAACTGGCGATGTGCTTTATTGTGTTGTTCCTAAGTCTGGACATAAGTGGTATAACGGGATGGGTCAACTCTTTGGGATTGATAATGATTTTAAGGAGCCTCTCGTTGAGGGAACTTGGCGAGACATTAAGAAGTGGTTCCTGGCTGACTAAAGCCAGGAACAGAACATAGATATAATAAAAGCATGAACAACCTGAAAGTTTATTGCATTCATTCCGTAGTATGGGACATTTGTAAGCGTCCTCTTTATAAGGGTCGATTCACAAAGACTTATATCAATAAGTGTTTAGAGCTCGGCCTTCCGCTTCATTATCCTTATTTCTATGTTAAGTCTTCTAACGGCACAGCCGCTGCTCATTATATTGAGATGATTAGAGGCGCAAAGATGCGCCGTTGGTTCATTGGTGAGGTAAAAAATGTTAACCCTGAAAACGAGGCAAAATACGACCTCTATATTGATAACTCTGTAGTAGAACAGAACTAAACTATAATATAATCATGACTGTTACCGAGTTTATTCAGTATATAAGTACCACTTGTGTTTTGGAAGGTCTGAATCCTGATGAGGCGGAAATTAAGGTCGCTATGAATAATTGCGATTATGTAATGAACCCTGAGTCTTGTATTACAATTTCCACTTACCTTGACAACCTTCTCTTGGCTGTACATTAAACAGAACTAGGTTATAATATAAAAGTAACAAGCAACACACAATTATGATTAAGACACTTCGAGACCGCTTCGCTGACGATGTTGAGTATTTCACTGACTTTGAGCTCGCTTACCTTATTGGTTATGAGCGAATCCCTATGGATGAGCTTTGTGATAGCGAGACTCTTTGGAAGCTCCGTTCTTGGGGCAAGTACGAGAATTATCTCGATGCTGCCGAGCTTATCTTTGGTGAGGACGACAATTGCAACGTTTTCACTGAGGAGTTTTATGAGCAGGACCTCGTAGACCAGATGGACCAGGCGAAGGATATGCTTCAGCGAGCTGGTTATCCTATCCTAATGACGGAAGATTATGAAATCTGGGTAAAGCGAACCGACTGGAAGTAAAACAGAACTAAGTTATAATATAAAAGTAACAAGCAAACAATATAAAATATGAACGACCACATTATTCTTTCCGCTGACGATTTCCAGAAGATTTTTGCTAATGCCTATGCCGTTGTTGTTGACGGTGTGCTTTATGATGTTTATAATGACTATGAGACCGAGAATGGTGAGCTTTGCACTGCTTTTGTGCTCGCTGATGATTGTCATTGCGATGCGGAGTTTGTAATTCCCCGCTCGGTTGAAGAGAACTCTCGTGTATCTTATAACAAGCGCTATCATGAGTTTTACTTTAAGGACCAGGATGATAATGAGGAGCGAATTCCGTGCTTCAAGATTCTTACCGTGACTACTATTGACTAACACAGAACTCTAATATAATCATTGTATGAACGATACCGAAAAGCTTAAGACGATTCTTTTTAATGTTATTAAGAAAAGCGATGGTAATATCAACTACCGCATCTTTATCAATAATCGTGAATGTTCCTATTATATGAACGGTGCGGGAATTATGTTCCTCACTTTTGTTGATAATGACCAAGAGTTTATTGTTAATAAGATTAGCGAAGTGGAATGGGATGATATTTTCCTCGCTACATTTAGCTATAATAATGTCGTCTATGGCATTGACATCGTAAAGGATTTGACTCCTGAACAGATTTTTAACGAACTTCTTTAATATGACTATTAGCGATGATAATTTAGATATTGTTATTCTTTGTGCTCTTCGCTATGCTATGACCAGAAGGTCCTATGTAGTGGGAACAATGCGAGACTTTATTAAAAAGCATTGGTCTGAACTTAATGAGCATACAAGGAATAATATCACACGAGACATCGGTACCTATCTCGCCGAAGACAGGGATGACCCGAAGGATATCTACGAAACGTGGAAGCAACTTTATAAGCAGCTTTCTTAAAGACAGAACTGTAATATAATAAAAGCATGCACTGGAGAACGTTTCATAAAAAGCTGCGGGAATTGACAAAGAGTAAGCCCGTTATTACTAGTTATAATAAGCGGCGATTCGGCCCTCCTATTAACGAGGTAGAGTATGTTACCGTTACGCATGATTCTGGTGAGGTTATACGTCTTACCTTCCTTGGTTGCATTTTTCGAGTTTTCTATGGTCCGGGCGAAAAATATAATGACCCCTTCCTTGAATATAAAGCGAGCCATAGAGAATATATAGACGAGTATCTTACCTCCATTTATAATATGCTTCGTAAAAAGAAAGAACGAACCGAAGACGAAAAGCATATTATGTGGCTGCTTAATGACTATGACAGAACTGCAATATAATAAAAGCATGAATGCTATCTTCACTATCTACACCGGTCCTGGTCTTGAGAACGAGATATTTGGCACTGTTAATAAGTTTTATGATTATCCTGAGGCGAGGCTCTATGATAAGAAAGTCGCTGAAGTAACGAAGGAAATTATCGCAAAGAATGAGGATTGTCTTATTCTCACTCAAAGTGAGATTGTCATTCATCAGTTCCTCATTAAGCTGAAGAATAACGAGCTGAACGTAGAAAATGTTAAGATGCGTTATATCGATGAGAACGGTGAAACTATCGACCTTGACGTGAAACAACATGGTCGCATCAGAAAAGCCCCGTCAGGATTCTTTGAACAACATCGAGATGACCTGAGAGACTTGCTCTAAAAAAGAACAGAACAATACTATAATATAAGCATATGAGCGACATTGAAACAGTTATTAGTCAGGGTACGCTCCTTTCCGCCACACAGTTTGCTCCCATCTTTGCCAAAGCCTGGTATGTGGTTATTGATGGAGATTTGTATGAGAAGGTAGACGACTACGAGAAAGAGGATGGTGAGCTTTGCACCGTCTTCTCTGGTGTAGATTCATTTAATAATACGGTATACGAGATTGATTATAAGTACGAGGAAACGAGTGATGTACTTTATAACATTAAGACGGGAGAATATGAGTTCCTTTCTCAGGGTCTGCGTGATATTCCCGCTTTCCAGATTCTCGGCCTGATTAAGCCTTCTATCAGCTGGACAGAACAATAATATAATATAAGCATATGAGCACCGCAACATTTATCATTATTTCAGGACCCCGCGCTTCCTATGAAAAGGTCAACGCTCTTGAAAACCGCACTTTGTATAATTGTCCTGAGGCATATAAGTGGGATAAGCACGTGGCGGAATATGCAAATCATATCATTGATAAGAACGAGCCCTGCGCTATCATTACACAGAGCGATATTGTCATCAATCAGTTCCTTATCCGTCTTAAGAATAACCGCCTTAATATAGAGAACGTGGAAATGTATTTCATTAACGAGGATAATGAAATAGAGAAGCTTGATGTAAAGCAGCATGGCCGTATCAGAAAAGCCCCGCCGGGATTCTTTGAACAGTACGGAAATGATTTGGATGCATTGCTATAAGCACAGAACAATAGTATGTGGAATGAACTAATCAAAAGTAAAGAGTTCAGCGAAGTGCGAGGCATGCTCAACGTCCTCGGCATTTGCCTTACTGAAGATGGACCCTCTATGGACCTGGATAGTGAGGGCGAAATGATTATGACTGAAGACGGACCACGAGTTAGACCCTATACCACGACAGAACAATAATATAATAAAGGCATGAAGAGAATTGATGAACGTGTTCTTGATATAGAAAAAGCTGATTTTACTACGAAGTTCAATCATGAGCAGGCCTTGAGGACAAATGTTGTGGAGCGGATTCTTAATACTCCTGACGAGAAGTTCGACCTTAATACGAGTAATAGCGTCTTATTAAAAATCAATGACGATATTAAGATTATATTGCGTGATGTGAATGCTGACGCAGAAATCAGCATTTATCAAGATGGCTCCATAATTAGTAGTTTTCTTTATAAAGAACCGTATATTCCCTCCTGCTGGCGAGAGTCAAAAGAAAAAGAAAAGCAAGATTGCGACTGCGAATTGTTGCGAAATAAAATTAAAAGTATTCGCGAAACTAAACTGAAAGTAACGGAAGAATCAAAGAAGTATATGTCCGTTCATACGAAAAGTTTTTATGCCGCCTTTGATGCAATATCCGGTGATGCTGAATAATAGACAGAACAATAGTATAATATAAATATGAGCAAGCTTATTGAGCATATTAAAGAATACTTTAATACCTTCAACCCGAAGGATTATACGATTTATGTGGACGGGGCTCCCACTGAATGGTGCAGCCTTGATGACAATACTAGTCGCGTTGTTTGGGATATAGCGTCAGATAATAGTATTACTGGCCGCTCTTGGTATTGGGTCAACGTTCGTGATATAGAAGCGATAAGGCTCACACCGACGACGATGGAAATTGTAAAGACAAACGGTAAAGAATATAAACTCACTGCTAAGCTTAAATCAAAAGAGAAAAAAGCAAAGGATATAATTCTCAAGATGCAGAATGCTTTGTATGCTCGCAACATCAATTTTGCATTGGGTTATCTTGACGAGTTGAAGGCACTAATGGACGAATAAAAATATGACCGACGACGAAGTTTATTCTTTAGAGAAGATGTGCAGCAGGGGCGAGGTAATACTCGTTAACCCTAAAGACTGGCGCATATATGATATTTTCATGGAGGAAGATAGAAACACCGTCACTGTACATCGCTGCATTGATTCAGAGATGCACGAAGACGAACCTACCTGGAGCGGACCTCTGGAGCAAGTAACCTTGGGCGAGTGGAATCAAATCTTTTTTAATAATAAAGAGCTGGTCCTATTCATATATAAGGAGCGAAGGAACGGGATGAACTGTCTATAAAAACAGAATAAGAATATAATATAAGCATATGGACAACATCGGCATTCTAAAGTATATTAACGAGTTCTTTAAGGCCTTTGAAAAAGACTATACCTTCTATATAGACGGAGAGCGAATTAAGTTTTGCAGAGCAACCGGCCTTTATGTTATATGGGATATAGATCATGAATGGGGCTGTCTTATTAAAGAGGAAATTAACGCAGTAACTATTGAAGGAACTCGTTTGACTATTACAGCAAGCAACGGTAAGGAATACACATTCATTGCTAAGCCTAAAACAAAGGAAGAACTAACGGAAAAGATAATTTCGTTAGTAAAGAATAAGTTGATTCCTTTATTTTCTAAAGAAGAAATTAACGAAATAAAATATCTTCTTGACGAATTAGAACGTATTAACTCGAAAATATAACAGAACAATAGTATAATATAAGTATATGAACGACCGAGCTTCTCATTACAATGAAATGGATTATAAAGCATTCTACAATCTTGTTAACGATGGCGACATGATTATGTGGGATAACGGTGATATTGACCATATCACTAAGGATAGAATCTGGGACGGAGATAAGTGGATTGATGCACCGGGAGTTGTCGCAATAGAAGCACATGATAGTGATGATGTAACGGTGATTCCACAGGATGCGAAGATTGAAATATATAGGGAAAGCTTTATTCATATTGTCCAGTGGGAAAATACCAGTGCATTTACCCTATATAAGAAGGCGGAGATATTTGACTTGGCTAAAGAGGTAAGTGAATAAATGGCGCAACTGAGCTCCTTGTGGGCAGCGAAGACGAGGCTTGCCGAGGCGGAGCTATGAACGTGGAACGAGCAATGAGCCCGAAGGGCAGCGAGCAAGGCACCTTGTGTGCCGGCGAGCCAATGAATATGCTTTATGACCTAGGCGGCGCACCCGCTCCCGCGTGCGCATACGGTTGCACACTACGCACATAACAGAACAAGCACATAATAAGTTCATGAGTTATACGCAGCGATTTTACCTTCAGAAGAACGAGACCACGGTTCAGAACGAGAACTATCTTGGCGAACTCGAGCACCAGTTCTGCGGCCAGCGAGATACGCAGGAGTGGCTGGAGCTCTTTGGCGATTCCGTCACTCTCGGGTCGGGTGATGTTCGCGTTACCTATACACCGTTGCAGGCTGCTAAGATGCTCGCTGCCCTCGGTTCAGAAGTTGCGAAGTTTATGAATTCGTTCCGTTCTATCGCTGAAGATGGGTATCGCATCACTGAGAATGAGCTGGAGTATAAAGCAGACCGAATTGCGTTGGAGTCTTATGTTGCATTGAGTCTCGCATATAATAATTTCGTTGATGCTCAGTATGAATGCCCTTTCTTCCGTTCCCTTACCACAGAAGACCCGTTGGAACTATTGCTCCGTTATCATCGAGTTGTTGGGGAACTGGTGCAAGGAATGAACGAGGAGGATATTCTGGTACTCCGTATTTCGTATTGAGTACCCCTCACGCGCGCGTGTGTAAGAGAGAAAATCTTTATATAGAATCAGAACAAACTTATAATATCAGTATATGACAAACACAGTTAAGGATGTTAAATCTCTAATGAAGTCTCAACCGTTGTGGGATATTACGTTTCAGAAGAAGAACGGTGAGATTCGTAAGATGATTGCAACTCGTGATTGGAATTTCTTGAGTGAGAATGCCAGCGAGATGCAGTTTGAGCCTCCTGCCCATAGAGAAACTTGGGATGCTACTGCTTTGGGATATATTCGTGTGTGGGATTGTAACGAACTGGGTTGGCGTTGTATCCCCGTCGGTGAACGATTGCTGAAGATGGTTCCGATTGATTAAAAAAAAAAAGAATACTTGGTATTCAAAACAGAACTCGGGTATAAATAAAGTATACCTGCAAGCACAATAAAGCTGCTTGTAAAAATAAAGCAAGAATTAAGCTATGTGCTTGTCCTTATTTTATAGAGAGCTCCTCGAGAGTAATGTAGCTGCTGCGGTCCTCTGGCACTACGTGAACAACAATGGGGAAATGACCGAAGAGAGCGTCGAGAGACGTGTCAAAGAAAAGCTAGCAGAAAACTTTACGGAAGAGATGCGAAGCTATATAGGTCCCATGATGGCCAAGTGGGTGCAGCATCTCGAACGTAAGAAAAATGAGTACGTACAAAAAAGTAAGTCCGTAACCTGGTGCACAGATGCGACTTACGATTTATCCATGGATTAAACGCATCCCAGGCCGGTGCTCAATGTTCCGCAAGAGCAAAGAGTGACTGGTACGCCGGCCCGGGAACGGAAGTTATACTAAGTCGCTTGCTAATCCCTCGCTTCCTCTAACTTCCGGTGTAAGGCAAGGAACCGCCAAATAAAGTGTTCCGCTATTGTTTCCATACGGTGTAGATTATGCGCATTAGTATGGTGTTGCCTGTGGTGGCCTCGGTCGCTCCGATGCGGGTTCGATTCTCGCAACAGGTTTTTCAACACATTACTGTGTTGTTTCTATTGTTGTGTTGTTCATAGCGTCCCGAGTGGTTTGTGGTTGACCACTCGGGACTTGTTTGTTTTAATATTCGTTTGTCTGAAATAAACTCGTTCGACCGAAATAAACTCGTTTAGCTGAAATGGTTTCCCACATTAAATTAATTAATTAATGTTAATTAACCTGCTTGCCCGACAGAACACTTATATATTAAAATCATGAAAACACACAGCACAGATTTCGGTTTCATAGCTCTTACCATTGCACGTATCGGTCGTCAGTTAAAGGCTGAATATAAGGTGGCGTTTGATATGTCTATTAACGATAAGTTCGGTGAGAGTTTTTCTGTAGCAATTTTTGAGAAAGAGCCGTTAAAGTGTATTAGTTCTTTCTTTGACCATGAGTATGATAACCCGCGAGATTTCTGTGATGCAGTTTTTGCATATTGTATAGAGCATGACCTCTTTAAGGTCCCGATGAATATTGAACTAGTTGATTAAAATGATTAAGAGCAGCCCACGTAAACTTGAGTACGGAAAGGAATATTATGAACGAAACAAAGAGCGCATTCTAGAACGAAAGCGAGCTCGTTGGAAGATGGCGGATACGGAATTGCGAGACCGTCAGCGAGAGTGTAGCCGAGAACATTACCACCGTAACAAGGAGAAGTCAAAAGCGAGAGCGGTAGAATGGCACCGAGCAAATCGTGAACTCGTGAACGCAAAGGCCCGTCTGAAGAGATATAAGGCAAAGGGACTGCAAGAGGCGGTTGAACGAGAGGAGGTCCTGATTGCAACTCTACTTGCTCAAAGAAAGAACAGAACAAAGCTATAATAAGAGCATGAACAGCATCCAAGATATCCCTGCCTCCGAGTTTAATATGAAGAATCTCCTTGACCTCCGCTATGATGAGGTGCGTGGTGTGGTAGCAATCTATCAAATCCGGGGGAAGTTGATTGTGGACGATAGGAATGGTCGTCGCTTCCTGTAAGACAGAACACAACTATAATAAAAGCATGAAAATCTTCGACTTTTCCAAAATCAAGTGGGATGAAACAAGCAGCGAGTTCAAGTATGTTAAGCCGGTTCATTCCATGCTATTGAAATCTACCCGCTTCAAGTCCATTAGCGAGGCAGTCGCTTTCGTTGAAAAGCAATATGGAATCGGTATGGTATCATTCCAGTGTTTTGTGCGAGATATGCTCGAGACGGAGGAAATTGAATTATTTATTGATTAAGCTTTAGCTAAAACAGAACACAGTTATAATATAGTCATGAACAACATCAATATGCTTAATGTTCCTTCTGATTGCCGCTCCTTCTGCCTTATCAACTATAATGCCTTCGCTGAGGTAGTAGATAAGGATGGTAAGCACAACTATATTGACCTTCCTCGCCTTGAGCCTATCTTCGCTATCTCTTTAGAGGCAGCAAAGCATCTGTTAGCGTCCGCTCTTAATGTGGATATTAGCGCTATGACTGAGTGGGAACTGGTTGGCGTGGAAGATGGCTTCTGTCCGTCAATTAGCATTGGCTATAAGGTGGGAGCAATGGAGGCGGGATACTCGTTCGACGTTTATACTACTGTTAATACCATCCACCTGCTTGAGGACTAAAACAGAACATAGCTATAATAAAAGCATGAAAGGTATGAATCTCTACTCAGTTATCCGCAAGTCTACTGTTTGTTACCTTTGGCTGGAAGGTGAGCCCATTATTGGAACCTTTTTCGCTGACAATTTTGGCACGTTTACTGGCATATATTTCCGCTCCAGTATCTGCCCCAATTTTATTAAACAGGATAACGAGAGAAGCAACGAGACTGAACAGACGGGCATGACGGGCTTTTGCTCAGAGGTAACTGACGTGAAAATGCGTTGGCTGGAGGATAATAGCCGCAAGTTGTTTGTCAGCTTCGACGAGGGCAAAACCTTCCACCTCGTTCGCGTCCTGACAGTAGATGGTTGTGTTATTACCGACACACCTGGGATTCTACCTTAAGCATAACAGAACACAATTATAATAAGAGCATGAAAACGCTTGAAACAATCCTTAATGAAGTTCCTACCATAATTTTAGAAGAGCTTGGTCGCGATGGTATTGAAGCCATTTATAACTTCTATAAAGATGAAGCCGCTTTTGATGAGATTGAGCCCGATATGTTCGAAGGGTGGCGCAAGTATTATTCTCTTGAAGAGTGCGTTGAAAAGCAAGGTTTGACCGATTGTCATACGTGGGAGGATGTGACAGAATATTTCCCCGTATTCAATCCGTTGGAAGATGGTGGTATCTTAGTAGCCATAGACTAACACAGAACACAATTATAATATAAGCATGAAGACAATCAAGACTCTTACGACATATATTGATGGTATTCAATATGATTGTGAAATCTATCATAGTCCTAATGGTAATGACTATTTTTTCGTTCACGGACAGCCTGTAGATATGAAGGTACTCTTTCAAAGCGAGACAATTAATGGTTACCTTGTCGTGGTAGAAGATGATAATGGTGAAAGAATGTCATGGACCTGTGAGGAAGCTTAACCTAAATAAAGCTATATGGAAAACGAAAACATTTTAATGCAGATGGTGAAGGACAACATGAACCTTACCGTTGTGGACCCTACTGATTATAGCGAAGTTGAATGCCATATTGAGGGCAAACCTGGTGACTTCCACCTTGTTTCTAATGACGCACAAGCGCCCGAAGATGACGAGTTCGGTGCTGAGCCAACAGGGTTTATTCTTCCCATCAAGCGCCTTGTGGCACATGGTTCAAATGAGTTCTTCATTCTTTGTAAAGGTGTAGAAGATTATTTTGAGGTAGTTGATATTCACTAATAGAACAACAGAACACTAATATATCATAAGCATGAGTAACATCTTCGATTACATTCTTGAGCTTAAGTCTAAGGGTTATAACATTGGCTTCACTTGCAATGACCTTGGTATAGTTTCCTTTGTTCAGTATTATAACGAGTATGTGAACGGCCGAAAGATTTACGGTTCTAAAAAGAAGAAGCTCGTAAACGTGACTCTTGAGGAATGTATCAACGAGACTGAGGCCGTATATGAAAGTATCGTTTCTCGCCTTGTTAAAAATAGTCGCAAGGATTATTGATTGAAAGTAACTGCTTTCAACTGAGACAGAACGCTACTATAATATAGTCATGAATTACGCTGAGTTTAAGAAGAGTCTCTGCCGTGCAATCTGGATTCAAGATGCAATGATTACTATTGAAGACAATATTGACACGGTTGCAATCCCTCACAAGCACACGTTATTTGTGGACGATGAGTGGGGTATCGAGGCACCTGGTTGCGACCTGCATCTTGAATGGGAAACTATCGAGAGAATGGTTGATGAGGGTAAGTGGGAGAATTACCAGCAAGGAACTTCTACAATTATGGTGGTAGATGGTATGAAATACCGCATCAAGTTTCATCGTCCTACCTCTCTTGAGGAACTACTTTAATAAAAGTCAAGTTCTGAAGATACTTAAAAATAATTCAGAACTTGACTAAAATAAAAAGGTAATCAGCAACAACTGCTGATAAATATATCAAAATCGCCTCTCAACGGCGGCACCCAAAAGCGGCTGTCATAAAGTCGCTTGCGGGTGAAGAACTTTGAAAGTAGTGTGATTGTTAAAAGATAATTCGGGTGTAGCTCAGTGGAAGAGCGGGTGACTGTTAATCACTAGGTCGTTGGTTCGACCCCAACCACCCGAGCTCAAATCGCGGAGGAGGTTCAGAGGCAGGGTAGCCTCAGTGGTCTCATAAGCCACCCCTTCCAGCAGTTCAACTCTGCCTTCCGCAATCTTTTCACGATGGTCCACCCCGCAGAACCTTCTGGGAGTCCTGGAAGAGCTTATCGAACGAGGCTGCATTGTATACCATAGTCTTGTGACATGATAATCTATGCGCATCAGGGTGTAAAGCTGCAATATGTAGCAGGCCAGTAGCCACGATGTGTAATGCATCGGGAGGGAGTAGCCACTTGATAACGGCTCATGATGTGATACGACTCCGGTTTCCGTATCAGACCAAACGCTCCCACACACCGGAGCGGTGCCCACCCGAGGCGGCCAGAGGAAAACTAATATCGGTACGAATGGACGAAGCGGGCCATTCGTGAGGTGCTTTGGAATGGCGCTAAGAGGGGAGAGCCTAACTCCCATAATAAATTGGCAGGTCTTATCAACCACATTCCAAATTAAACACATACAGAAGCCTGATTAACTTCTGAACTTTGCAAGGATTAGTCTAGCCGGTTGCAAAGCAATGTGGAAGGTCCGGAGGGTCTTAGATGTAGAAATCGAGGCTAGATAGTTTGCTGGAAGACTTTAGGTTAACTCAGCTATTGAGTTGACTAGAAGCCAGCTCGGGGCACATTGGTAAATGGAGGTGAGCCCTAGAAACCGCCACCGTGGGACTGATACACGGAACCTCACGGCGTTCAGAATGTCGCCGGCGTCCATCTACGGAAGAGTCTAATCAGCTCACACATTCGAGCCGAACTTATGCGTACGGAAGGTCGTAGAACTCGTGCGGATTCGTTCGCAGTTCCTGGCTCTGTAGTATAAAAGTCATTACGTCGGATTTGTAACCCGAGAAACACGGGGCGGTACCGTGCGGAGCCTTTTTAATCAATCAAGTAAGTCGTCCAGCGGTCAGGGCTGAAGAGAGGTGATGCTCTTGGTAGTCGGTGGTTCGAATCCATCCTTACTTGATAAGTCATCAACTGAGTACGGGTCGCGAAACGTAATAATCTCAGCGGTGCAAAAATATATAAGGGGCTGTAGCTCAGTCGGTTGAACATCTTTCTAAATCGCAGCGGATAATCCAGTAAGGGAGGAAGTGTTCCGCTAAATAGAGCCGGTTCCTCTAGGAACCGGACATTTTTGTTGGGCCATTAGTACATCGGTTAGTACGCTGCACTGTCCCTGCAGATAGCTCGGTTCGATTCCGGGATGGCTCGTAAAGAACACTGAGTATTAACTCAGAGATGAAGATTGCTTGTCAATCAAATCAGAACTTAAGTATAATTTTTTATAGATTCATACAGCAAATTATATTATAAAGTATTGTGGTTACTGAATAAATGAATCTAGTATAAAGTCCCCATAGTTTAGACAGTCAGAATAGCGGACTTTCAATCCGCAGACGCTCGGCGCACATCCGGCTGGGGATGTAAAAAATCAATCCAAAAGTAAGGGTTCGATATAAATAAAATTGTGAAAAAGATTTGTAAACATTGCCATAAAGAGTATTTTGGAAATTGGGCGAAAACTGTCGAATCTCCTTTTTGTTCCAGAGAATGTGCTAGGGCGTATTCTACTGCAGCAAAACGAAAAGAAATAAATGCTAAAGTTTCCAAAATATTGAAGGGAATGGATACAAACAAAGGCGGAAAGATTCCAGTATATGAGAATTATTTGAAATCACCTAAGATTTGCCCTATATGTAATAATCCGATTCCCTGGGAAAAACGAATGAGGCAGACTTGTTCGGATGAATGCAGGCGTATTTTAAGTGTTCAGAAAAATCGAGAGAATGGGTTGTATTCTCGTTGTGGCGGTTATCGCGAAGGCTCAGGCCGTTCTAAATCGGGTTATTGGAAAGGTGATTTTTGCGGTTCAACCTATGAGCTTGTTTATTGGATTTATTGCAAAGACCATAATATAGCAATCGAGCGTAACACTAAACGTTATCCTTATATCTTTGAAGGTAAAAAACATACATATCTTCCGGATTATACCGTAGAAGGAAAGCTAGTAGAAATCAAAGGTTATACAACTTCATTAGTATACGCAAAGGCTGCAGCTGTTCCCGAAGGTATTCAGATTCTTACAATTGAAGATTTAGAACCAATGATGGATTATGTGGATTCTAAATATGGCACTTATCATAAAGGTAAAGTAAACAATTATCAAACCCTCTTTGATGGGTACAAACCAAAATTCATCTATACCTGTTCCAAGTGTGGTAAAGAATATGAGCGAGACCATGAAGTAAAAACTAAGTTAAAGTTTTGCTCTCAATCCTGTGCAGGTTCTTATGGTAGGCCGGCTAATAAAGATTTAGTAGATGAATCATTTGTAAAAAGTTGTGCTAAACCTGTGCCTGGATTTGAAGGATATTGGTTTGCTGAAAATAATCAATTATTTTCTAACAGAGTTAAACGTAAAGATGGTAAATATCTTCGCTGCTCTTTACAAAACAAAGATGAGGATAAATTACCTCACTTTAGAATGGGGTCTAAAAGACGTTCCATAAAAGCCCTTAGAAAACTTTGTGGTTATTCAGAACAAGAGTAAAATAAAAATATATTAAGGGTTGTTTCCCTCTCGGAGGTCTGTAAAACCTTTGTCCAAAAACAGAGAGGAAGTCGGACGAGTGGAGCGTTACCTCAACAACCCATCAGAACATCGATACTATATAAATATCAAAATAGAGCTGGACTTGGTGGAGTGGTCGAACACGCGAGTTTTGGGTACTCGTATTCATCGCAGGTTCAAATCCTGCAGTCCAGATTATTTATTATCAATAATTTATGAAAACGATCGCACTAACATTGACAATGATTCCCGCGGTCTTTGGTAATTCTCTTCCGCCAACACCGGAGAATACGCTACCACCGACTTGGGAAATTATAACATCCATTGAGGCCTGAATGACTTTCAATGGATTTTTCTTTTTAGTGCATACACAATTGTAACATTATGGATTTGACATCACTTATTATTATTGGAGGATTTATTGTAACTCTTGCAGGAGTCTGTGCTCTAGCACTCTTTCAGAATGCAAAGGAAGCAGATGAAGCATGGGAAGAAGCAATTAAGAACAAACAGAACAAAGATATAAAATAATCATGACTAACAAAACAATCTATGAGTTCGCGATGGAGGCAATGTCTGCCAATTCTTTTGAGAAGGCTAAGGACCTTGTGATGAAGGTAATCCTTGCAGCAGCACACGACAATGACCTCGTAACCGAGGCAATGAATTATGTTAATGAGGAATTCATGGAGGCTTCTATGAATAAGGATGCTTCTAATCAGTCAGAGCTTAACTAAAATTCATTCATGAATCTTGAATAAACTTGTTCAACTGAAACAAACTCAATTAACCGAAATAAACTATTCGCGTATTAATTAATAGCTTAATTAAGAAAACTTTATGATGAAGACAATCGCACTAATGACAATTGGTTGCCTTGCTATGGTATCTTGCCAGCAACAGCAGCAGGTTCAGACTGAGAAGCAGGCTCCTGTTAAGATTCTCCCTGTTAAGTAAGGGATTCAGGGCCAGTAAGTCGGCCCTTTTTAATCTGGCGAAGTAATCCAATTGGCAGAGGTGTCCGACTCAAAATCGGAATGTTGTGGGTTCGAATCCCACCTTCGCTATTATGCTTAAATATATTACACTAGCTTGTACTGCACTGGTTCTTAATTCCTGTTGTTACTGTATCATTCAGGTACCTGACTTGTATCCTATTCCCGAAGATTGGGAACTTGAGATGGTTGAAGATTGTGATGCTACGGAAGTGATTCCATGCGGTAAGTAATAATAAACGGTGTAGGTAGTTTAGTGGTAAAACCTCGGATTGTGGTTCCGAAGAGAGTGGGTTCAATTCCCCGACTATACCTTAAGAGTCTCTTCGTCCAATGGTTAAGACTCCCGACTTTGACTCGGGCAATGGCTGAGTTCGAATCTCCCAGAGACTATTTTATTTGTTGTGTTGTTCATGCGTAACGGCTTAACTTTTAGTGGGTTAAGCCGTTACTTTATTTTAGGCAAAAACTTATCTTTAAGTAGAACAGAACATCGCTATATTATAAGCATGAATGCACCGAATCTTTATCTGAAATCGTTTCACCTGACCAAAATAAACTTGACTGCGATGAAAAGGAAATATCAGAAGACTCGTTCTAAAAACAGTGGAGAAAGCACTTGGCTTTATTGTCCTATTCATACAGAACTTATACGAGAATGGTTGGATGGATCTGGTTTGGGCAGGTTAGACCATTTGGAACCAGGCCCCACGAAAGACGGTTATATAGTTTATTATAAAGAATATTCTAAAGGCGAAAGTCAGTCTGCAATTTCATTCGCTAAAAAATATCCGTGGTATACGTGGGTTCAAGACTTCAAATTAGTTCAGCCTATCTAAAATGGCTAACTCAACTTGAAACAAATTTGCTTCTATTTTAAGCCGTGGCTATTGCACACGGCTTTTTTATTTGGTTAGAAGCAACTTTATCTAGTTGAAAGTTGCAAGGCCGTATAGGAAGTCCTGGGTACAAATTAAACTCGGTTGCCTGAAACAACTTCACTAACCCCAAACAATCTTAGATAATAAAAAAGAAATCCCCTCTAACCGGAGGGGATTTCCTGTTAAACTTTTTTCATATTAGAATCCTTTTGACTTAGGCGACGAGTTCGAACTCATCGAACTCGTCGAAGCCATGGTCTTCGGCATAACTCAGAATCATTTGGTACTGACCGTAGGAATCATCGCTCTCTGTGATAAACTTAACCTGTTCATCTGAAAGCTCATGAGTGAAAGAAGTTTCCTTTACTGTATCACCATTGATATCAATGGCATTGAAGAGCTTAATGGTATAAGTTTTCATTTCAGACTCAACTTCCTCTACAGGTTCAGCTTCAGCCTTCTGAGCCTTCTTCTTTCGACCACAGAGGCCAAGCTCCATATCAGGATGAAGACCTGTCAGGACATGAACTCGAGCCACATAACCCTTGGAGTGGTCCTTAAGGTCGGCCCAACGGTAGGAACTGAGCTTAATTTCACCCTTCTTGAACTTGCCCTCGGAGATAAGGGACTTAACCATGGACTGAGCCTCACTCTTAGGGAGCCAATTAGTAATATAGGAATAGGACATAATATGTTGTGTTGTTTGGTTGATTACTTTTTTATTATAATGAAGTTCTGTTTTAGTGAAAGTGAGCTTTTTAGGCTTCACTTGTGGCCTTGATTATAAGCTCTTTAAGCATATTAATATGAGTATAAACCTCTTGCACATCCTCGCGATAATTTTCCCAAAAGTAGTCATCATCGGGAAGAATATAAGAAAAAGAATCTTTAATATCATTAAGCTTATTAAGCATCAACTTTTTATTGGTCGCGTTCATGCTTTTATTATAGTTGTGTTCTGTTTTTAGTGAAAGTGAAAAGACAATTTTATAAAATAGATTTTACTTCGCTTAATACAGAACTTGATTATAATAAAAGCATGAAAAGCATTAAGTTTCAAACATTGCTCAAGTTGTTAAAAAATAATAATTTCGATTTATTTTATAAAAGCAATTCGAAAAGTCGAAGCTTTAAGGATAAAAGTAATATCGTAATCGATTCGAACTCAATACGTTATAAACATGGAACTATAACGGAAAAAGATACAAATAGTATCTATCTCTTTGATAATCAATTCATTGCGTTTCACGATTATAAAAACTATCGTATTATTGAAATCAATTTGCTTAGCGAAAACTAAGCAAATTGGTGGACCTGTTCCTTACCAGTAAAACTTAACGAAACGACAGAACTTAAGTATATTAAAGGCATGAAGAACAAAGTGAAAGAATATCGTCCTCGTGTGGTTGTAAAAGGTAACACAGGAACAAGGATTATAAAGTCTAAAAAAGACAAACAGAACTCACGTCAGGCTCTTAAGTTGGCACTTAAGAGTGCATGGTGAAAAACAGAACTTAATTATAATAAACGTATGAAAACCTTCTTTTTTGTCCTTGCTTTTATCCTTAGCGGTCTCTTTGCCCTTTGTGCCCTTCTTGGCGGTGATTTGATGGGTCTTGGTTTTTGGCTTCTTGTCACTTATGTTTGTCACCGTTTCGCTTTTAGGAAGTAACAGAACTTCACTATAATAAAGTCATGAACGACATCATGAATCACTTCTCCGACGATTACGTTTTTTCTCTTGGTGGTAAAAAATCCTTTGAAATTATTAAACAATTTTATTCATGTGGAAATGTATGTCTTAATTGGAAGGTTTATCGAGGTTGGAAGTTATTTAACACTCCTGAGGAATGTGGTAAGTTCTTGAACCTTAATAACATAACAACATGGGACCAAATCTTAGATTATGGTTATCCGGTCTTGGATGGTCCTGAGGGTGAGGATGGTCCTTCCTTAGTGAAGACCATCTAACGAAACAGAACGACAATATATTTTAGGTATGAGTTACGAATTTGAAATGGAAGATGGGGCCCTGGTCAAGGGATATATTCACGATAATAAATTGACTATCCCAGGTTATTTCGAAGGGGAGACTATTATTCGAGCCGAGAAGGACAAATATGGTTGTATGTGGGTATTACTTCCTAACAAGATGTGGTATATCGGCTTGCCTTAATCTCTCACAGAACTCGCACATAATATAGTCATGAACAACGTAACGATTCTTCTTGCTGCCCTTGCTACTGGTTTCATCGCTTTTCTTCAGTGCTTTAATCCTGAGGATATGGCCTTGTTTGCCATTGCTATGTTCATGGTTGTTCCTGCAATCATTGCCTCAGTGGTAGGGATTTGTATTGGTCAGAACTTCTTTGAGTGCTAATAAAGCGGAACAGAACTCGCCTATAATAAAAGTGTAAACAGCAACACAACAAAGACTATGCGTAAGTACATGATTGACCTTGTTCGTTCCTTCCTTAACGGTTCTAATGCCTATGCTGCAACTGCTCGAGTTGAAGATGGTGTATTCTATTCATATTCAACTCCTATTGCAATTAATCATGAAGGCAAGATTTTCCTGACTATGGACAAGTTTTCCAAGACAACTTCATGCCAACAGAATGCTTTGCTTCAATCAATTCCTGAACATCGACTTAATACATGCTCGGCCGAACAAATCAAGCAAATGCTTCTTCGCTACTAATTAAAACAGAACCTCACTATAATATAATCATGAACAACGTGACACTGACTAACTGCAAGCTCCTGGCCGTTGCCTTTGAGGAAATCTTGAACGACAACAAGGACGTTCTCATCCGTCTGAAGAATATCTAATTTCACTTTCACTAATACAGAACACAACTATAATGAAAACGTAACAAGCAAACAAATAAAGACTATGAACGCTACTAATACTACTGAATTCGCTGCCGTAACTACTTGGATTGCAATCGCTGATGCTAAGGCTAAGCGTAAGGAACTAATTGCTAATGGCTTGGATAAGAAGCAGGTTAAGCTTAGTTCCTATCGTTGGAAGAATGTTAAGAATCATGACGAAGGCTATATTTGCCGTGTGCTGGTTGTTAAAGGCTTACGTCCTGAGATGGAAGTGACTGGTACTAAGCGAGTTAAGAAGTCTAAGGTTGCTTCCTTCGTAACTGATTGCAACACAGGTAATAGCGTAACTGATTCTCATACAATGACTTATGCTCCTTATCTGCCTGAAGTAGAATCTACTCAAACTGCCTAAGCAGGAAACTGGCTCCGTAACTGACTGAATATAAGGAAGTTACGGAGCCAGAATTAGTTGTGGCCGCGATATTTAGGTTGAACCTTGAGTAATAGCAGCCAGGAACCAACCGTGCGATTCTGGCCAAAAATTGAAACCTAACTGATTGATATTCAATGCCTGTTTTTCTGACCGAAGCTGAATTGAAGACTTTGAGGCTGGCGCTGCGTGAATGGCTGTGTTCAGGAGGAGCCAGGTCCTGGAATAAGGATGAACCTGAAAGAGCTCGAAAATTGTTGGATAAGCTTAGCTCTTAAACGAGACAGAACATGCCTATAATAAAGACATGAACAACGTAACACTCTTTGAGGTTGGTAAAAAGTATAAAGGCTCTTATGGTACCTATACAATTATTAAAAGAACAAAGTGTTTTGTTACATTAAAAAATGGAGCAAAGTATAAAGTAACAACCGAGTATGGTGGAAGTGAGGCCTTCTTCTTTAAGAGGAACGTAAGTTATTGGGGTGCAACCTTTAAGGAAGTTGAAGGCGTTTTCGCCTCTAGTGTAGTGGAGGGTTAACCCTCCACTTCTTAGTAAAAACAGAACCTCGCTATAATATGTGTATGAACACCCGAGAAGTTATAGAGGCAATGGTAAAGTCAGGTCGGTATCAGGAACTGGTTTCGAGAATTGAAGAGTTGGTGACTGAGTACTCTGAAGGTCAACTGGAGTGCAATGTGGGGAAACCTGAATGCGAAAGTTCAACTCCGAGAGCCTGGTGGACCTGGAAACTGAGCACCAAGTAACAAACAGAACCTCGCTATAATAAAAGAGTAATAAGCAACAACACAACACGAATATGACACTTTCTGATACACACCGCGAACTGATTGAATCCCTCGAAGGCCACACCTGCCTCACCTCCACCATGAGCACCTATCGTCCCTGTGCTCCTGAGTTTGAGAGTTCTACCTTCCATAGCTCTTGGATTCTCCTTCCTCTTGAATGGTCTGGCTCTGCACGAATCGTGGACGTACGAATCCTTGAGACCGATTCTCAGATTGTTATTACTACTTGCGATGACGATTCCGATGCTACCATAACAACTTATATCTTCACTCGATAAAACTGCCACTCGTAACTCAGAACTCGCATATAATATAGTCATGAAGAGCAAAGTAACACTTGACGATTTGAAAAAAGTTAAAGCTGATTTCCCTAGCTACCTTTTGAACGTTGCACTCGAAACGATAAATGCAGCTTACGAAGCAATTACTGATACTTTCGATACCATTTCAAAGGAAGAGTTTTTGAAAGTCGTCGCTTCTGATTATATAGCTGTGCACTTTATAGGTAAAGCTTATCTTGCTGCTCGTGAAGATGAAAAGAATAGTCTGGCTGTCCATGCTTTCTATCTGTTCGATGCTCTGCAGGACAAGCAAACAGAACTTGCATAAAATTAAACTGTAAACAACAAACAAACACTTTTAAGATTATGGCATTCGTTGATATGACTTCTTGGATTCCCGTGGATGAGGCCAAAGCTAAGATTGCTGAGCTCATCGAGAATGGTACTTTTACAAAGACACAAATCAAAAAGAGCTCGAACCTCTTTGCGAATCGTAAAGACAAGAGCGATGGATATGTGTGTCGAGTGTTGATTGAGGCAGGTATTCACCCTGAGCTTGAAATCAAGAAGGAAAAGAAGACTGCTAAGAAGACTAAGAAGGCACAGGCTGTTGTGCAGGTAGCCGAGGATAAGCCTGTTGATAATCGCCGTTACGTGGTAGTGGCTGAGCCGATTGGTGAGAAGGAAGGGTTGTTCCTTATTGACCAGGGTGGTAAGTTCTGGGTTGAGCATCAGGTGATTGGCTCTAATGAGAAGAAGATTGTCTCCTCAATCGTTGATACTGAAGAGGATGCACGTATGCTCTGGTCCACCTACCTTCCTAAGTTTAAGAAGTAAAAGATTTTGTCTTGGAATCTCGAGCCCCTCACGTTGTGAAACGTTAAGGGGCTTTTTTGTTGAACAGAACCTTATCATAATAAAAGCATGAATGGTATAACGGTAGCAGAGCTGATTGAGCAGCTGAAGCAGTTACCTCAGGATATGATTGTAATGCATGTGGAAGTATCAGACTCTGGTTGGAGTGAACAGCTGCCGGTACAAAAGGCAGTGGTTACTCCTATATGGGAGAGCTGTGCTTACCTTGACTGGACTCGGCAGAGACCGTTGCCACCGGTAACAAACAAGACTCATTGTGTTACCTTTGAATAAACAGAACCTCGCTATAATATAAGCATGAAGAGCAACAACAAACGAATTCAGACCAAGTATCCTCTGAACCTTACCGAAGGCTGGACCACGAAGATGCAAGTGAAACGCGCGATTGTGACGGTTGTAGGCTGGTTCAATCCTAAAGCTTCTTGGCAGGTAGGACACAAGCTCTTTACAAAGGAGGAGCAGGAAATCATCGGCATCGATCTGAGCTTTCTCGATTGAACGCGTCCAGACGATTCGAAACTTTAATTAAAATTTCAATTCAACTCTCACTAAAACAGAACTCAACTATAATATAATCATGACAACCTACAAGATTACTAATATAGAAGTTGATTCTTTTAATAATAAAGTTAAAGAAGTAGTAGTTGATACTAAAGAAGTTATAATCTTAGTGGATGATTCCAATACTACCTTTGAGGAAAGAGAACAATTGATAGGTGATACTATGTGTAAAGTATTAGGTCTGAGTGAGTTACATTATAATGTTAACTGTACTTATGAGGTGGTAGAATCTGATTGTGACCATACTTGGAAGGATGAGGAATAACCTCATCTTTCCCACTAACAGAACTTCTGCATAATATAGTCATGAATATCAAGTATGTGAACCTTGCCGAGATTCTCGACGATGCTGCAGAGCAAAAAGCAACTGTGAACTTGAATGGAGTAGACTACTGGGTTAAGAGAGACACGAGACCCTATAACAATGGTTGGGATTTACATGCTCGAAAGAGTTCTTCGTGGATGTTCATCCATAGGGCAGAGTGGAGAGAGGAGATGGAGTTGTGGGAAATCACCGAGGTGGAGTTCTTAGGTTGAGAACAGAACCCCTGCACAATATACTCATGAATATCGAAACCGCAGAGAAGATTGCTCGACAGCTCCACGAAGGCCAGTTCCGAGCTGATGGAGTTACACCTTACATCGAACACCCAAAGGCTGTTGCGGAACTCGTGAAGGAGTATGGTGGCTCCGAGAAGAGCGTATGTGTGGCATGGCTCCACGATATTATGGAAGAGAATGCAGAGGGTACTCGAAAGCTTCTGGGACTCGATAGGATTGATTCGAAGGCACGTTTCATCATCGATATGAAGGGTCGTGAGGGCTGGGCAGGGGTGGTCTTCGATCTTGCAAAGATTTCGGACCACTGGGACACGGACCAGATGGAAATCAAGGAACGTGGGAAGGTTGTCTATCTTGCGAAACTGCTCCTTACTGCTTCCAGTGATTTGTTGCTCGTAAAGCTTTGCGATATGCTTGCGAACATCCGCGAGAGCAAAGGTACAAGGAAGAGTCAGGAGAAGCGTTATCGCAGAGCCGTGCGTTGTTTCTCTGAGCTCGGAGACAAGAGCCTTACAGATGCACATCAACAACTCATCGCTGCTATCCTCGACAGAACTACTCTATGATACAATCATGAATATCTTCGATACAGCTTTTGAGATTGCTTCTCAGCAGACACATGAATGGGTACAGCAGATGGCAGCTAAGGGAATTCATGTGAGTGAATATCAAATAGGGGCAAAGTTCACTGTTTTTTATGAAGAAGCCGTGATGAGTGCTCCGATTGATGTCCTGAACTTCTAACAGAACTCCGCTAAGATATAACCATCACCAACCAAAATAATTCATGAAAGACTGGAAAAGATTTAAGAGATATTGCTTCTATCTTCCCATGAAGGATTATAAAATGGTAACAGAGAATGGTGAAGAGGTGTTTATCAGCGATGAAGGTGTTATGGTTGGAAGTATTTTGTGGGGTGAATATTTTAACTGGATGAATGTGGAAGAAGCAATCCTTACTGAACCAGAAAAAGAAAATGACCTTTGGGCAGGAGATACCTGGATTGTTTACACTGACAAAAAAGAGTTCAGATTCAAAACCGTGAAAAAACAGAACTCGCATAAAATATAGTCATGCAAACGGTTACCTATTGTCTTTACGATATAGAATGGGAGAACGAAGAGCTTCTGCCCTCTATAATGATTTTGTGTAGACACCGAAAGGTTGGTATGAACAATATGCGAGACTTCATAGCCAACAAGATGAAAATGGGTGAAGTAAAGGACTTCGGAATGATTCATCTAACAGGAGATTTGAAGAACAAAATCATGAGTGAGGTCCTTAACAGTGAATCTTTGCGTTCTATCTGGAAGGCTTCGGTTGATTTTCATAAAGGGGAAAGAGGAGACTGGTCACAGCTGAAAGACCGAGAACTGAGAGTGGAGACTACCTATACTCCCTTTGAAAGACTTATCTAAGCGACAGAATTCCGCTATAATATAGTCATGAAAGACAACATGAAACAGCTTTTCAATGCTCTTTGCAATTTGAATATTGAAATATCAGTTAATTTGAAACGTGGAAAAATTGAAAAGCTTACAGATGGAAGCTATTGGTTTCAGCCGGGAATGGGTCAAGGATTTGAATTAGATGAAAAGATGTTTGAAACCTTGGAGGTTGGAGGATTTGTTAATTTCTGGACCGACCCGGGCAAAGGAAAAATCTGCAGCTTCTATGCAGATTAATTGATGCTAACTGGAAACAGAACTCGCATATAATATAGTCATGAAGAACATTTGGAAAGAACGTTGGGACAATTGCACCAGGTGTATAAATCGACAGCTCCTGAGTCGTCCCTGTGACAAAATCTCAGCACTTGTACATAGCATACTGACCTGTGGTCTTGAACCCCTTCGAAAGGATTTCGAGGTAGTCGTGGAACAGGTAGAACCTGGAGTCTATGAGATGTACTCTGAAGCTCCCCACACTGTTGGCTTCCTAAAGGGTATGGCGGTGAAGGCTACGATTCGAACCTATGAACGTAGGGGTAAGAAGTATGTAAACCTGGTAAGAAAATCTATCTTCTTCCCTCACACCGAAGACCCTGCCAAGGACTATTACATTGAGAAGGTGTGGAACACTGGTATGGCTCTGGATTCGACACCAATCTTCGAAAGGATTCTGAAAAAACTTGAAGACGCGAGTATGTAACAGAACTTCGTTATAATATATTCATGATAACGATGCTTCTCTTTGGTCTCTTTGTGATTCTTCCCTTTGTTGTTGTAGCCGGTCTCTACGGTGCCGACCATCCTAAAGCCGACCTTCTTCTTAACCTCCTGCTGATTTACCTCTTTACGATTTTGGTTATTTGCATCGCTGTCTAACAGAGCTTCTATATAATAAGTGTATGAAAACGGATGAGATTATGCAAAAGTATGGGATTACTCCCGAAATCATCAACGACTTCAAGCGTATGGCAAAAGACACGGCTCGACTCTTCGGAATGCCCGAGAAACAAGTTTTCGTGGATTTGATGACTCAGTATGTAAAGCAGAAGATGGATGAGAAGTAATGTCATTTGGTATTAACAGAACTCAAATATAATAAGTGTATGAACGATGATTGGTACTATGAGTGGTTGTTTGGTGACAAGTAAAGTCACCTGCAACACCAGACAGAACTGAAGTAAACAAATATTTGTAACAAACAAACCTTTTACGAATTATGGCAACTGACGCTTTTGTAGATAAGATTGGAATTATTAAGCCGCACCCTGATGCCGACCGACTGGAGATTTGCTTTGTGCGTTCTTCCCAGTGTGTAATCGCCAAGGGAGTTTTCGAGCGATTTGAGAAAGTCCTGAAGATTGAGGAGGATGCTAAGCTGGATGTGACCCGTGATTGGGTGCAGCCATACCGCAACTACCTCGGTAACGGTGACCGTGTGAAAAACGTCCGACTCCGTGGTGTTATGTCCCGAGGTCTGGTGGTGTCTCTGAAGGAGCTGGAGAAGGAGCTTGCTGGTGTGGACCTGGAGAACTCTGTAGCCGTTTGTGAGGCTCTGGGAATCACCCACTACGAGCGACCCTGCAAGGCCCAGGATGCAAAGGGGAACCTTCCTCCGGGAATTGAGAAGTCCGATGAGGAGAACTGGCAGACTATGAAGGAGCACGAGCTTCACCTCGGTGAGACTGCTCTTATCACCCATAAGGTCGATGGTTCTTCTGCGGTCCTCTACTACGACCCACATCAGGATAAGCTGGAGTTCTGCTCTCGAAGCCTGACCCTGAAGACCCTGAATGACATGGGCCAGCCAATTGAGAACAACTACATCAAGGCTCTTACTCCGTACATTCCCCATGTGAAGGCTCTGGCAAAGAACCTGGGAGAGGTTGTCGCGATTCGTGGTGAAATCTACGGAAACGGTATCAATGGCCACAAGGTGAATCAGGACGCCAAGCAGCCTCTGGGATTTGCCATGTACGGTGTACGATTCCCTGAGGCCGATGATGACCGCAAGCGCAAGGGTCGTTACAAGTCCGGTTGGCATTTCCTGGATGTGAATGAGAAGCTCGGGAAGCTTGGGTTTGCCCCGATTCCCACTGTCCCGGTGATTGGTGAAGCCGTGGTGACCATGGATTTGCTCTTTGAGCTTTCTGCCAAGCCCGTGTCGGAGGGTGAGGGTAAGGTGCTCAATGGTGAGTCCTGGAGCTACAAGGCTAAGTCCGATGATTACTGTGCCAAGATGAAGTAAGTCTTGGCACAGTCCAGAACTGATGTATAATTCGAACATGGAAGAGAACATTTACGGTGTGTCAGATGAGGTCCTGGAACATTACAGGAGAATGAACTGGAAGATTCGACAGGCAATGCTGAACACCACGGTAACTCTGGGATTGGGACCGGATTTTGTCAAGAAGGTTATCGAGACCTGTTATCATGGGAAATACCCAGGAACACAGGAAGAGTCTGATCGACAGATAGTCTGGGACCACATGAAGTGGAATTCGAAGGCTGCTGCCGAAACCTACAGGTGTTGGTTACAGTCGATGACAATGGAAGAGCAAAGAATGCAAGAACTGAAAGGAGATCAGGAATGAATATCGAATATCCAGGGATTACAGGGAAAGAACTGTTGGAAAAACTGCAAGAGCTGTCTCCAGAAGATTTGGAGAAGCGTATTGTTATCGGTGTCATGGATTCGGGAAGGTCCAATTGTGTCTTGGGGAACTTCTCAGACGGTGTTCAGGTGGAACTGGGAACTTATTGCTGGGGTTCCTGGAAGTCTGGAGCTGATGAGAAGCTGACATTTGAGAAACATTGTGAACCCTGTATCAAAATCCTTTCAATCATCGATTAACCCAGAATAAATCCAGAACAAACCTATAATAAACTCATGAAAACACGAAACTTCGATTTTATTGTGACTACAGCTGATGGACAGACTCGAATCTTTCGAACGTATTCCACAGCTGATTTCTTTCGAAAGAGTAAGGGAGAAGCAGTTACGAGTTTTACAAAGGTTCATCAGAGTGAACGCTATGAACCAAATCGAGAAGCAGAGGGTTAAATAACTCTGCAGAATGGCTTCCTAGTTTAATGGTTAAAACACCACTTTCATACGGTGTGAGAGTCTAGGTTCGAGTCCTAGGGAAGCTAGATAAATTTTCATTAATAATAGAAGTAATAATATCTAAATACTTTTGAGAAGTTTTTTCTGTTACATATATTTGACCTGAGGTATCAATTATACAAAGAGAAATCCCGGAGTAAGCGCAAGATTGGAATTTATTAAGGTCGTTATTTTGAATTTGATTCAATTTTTCTTGACCATGTATTGGTTCATAATGATAAATTCCATTAAGTTCAAATGCTAATTTTAATGATGGAATATAGATATCCAACTCTGATTGGATAGCAGATTTATCATTAAACTGAAAATCCAAGCTTGGATAAAGATTTAGAAGTTTTTCTTCCAACCATTTTTCTAATTTGGAACGAGTGGAACCGGTAGTTTTATGGGTATTATTATAAGAAGCAGCACAAGAACAAGAACAAAAACGTCTTTTGGATTTAGCGTCTTTTTTAGGGTGGCCCTTAGGTTTGAATAATTTTCCACAATGAGCACATGGAATTTCTGTTACCTCAGAAGTCCCTCGGGCTGAAAGCTGGCAAGAAGTAGAACAAAAGTGTCTATAATGAAAATGGGATTTTCTATAATTAGCTGAGTTGAAAGCAGTTCGAGAAACTTCATATTCTTTTTTACAATAATCACAAATTAATAAATATTTCTTGGAAAATGACATCACTATTATTTATTCGAAATTGGGAATTTCGAGCCCTTTCCGTGCTATTTTCTTAGAAAAGTGGCGGCAGCGCCAGTAATTAGTGTGAAAGGAGCAGGGGCCTGCTCCTTTCTTTTTTAGACTTCGGGGAAGATTGCCAATGGTCAGATGATAACGATTATTTCCCAGATGATTGGGATGCTCATTGGGACTAAATAGATGATACTATGAAAGTTTTGAAAGGCACCTATCGAGTATCACTCTGGGACTTTGTGAACCTTTACAATAAGAACATCAAAGACCTCAGATACACCAAAGAAGAATCTGATGATTGCATCGAGATGATAAACAACGGTATTCTCCAGTTTTTGAAAATTTATGTCATTAACGGGGAACTGAAGAGCTGTTGCAAACTCCTTACAGTTGCTCGAGACTTTCTGAATAACCGTCTGGCAGACTGCTCGGGACGCTACTTCAAGGATTACACCGATGAAGAACGTTTTTTCTTCTCTCATGTCGTGAAGTTCGATTATCAGGAACTGACTTGTGATGAGCCTGAGAAGATTGAGAGATTGATAGAGCTGATTAGTCTAGTTGAGTGTGCAGAGTGACACCGAACAGATTTTATGGAGAAAAAGAAAAACCCGGAATCAATCCGGGTTTTCTATTTTCACGGGTCAGTCTTTCTGTATTTCCCCAGTTTCTTTTGATTTTCCTTATCGGGAGGTAGCAGAATGATTTGCGACTTCTCGGGAGTAGAAATAGCTTCTTGGACTATTTCCACGAGTTTCTGGAAGTATCTGGGTTCTTTCTGTTTACGTTTTGAGAGTTGCTGGCATTTAGTCATAAATCTTTCAGGTGTATTCGGGTATCTTCTCGGATAATTTCGGCATTCATCTGGACATCACCGGGAATCACCAGTTCCACCTTTCGGGGATTGGGATTCGGTATTCGGGAATAAGGAGGACTGAGATACGCTAACGACAATCCCAGAAAAAGAAACAAAATCCCAGATGAGAACATGGCAATCTCAAATGGATTCGCAGGAGGACCGGTATCCCAGTCTTCTGGGGAACACTGATGAGGAAAGAAACAGAGAGAAAGAGCACCGATTGTCAGGAGGATGATACCCAGACCGGTAATAATGGAAATGGGATTCATAGTGTTAAAGGTTCTGGAGATTCAGTGTCGTGTTCTCAGAAGTCACCTGGGCATCCACTCGGGAAGTCTGGGGGACGTCCAGAATCACCTGACGATTCCTGGGAGATTCTGAGACTTCTGGGATATTGGCAAGGAGGAACGCGATGAACGCAGCAAGAATTCCAGGGAGAATCATCAGAAAAATAAGGACGAACGCTTCGAAAAAATCAAAACTTACTTGGGAAGAATCTCCTGAAGAACTCGGGATTCGAGACATCAGAGAACCTCCTTCCCAATTACAGTATCATGAAGTCTGAACTCGGTGTGAACCTGGACTTTTTCAGGAACTTCGATGAGAACCTTTCGGGGTTTCTGAGGTTCTTTCGGACGTTTCTCGGGATTCCAGAGGAAATACAGTTCAGAACCGATACCGAGAACAGCACCTGCAGAAATGAAGAAAGCAGGAATCAATGCCAGAGCAAATCCGATAGTCGCACCTAACGGGAAACGCTTACCCCATCGTAAACTTCTGGTAATGTCATCGTAAAGTTCGGTGATGAACATGCAGAGAGGAACAATGAACCAGGCTGCTGAGATAAGAATCAGGAGAATTAAGAAGAATGCGGAGATGATTATCATAGGTCAGTGATGTTTACGATGTTATTCCCGGAAGTTATCTGGGCATTTACCGAGGAATCTTTGGGAACTAGCAGTTCAACTTTACGTTGGCTAGGTTCAAAGACTTGGTGATGACGACACCTACAAGCTTTATGATGGTGCTGGACAACAGAAGGTGTGTCTGAATGCGGTTTTTCTTCACTGGGACTAAGAACAATCAGGGCTAAGGAAAAAGGAATCGATAACGGTAAGAGAAGGAAAAAGAATGGGCGACCAGTAAAACCTGAAATACCCAGAAAAATAGAAATAATTACATAAAAAAGAATTATCATATGTCAGTGATGTTTACGGTGTTACTGCCAGAGGTCACCTGGGCATTTACTGAGGAATCTTTGGGAACGGTCAGGTGAATGTCTCGAGTCGGCGGCTGAAGATTGAGAGCTTCTCGGGTCTGGGAGAGAATAAGGACTCCGAATAAAGCTGAGAACCCGAAGGCTATAAAAGCTTCAGTGGCTGAAACAAAATCTTTATCATTCAGGGCCAAGAATACCATTAGCAGGGAAATGAGGGAGACAGTAATAAAAAAGGAGCCACCCAGAATCCCGAGAAAGATAAGGAAAGACATCGGAAAGTTTGGGAGTTAAAGGTTAGCAGGAGGATTGGGACTCTGATTCTTCGGGATTATCATTAGAAGATTCGGGATGGTCCACGGAAACAAACTTAAGAATCTGGTTATACAATTTGAAGTGAGCTTCCCAACCCGAAGAATCCAGGTAATCATCCGACTCTTCATCGTAAACACGGGAACTGACTTTAGCTTGGGCAACGATACCCTTGATGGTACTGACCCCAGCAATCACCTGGGAAATAATCTCATGCTCAGAAAGATAATCCGGGTACTTGGTATCATCCATCCCGGTGTTTCGGGAATACAACTCAACGATACGGAGCGTATCAGTATGGTTTGTCAGAGAGATACGGAATGTATCGGGATTGGAGGTAGGCTGGACTGTAATGTATGCAATCATGTTAATCGAATGTAGAGTTCATAAGCTGCGGAACAGGCGCACCAGATGCACAGGAGTAGAAGAGAATAAAACCCAGTAGCTTCTCAATTACCGCAGCAATCATGAACATAGATTACAGGTGTTCTGAGAGGAGATTGGAGTAAAGCTTTATTGGGAGCTGGGTAAATTTCGGGAGCAGGAGTCAGGACCGGAGCAGGGGTTTTCCCAGGAGCCGGGGTTTTTCCGGGAAATGGAACTCTCCCGGGAATTGGGACTATTTGCCGGGAACGGGTGGGGGATTTGCTGCCCCCGGGGAGCTGTATTAGAAAATGCAACAGGTGTGGAACCGTTAGGAAAAAAGTTCAGGAAGGCCGCGGGTGGGACCGTTGCAATTTCCGAAAATTTTCTCTTTTACGATTTCCGAAAATTTTCTCTTTTATAATTTTTACAAAATTTTCTCTACCACATTTTCCGAAAAAGTTTCCCTATCGTAATTTTTGGAAAAATATAAATATCTTTACAATGAATACCGAAGTAGATAGGTTAATAACTTTAATTCTAAATGAAGCTGCTGGCATTGAAACTGATGAATCTGATATTAAATCTCTTTTTCAGGAACGACTGAATAATGCAAAACTTTATGACAGAAAAATAGCTCATAACTCAAATGACCGTTTTGCTCTTGCCGCCCATATTTTAAGAAAACCTGTTAGAAGTGATGCTAAGAAGTGGGTTGAGCAGATAGATGATAATACTTATAAGATTATTGAAGTTGCACCGTTTGATAAGAGTGCTCCTTCTCCTGTTGATAAGCGGATATCGCAATGAAGCTATCGTTAAAATTCTTAAAAAGAAAGATAATATATTTGTATCTATTCCGGAAATAAAATTTTTACACATGAGAAGTGAAGATAATCCTAAGAGTGATTATTATATTCAAAAGGGATGGGCAACTGCCCTGAATATAGATAAGAATATCTATGCAAAAAAGATATTCGATTATTTGAAAAAGTTTTCTTTTAATTAACGATTAAGTATTTTAAATATTTTTCAAATGTTAATCTCAGAAATTCATAAGATACTTTCACACGCGCCGATACGCGGGAAGATTTCTCTTATTACAGAAGGTGGAAATGCAGTTGAAGGCGTCTCTCGTATTAATCAAGAGAATGTCAAAGCGACGATGGATGAGGTTTATAAGAAACTTCTTCCTCTCTTGGGTATTACTAAGACTAATACTGCTCTTCTGGGTTCTACGGGTAAGAAACTTCCTGGCGGTACTTCGGGAGATATGGACCTTGCAGTGGATGCTAATGTTATTAAGAGAGTTAATCGTCTGAAGGATAATAAAGAGCTTTATGAGTTTCTGGTACAATGTGCGGAGCGTCTGGGTTATCCGTACAATTATCTTAAGGGACTCGGAATTGTTTCTATCGGGTTTCCGATTTCTAATATTGATGGTCAGCAGGAGGGTGCAACTGTTCAGCTGGATATTATGCCTTCTGATAATTTAAAGATGACTGCGTGGGGGATGGCTTCTCCTCATCAGTCTGTTGAACAGTATAAAGGAGCGGTTCGCGGTGAACTTCTTTATTGGATTGCGAATGAGATAGATTATAAGGCCCTGAAGCAGCAGGCGAATGAGTTGACCGGGGAAATTGAAGATTTGGAATTTGAACGTACTATTTTTAATGGCATGAAGGGACTTTATCGTATTAAACAGTCTTTTCTCAGTCCTAAGACTGGTAAACGTAAAGCGAATAAATGGACAATCGGTCGTGAGTTGATTGAATCTAATCCGGAGGCGATTGCAAAATTATTTTTCGGTAAGGATGTTAATCCGGATGATTTAATTTCGGCGAAGCAGATTTGGGATGCGATGATGGCTCCTGAATTTCCTTATCCGAAGGCGCGTAAACGTATCGTTCAAAATACAATCAAGTCTCTCACGAAATCCGGTATAGATTATCCGCCGTACTTTGATGAGTTTGTTAATTCCCCGTTAAATGAATCTTCTTTACTCTGGGAGCGTTCTCAGACTACTTTTGATAGTCCGCGCAAGTCGATGACAAAGATTCATCAGATGAAGGTGGATGAGTTCATTGAGTTCTTAAATGCTTTGAAGGAAAGAGGCGTCATTGATTCTAAGAAGTTTGACCTTTCGGAATTTAATACTTCCGAGAAGGCAGACGGACAGGGAGTACGTATCATATGTTATGATGGTAAAATCGGTATCGAATCTTCATATTCCGGTGTAGTATTCAATCCGGGGGCGACGCGTCAGGAATCCTTCAGAGAGACGCTTCTTTATTTTCAGAATCAGGAATCATCTAATCTCTTATCCATTGCAAAACGCGCCAATTCCTGGTATAAGATTACAGGTGAGCTCTTTTATATGAATGACCCCGAAATTGTGGACGATGATTCTGGTGTAACATTCGTAGCAACTAAATATGACTCGAAAAAGATGGGAAGAATCGGGGCGATGGTAATATTTGATGTTTCTGGTATCTCTCCGGACGGTCAACTCATAAAATTAGAGGATAATGTCAAGAAGGATATTATCAAGTCATTCAAGGGTCTTTCTAATCCGGAATTCAGGATTTATGATGACACTAATTTTGCCTGGAAGGGTCAGATAGACATTCTTATAGATTATGATACCGAAATGATGAATCGCATATTCCAGGAGCCATCAGTTCTTCTTACTAAGGAATGCAAGCCGCACTTTAAGGAACTTCGTCAGGCAATCGCTGATGCATTTTCCAGAGAAATCTGTAAGAAGGGCTCAGTTCTCGGTCTTCCGGATTCAGAGGTAGAGGGTATCGTATTCGAAATTAATGGTAATAAGTACGGAGCGACTAATTTCAACTGGGCAGAAAATAAGAAAGCCTACTGGAAATCTCAGGATGCATTTATGAGTCGTATTGCAGAGTTCTTGAAGTTAATTACCGGTTTTCAAAAACGTGAAAAAGTATATCAACTTCTCAAGGCGCCCGATGCTAAGATTCACTTTGAAGTACCTTATCTTAAAGAGCTTCCGGGTTTCCTTGCTGACATGCAACGTCTTAAAAATGAGTTTGATAATGATGATACTATCCCCCGAGCAACTAAAAAACAACAGGCAAAGTTCATCGAGTCTGCTTATAAAAAAGTAATGAAACTTCAACCGAGGCTCTCTTCTCTTCGCGCATTCGTTCGTCCCACCTAAATAAAATATATGTCTAAAGATAAACAGCTTAATGAAATAGCTCCGGCTCTTGCTGCTGCAGGTGGTGCAGTTCTTCGTACTGTTGGTAAACCTCTTCTTAAATACGCCGGTAAAAAACTTTTTAAAAAAGCAGCAAAAGCAGGCATTAAAAAATTCGGTAAGAGTGCGGTAAGGGCAGCTGTTAATACAGCTAAAGACCTTGCTAAAGATAAAGCAGTACGAGCAGGTGCTAAACATCTTGCTACTTCTGGGATGAATAAACTTAAAAATAAGTTTACTAAAAAACCAACTAAAGAAGAGCAATTAGTTGAATCTTGGTCAAAGATAGTTAATAACTCTCTTTCTAAGTAATGGGCCAACTTGCTTTAAATGGGCGTTCTAAAAAATTTAAGCAGGGTGTATTCAAACCGAAGCACCCTGAAAAACTTTTAGGAAAAGATGGATTTGCATATTATCGTTCCGGACTCGAATTGGATTATTTTCGAATTCTCGATTCCAATCCGAATGTTTTGAGATGGGGTTCTGAAGAAATAGTTGTTCCTTATTATTTCGAAGACAAATGGCACAAATATTATATTGATATTTTCGTTGTCTTTAAAAATGGTGATGATATTAAGAAATTTATTATAGAACTCAAGCCCTATAAGCAAACGGTTCAACCGGTTTGGTCTAAACGTCGTAAACAATCCACTTATCTGAATGAATGTCGTGAGTTCGCTAAAAATACAGCAAAATGGGAATCTGCCAGAAAATTTGCTGCTTCAAAGGGCTGTGAGTTTCATATTTTAACAGAAAAGGACTTAAATATAAAATAGACATGGCAATCGCATTAAATTTGATTGGTGAAAACTGCCAATATGATACTCGCGACTATGAATTTATTAAAGAGTCCGAGAATGCTGGCGCACCTAAGACTCTTTACATTAAAGGTCCCTTTACTGAAGCGGACCGTCGTAATCGCAATCATCGTATCTATCCTCTTCATGAACTTGCTCAACAGATTAATGAGTTCAATGAAAACTACGTAACTCGTAACCGTGCATATGGTGAGTTGGAACATCCTGAGTATCCGCAGATTAATCTCAAGAACGCTTGTCACATGATTACTGAATTAAAACAGGATGGAAATATCTTTTATGGTAAATCCAAGATTCTTCCGACTGAAACAGGTAAAACTGTAGAAATTATTATTGAAGCAGGTGGCATGGTCGGCGTTTCTTCTCGTTCTCTTGGGCAGGTAGACCCGAAGAGTGGTATTGTATCAAACCTCAAACTTTGTACCTTTGATATTGTTTCTGACCCTAGCTCTCAATCTGCTTTCGTAGAAGGTATTTTAGAGTCTAAACAATGGTACTGTGATAAAGATAACCGATTTGAAGAAGTTTTTGAAAACCTTGAAGATTCTCTTATTAAACTTCCTAAACATGACCTTGATAAGTATCTTCGCGAACAAATATTAAATTTCATGCGTAACTTAAAATAATTTTATGAGTAAAGTTTCTAAAAAGAATATTATCAGTGAGCAGAGTAAACTTCTTGCAACTAAGTTCATTGATTCTATTATGTCTAAAGATAAGAAGGGGGCAACTGCTGCCCTTAGAGAGATGGTAAATAATCGTATTAGTGCTAAGATTAAAAAGGTTGCACAAAGCGAAGATTTAATTTAAACTTTTTATAACACAATGTCCAAGAAAGATAATACAAATAATATCGCAGAATTGCTTCCAGAAGCTCTTGTAAAGAACCTTTCTGAGGAATCACTTTCTGCCCTCAAGGAAGAATTTGAGAGACTTGTAGAATCTAAGGTCGCTGAACGTTTGTCTATTGCTACTGCTGCTGCAGAGGCTTCTCTTGACGAAGAGGTTAATAAGCAGACAACCGAGCTTGTTCATAAGATTGAAGAAGCGCACAAGATTGGTCTTGAAAAGGTTGTTTCTCACCTTAACGAAAAGTATGAGTCCAATATTGCTAAGGTTCGCAACTATTACAAGAATCAGCTCGGCCGTGAAGCTCTCAAATTTAAGAACAAACTTGTTGAGTCTGTATCTAAGTATATCGATGCTCGTGTTGATAAGCTCGTTCCTTATGCTGAGGTAAAGGCTGCAGTTAAGAATGATTCTGCTATGAAGGTTCTCGAAAGCTTTAAGCATATTCTTAATGTAAATGAAGCTACTTCTAATGCTTCCATTCGTAAGGCAATCATAGAAGGCCACACAATGCTTCAAGAAGCTAAAAATGCTGCAGAAGCTGAGAAAGCTGCTCATGCTAATACACAAAAACAGCTCGATGAGATGGCTGAATCTTATGCCTTCGAACGTAACATTGCTCAGCTTGATGAAGACCAGAAAAATTTTGCAATTCGTATGGCTAAGAAGGCTGGTGTAGGTTATGTAAACGAAAATATGGCTTATATCACGAATCTTTATGAAAAGAAACTCATCAATGAGAGAAAGGAACTTGCTGCTAAGGAAATGAACAACCGTAAGCGCACTAAGCTTCAAAATGTTTCTCGCCGTACTTTAGCTGAGAAAACTGCTTCCTCTCGTTCGCAGATGCTTACAGAAGATAGAGATTTAAATAGTTTAATTGATGTAATCGAAGCCGATTGGCAAGATTAATCAGTTTTAAGTATAAATACAATTAGTTTTTATAACAAGTACATGAAGTCTTAATTGACTTGAGTTTATAAAATCACAAAATTTAAAACAACATTTTAATATTATGGCTTTAATTGATAAAGAAAATTTCAAAAAGACGTTGACACAGCAAAATGGTGAACGCACCAAGAAGGCTGTATTCCGCTGGAAGCGTCTCCTTGAGAATACTAAGGACTTCGGTGCTATTCGCACTAAGGCTGCTAAGGAGTCTACCGCTATGCTCCTTGAGAACCAGTATCGTTACCTTAAGGAGGCTGCTACTAATACCTCCATCTTCGGACCTCAGAACGGTCTTCAAGGTGGTGCTCTTAATGCTACAGATGGTTATGCTCCTGGTGACAACCGCCTTCCTCGCATCCTTATCCCAATGGTTCGTCGTATCTATCCGGCCCTTATGTCCAATGAGGTTGTTGGTGTTCAGCCGATGCCGGGTCCTGTAGCTCTTGGTTTTGCTCTTCGTTACAAGTACCTCAAGGGTGCTCTTCACGCTGGTGATTCCGATACTAAGCATGTTCATGCAGCTGATGCCACTAAGACTACTCTTCATCCTGATGGTGGTTATGATATGACAACTAAGAACACTAATCCTAATTTCCCAGGTTATGCTAAGGGTTATCAGGATACGGTTTATCCTGCTCATGGCATTAAGGGTATTGAGACTAAGGCTACTCTTAAGGTAGATGATGCTCCTGTATGGAATGATGATGCTACTAAGCGCACTGCTGGTAAGGGTACACTTTCTCTTATTGATGGTCAGGGCTATCCTACTGCTCAGACAGTTGAACTTATTGCAGTTTCTGCAAATGATTGCGTAACTGTTCCTTTTGGTTATAAGTTCCCAATTGCTGGCGGTACTGCTTCTGTTGTTGGTGTTTCTTCTTGGAACCATAGCGAACAACTTGTTGATGGTAAGGACCGTAACCTTTTTGAGACAATGGAGTCCGCCGAAATGGGTTATCAGAAGCTTGATACCCGTTTCACTGGTCGCGCCGACGCTCGCCTTGGTGAGGCTCTTGCAGGTGGTCGTTGGAGATTCCGTCCAGAGGATACTGGTATCGCTACTCTCATGCAGCAGTATGAAGGCACTGGCGCTATCGCTAAGACTTCTTTCGGCTTCGAGAAGTGCTCTGTAGAAGCTGGTACTCGTCGTCTCAGCACCTCCTGGACACTTGAGACTGAAGAGGACCTCAAGAATACTAATGGTATCGACATCGAACAGGAAGCTACTCAGCAGATGAGCTATGAACTTCAGGCTGAAATCGATCGTGAAATGACCGTTCGCATGCTTTACAGCTGCCTTAGCAAGAATGAGTGGTCTCTCTGGGACGCTACTCTCGCTGATGCTCGCTGGATGGGTGAACGTAATCGTGCCCTCTATCAGCACCTTGTTAAGATGTCCATCCGTATGCAGACTCGCAACCGTCGTGGTCCGGCTAACTTCATCGTATGTACTCCTGACGTTGCTGCTCTTCTTGAGACTCTCGATGAATTCACTGTAATGCCTGCTCAGTCTTCTGTTTCTACTGCTAACATGGCTACTGCTAAGGTTGGTACTCTCGGTGGTTCTCGTTTCTCCGTATATGTTGATACTCGTACAGCTGTTTATGACGGTTCTGACTATGGTTACGGTTATGAAGGTATGTTCCAGAAGTCTGATTCTCAGCTTCCTAACTACTGCTTGCTCGGTTATAAGGGTGCTGAATCCTATGATGCTGGTATCATCTATTGCCCATACATTCCGATTATGGTTCAGCAAGCCGTTAACCCAGTTGACTTCACACCTCAGGTTGGTCTCATGACCCGTTATGGTGTACTTGACAACATTTTCGGCGCAGAGCTTTATTATCACTGCATCATCATTGATTCTCTTGCTCAGCCTGGTATTCCAGAAGGTCTTCGCAAAGTATATCCGGCCGGTTATATTACTCCTGCTATCGCTAAGGATATGACTCCTACCGATACTCAGCAGTTCAGCTATCCTGTTCATCAGACAGCAGCTGCCCCTCAGGCTTAAGTTAACGTAATTAACTAATTTTCAAAGAGTAAGTTCGTAAAGAGCTTACTCTTTTTATTTTTACTTTAAATGATAACAGAACAATTTTAAAAATTATTTTATAATAATATTAGAAATTAAAAATGGATATATTTACAAAAACTTGGATTGTTATTGCGGGATTAATTGTTCTTGGCATATCTTATCTGATATATGATAGTATTCAACATGAAAATATGTTAAATGAAAAATATGATTATAAAATTTATATTCCTCGAGAAAAATCTAGAGAACGTATTTTTGTAATGAAAGACGGATTTGAAATTGTAGATGGCGTTCTTTATTTTAAGAATTCTTGTTCATATACAGCTATTACTAATTTTGAAATAGTTCCTACAAAATAATATGACTATTTTTATTATATTCTGCATTTTATTTTTCTTTATTTCTCTACTCGGTATTGGATTTTGGTTTTATTATATTATTAATTGTGTTCCTTCTTGGGTTAGGGAAATAAAGGGTGATTTAGACCTTAAAAATTATTTTTCTGCATATTTTGTTTTTATAGCAGGATTAATGATTTCTACACTTATTATTGTAGGTATTCCGGGGGTTATGTATCTGGTTTGGGGTCCACTTATGGGGAATGTTTATAAAACGAGTATAAATACAAAAAATTCTGAACCTCCAGCAAAGGTTATTCAGTATAAAGTTCCTCAGGAAATTCGTGTCGATTCTGATTTTATTCATAATGATAACATAATTCATAGAGAAAGCAATTAAATGAGTACGCGAGCACTTATTGTAGGTAAAGTAGATAGTAAGATTAAGTATGGCCAAAGTAAGTATGATGGTTATGCTAATACTAAATGGCTTCGAGAAAATCTATTTTCAAAAGAAAAAGTTCATGATTTTTTCAAGTATTTGACCGAAGGTGGTGATAATGGACAGGGCCATGGCATCAGTTCATTTGAGGATGATTCTATAAATCCTTCTATCAATTGGTATGACGAAGATTATTTCTGTAATATAGTAGATTCTTGGGAGTTTAGTTATGGGGACCTTCGCGGTAAGTGTTTTGATTTTCCTGAGTACATTTCCTACTGGGATGGTGAAGAATGGCATGACTTTAATGTCTATAATGAGTATGATAAATTCTTAGAAAGGATAAAGTCTTAATATGTTAAGTTTTATTTTTATGTTTCTTTTTGCAGTGATGGCCTGTATATCAGCGATAGGATTTATTTTATTTTTGATTGCGGGAATTATTGAAATATGTAAAGATTCGAGTCTTATTATTCCTTTTTGTTTAATAATAAGTATTTTAGCAGGTTCAACAATAGGTTATACTCATTTATTTGACTCTGCTTGGCATCAGAACATTAATAATATAAAATCATCAACTGCTAAATAAAGCAGTAAGTAAATAGTTCTTAGACGCATACTGCAAACTATATAATATACTGAACATATATTTGGGCTTGGTATGGCCTACTAAAATACGCGTCTAGATTTTGGGGAAATAGCTTAATTGGTAAAGCACCTGCCCTGCAAGCAGATGACTGTCGGTTCAAGTCCGATTTTCTCCATATGCTTGATAATCAAGCAGTTATACATAATTTAAAAAGATTCCTACAGCAATCCATTGAACTTGGTTCGATTCCAAGAATAGTATTTGACTATTACGCTTAATGGTTAAGCATCAGACTTATAATCTGACAATAAATGAATCTTGTTTTTGGAGACTTGCCCGAACGGTAAGGGCTTCGGTTGCTAACCGATAGGCGGGTTTAAGAGACCCGAAATGGTTCGACTCCATTAGTCTCTGGTCTTGTTAAATAAATTCATATTATGCAAAGTTTTAAAGAATATTTTTTAACAGAAGCGATGGATATGAATGGTATCGCTATGAGAGATTATCTTGCAGGCGGTATTCCTAATTTTGGTGGTCCTGGATATTGGATGTTAAAGACAGACCCCAAGACTGGAGCAAAAATAAAAGTTCCTAATGAAAATGCATTTACTACGCCAATTAGCCATGCTAAAAAAGCGATGCGTTTTATTGCAATTCTTCAAGAAGATGGTTATGTAGTTTTTGGAAAACTTCCTTCTTCTGCAAATCTTCAAGATGCTTCTGATAAAGTTCATGATTATCTTGAAAATGAATTAGGAGATGATAGTAATTTTTCTTGGCATAAAACTTCAGCTAATATTATTAATGAAATTGGTGCAAGAGATTGCGATTTAACTGAATATGCAGAAGTTTGTAAAAAAATGGCTAATCGTTCTGCTAAGATTGAATATAAGAAAGCACTTGCTGAAGGTGATGATAAAGAAGCTGCCACACAAAGAGCAAGAGTAAAGTATCATAAGTATATTTCTCTTTATTCTATTAAATCTGATACTTCCGTTTCAGGTGTCGGTGTAGATAATACAATAAATTATCGTTATAATTAAAAATTTTTGATAAATATATTTTGGTTATTTGTGGCGGAAACGTCATGGTTTTTGGTTGTTAAAGATTCAGGGTGGTTCCTGAATCTTTTTTTTTTAATAATAAATATATTCATAATGAACGATAGATGATATTAAGTTATACATTTTCCATGAATTGTTAATTACTTTTATTATAATCAGAACTAAGGTAAGTAATAAGTATTAACGGCTCGATGGCCAAGTGGTTTAAGGCATCGGTTTGCAAAATCGACATTCGTTGGTTCAAATCCAACTCGAGCCTTGGAATTAGGAAAGGTGGCAGAGCAGATAATTAAGTCTAGCTTAACTTTGGGTTGTTACGTCGGACAGCTCCGACCTCTGTCTTGAAAACAGGTGGATGGGTGAAACCATTGGGGGGCGGCACCTCAGCAACCCGTATTTTGGGTCTTTAAATCGATGGGCATCGATACCCGCTTGGAAAGCGGCGTGTGCCAGCAATGGCATGGGGGTCGGGACCTCAGAGACCCGTGTCTTTAAATTAAACAGAACTAGTTTATATAATTTTTATGAATTATATTAAAGCTTTTTTAAAGGGATTTGTTGATGGGTTAAGCTTTATTTTAGACCCAAAGTCTCTTCCGATGCTAATTTTGGGATTAATATGTTTTCTTTCTTTAGCAATAATTACATTTGTTAAATCTCAAATTATAATTAGTATTTTATTCATTTTAAGTGCAATTAATATTGGTTTAAATTATATTTGGAATTGCTATACTCAAAGACCCATTATTCCTATACTTGGAGTCACTGTTACTATTATTACTCTTATTCTTTGTATTATAATTATTTGTTTTTAATTTTATATGATTGTATTTTCTGATGATACATTTGATGAAAATAAAACATCAAATGATAAACTCGGTGCTATTATAGCGAATGCCTATATTAAATGGACTAACGGTGACCCGTTTGTTGTAGATTACAATGGAGACTCACTTTGGACAAAACCAACAGCTCGACATTTTTTAGCATTTTTTCAATCTTCGCCTGAACTTGTAAATTTTGCTCTTCATTTTATTGAAATAGATGATGCAAGATTTGGTCCGGTTACTAAAGCAATTTGGCAATGTCTTTCGAAAAAACCGTATATTTGGGGTAAAAGTATAGATTTTACTATATGTAACGAATATAAGGAATATGTAAAAAAGGTTGATTTTCCTTCAGTTTGTGACTTTTTATCTAAATGTGCATCTCTTGAAGAACGCTTTTCGATGTTCTTTTATCAGGAAGTAATTCTTAAGTTACGCGAGGAAAAAGATAAGCTTCATAAGCCTGATTTAGTATGGGTAGAAAAATCAGTGTGGGATTCTACTAAAAAAACTATCAAAGATTCTAAGAGAGCTAAAGATTATTATGAATCTCTTACTGACGCTTTGAAAATAAAGATTAATCATCTTGAGGATAGATGTCGAGGAATTCCGCGAGATAAGACTGTTATTGGAATTTTATTGCCTTTGGTTTTTATATGTTTAACTTGGGCAGTTATTATGACAGGTTTTTTTATTACTGAAACAACTAGAAATACTAATAGTGTATCTTCGCATGAAACGGTTGAACAGGTCGGTATTACTGTTGATAACCCACAAAATAAAGATATAGATTTACAAGTTAATAATTAAAAATTATTTTCGAGAGAAAATACACTTAAATTAGAATTATGGATAAAGACCTATATGATAGCGTTTATAACCTTTATGGTGATATGACTAAGCTTTATGAAGCAGTTGATAAAATTCACGATAAGTTATATCATTTTGAAAAATTAAAGGATGATATTGAAAATGTAGAAAAAAAGTTAAAGAACAAAATAGATAACCTTAGTGAGTATTGTTATCCCATTGGTTCTTACGGAGATAATATTATTAGTCTTCAAAATAAGTATGATGCTTTAGAAAGAGAGGTAGAAAATCTTAAAGCGGAAAGAGAAAATAAATCTTCTAATAATTATTTGGGTTTTAGTATTGCTGCTTCTGCTTTTATAGCGCTTTTTGCTTCAGCTATTTGTTGTGGAATCTCTTGCAATAATAGAGTTAAAGTAGAGGAAATGCCTACTGAAATGAGAATTAACTTAGATAATCCCCAGAACAAGGATATACAATTAGATATAAATCATGGATAATTTAGAACGTAGGCGATGGTTGTTTGTCCTTCTTGCTATTGTGCTTGGGCAAATTGGTATTCATAATTTCTATGCTGGCCATAATTTTAGAGGTATTTGTCAGCTTATATTGACACTTGTTACTTTTGGTTGGCTTAGTTGGTTTATGTTTGTGCTTAATGTGTGTGAAGCTATTTTCGTAACGCATGATGCAGACGGTAATAAACTTCAATAAAAATGCTAGTGTAAATACTAGCATAATACGGATGGCGCATAATGGTTGTTGCATCTCCCTTCCAAGGAGCATTTAGCTGGTTCGATTCCAGTCATCCGTATTCATAAGTCGTTGTAATTTAAGTAGTTAGAATAGAGGAATTCCGACTCTCTTGTGCGGGTGCAAGTCCCGCCGACGGCTCTACTAAAATTTAAATCAGAACAACATTAAATAAATTTTACAGTGTTGCAACTAAGCCTGTGAGAATGCAGGTGCTTTGGTAGCTGAGGCGAACATGATTGTTTAGAAAAACTACACATATCCATGGGGAGCGTAATCCGTTGATTACGTCCATGGCGACAGTAATGAGCGTCTTATAACCGGATAAAACTAGTTATAGGGTATGGTCGATAAATAACTCAGATGCGGAGATGGTGGAATGGTAGACACGTAACGCTAAGGACGTTATGAAGGAAACTTCGTGCAGGTTCAAGTCCTGTTCTCCGTACTCACTAACACACAGCACCTGTCGATTAAACAGTGGAAGCTGAAGTTAGAAGGCACATACAGCAATTATATAAACTCCTGTCTTTTAAACAGAATGGTTAAGGTGCCTAGTTTATGCCCGTATAACTCAGTTGGCCTAGAGTGCCATCCTTACAAGATGGAGGTCGTTTGTTCGAATCAAACTGCGGGTACTAACGATACATACAGCAAAATTTTTACTCACCTGCAAAGTGAATCCAAAAATAAGTATCGTGTTTTAGTTTTCTTATTTTCATAATTAAAAAAAATCACCAGTTTTGGCTGGTGATTTTTTGTTTAAATAAATTATATGTCTAAAGAAATAGATAGATTAATAACTCAGATAGAAGAATCTTATCTTGGTTATGATTATGATGAGACAGATAGAGCATATCATTCGCCAAGTAAAGAATCTTGTAGCGGGTGGTTAAAGTCTTCTTATATTAACTCTAGTGGATGTGAATATGATATTAATGATATAAAAGAAGCTTTTCCTGAAATAGATAATATACCTAATGAAAAAATCGCCCCTCTTCTCGCTACTGCTATTTTTAAATATTGGTGTGGTGGAGAAAGTTATGATAGAGATCAGGACACACTTCAACGACTTAAGACTGAATTTTCTAAAGGCGGTTTAACACCATGGTGGAGCGATGACCCTATTGATGAAGCAGGACCTATTGCTTATTATGTACTTAAAAAACTTGGTATTAAATGTCCGAATTTAAGTGATGATGAAGAGAAGACCGAATGGTTTAATCAAGCGCTTTTTGATGCTTGTAATCCAAGTGAAGATGCAGATGATAATTCTTTTGAATCTGAAAAAGTCGTAACTCAGAAGGAAACACCAAAGAAAAAGAAAAGATTTTTCGGATTATTTTAATTACGGTTAGTAAATATATTTGATGACAATAAAAAGAACAATTAAATGGTTTTTAAAGCGACAGCCCCTGCCGTTTAGTTGATTCTTTTTATCTAGTAGATTTTCATAACACTAACGGCAGGACCAAAAATCCTGCTGTTTTTTATTACTGAAAATATGTCAAAGATGAAGGATGCTTGTCATCTGAATCAGAACAAAGATATTATTAAACTGTACCAAGCAACTGGTACAAATCGGTGGGACCGGCCACCACTTCCTCAGAAGTACAATGAGCAAGGAAGAAACCACGTCGGAACAGCGCTGGATATGCGCGATAAAAATTAATCATGGAAATCCTAACCTATACCTGTGATTTCTTTATCTGTCTCCTAAGTCTAAAATAGGGCGCACCAAGACGCGTTATGCTGGTGAGGTCGAAGGACCAATAACATAATAACTAATCGTGCGAACGTGGCACGTTGAAATACAGGTCGGGCTCCACCTGGCAGAAATGTGTAAGAGACCCGAGGTTTAGTCGATTAGTCCTCGCGCTAAAAATCGGCTAGCACATCAAAGAGTTTCAGGTGAGATTCCTGATG